TATATTAATATTTGATATGTATAATTCTTTATTGTTTATTTTTTCTACGATTTATTACATAAATCTATAAAAAATACTAAAGAAAATTGTTAATAAATTCACATTTAAAAGCAAATAAATATGAATAAAGACTCAGTAAACCTATAAACTTACTTCGTAACTTTAATAAAAATAAATTTAAAATTATAAATTTCTGAAAGAAGAATTTCTATTTTATAACTATATTTTCAAAGATTCGTTTCATAGAAAATTCTATTTCACTCATCTTTCAGCGAAGCTCGGAATATTCTTTTTTAATATCAATAGGGAATATTCTGATATTCATATTCATTCATATCAGAATTCTATTATTTTATTTCATAAGGATGTAATTAATATATTCGTCGTCATTATATTCCTCCTCTATATTAATTACTTATATATTAATACTATTTTTCTTTTTTCAAATATATTATTTAATTATATGTAATTGAGTGAAAATTAAAAATTTTATAATTGACAAATTAATGTGAAATAAGAATTTTAGTTATCCTTTTATCTTATTTCATATCATATCTTTAGAAAGAATATCTTATTCAGTTATAATAAAAATTAATAAATTTATTTTCAGAAATTAAAATTCTAATTCTATAAGTGAATTAATAAAAACTGCACTATTTAAAGTCTTTAAATATATTCAATAATTAATAATTAATAAAAATTGTATTGATATAAACTTATTAATTAAATAAAATAATTGATTTTAAGATATTCTTTCAGAATATAAAATTTAAATACTATTATTCATATAAATTATTTCATAAATATTATTTTAAAAAACCTTTTATTAAGAAATGGAATGAAGTGTAGTAAGTTATTTACTTACGTAACGAGAATGAACATTTCCTAGAAATGATCGAGAATAAAATTACTTTAAAAATTCGTATTTAGATGAGAACGAATGTAATGAGTCGAATCTAAATAACGACATTTAGTAATTTTATTCGAGAATTAATATATTTTATTTATTCGCGCGCGTGAGGAGGTGTGGCGCCCCGGCCCAGGCCCCCGGCTGCCGATTTTACTTACTTATATATTTATAGCACTATAAAATGCGTTTAAACGGCTTTATAGGCCATTATTAAAGATTTTAAGTACATTAGATAATAATTTATATGGTTAATTATATAAAACGTTAAATAAGGCTATATAAGAGCTTTAAAATTGATTGGAGGATTTTATGTCGAAAGGAATATTTGATTTAATTGAAGAGGTTGCAATGGAGCATACTATAACCGAAAATGGGTTAAAGGTCTTTACTGAGCAAGATGTAAATTTTATAAAGAAGTCTATAGATGCTGTTTTTAATAAATATAAAAGAGAATCTATAGATATAATTTATCAAAATAAGATTGATTCTAAAGATAACTATTTTAAAAGTAAAGTTGGAGGAACTCCATTTGTTTCTGTTGGGTTTAATATCCCGACTAATGATAAAAAAGAGCAAATGACAATGATGTACCAAATTAACTGTAAAGAATTACCACCAAATAATATTTATCCTAGTAGTGGGATGATACAATTCTGGGCTGATTTTGATATTAAAAATATGGAAGCAATGAGTTTAGGTATGGACGAGGCTACTACTGTAGTAACTTACCAACCAAACCTTACTAACTATGTTAATGTGGACGCAGTGTTTGAGAAATACAACCCTGTTAGAAAAGATGACGGCTGGTTTAGATATGGTAAAGACAATTCTAAAGCATTAGGTTTTAAGAAATCTGTATCATATCCATGCTTATATGGTAAAATAGAAGATGATTTTTTAGCTATATTTAATAAAGAGTATAATACTAACTATGAATATTTTTATGATATTTTCCATGGAGTTAAAAGTTCTAATATTAAACCATTTAAATATCAAGGTAAATTAGAACGTGTTGGTTTATTTAACTTCTGGAAATATGGTGAAATTAATAAAAGAAATCAAGAAGCGATTGCTAAGGCTAGAGATGAATATAATGCTGAAAGAAATTCTGCTTCAAAAGCATATGAAGAAGTATGGAGACATATGAATTCTAAATACAGTTCTGATGATAGAATAGGCGGTTATATAGACAGTACAACACTAAATGATGCTGCACTTGACGATATTTATGAAAATAGATCAACTGAAGTAGTATTATTCTTATATCCTAATACAGAAGAACAAGAAGATAAAGATGCTGCTATAGACTTTGATGGTAGTGGAGTATATGAATATTTCTGGTATGTAAATAATAAAAATGACCTTCCAAAAGGAAATATTATATATACTTCTACATATTTCCACTAATAAGTATAAACAAACATTAAATGTAATGTTAAGATTACAAAAATATATCAATTTGATATATTTATATACAATCAGTACCGTAATTTAAAGATTTTAACCAAAAATCTATGTTTGTCATTCAAAAAAATTAGAAGTTCAAGTAATAATTATTATAGTAATACTCTGAAAATTTCAATTCTTGTGATAATATGTAATACGCAAATAGTGTCTTAGATACATGTCATATGAAGTTCATATTTACAGTATACTTTTAGAAGTATACAACTCCTTTAAAAATTGTATTAATATTACGGTACATAAAAATAAAATACCCAAATACTTTATTGGTATTTGGGTTTTACATATTTTTTACCGCAAAAATTTTAAACATATATGTGTATTCGTGATCTGTTCCTTTTATATGAATTATATAAAATCCAATATATTGTGTGAAATATATAGTGTTATTAACCGACATATAATTCATATATGATAAATCACGAACAACAATTTCTATAAAACCTTTATTCATAATTTGATAAAAGCTTAATATAGTTACAATTAGAATATAGTTGTTCAAACCAAAAAAAAATAATCATGATAAAAATATATATATTTGAAATCTTTATGTTAATATACTTAACTTATATTATTTTGCGGAGGTGAAAACCTCTCCTATTTTTTTATTTTTAGATTTTAAAATATGTATTTTAATTTCAATTATTTAAACATTTGTATAAATAATATTTTATATAAAAATTTCTACCTAAGTTTAGCTACCCACAAAATGAATATTAAAAAATAAAGGAGGAAACACACCTTTCCTATTATATAAATATTTTTATATCTGTAGTTAAACTTAACATTTTTACATCTAATAAAATTAGAACAAAATATAATATCTAAATATATAAATTACTAAAATAAATACTAAAATATAAAAATTGTATTCTGTTGGTAATAGGAGATATGTAATAGGTGATTGTAATAGTCCATTAAACTATATTCGAAAGTAAGTGTATAAAAAGATTATCATATTATTAATAAAATTGCATTTAATGTATCAAATTGTATGAATTATAACAATTGATTAAATTAATTGTATCAACTGAAAATTGTATTAATGAAAATAACTTAAGAACATACATAACTAAGGACTAAGTTATATTCGCTTTAAGCAATAAAATACATTTCTATTGGAAAGTAGAAAATATTAGGAGAGTAAGCTCTAATAGAGTTGAACTGTTGGAGCTTCTCTTTCAGCTCTTAATTCTATGATTTAATATAATAATAAGCTATTATATTAAATGATGGAGTTAAAGTAAAGCACGAATATACTCCCGGCGAAGTATATTCTATATTATGAGGTTAATATATTATGCATATTCATCGGCAGCTACTCTGATAGCCGGATCGATAGCTTTAACTGGTGACATTATATTATCCCTCCATCTTATTAAGACGTTATGGCGTCCAAAGTAAATCATATCAGATCTATGATTACCCAGATTTGATGAAATCCCCATATTTATAATGATATGGGGATACTACTTTTATTTACCGTCAAATTTTAACAAGCCTCCTGTAAAATTTAAACATAAAGAGAGGTGAATTTACATGAGATTTCATGCACTTGATCGTAATTATAATGGTAGGGAAACACTTTTAGAAGGATGGGATGCATTTTTATCTTCAGTCTTTGTGTTAGTTACAACACCATATGGATCTATTCCTGAAATGCCTACGGCTGGTTTTGATATGTTGGAACTGTTTGGATACGAAGAACATGACCAAAACTATGAAGACCTATGTACAGAGTTTAAAGAGAAAGTAGCAGCATTGGAAAACTCTATCCCAGTTGAAATTAGTATACAACGTTATAGTCAAGATAAGTCTATAATAGATATAAAGATTACATATTCTTCTGGTACAAAGTTATATAGTGAAGTTATAAGAAATAAATTGGAAGATGGTAAAGTATTAACATACTTTAAAGATATACGTTTAAGATAGGAGGTATAACGTGTCAAATATAACAAATGATGAATTACGTAGTAAGCTTACTACATATTTACAGAAATCTTTTCCAGACGATGATATAAATGAATCTGTTACTACTGTAATGCTAAATGTAATGGGGTATGCATCAAAGCTTGGAAGAGATATTAATATAATTGAAATATATAAGGAATTACGTGCACTTGATAGTCCAGATGCTATGAGTAAATGGTTTAATGAGTATATTCTTGGAGATAAAATTAATAAGAAAATACAAGCAGCATCTAAATATGACCCAGTAAAAACCACTGCTAACCCTATAGATATAACTATGGGACAAGCTAATAAAATATTACATGGAAATTTACCAGTAGATAATGAAACTGACTATGAAATAGCTATAGAAGAAATAAGAAAAGCTATATTTAGAGATCTTCGTGAAGAATATATCAGGAAAAGATGCAAATATAATAAAGACGGGTCTATTGATAGAGCTCTTAATATTGAAGAATTAACTAAACTTCGTACTGAAGCAGCAAAACTTGTAAATAGTAATAGTGAAGTTCGTGAATTAGAGCGTAATAACAGTAATAATAAAAATACTGCGTTAATTCTTAATGAACGTGCTGTTGATTTTAAATATAAAATAGAAGTTTTAAAAGAGGGATTCTGTAATAAGTATAGAGTTACACCAGAAAGCTTTGATATGTTCTTCCAAGCATTATATGGTGATAATCTAGACCTTATGAATGGTGGAATTGAAGCTCTTAGAATAATGAATGATAAGGAAGCATTCCATAAACATATATTAGAATTTAAAGATTTATTGATATATGATGATAAAACTCCATTAGATAAACCTGTATATATTTCTGAATTTGTTAAAAAGATAGACAAAGAAGAAGAAGAAATGTTGGCTGATAGTGGAAGAAAGACTGCAGATCCTATGGCAGCTGCTCTTTTTGATGAAATGGTTGATTTACTTCATAAAAAAGAACGTAGAGAAATGGGAGTTCCAGTAGAAAGTAAAACTGTTGGTTTAAATAAAGATGAGGAAGCCAAAGTTACAAAAGTAATTCAAAGAATACGTACAAGAAGATAATTAGGAGGTATAAATGTCAAATTGGGTATTAGATTTAAATAAATTAATAAATACTAAAGAATATCCAGATATAGATTTAGAAAATAGCGCCCATAGTGTAATCGCTAGTTATTCAGAATCTACATCTGAAAAAGAAAGAGATAATATAAAGGGTAATATAAATCTTTATATAAATAATTTAAAGGATAAAATAAATGATCCTTTAATTTTAAAGAAATATAACCTATTATTAACAGTCGAGAAAGAGCTGGGTGTAGTAGATCAAACACATCCTATAGTAGAAATAGTATCTAAACCATCAGGTCCTAAAATAAATACAGACCCAGAAAATATGGTAATGCCTTCTAATATTATAGTAGATAAAAGAAATGTTAAAAAAGAACCATTATCATATGCAGAAGAAGATGAGTTATTAAAAATGGAAGAAGAAGCTGAGGAAGCTGCTCAAGCAACTAATCCAACAGGTGAAGTAAATGATATAGAAATACCAGATAAAATAGACTTAGGAAATGGAGAAGTTATAGATTTACATGCTCCGGCTCCTAATACTAGTAAGATTTATGATAATATGCCATTAGAAACTGAAGAAGAAGCTAAGTTAAGAGAAGAGGCTTTGAGTAAATTAGAAAATGTAAGCGTACCTGATCCAGTTAAATTCGATTATGGTTTAGATGAACTTAAAAGTGAAGTAGAATCTATAGTTGTAGAAATAGATGAAAGCAAGTTATTACCAGAAGTAGTAGAAGAGTATAATACTAACCTAACTAAATTTATGAGTGTCTATTCTTCACCTTGGATTCCAGATAATGTTAAAGACACATTATTACATGAGGCATATGATAAAATAAAAGAAGTATATGATAAATATAAAAATGCATCATCTATATCTGACAATATGCCAGAATCAATTAAATCACTTACACCGTTTAATGATGCTAAAAAATTAAAAAATAAATTCCTATATGTTTATCATAATGAAATTAATTGGGATTTTATTACTGTATCTGAAGAAAGAGATATTCTAGTAATAAAAAGTAAAGTAGAAGATGAGAATATTACTGAGGAAGAATTACAAAATTGTATAGATGAACTAGACAAATTCGTAATTTTAGCTAATAAAAGACGTCAAGATGAAAAGAAATTAGACAATGTCACTCCTCTTCCAAAAGTAAATTCTTTAAATGATATCTTTAAAGAAAAGTATAATAGTATTAATCAAGACTACTTAACTAAGAAAGAAGTTGAATCTTTAACTAAGTTATACAATGAAACTATTGAAAGTAATGATATAGAACTTTTAGAAAAGAATCATATAGAATTAGGTAAATATATAGAAATGGTTGCCGAAAGATCAAAAGATTCTGAAGGTGAAGCTGTTGAAATCATTGAAGTTGATGATGATAAGCCAGTTAAATCTGATAGAGTTCCTAATCCTAATGTAACAGAGTCAAATGTATCTTTTGATGAAATAGCTCAAAAGATATACAAAGAACCAGATCCTAAGATATTACGTGGTAATGGAACTAAGTTAGAAAAATTAATAAGATATAAAAATAGTGAGGTAAATGGACGTAAAGTATATCTTCCAGATAGTAACTATGAGGTTATAGTGAATCAAGTCCACGATAGAACTCAAATTAACTTTATGTATAATTTAATGCTACAAAATGGAACTAATATAGATGATTTAGAAGCTAGTATTAAAGAAGAATTTATACATATATTATATGACCACTGTATATTCCCGCTACAAGATAATGTAACTTATAATGATTTTATAACTAGTCTGTCTCCAAATGACTTAGAATTATTATTTGTAGTATTCTCTCTAGTTAATACAAAATTAAATAAAGATAATATACTTCCATTACATGTACCATATGTACAATGTGATAATTGTGAAGCTCCTATCTCTCTTAAAGAGGAAATGGTTATGGACCTTGCACAAGAATTTAAAAATATATATGATACTGAAAAGTTTATTTCTAATTATAAAATATATAGAAATTCTAACTTTGGGTCAATTAAAGAAGCATATGTTGCTGGAGAGTATGGACAAATAAAGAAATTATCATTCAAAGAAAATTCATTTGAATATGAAGCATATATTTGTAGACCTACTGTTCAAAAACAAATCTTAATAAAAGCTAATAATGAATTAATAGCATATCGTTCTATGGCTGTTAACTTTACTAAAAGAGCAGACTTCTTAAGAAAAACTATGCCTGATGTGGATAAGATAATAGATTATCTAAATACACATAGTTATGCTCAGTTTAAAGGAGATGTTGATTATATTAATAAAAATAATATAAATTTATCAGATCCAGACATAACAGAAGAAAATAAACTTTTAGTAGAAAATGTAACATCTGTGCTTTCTAATATGCAAGATGTATTAAATGAGCTTGCTCCAGTATTCTTTGCTGCTCTTATTATAGATACTGTAGTAGTTAGTACTATAGACGGGTTCTCTACATCATTTACATTAACAGACGGAGACATTTATGAATTTATAGAAGTTATCAAAGATCAACTTCCAGGAGAATTTACACAAGAAATTGCAGAAAGAGCCGAAGAAATGGATTATGTATCTAAAGATGTAAAGATATTCTTTACTGGAGACGAGTTAGGAGATAACCTAGACTTCTATTCAATATATAAAACTCCAGAAGATCTTGAAAAAGTTCTAAAAGAGAATGGTGCATCTGAAGAAGTAATTAAAGCAGAATTAGATCGTGTAAATAAAATAAAAGAAGATTTTGATAAAACTCATAGATGTACTAAATGTGGACATTCTATTTATAAAGTAGGATACAATACTTTACTTTTTTTCTCTATAACCAACCTGTCGAATTAATAACTAAAAATAAAATGAGAGTAATCTGGTCTTTATTAACTAAATTCCAAGGAGCATTTACTTGTAATCCTCTTGATTTTACATCTTTAGAATTAGAGTACTTAGCAGAATTCCAGGATGAGTTTATGCAACAACAGCAAGAATTATTAGATAAAAATAATAAAGAACTAGATGAACAGGTTGGAAAGCAGAAAGAAGTTCAAAATAAACAGGTAAAATCAGTTGACAGATTCACTAACTATCTAAATAAGATAGATCTTAGTAGCAAACCGGCAGAATATGTCAGTCCATTAAAGAAAGATAGGTAAATTCGACCCATAACAAAAACTAATGTAGGCACTTAATTTAGTTTGTTTAATTTTTGAATACCTTCTAAATTAATATATAGATTGCTACTAATTAAAGATACAAAAATGAACCCCATTTTCTGTTTCCTAATTCTTAGATGGATCTAGAATCAAAATGTTACCTCGAAAATTGTATTGCTTGTGTTTTAGGTGCCTACCTTGTGCTGTTGTATTGGTTTTCCAATACTTTTATTTTCCAACGGGAGAAGTTAGAATTATGTCTAATTTCTCCCTGAAAATATTAAAAATATTTAACATATATTATGTAATTGGTGTGTTATTTTGTTCGTCTACCTCAGAATAATGAAATCATTTACTGTATGTATTATTTTGTAAATCTTTTGTGTAGAAACTGTCTACCAATAAGAGAATTACCCCATAAATCTTAATGGTTTATGGGGTGTATCTTTTATTTTTTATGGGGTGTATCTTTTATTTACCGCTAAATCGAAATCAAACAATCCCATGTCAAAAATAAAGAAGAAAGGAGGATTTTCACATGAAAAAAGGTGTTTTCAATGCTTTAATGATGAATTCATTGGAAGCTAGTAATAGTCTATACATACCAGAAGAAGAAATAGCTCTGGAAGCACGTAATGCTAACCTTGATAAGTTCTTACGTATTAATAAATCATCTATATTCATAGGTGAGAAATCTGCTACAGAACCAGTTCTTATTTATTCAATGTTAGATACATATCAAGATACTCTAAATATGTATGGAGATCTTATAAAACGTAGATCGAATCTAATAGTTAATAAACTTAGACTATATTATATGCCAAAGTTTGTTCGTATGAAAGTAATAAATCGTACAGTAATCGCCAATCTTGCATCAGAAATGAATAATATTAAGAAGATGCGTGCTGATTATGGATTACAAAATGTTACTAACTTACCTAATATGATTAAAACTAACATGAGTACAGTAGTAGACATGTCATGGATAATTCAAGCTATTAAAGAAAAGACTATCGATATAAATCTTAGACTTAATAAAAAGTATAGAACTATGCTTTTAGAAATATTAAAGCAAGAAATAACTAAAATACCTGGATACGAAAATAATATCGTATATTTCAAATATCCTTTTATTAGAGATACTGGAATGAAATTGAGCATTATTGAAGGAAAAATGCAACCAATGTTCAGACCTAGTATGTTATTTATAGAATGGTTTTATAACGAACCAGATGCTTTTAAGCAATTCTTAACAGACAATAAGTTAACATTTGTATTTGAGGGTCAAGATAGGAAAGTAATGATTCTATCTGGAAAACCTAATTATGTAAATATGATGCAATTTAAACCAAAATTTGTATTACGTAATTTACATATGCTAGATGGTGCTAAAGAAGAAGATATTATGCTTGATGCTGAAATGCATAATGAACTTAAAGATGAAGAAGATGGTCTTGTAATACATTACGATGATGAAGTGTATGAAAATCCTAAAGTTCCAGTTGTAAATGATCCAGAACCAACTAATTTAACTAAAACTGATAATATAGATGATAAATCAAAGTCTGTACAAGATGAAAAGGTTAAAGCTGGTAATATTAAACCTATAAGATCAAATGTAGTTAAACCTGAAGATAAAACTAAAGTTGTAACTCCAGAAGTAGCTAAAGCTGGTAATTCTAATGTAGTAAATGAACTTAAAAAACCAACTAAACCTGGAAATCAAAAAGATGATAAACTTGATGAAGTAGATATTATATTGGATAAAGAAAATAACTCTATAGCTGTAGATGATGACGAACCAGTGAAAACTGTAGCTGATCTTAAAAAGAAACAGAATAAACCAGAAAGAGTTATAGATGCTAATGATATAGATGAATCTGCTAACATATCCGAAGATGATCTTGATGCTATAAATGGTATTAATAGATCTGAGGTTAAATTTAATAATGAGGAAATTACTGATGATATAATTGATATTGAGATAGCTGATAGTAATGCTAGTAAAAAGGCTGCGGTTAAAGACTATTTTAAAGTTATAGAAGATACAAAGTTATCTAAAGAAGAAAAAGCTGCAGAGTTACTAGAAGTTCATAACTATTCTAACTTAAAAGATTCGGTAGAAACTCCACAAATTAAAAAGCAACGTATAAATATGATTAAATCTTATAATAAATCTATAGAAGATAGTATTGATATTATTAAGAAACATAAATTACGTGAAAAATCTCTTGGAGTTAGTGATACTAATAGTCCATATAACAAGAGTAGTACATTTAGACTTAATGAACAGTATAAAGAAAGTCTTCAAGATATAGACTTAGAAAATATACTTAAAGCTCCAATGAACTTTAGTTATCCTATATTATTAAAGAATTGGAAAAAGAAAGATATAAGCTCTAGAGAGTTTAAAGGATATGAATTAGAACTAGAATATGAATCACATAATGGAGAACCATTGAAATTTAATATTATAGTTCCAGAAACTCTTGAAGGTGGTAACTTATTTATTGGAGGTAATAATAAACTATTATTACTTCAAAATACTTCTAAACCTGTAATTAAACAGGATAATACAGTCGTAGTTACTACGGCATATAATAAATCTATAATAGAACTTAATGGTGTATATCTTAGTACAAGATTAAAACTTGTAGTTGAAACTATTAAAAGATTTATAAACCAAAGAAAAAACACTGGTGTCAGAGTAAAAACTACTACTGACTTAGGTGATTTTATTTATAATAACCTTGTAAGTATAAACTTAGTGCATCTTAATAAACACTATAGTGGAATACTTACTGAGAATATAAACTTAGATTTTCGTGGAATTAAAGGCCATGAAAAGAATGGACTTTCTTATTTAGGAACATACTTTGGTAAAGAAGTATATCATAACCCAGATGAAGATTATATTGCATTTAATGGTAAAAAATATGATTCACTTACATTTATAGCTAATATAATTAAAACTATGGATGAGAAGTTATGGGATAAATGTATGAAATCTTCTACTACTAATAGTTATATATCTGTTCCTACTGCAACTATAATGGGTAAACACTTACCAGTTGTAGTTGTAATTCTATGTGCTATTCCTCTTAAGGAATTACTAGAACGTATGAAGAGAGATAATAAACTTGAATATTGGATAGTAAATAAGAAATCTATTCCAGAACGTATGAAAAATAATGCTAACTTTGGTATTATTGAATTTAAAGACCAATATGTAGTTCTTAAATATAATAACTTATTAAATGAATTATTATTTGGTTTCTTAACACATTATGATTTTACTCAATATGATGAGTTTGATATTACAAACTTACTTAAAGAACTTACTGGTAATAGTAATACGGCAATATATATAGATAACTTCGTTGATGCGTTTATAGATCCAATTACTAAACGTGTATGTGAAAGTTATAATATTCCTAGTGATTTTGCTGGTATATTTATATATGCTATATCTTTATTTACATCATATAAAGTAGTTTATAAATCAGATATACGTAATTATAGACTTTCTACACAAGAAGAAACTATAATGCGTGTATTATATTCGGCAATTGCTAAACCTATGTCTGAAGCTGTAGCACGTATGAAACGGGGTGCACGTCCTCGTATCGAAATAAAGCCTACTGCTATATTAGAAACACTTAATAACCTACCTACAATGAGTGAAGCTAATGGGCTTTCTGCTTTCCGTAACATTGTAGAAAGCAATGACGTTTCTATTAGAGGACATAATGGTATAAATGAAGAACGTGCTTATAATACAAAACTTAGAATGTTCAACGTAAATAACTTTGGTACGGAAACTTGTGGTACATCGTATAATAGAAATGCTGGTATAACTAAACAGCTTCCATTTGATAGTACTATAAAAGATCTTACCGGAGATTATGAACATCATGACAATGCAAAAGAGTTAACAAACGCTTCTGCAGATGGATTTATTGACGCATTTGTTCCATACTCTTCTTCTGACCATGCTGTTAGAAGATTAATGCAATATGGGCAATTTAAACATATAAGACCAGTAGTTGGAGCAGATCCTATGTATGTTAGTACCAGAGCCGATGAGGCTGCTGTTGCTATGAGTAATAAACATGCATATACTGCGAAGGGTAATGGTAAAATCATCAGTGTTGATGATAAGTTTATTAAGATTAAATATGATGATGGAAAAGTTGATGCTGTATCACTTGATAACGTACAACGTAACTCAGATAAAGGGTACTATCTGAAAAACGACTTTATTATGAATGATAAGTTCAAATTAGGTTCTAAAGTACGTCCTGGTGATATAATTGCATACAATCCAGAATCATTTAAAAAGAAACCAACGGGAGAAATATCATTAGCGGCAGGAGCATTAGTATGGGTACTAACTTGTGACTCTGAGGCTGTATGGGAAGACTCGTGTTTACCTTTTGAAAATCTTAGTAATAAACTTGCGTCTAAAATAGTAAAACGTGTTGCTCGTATCATTGATTTAAATACTGAAATAAGAGATTGGAATATTGATATCGGTAGTAAAACTATGCCAGATACAGTACTTTATAAATATAAAATACTTACAGATGATAACACAATAAATGAAATGTTTATGAATGCTGAAAATCTGTCTCTTAAAGAAGTAACTGCTCATCATGCTGGAACTATAGTAGATATTCGTGTTTATTATAGGGAAGGACGTAATGTTACTATGAGTCCGTCAGTTAGAAAATTTATAACTGCACTTAATAGTGTGCATACAGTCCGTAGTAAGATGGATAATCTTAATGATGTGAGTGATAACTTTACTAAAAGTGTACTAGATAAACGTCCGCAAAAACTTACACAAGGTAAACAAAGTAAAATTAATGGAGATATTATAGACGATGGTAAAATGCTTATTGAATATAGTATAGAATTCATTAATAAGCTTGGAACTGCTGATAAGGTTGTACTAGATAGAGCCTTAAAGGGAGAGCCTACTATGATTGAAAGCGATAGTCTAGCACCAATTGGAGCTGAGACTGGACGTAAATGTAGTTTAATGTATAGTACATATAGTGTACTAGCCAGAATGTGTGGAGGTCTAGAATTACATGGAGAGTTATTAAGTATATTAATGCACATTGCATGTAAAAATAGACATATTCTTGGTATACCTGCGGAACCTGGAAGTATTCTTGATTATAAGAGTAGTAGAGAGGTTATAACAGGTAAGTACAAATATAGAAAGAAATAGGTGATATAATGGATATATTTCAAATTATTGAAGAAATATCAATGGAATCTATAGATATTGATAAAACTTTTAGTAAAATAGAGAAAGCTAGTGGTATATCATTACCAGAAGATCTTAAAGAATATTTAAGAGATTATAGAAAAAAATTTAATGATAGTAAATATGATGGAGTTGAAATATTACCATTGGATGAATCTAATAAAAACTATAATATATTTAATGAAATTAAATACCATAAAGAAGAAAATGGAGTTAATTTTATTCCTATAGAAGCTGTAGGAAATGGCGACTATGTTGGAGTTATGAATACTGGTGAAATAGGTGTTTATAATCACGAAAATCATAAAGTTAAAAAAGTTGCGGATACGTGGACTAAATATTTGGAAATGTAAATAAAATTTTAAATAGGAGGATTAAATTATGTCAACATTATTTAATGCAATAATAGAAGAAATTGAACATGATGAACTAGTGTCAGGTTTAGAATCTTTGAGAAAAGAAATTGAAGAGTATTGTGGATTTGATGTATATTTTGAATCTATAGTATCTGGTGATAATGTAATTAAGAAGTTTCTAAGTAAAATTGGTAAGTCTATAAGTACATTTAGCAATGATGCTAAGATAAAATTTGATACATCTGTATTTGAAAAAATAGATAAAAGTAAAATATCTAAAGATGTAACAGGAGTAGCAACTCCAGAATACGTTAAACCATTTTATGAAATTATAGTAAGGGATTCAATATTTACTAACTCTGATTTACATAGATTAGCTATATTAACTGAAAAAGTAACTACTAAAAATAGCGACCTAGGAACACTTGCTAAGTTCTTATCAAGCATATCAGGAGCATTTAGTTGGTTCTTTCTTATTACTGGAGTACTTGGAGCCTCAGTTCCAAGAGTAATTGTATACGTAGCATTAGAAATCATATCTATAGTATTACGTGCATATAGTAATAGTGATGCTAAATATACTACTGAAAAAATGACAGATGAGCAAGTTCATGAAACATTGGATCTAACTTGTAAATTATTTAATTCATTAATTGGAATAAATAGTACGACAATAGATGATAAGAGCTTAGATGCTGCTGATAAAATAATAGCATCATTATCTAATCCAACTCAAACTACAATATCAGTAGAAGATCAAAAAGAAGTTGCTAATATGCTATTAGAAGTAGCTAAAAAGTATAGCCAGCAAAAACTTGAAGTAACTAGATACACTATGGATAAATCATATTTAAAGATATTTAAAGAATTTATGTCAGATGTTAAAGTTACTGATAGACGTGTTAGAGATTTAGATGATTCTATGCTATACAAAATGGATGGTATCATAAGTATGGCTACTAAACTTACAAAATTATCAGATAAGATGGCAGTTGCATCAAATACAATTATGCGTGACATTAGAAACTGGTAAAATGAACAAAAAAAAGAATATACCCCAATATAGAATTATATCTATATTGGGGTAATCTTATTATTTACTATTATAATCTACAAATACTACTACAACTATCCAGAAGATAATGCTTAATATGTAAGCTGCTAGGTGACGTTGTAGATTATTTGTTATCACCAAATTAACATCATTTAACCATTTTAAAACTATATTTATACCTATAAATAAAGCTAGTACTATAGTTATAATAAAAAGGCCTAATAATAGACCCTTTACTAAATTCATCATACTTATCACACTCCAGCCATTAACCATAACAATGCACCAAATACTATTGCACCTAATATTATTGTAGTACATATTTCCGCTATTCTCTCAAAATTGAAAATCACGAATAATACAATAGCTATTACAATTATCCACCAAATCATGTAAATCAACTCCTTTAAAATTTTTAAATATAAAAGAGGGAATAATCATTTCTAACTATTCCCTCGGACTTTCTTAAATTTCTTCTATAACTGGTTTCTTAGGAACATAATTTAATTTATGTTCTGAATTAAAGAATGTTCTAGTTACTATAATAATCATATCATCTAGAGCAGTTGTACAATCTATGTCTAATTTTACACAGTCATCCCATATCTTAATGATTTGGTTTTGTGTCCATGCCCTACCGTTATTTTTCTTTAATACAATTTCTTTATCTTGGATTATTTTAAGAATTATATTTTTAAAATTAACTTCTCCTTCCATACCAGTTTCATAATATGTGTTTAAATCCAAAATTTTGCGATAGTCACTAAAGTTATTATATATTTCTATATAATTTCCCATTCTATCACATTTTAATTTTTTGATAACATCTTTTCTCATAATATCACTTCTCCTTTATATTTTGTTATATCTATACTATTATATGTAATCGTTAAAAGACTAAATGATGATTCCTTCGTATATTCTGAATTTTTTCTATATTACCATTATTAACACAATTAAATTGATAATACCTATGGTAAACATATATACTAATGGATAAAAATTATATACAGCTAATATTAATCCAAATATAAATAATGCTAATGATATCCAACCCCATTTAACTAAATTCTCACGAGACCATTTCATAATATAATCCCTCCCTATAAATATATAAATGTTAATATAAGTACAATTATCATAATTAAACTAAATGAACCAAAAATAGATATGTTTTTTCCATATCTAGCTCTAACATTATAAGGTTTCCATATATTTTTCTCATATAATTCTTTATTATCTCTAACAAGCGTAAATCCAATATATATTAATCCAAATTCAAGTAACATCAGTGATAACTTACCCATTATTAATCCTCCCCGAAATATTATAACTCACAAACATAAGTTATATCTTTTAAATTATAATAGTTTTTTAAACTTTTTCCTTTAGTTTTTGTATAATTTTCAACTTTAATATCATACTCAGTCCATTTATCAACTACATCAGTAAATCTTCTAGGTATCATTTGTTCCATTATATAATCTCTATATCCGTCTTTATCAAGACATACTATAAATTTAAATCTAGTTTTAACACCATGAATGCTATTAAATCTATGGGTAATTCTATTAATATACATATTTAAATCCATCTTCATAGTATCTTTATCTCCTTCGATAAACTCTTTAATTGATTCATTGTCATATTTTCTATTTTATCTACCAGCTTTACTCTCTCATTCGCTAATAATATAGAGAGTATTACTAGTTTTAACTTTTTATATTGACTCATTTTTATCCCCATTTCTTCTTAAGAATCATAATTGCTATATCTACTAATCCATAACCAATAAGTATTCCTAAACAGCCATAAATAGCATAAATTAAAAAGTTCTTTAGTTTCATACTATACACCTTCTTCTCTTTTTATTTCTTCTATAGCTATTCTAACAACTTTGGTTATGTTATCTTCACTTAACTTATTATCAAGTGATGTCTTTATTATATTTTTAAAATCATCACTTTCTAATGCATCATTAACAGCTTTATCTACAATATTAGTAGATGCTAATAATCTAAGTCTTTCCTTACCTTCTTCAATTTCCTTAGTTAATTCTTCTATTTCCTTACGAAACTCTATTTGTTTCTTCTTAAGATAAATAACTAATGCTGATATTAATATTATTATACAAATAAGTTCTATTGTAAATCCATTACTCATATTTTCACCATACCTTTCCTAAATATTCCTTTTTATTTATTATTCCAATTATCTAAATACAATAATGTAAAAATTACTAAAATTCCAACAATCGTTCCAGTAATCATAATACCCTCCTAAAATCAATTTTAAAGCCTTTATAAGCCATTTTAACGCATTCTATAGATATAAGTGATAACTTAATCATATTTATATTTAAATGCTTAAATTATGCCATTATAATGAGTTATAATAGATACCATATCTGCCGTAGTATTGTGTTTACTATTGAATGCATCTATCAATGACTTAATATTAACATCATAACTCTCATATTTAATTTTCTCATTATGATCCATATTAAATGAATCTATATCTATAATACGTTTCTTTCTTATTTGACCTTCTATCCTTTTACAAGTTTCTATAAAGTCGTCATATCTACTAGATTCTATTCTATCTGTTATAGTAATAATAACAAGAGTAATTATTAAAGATAATATTATTATACTCCCTACAATTAATAATATATTAGGTATTCCCATATTTATCCTCCTTAAATGCCATTTAAACGCTCTAATACGCGTTTTGAGACGTTTTAAACTATTAAATGAACATTTTATAAGCTTATTTATTAAATCGTTATAAACACTGTATAAACGATTAAAACATCTATACATTTTCCATTAGTAGTTTAGTTAAATACAATATAATAACCCCTATCCCAAACCATAATACAGATTTACACTCTATATCTGGCTTACATTTATAGTACGGATATCCTCTAAGTTTATGATATTTATCACTATAACCACTTGATATTGCTAGACATATTAAAAATATTGAAAATCCTATTATCAGTATTACACCTTTTAACATTTACCCACCTCTTAATATTTTGCTGTACATAAAGGTTTGGAGAAGGAATTACCCTTCTCCAAATTTTAACTTATGTCCAATTCCTTAAATACTTTAACCAAATACTCATTATCAACATTTTTAATAATGCTGTCAGTATTTTCTATTTTCTTCTTAAACTCTGCTATAGCTCTATTATATACTTTTGTATTTCTATCTACAATAGCATTTAATATCTTACAAAGTTCAACATATGCTGGATGTTCTTTATTAATTCTACTACCTCTACATTTAGGATAGTCAAATTTCATATAGAGTTTTATTTTATTAGAGTTATTATCACTAATAGGAAAACTAAGCATCGCTACATATGTTTCTTTCCTTCTAAATTTAATGTATTTACCTATTATTGTAGTTCTAGCAATAACATTATGAGTAAATACGGCATCTTTAGCTATTTCTAGTATACTGTCGTCTGGAATCTTATTTCTTTTTATAAAAGAATTTACAAATTCCTTAACCTTTTCATCTAATATAGTAATCAGATCTTTATCATATACTTTTGCAGACTTAAGAAGTATACCAATACTTACATTTCGCAAGTCTTTTTGACATTCTCTCAAGTATTGATATAATTCATCTGTTATTAGCTCTTCTTCTGCTAATATTGATATATTTGATGCAAACATATCATATTCGTCTATCTTACCTCTATATAATTGTACATCCATGTGCTTATCTTCCTTTATATGTTTTATTTGTACTAAACTGTTATATGTCTATATGTCCACCCACGAGCAATATCATATACTAGATATAATGGAAGACCTAAATCTATTGCTATCTTATTAAGTCTTTCACCATTTTTAATTCTAGTTTTAATACTAAATACAAGTTCATCACTTAGATATGATTTTTTCTTTACAAATTTCATTGCATGGGCAACATTTTCTCTTTGAGTAATATACTCAAGATTTTTAAGAGAATTATTATGTTTATTAGCATCAATATGATTTATAATCATATCTGGTGCTTGTGGACCTAAGAATGTATGAGCTACTATCATATGAACTTTACATCTAATAGGCATGTTATTATCATTCATAAGGTCTACACTATAATATCCTCTTTTATCATCGAATGGAATTAGCTTTCTACCAGTAGATTTACGAAAAATATTTCCATTTTCATCTACAACATACTTACTAAATTTAGTACCTCTGAAAATACATTCTCTTTCCATACTAAGCTATTTCCTTTTCTCCATCTAATTCTACGGTAGTTATATTAGCTTTACCTCTCATTGCTAAGAATAAAGTCATATAACCTCCTTCTATTAGACTATGTTTAGGACTCACTTCTCCTCTAATTGGATTAAATGTTATTCTATATGGATTAAGTGCTAAGAAGATAGATAAAGATATATCTCTATGTAGTGTAAATATACCACAAGAGTCCCCGTCCTTATCTCCCTTAAAGTTCCCATCTAATGTGATGTCATTAATTCTCAGTACATCTTCTTCAGTAAGTCCAATACATTTTAAACTTATTTGACTTCCGAAATAAATATTAGGAGCTCTATATAATAAGAAATAAGCCCAATTATTTTCTATCATGTCTGATAATACTTTATCCATTATATCTTTATCTTCTTGAATAGGAATATTTTCTCTCATTCTAGCAAGATTTTCTGGAGTAGCTCCATGTTTAAGATATAAATCCATATAATCATTTTGAGTTATTTCTCCAAATGATTTATAACCCATAGTGAATACATCTAATCTAGGATTATCTGTAAGTCCACTAACTATAAAACGGCCACTATTTGGCATACGTCCACCAAAAAGAACAGATCTTATAAGACTTTCTTTATCATCAAGAAGTTCAACGTATATCTTCTCTTTAATATCGTTAAAATTCTCACTAATAGTAGAAAGCTTCTTTAAGATATCCTTACTACTGCTATATTCTATACTAGTAGCATTTATTTGATCTGCTAAACTAGATATTTCTATATAACATTTATTAATTGGATGGGTTTGCATATTTTGACTTCCATCCAATTTATTATTTAGACTAAAATGTCTAAAATTCTTACTAAGTACTGGTATATAATAAGTCATTGCATTTCCTATATGCTTTAAGAACTTTTCTACAAAATCTTCTTGCACATAATATCTAATAAATGCTTCTAATGACTTATCATCTTGTAAATCTAATAAAGTCCATCTATTCTCTTCACCTTTTCTAATTCTAAAATTAGTAAGGTTATTCATAATAATTTGCTTTAATGATTTACTATCTTTTTTAGTTTTAAATATAGAAGCTTTTTGTTTATCCTTATCTTTAATATCTAATTTACGTAGATGTTTAAGAAATACATCAAACCAATAAGGATTAAATATTCTATATTTAAGTCTAATCCATCCACGAATCTTCTCAACTAGAGTAGTTTCGCCTTTACAATGTGGACATATAATCCCGCTTCTAGAACCAACTGTCTTCCCACATCCACAAGCAAATCTTTTCTGCTCTACAGATTTAGGGTCATCATCTCTTGGCCCAAAAAGATAACTATAGATACCAGTACTATCAACCATACTGTCAATATCAACCAATGTTTTAATATTATATGACACAGAAGTATCAATATCAAAACCTATACCACTCTTAATATCCTCTTTATATAACTCATTTAAGTTTGAAGTGGTGATTTTTAGTGCAAATTTAATACCTTCTTTTTCCTTGTTCGCATTTGAACGTTTAGCGTTAATTTCTAGTAATTGCCTATAATCATCTAGAACCTCACTAAAAGAACGAATTGTGCTGTGCTGTTGCATTCCCATACATTTTCCTCCTAATACATTATTTTTTGGATAATGTTATCAACATTTATATCACCCAGTACATTATAATCGATATTTCTGATATTATTAACTAATGTTCTTTTAATTCCATGTTTCTTAACAGGAGTTACATTTTTAATAAATATCTTCTCACTTTGAACTTTAGTAGACCCGTATATAGTACTAGTTCTACTTGTAACATTAAGTGCATAATTAAAATATACAACTTTTTCATTGTCCCTATCATCTTTATCGTTATAATACGCATACTCTACTAATGATACCATTCTGTCATTAACATCATCTGAATATATCTTCTTTTTACTTCTGTACATTTCAACTAATCACCTATTTCAAAAATAAAAAGAATTATATCATGCTTGAAACTACATTAGTATATGTAATTATTCATATGATAAGATTCTTGTTTAATTATTTTCACTTAATTTCTTTTGTTCTGCTACTTGCACTGAATTATACGCTTCTATTTGAGGCATAAGTATAAGAGTTCTAAATTCATCACAGTATTTATCTATAGATTCTTCTCCAGCTTCTTGTACAAGTATTTCTTTAATACCATTTACAAGATCTTTGCAGCTTTTATCTAAATCTAAGTCTCTCATTATTCCAGATAATACTCCTAAAGCTTTACATATTAAACTATATTCTGGAAGTGCCTTATTATTCTTGATTTGTATCAAGTTCATTATAGACTCACCGCTATAATTCATTGCACTCATACTATCATCTGGTTTAGATATTTCTTGTTTAAGACTAGCATATGGAGTTTCTGCTATTTCTTCAGATTTTCCAGTTATTTCACTTTCAACTGGAGCTACAAAGAATATTCTAGTAGCAAATAATCCACTAACTTCTATTAAGTCATTTGCCATTTCTATTAAAGTAGAAGGCACTTTAAGTCCCATTTCTGCTATTAAAGTATCTACAGATTTATTTTCTTTTAAATGGAATGGTAATAATGCTAATAATGTTCTACTTAATTCTATAAGCAACATTTGAATTCCTTCATATATAAATGGAGTAGTTTCATTTCCACATATAGTTTTCATCTTAGGAATATCTTTAGCTAGATTAAATAAACCATTAACTGTTTTAATTAATTCTTCATCTTCTTTATAAACAGCATTTACAGTTGCGATTGCATCATCGACAAATTTGAACATTTTAGATTTTCTAAAATCCCCAGTTAAATCTAATGATTCTGGATTAGTTTTGTAGAATAATTCCATATTAGACACATATGTATTTGCATAGTTTGATATAATTTCAACCATATTTAAACAGTCTGCTTCACATGGTAATTCTTCTACACCACCTTCTAAATTACTAAAATCTGCTGCAACACCAGCTTCATCATCAGCTGAATAATATTCAGGGTCTACGCCATCTTCTGGTATTTCATCACCAGATGTAGCTTCTGGATCTACTGGAATATCTCCACCTTCTGGTGGCATATCATCCATTCCTTCATTCCAATCTGCGTCTACTTGTTCTTCAGGCATTTCTTCTGGCGGTAATTCATCATTTGCATTTAATTCTGATTCTAAATCTTCAAACCCAATTCTATATTTATAATCAGGGTGAGTCATATGACATTCTACACCATATTTCTCATTTAGTATAGATTTCATTATCTTTCTATAATTCTTATTCAATTAGTACACCTCCTATGAAAGTTTCTTAATTCTTAATAATTCTGCTAAGTCTTTTTGAAGTTTTGAAGCTTCACTATTAAATTCAGATGCTGTTCTCTTAGTGAATATAGGACTTCTATTCATACTAGCTGTAATAGTATCTGTATTTATATCATACACTCCAATACTCATAAGAGGTAAATTATTATACATCTTATTAACAGTACTTCTATTCATAATATCAAATCTAGCATCTTGTAACATTTCAGCAACGTTATTACTCATAAGTATATTAACAAACGGTTTCTTAATATCAGCTACTGCATTCATATTATCATTAAGAACTTTAGCAGCAACTTTATTACCTTCACTACTAGCAGCCTTTATAGCTTCTTTAGATTTAAATGTAAATACAGATTTAAGTTTTTCCCACCAACTTCTACTAGCATCTTGAGCAGCTTGAAGTATTCTGTTATTTTGTTTAATAAACATTTGAGCTATCTCATTAGCTGGTACAACTTTAGGTATAACTTGTACTCCCATCATGTATTTCTTAGTATGAGCTTTAGCACCATTATCAAGTAATATAGTAACTTCTGCTTCTACATATGTAGGTACAGAACCAGTAGCACTTTCTCTCATAACAGCTTCTTCCATAGATACTTTAAATTTAAAATGTTTATCTAAGTTTTCAATAAATGCTTCAGCAAAGTTATCTATAACTTGAGATCCATTAAATTTTCTACTAAATACGCTATCACCTATAGTTTTATAAGCTTTCTTAGCTTTATCAAATTCTACAGAGTCAAAGCTAGTCATAAATGGAAGCTTTCTATATAAGTTTGGAGTATTAGCTGTAAGTCTTCCTTCTATAGAACTCATTATTAAACTTCTAACTGTCATAGCATTGATAACTTCTAATGATTTACAATACATGTTTCTTACATCAATCGGTAAATCATCAGATACTACACATATTAAAGTAATAACGTTTGATCCTAGTGGCATTGCACCTTTAGGGTTATTCAACATATCCCAGAATGTAAATAAAACATTTGTTACAACTGGTTCAAATACTCTGTAAGCAGATCCTACTAAATCTCTTACCCCAGTAGCAACCGCTCCACGCATCATTCCTACGAAATCCCCGTTATCACGTACATTTGGAGCACCTTGATAATGGACGTGACTATGAGTGTCTGCGCTATTTCTAGTAGAATAATCATACCTATTTTGGTTTCCATCTACGTTAGTAGTATTATAAGTATCGTCTTCCATAGCAACTTCATCTTTATTAACATCTTCAGTCGCAGTTTCAAGATTCTCATTAGTTTCATTGATTTTTTTATCAATGTTAAGATTATTGGACATAAAAATTCCTCCTTTTTAAAATTTCTAACAGGGGGTTGTTTTTAACAAAATGGATAAAAAAAACTGAGGTTACCCCCAGTTTATACGTAATTATTTCCATTGTCCTACAGGTTTTACCACATTTGGCACCAAGCTTTGACCAACGACTTCCGCATTATCAATTGATTGATATCTATTTGGAGTCACATGAGGTTCTGCAGTTTTAGCCAAATTCATCATATTAATAAACTTATTTATTTCTTCTTGTGTCATATTGTCGAATACATTATTAGGTACAACATTTGTAGCTAATTTAGCTTCTTCTTGTGCTTTAAGAGAAGCTATTAATTTATCTCCTTCTTCTGATAATAGGTATTCAGCATAACTATCTATTTTAACAATTTTATCATTATATATGATAGTGTTTATTATAGATATAAAGTCAAATGTAGGAATTCCAAAGTAATTAACTATATTAAAATCTTGGAATTGAGAAGCGTCTAAATATCTATTAAAACTATTATCAAATTTAAAGTACTCTCTTACTTGAACTTCATTAAATTGTGCATATTTATCATCATTTATAACAGCTCTAATTTTATCAAGTATTTCTAATACTCTCTTGAATTTTCTTTCTACTAACAACGCATCAAAGTTCTCAATATCTATATTATAGATAGTTCCTATTTCACTATATGATGCTTTAATTAAATCTTCCACTTTCCCAATGTAAACTAATTTATCTTCTTTATTTATATTCATTCTATTTCCTCCTATTTTATCTTATATTTTAAATATGTTATATCCATAAAAGTAGTGATCAAACAATTCCGGCATATATGTGTACATTTCAGATAATCTATTTATATCTTCAGTACTTTCATTTTTAAGCTTATATAAAACTAAAGATTGCATATTACTAGCATCTTTAATTCTGGACATCAATATTACACTAAATACTGTATTTAATGCAAATGGCATAACATCATTTTTATTGATATTCTTATTCAAATCCTTATAAGTTTCCCAGATATATTTTATAATATTAGCATATTTGTTATTAATCAAGTCTTGACGTAACATTACAATATGCATCAATTTATTAACTACATCATCTTTAGATTTGTCTAAGTTATCAGATAATTCTTCTATCTTATTAACTTTAAATCTATCCAATAGCATTTTCTCAAAAATATGTAGTAAACCATCATTAATTACAATATTATCACTAAATTTAACACCTAGTGAATTTTTAGCTATTAAATCATCAGTATAATCAAATATTTCAGAACTTTCACTTGGATCACAAGTATCCAAATCAATTCCTTTCTGTTTTGCGATAACTTTCTGTAAACATTTTAGATATTTATCATACTCATGTACTTCATTTGTTAATAAATCCATAGATCCAAATATCTCCATATATTTCTCATTTATCATAACTACACTCCTTTAATACTTTCTACCATAGCTCTATTTGTATTGAATAACTTTAAGTTATCTTCTGCTGATTCAAATATTAGGTCTATTAGAAATAGTTCAAATCCTGTTATTCCACCCTTATAACGAAGTTTAAATATTTCTAAATAATCAGATCTTGTATAACTATCTACTACGAATTTTAAAAAGTCTGATATAAATTTTCTAGATGATAATGACATACCATTATAAACACAACGATCATTTTCTATATAAGTAGCTATATCATCACATAAACGTGTTAATAACACCTTATTAACAGCTATAAGTTCTGCACATATATCTGAGACTTTATTTATATCTATAGAATCTAAATCCAGTCCTGACTTAACTAAATCCGTATCTACATTTTTAGATTGAGTATGTATTAGATATGATAATTCTACATTGTTCTTATATAGCATTAATCCACTTATTGGAACATTCTTAAGAGGTTTCTCATACTCTATACATGAACTAGATAATTGAAATAATAAATCAGATGGAGTATCTGATTTATGTTTATGTTCTAATAAATTATACAAATTTTCTCTAAGAACTTTCACATCTATTGATGCTAAATATAGCTTAGTAAACATTTCAGTTAAAATAGTTTTAATCATCTTTCCTCCTATATTACTCATGCATATTATTCATTGCATTACTCAATTGGGCACCTATTATATCAATATCCTTATCATTATATGGGTATACAACTTCCATAAGCTTCTTATCATCTACTAATTTATGTAATTCGTTTACGAATCTAGTACTCCCAATTACTCTAAGAACTCTATTGTATCCACGAGTTGTTTCTGCTAAACTCTCAACTCCATATTTACCTATTCTGGCATTATACTCAATATATGCTAGTGGTGTACTAAGACATATACCTTTAGTTGTATCATTGTATGTTACATAAAATAACTGATCTCCTTTAGGTAGCTTTCTCATTTTATTTTGTCTAGATATTACCACATACTTTTTCATTTTATTTTTCTTCTCCATCATTTACCACTACTTTGTATACATGACATTCATTTTTCCATTTCTTATAAGCATCCAAATAAATTTCTCCTTTATTCGAATCGTATGTAACCTCATAATACATCACATCTGGTGCTGTTGTACTGATAAGACATTTATGATTTCCTAATAAGCTACAATACCAAACCACATCTCCATCTAATCCACTTTTAATAGACGATTTATCAGTTTTCTCTACCTCCATATTAAAATAATCAATAACTAGCTCTTTAGCCTTTTCTAGGAATCTTAAACTTCCTAACTTTGTCATATTAATCATCCTCCTTTATATTATATTTTAAAGTTTATGACATAACTTTACTACATTATTATATGTAATTATTTAAAAGTTAATTTTAACGGTAAATAAAAATAATAACCCCGATAGAATTTTATCTATCGGGGTTGATTCCAAGAATATACGAAGGAATCGTTAAATAGTTATTTAACGATTACATATACTATAGTAGATATATGTGAAATTATATTCACATCATATAATTTCAAATCCTCATATATTCGAGGTAGGTGATAATAATGATACTACATAATGATCAGTATTATCATGATATGTTGAATAATTATATGGAAAGTGATATTAAAACTTGTAAATATAATTACTATCAACATAACATTAATTTCTATCATTATATTAAAGACATAATGTCATCAATTAAAACTAAGTATGATTTATCTAATGATAATTATATTCCAGTAATGAATTATCTAAATAACAGATTAAATGATACTATAAGAGAAATTGAGTATTATAATCAAAATGTAATGATTAGAAATTAATCTACTACACTTTTAGAGAAGTTAGTGTATAAAGAAACTTCTCTTTTTTGTTAAAAATGAAATATACATTTCTAGCCTTCCACATTTTTCTTGTTATAAAAATAATACGATTCCTTCTTTACCATAATATGATTTTATAAAATCCATTAATACATATACAGTTCTAATTATATCTATATCTGAGAAATCCTCATTCCATACTATTAAATTCCATTGTACTACTTTACCATTAACTGTAATTGATAACACAGATTGCTCAGATAATTCCATAATTCTTTTACGTTTATCTCCTAATAAAGTATAACTTTTATCATCATCAGCACATTTATCATATTCTTTATCTAATTCATTTAATTTATTTCTAATATACATGTAATAGTATTTAGATAATTTCTTAAGCATATCGTTTTTATCATCTCTATAATCATCAAATATATCACTAGTATTTATAAATTTTATTAAATTACTTAGATTTTTATATTTTCCTATCATGATTAAACCTTCTTATTGTCTATTTCATCATAAATTTTATATCCATTATAGCTATTGCCTACTACAAGTTTCAAACCTTTCATATTTTTATCTTCATTAGGATTAATAAAGTTAAATGTATAATCATGGTTTTCTATATTAAATGTTACACTACCACTAAATAAAGTATCATTTAGTAATGTAGCTACACTAAATCTATTACCATTTGTATCATTTAATATCATAGTAGGATTCATAACACCAGCATCCCAGTTTCTTTTGATTATTTCATTTCCATGATAGTATATAATGTCATCTCCATCCAATCCACTTTTAATAACATTATCATGACTAACAAAAAAAGAATACCTACCAGTTCTATAAAGACTTATTTCTTCTGGAACTGCTATACAGTATTCTTTAAACTCATCCTTAAACTTATAAGGATGATAATTTTCATAATCTCCAACACGTCTCCATATAAATAATGGAATATCTTCTTTATCTTGCACTTTGATATTACTATCATTAAGAATATTACCAGCAGGAACCTTTACTTTCCAGTCTCTTCTCCATCCTGCTGGTAGTGTGAATCTACGTTCTACCTTTTTACCATATCCTTCTTTATATAGAGGAATTGCTATAAATGTTAAATTAGTTATACTTCTGACGTTATAAGGTAATATACATAATGCATTATCTATACTCCAAATTCCATCGGTAACAGTACAAACGTATTTCTCATAATATCTGTCATCATCATCTTTACAATAACAGATAACTTTCTTTGAAGTACAAGTACCACTTATCTTTCCATTAATATCAAAGCTTGTGATAATTGGTGGATTTAGTCTATCATCAGCACCTCTATTATTAGGAGTATTCTTACTAAGATATTCCATATAAATATCAGTACTGATAATTTCCCACTTAGTATCTGGATAAACTTCAGCTGGATTAATTGATTCATATTCTGGAGTAGGCCATTTATATGCTTTCCAGTTATTGATTATATAGTTATTATGTACCTTTTTAAAATTATCTGTAATTATTAATTTAGGTAATTCTATATAAGGATATTCTGGTCTTGTATTTTCTGGTTGCCATAAATCTTTAGATCCACTTACCCATCTAGGAGATGCAAGATACCCTTCGTATGTATATGGATTTGTATCATCCATTGCCATTACTTTAGATTTATAATCTGGGTCAGATAAATCTATATCTTTATATTTACGCCAATCTAAAAATCTGTTATAGATTTGACTATTAAATGGATATTTATTTAAAAAGTTATTACCATTTGCCACTATTATATACCTAACATTAAATTCACATTCTTTCCATTCTGTTTTATGTAATCTACTACATATTCTTACAGCTAACTTATATGTATCATCTTTATTAATTTGAACTGGTATTAACCACTTTAATAGAGAATAAGATACTCCAGTCATCGCAACACCATTATAATGACGTTCGTCACGACCTTCACTATTTACTCTATATCCCCAAAAGGCTAAATGCATACTAAATGGTAATGTTCTATCTATAAATTCAGTTTTAACACCATCTTTAGACACGACTACACCATATACTTCATACCAGTAATAATCTATAAATTTCTTACTGAATAGTTCACCTTCTGCATTTTGTACACATAAATTAAATACATTGACGATTTTATCATCTGCATTTGTATTACCAGTTGTATACTGGGCGTGATATGTAGCCTGTACATCATAACTTCTATATGACTTAATAACACTAGCTGTACTCATTACAGCTGCAACGTTTACATTAGGGAAATGTCTAAGTTTTTCAACTTCTGGATCTATAGAAGTATTGTAAACAGTTGCATTCTCTATAATAATAGGACAGCTTTTGAATGTGTTTATATTATAAGTATTAGTCCATCCAAACCCGTCTATATTACCTAGACGTACATCACCTAGTGTTATTCTAATATCATTAGATTTATTACCAGGCACACTATTCTTTATAATATTTAAAATATCATCAGTATTTTGATCTATTAATAAATCATTATTAAGTATTCTGTTTTTAATATCTAAAAATGTTAAGAATCTAGTATTAAATTCTTCACTAGATGCACTATTTCTCCATATATTTTCTACATCTACAAGTCTTAACCTTATACCTATAACAAATTTACCCCAATAATCAGTATCGTAATCATCTTTAAACACTGTATCATCTCCAGATATTACAGTTTTAATCATTACAGGTAAATATAAGTCGAATGCTAAGTTTGCATTTGTAGGTTTTTGATTGGTATTAAGTGACATTAAAAAGTATTCACCAATAGCTGGTAAATTTTTATGTGTTTTCTCCATAATCTCTTGGTTACTTCCAAGATTGAAAGAGTAATTCTTTCTACCATTTCTATAACCAATGTTAGATTTCATCTCATTATTATCGTATTCATAATTTTGATAAAAATTATCATGACCAGCAATAACAGAACCATCCAATTTTCCATCTTCATTGTAATTTATCCTATATATTATATCTCCAGAACTATTATAAAAAAACCAAAGGCCAACCTTAACATCGTTTTCGGTGTAGCCTTCAGCCATTCTTTTATCAGTTCCAGGGAAATTAATAATTACATGTTTCATTATTATCCTCCCGTTAAATAATTGGTATTTTTTCTTTATTTAATACAAGGAGTTTGTTAATATCAAACAGGGCCACATATTTATCACACCATTCTTTATATTTATGGAAAGTACCTGCTTTGATATTAAGTTTATTAACTTCTAAGTATGTTTTAGTCCTATTTGGACCCATATTATATATACCTTCAAAACCTTCCCTACTACTTCCACGTATTACCATGTAATAAGGTAAGAATATTTCAGGTTCTTGTATTTCTATACCATCTGGTTTACGTCTAAAATGATGCTGGTTACTATAATATATAGCACCATCAAATAAGTCTAAACGTTTATCCGTCATAGTCTTAAATACATTATCCTTACTAAGAATAAGGTATCTATTTTTACAACCTATTTCATTTTGGTGTATTACAAGTGCAGGATGCACTTTATGAATATTAACAAGTTTAACACGCTTTTCATCTTTACTAAAGAGTTGAATAGCATAGAGAATTGTATTTAAAGGTCCCCAAGTTTTAAGATCTACTCTATCATTACGAATCTTCATCCATTCTGGGAATATTTCTACATGGACTGCTGATCTTTCTACCGTATATAAAAATATAAGTTCTTTATTCTCTTGAAGACTGCTTTCTATAAAAGTTTGAAATAACTGTTTAATCGTATCTTCTATTTCTCCTGTATCTTCTTTTAATGGGAGTCTAAATAATACTGAGATACAGCTATTAACGTCAATATAAGTACGTTTAACATTACTTCCAGTATAAAGTATAGTTTTAATAAGATCTAGTGCTATTTTAATAAAAGTAGAACCAGCTTCGATTTGTTTATCAAGCTTTGGTTTATACTGTTTATCCAATGATTCCATTTGTGAAACCTTCTATTAATCGTCTCGTATCGGGATATACGACATCAATTATAGATCTTAATTTTTGTACTATTACTTTATCTTTTATATCTACTACTATCTTACCATTAGATGCTAGTAGGGATTTTGATGTAGCTTCTAATGATAATAATGCTTCTTCTCTTTGAGCTGGTGTTCCTGTTAATATTGTATTTACTGCTAATAAAATGTGTGAATAATCTTCCATAATCTACCTCCCAATAAAAAAGAGAGCTCCTAATAAAGGAGCTCATCTTGTTAGATAGATATAGCAAATCCTACAGCTACATCACTAGTAGTAACTCCTACTTTAAATGTAGTTCCATTAGCTAGAGGAGATACTTGTTCTCCACCACCAAAGTATCTAAAGATTGCAACTTTTCTGAAATCTGGTAAGAAATAGATTCTTCCATTTGCATTGTATGTAAGAATGATATCTGTAGTTAAATATTTCCAGAATGGGTCTGTTAATAACTTAGTTTCATCATACATTTCTGATTGAGAATTACATTGTCCTAAGATATCATCTCTGTCATCTTGTTTTCTTACAAATTTACCACTGTATCTGATTAAAGGAATCTTTTTGAAAGAACCTGTATCAAGTCCAGTTAAATTAACCATTTGTTTGTAAGCAACTGATGTTTTATCTAATGATGCTACGATATCTCTAATATCTACATATGTAACATCTAGGTCAGATCCTGTACCTTCAGCTCCAGTTGTGTAAAATGAAATCTTTTCTATTAATTTTCTTTTGAATTCTTCTAAAGTAGTAGAAATATTTGCTGCTACGAAATTATCAGTTGATACTTTAACTACTAAGTCTGTATCTAATGATTTATTAAATGTGAATGCAACATATAATCTATCATCTTTTACTTTGATGTCTGATATTTCGATGTGTTTATGAGCAGTATCTGCTATAATTTTTGGAATATCAGTAATTAATGTAGCAGGATTATCTATTGTAAGTATTTCTGGTAATAATACTTCAGACACAACCGCCTCATGTTTAAGATATACAAATAGGTCTCCATTTGTATCATAACAGATTCCTCTTTCTTTATTTATAGCTTCTTTAAGATGTTTATTAATATCTTCTTTATTGATTAGAGTTTCCATTGATACATTACATCTTCCTAATATATCATCTCTGTCATCTGTTAATTTAATAACATCATCTTTATTAAGAAATGCTACCATAACTTGTGGAGAATCTTTTGCTTTTCCATCTTTAATTAATTCTACTCTATCTACCATCTTGAATTTCTTTGAAGCTGATTCACAAATTGTATCCACATCAAAGTTTAAAGATAAATAAGATAATTCTTTAACTGGAATATAACCAATAGTAATAGTTCCATTATTATTTGAAGTTAGGATATTTTTTTGATTACTTGTCGGAGTAATACTTTTATCCTTAAATCCCATAACTCTGTCTTTATTTGAATATTGTTCAAATGTAAGACTTTCTGATTTCTTTTCACCTCCCATTAAATTAGTTACAGCTGTCGCTGGTGCTGTTGTTGGTTGCAACTTTTTCATTTTGTACCTCCTACTATTTATATTATCGATAATATAAATTTATAATTAGTTGCGGTTATAAATAACGGTACACCTATATAGACTCCGACAATTAAATCTATATAGGTGTAAGCCAAAATAAATAATGCAATCTAACTACAAATTCATCTTAGTATATGTAATTATTCACACACTAAGATTTCTATGAAGCCATACACGTTATATGACAGTCGCCTTGTTAAATAAATTACAGCAAAGCCAAAAATTCTGGTCTGTTGCTAATTGTATTATATTAACACTTTCAAACGTGTTGTTCATATTAAAATATTCATTTATATAATCAGTACATCCTCTTCTTAAGAATTGGAACCTGTTTATATTATAAATTCTTATAAGCATATCATATGGTGATAATTCTTTACTTGTATAAAGATATTCTCCAATTAACATATCATTAGCCAGAATAAATTGTGTCATATCGTCTAATTCAAGACTCATATCTTCCTGACCATATATTATCATATCTTTCATACGTTGTTTAGTATTAGCTCCTCCAAATAAATACCTAACTATGGTATCATATATTCCACCACGTAATACATCTCTACTTTCTAAATATCTAAGTCTCGATGTTTCTAGGAAATTATATATTTCAAAGTCTGCGTCCGCTTGTACTTTACTACACACATATGAACGAAGCATCTCTATAGCTCTCTTCATCTTATTATCACTAGTTAATGGTATACTATATGTAACCTTAGCTTTACCATTATTTACTTCAGTTTCAAATTTATATCTATGAAATATGTTATCTACTAAAGGTATAGTATAATAACTATCAACTATACAGCTATCAATAATATTTGGAATAAGGTTAATATCAGATGTTTTTCTATACTGTAGTAATATTATTTGAATCCAATCATTTGGATTAAGCCATTCTGCTAATAATATTACTCTCATATGATCTTCATTTAATAATCTCCAGTTTGCTAATAGAAACCCTTTACATAATTCTTCATCTTTACTAGCTAGGAAAGTAAATAATTCCTCAAATCTATATGTACTATTATCTTTACATAACATTTCTATGATATTATTAAATATCTTAGTACATATATAACTATGGTCTATATCATACTTATCTTCTATAGGGCTATAAGTTTCAATTGGAAGTTTATATAATAAGTTTATAATATTGTCAAACTTCTCTTTAGATATAAATTCACAAATATATGCATTAATATAATTAAAAAAATCATAAAATACTTTCTTGTACTTAGTATCCCAAGTATAATATTTAAAATCATCATATTCTATATCATCTTGAGTTATAAAGAACATGGCTAAATCTGATACCATGCCCTTAGTAATAAACTCTCGAATGATGTGTTCTATCTCTTCTGCTGTTATTTTATTTTTTATTGTAGGCATCTTCCTTCTATTCTCCTTATAAAAATACGTACATCAAAAATAATAGTAATATTACTTTAGACATTCCATATTGAAGTATTCTTGCAATAAACATGACCATATCTGCAAGAAAAAAGCATATTACAATTGTAAATATAAATACCCATAAAAACATATCTAAGTCCCACTTTAATATGATAAATGAGTATGAAGCACTAGTTAATAATATTTTATAACTAAACTTACTTTTAGCTTCTAAGTCTATTTTACCTTTCCATAAATAATAAAATAGACATGTTAATATCCCTATGTCTAAATAGAATCTATTAGTATCACTAGATAAAAATTTAGTGATATCATACAAAAGTACGTTTGTTAAATATCCATATTCCATATTAAGTTTTAAACACAATTGGTATAATAACCAAGTAAGAGTATGATCTTGGTCGCTATTAAGGACCATTACTACCGTTGGTTCCATTTTAAAACTCCCATTCCTTAAATGATTCGTCGTCATTTGCTTCCATAAATTCTTTGAAACTTAATATTTTTTCTAGTGCATGTAATCCTTCTTGATTTAAGTATACTATACCTTTAGTCATAAGCATATCTCTAGTTATCTCTGCGTCATGTTGTATATCATTGAAATATGTTATTATGTATGATAATTCTGTAGTTCCGTAAAGGTGTTTACTTATAAGTTTAGGTTTATATTCAAAATATGAGGCTTTATAAATGTCACACTCCAACTTATTAAAAAAATGTGGATTTGCGACAAGCCAACTAAAGAAATCATTTAATATATTTACGACACTTCCGTCATATAAAAATGAATCAAATTTAAATAAACTTAGATCTACGACTTTATGCATATCAAATACAAGATCTATAAATCTAGTCGGGTCTTCTCTTTCTATACTACTTTCTGTAGCATGTATTATTGGTTGTTCTAATAATGAACGAAGACCTCTTTGCAAATTAACATTAACTCCCATATTTTCACCACCTTATAATTATGTCATTTCTGTATTAGTAGGATTCTTTTCTCCATCTAACTGTTCGTCCGCTCTATCTGCATTCTCTCTTGTGTCTGCACTTTTGAATCTAGGTGTAACATCGTCTATACCTAGTATTATAAATTCAGATTGTTCCCCTAATGGAAAGCAACCTATCATTTTATGACCATATTTGATAACTTTATTATTTATATTTTGAAAATCTACTTCTGTACTACTCCATACGTCAATAGTATCAAACGTTATATCCTCACATGTTAAGCTATTTATAGTATGCACACCAGTAGTTTGGTGTGAGTGCATCTTAGGTCCAGGATTTTCTGTAGTTGGACCACTTAATGTAGCTTTACCAGTACTCCATTTACCATTAGCCATATGAGCTCTAGCAGCTTTAAAATGAGGTATCCATCCATCTAATCTATGCCCATAAGTAGTCCAGTTTTTAGCAATTATACAACTTTCTAGATTCAATTTACTAGGAAGACCACTGTTATTAAGATTACGTTTACCAAGATCAGTATCTTCTTCTTGTCCTTCCTCAGATGCTTCAATACCACCCATAATCGATGGGATATATACTACAAATGTCGGATTACAAACGTTAGCCGACGCTTCAACTAAATAACATATTTCGACCACTCCAGTTGATCCAAAAGTACTACGTAGGTTCACATTACCAGACATTAAATTTACCTCCTTATTATTTATACAGTGCATTGTTAAAATCAGACTTTTGACTTAAACAATATATATTTTGGTAAAAAAATAAATACCCGACCATACAACATAGTCATATGGTCGGGAAATATTTATTCTCTAAAATCTACTACAACTTTCTTACATACATGTTCACCTTGACAATCTGTTAATTTTGGTCTAGGCTTATTTTCTGGTCTAACTATACCAGTTATACTATCTTCTATTTTCTGCATAGCTCTTTCAAATGTCTCAGTTATAGCAATTTCATTTTCTAACTCATCTGGTATCCAGAATTTAAGATGTTTTCTTATCTCTTTATTTAGTGGTGCCATATTACGTTTAACAATCATATCATCACCAAATAAATCAACGTATTTATCTTTAATTTTAAATAACATATTAATTCTGAATGTCTTTAATTGAGCTATAGTAACATTAAGATCACCTTTAACTGTTATTAAATTAAGTAGTTCTAATACTCTAGCAGTTACCATATCTTTAGTAGATATTAGGTAATCTACAATACTTTTTCTTTCTTCGGTAGTTATTGCCTCATTATTTATTCTACCTAGCAATAATATTCCTACCCATTCTTCATTTGTTTGTATATGTGAATATTTTGAAAATCTTGACATATTAACTCCTCCGATTAGTATTTATTATTTTGTCTTTCGATGTTAATTGCATTTTTCTTTAAATAATGTTCATACATTTCATTAACACCGCCATCATAAATATCAATACCAATACTCATTACAAAATGTAATAAATCTGCAAATTCTTCCTTCGCTTTTTCTCTATATTCTTTATCATCTAATGTATGTTTAGAAGACTTCCAATATTTGTAACATTCATCTTCTTTAAGAATTTCACCAAGTTCTACCATAAGAGCAAGATATCTGTCTCTTCTAGTACTTTTTCTATCTGTATTATTTCTAGAGAAAGTCATTTCATCAAAACATACTTGTTTATTCCATAATTCTTCAAGTTTATCTAATGAACTAGAAGTAACGTTCTTTCTATCTGTATAATGAACATCTTTAGCAAAGTCTTTTAAATGCTCAGATGTTAATGTTTTACGATATCTAAGTAAAAATGGTATATTTTCAGGATTATAGCCATAATTCTTAAGTTCTCTATCTCTACCTTCTATACCTACATCATCTAACGAAGAAAATTTTACAAAATTATCATTTGAATGATTTACAAACTTAGCATCAAGTCCTCCAATAGTTAATCCATCTAGTAACACATTCTTATCATATCCAACTCTATCTGAGAATAGTAAGCAGAAGTATATAAATAGTATATCTTTGATTATATAATATGTTTCACCCATATCAACATATCTACCCATGAAATTCTTAATTTCTATGTAATCAGGGTTATTACATTTACGTTCATTTATTCTGAATACATCAACTAAACTATTTATAGCAGCAAATGATTGAGGTGATTTATTATTTTTATTAGCAAGTTGTAATCTTCCAGCTTCTGACATTACTTTATTTACATCTAAGTATACATTTATAAAATCTGCATACGATAAACCATTAAAATGTATACTACCAGTATAATTATGTATATATCTTATAGCATTTAATAAAACTCTATAAAGCATTTTTCTACTTTGATATTCTAATAGATTCTTTACTGCATTTACTATATTTGGACGTATTTTATCTGGGTTACTAATATCAAATTTACTATTATACTTATTTATGCTTACTAACATAAGACCTTCATCATCTTCAGCGATAGGTAATTCCCATATACCATTTCTAAGTATAACGTTAAATACATATGCATCAGCTACTTCATAGTTTCTAAGTACTAAATCTTTTATTTTATAGTTAGCAGGTGTTTTAGCTTTAGAATCTTCTGATTCACTATTAAATTCTAATGCCTTATTAAGTCCTACTAAGTCTTTCCAAACTTGAAGATGGTCCTTTTTACTGTCTAATTTTAAATCTAATACATATTCTACCAGATCCATCATAAATAACTCTATATAATAATTATCTTCACCATTTATATTACTTGATATTACAGATGAATTTAACTTTTCTATTATATTATATACAATATCTATATCATCTTGATGTATTGCATCACTAATGTTCTTTATAAATACTCTCTGTTTTAAATTATGGTAATAAACGAAGTCATTATTAGATAATAGTGCAGTCCATGTACTTGGTTTATATAAATTTTTTAGTGCTAGTGATAATAAGCTCCATATGAATTTATTTCTAATTTTTATATCATTAAATTCACCTGTTGCTATAGAATTCTTTAATGATTCCTTTAATCTCATGCTAGATACAGGTTTATCAATAACATTCTTATCAATTTTATTATATTTTTCAAGTTCTATATTATAAGCTTTCTCCATTTCATTAGCTATATATTCCATATCAATATATACAGGGTTAATAATATTATAGTTAGGACTAACTCCCAATTCTAAACAGAAGCATTTATCTGTAGAGAAACTTGAATCCATATTAGTACTCATTCTATAGTTTGTTATATTATCGGTAATAGCTAGAGTTTGATTTGCAATTTTTATACTATATAATATACTAGGAACGTTTCTAATTGAAATAAATGGATAAAGTTTTCCTCTAAGTAAACCTATTTTAAAGTTATATATAGCAGTCATATCACAATAAGGTTTATCATAAGCATAAATCATATCTTCATTTATATCTATTGATGTTATTAAAGATTTACCAAGACCTCTTAAATCTTTAACATATTTAGATTTAACGAATATCATAATAGCTGTATATATAAATTTAACTGATCTAACTCTTAAACTATGTAAATTGATACCATAGATATCTAAACGGTGTAATATTTCTTTATCTATATCAAATACTCTATATGGATCAAATTTATATTTTTCTTTAATATACCCATCAAATGCATAATCATCAAACATTACAACAGACTCTTTGACGTTTGCTATATATCTAGACTCAATTAAGTCAAATTTATAACTTTCAGTTTTAAGTAATGACTGGAAACTCATCATTGGTATTAGGCTGTCTTTAGAAATACCAGTGACAATAAACTTAACTTTATCTCTTTCAAATTTTGGATCTTCTTCATACATTGCTCTAGTTAGTATTGCACTTAATAAATTTATATACTTAGTACCTTTATTTTCTAACATATCAACTATAATTTTCTCTGTTAAATCTAGTGGATTTTCTATTATATCTATTAATTTAATTTTATTTTCCATATTCTATCTCCTTCTTTATTTAAATAACATCATCAAACACATATGCTTTATAAATAATAGCTTCATTTACACAACTTGCCATATATCCATACAGGTCTGTAGGATGTCTTTCTAACATCCAACTATCAATAGTTTCCATAAAAGCTACTATTCTATTAAAATATCTATATTTTGCATAGTTTACAGTAGTAACTCTAAATGGAATACATTTAAGTATTTCTGGTTTCCATATATTATTATTACTATTTAAATATTTGTAGTCTATAGTATTATAATCAGCTTGGTTATCTAAATGATAGCTTTTATTAAATTGCATTAAATAATAACACCAATCAAATTGAACACCATGTACTACAATAAGCTTATCATTGTATTTAACTTGTATATCACATTCCACGATATAATTTCCTCTATTTACATATTTTCTTACTATTCTAGCTATCCATATTTTAGTAAGAGGTTCTATTACAAATTCTACACCATCAAGATTACTACTTTTATCCACTTTAAAAGCGTATGTATTATATACATATTGACCTACTTTAAGGTTTAGATCATCGCTTCCATTTGCTAACTCTATAAGTCTACTATTTACATCATCTTTTAATCTATGAGGAACTACTACCAATGTATTTTCATCTTCAATACAATCCATAATTATACTTGTATCTATAGCTTCAGTCTCTATAAACTTTATAACAGCATTACTAAGATCCGCTAATTTACAACTAGGTTTTCTTAGTTTATCGATAACACTATTAACTTTCTTTTCCTTTATATCACGTCCACTATAATAAGGAATAGTCATTATAGCATTACTATTAGATAAGTAAACGTTATGATAGTTATTATTTTCCGGACTATCAAGTTTATCATCTCCATATAGAATTCTAAGATTTAAAGGAAATGCATTCATTATAGAGTTAAATGTTATAGGATTTATCTTATTTAATGGACCTATTACAACATATGGATGATTCATAATATCATTATATGCATCTAAGTCTCTACTTTGCAACCCTTGAAAATCATACGCACTCCACAATTTAATACTAGGTAAAGGATCATTATTAGATTTCTTGAATTTAAACATTAAATCAAAATCCTCTACAAATTCAAAATGGTTTATAGTTAATGTATCTAAAACTTTAGTATCTTTATCCCAAAATATAATTAATTTATTCATAGATTCAAGAATATCTTTCATAGACTCAGCATTTGTTAGCTCAACCTTAAAAATATTTCCGATCAATTCTGCTACGATATATTCAATACTAATATTATTATCTACCAATACTGGTAATGTATTTCCATTTATTAGTATTCTGAAATCATCTTTAATTGCTTTAATCATGTTAATCCTCCGTATTTGTTTAATTTACATTGGATTTTGTTAGAAAACTGATGGTGTAGTATATGCAATTATTGAATTATTGACTTACATGATACAATACAACGTCTTCTAATGGAGTAGGATCTCCTTCTAATATATCAAATGGTACACTGAATGGAATAACCTTTTTAACACTATTCTTACTAGCTCCTCCACCAGGAATTAATTCATTATATGCAATAACGAAGCTAAAGTTTATAGATATTCTATAATCTACATTATCTAAATTAGATGGAGTTTTAGTAGGTTCATTAAAACCAGTCTCAAAATAACAACCAGTAATAATTATTCTACCTCTAGTTCTTTCTGCCAACTGTCTGAAAACGTCGATTTGAATACCGTTTAATAAAGTAGTATTATTAAGTACATTTGCTGAGTAAATCTTACCTAACATTCCTTTAGATGTACCTTTTCCAACCAATGGTGCAAAATATCCTTGCACTAATCCCATAATTTCATTTTCTAATGCTACATTCATCTATGTAACCTCCTTATATTATATTAAATATACATTTGTATATTCACTTTATTATATGTAATTGTCGATAAAATAATTCCTTCGTATACTCAAAAAAAAATAAAAATGAGAAGCTCGAAAGCTTCTCAAGTTTATTTTACCAGAATAGGAATGGGTTTGTTTTGTAATTAACCCATTGGTATCCTTTCTTAGTTTGTTGTCCCCACTTACAATTATATCTAGGACTATAACTTTCTGTCGCATCTGTAAGGTCGTACCAATTGATACAACATTCTGAACCGTAATAGTCCAGATTAATCTTATATTCAACTAATGTGTTTAATGTAACCAATTCGACATTTGATAAATCATTTAATTTATACCATAATTGGTTAATTGTTTGATTTAAACTTTTAGATTTGTCCTTAACTATTTCTTTAGCTTTATTAATACCATTTTTTACATCTGTGACAAGTTGTACCCATTCTTGACTGTTTGATTCAATTTTTAACATGTTACCATTTTCATCAAATTTCACTAAATCATTAAAAGCACGATCATAAATAGCAGCTGTCATTTCCATTAATCTTTGTCCTTGTTTTGTGTTTCTTAATTTTTTCATTTACATCATTCTCCTTCGTTTTAAAAATATTTTATTATAGTATTATTAGATATATTTCTTTCTATATCTACATTAGTATATGTAATCGTTAAAACGCTATCTCTTCATTCCTTCGAGCGGATTCTTGGATTTAAATAAAACTTAACAAATGAAACGTATACGAAGGAATAAAAAGAAAAATGAGTGGGAGAAGACACTCATTAAAAGAATTAATCTTTTAGCATTAAGCTACCTTAACATTAGAGTTATAGTCATCTAATTCATAAAGAGCTTCAAAAAGTTTAGATTCTAAAAATCTTTTAATTTCAAAATTATTAGAATTCCATTCTAATTTACATTCTTTACTGATATCAGACAGCTTATTTCTAATATAAGCAACTTTATTAAGATTATGTTGGTAGAAATCAAAATTACAACGGTGGATGTCGTAATCTATAAAGTTCCTATATTCATAATCATAAGTATCTAGTGATTGCAACATTACATATCACCTCGCTTAGTAATATATAATATAGTAAATAAATGCTCGGGAGCACACATTTACTTACTTATATTACTACTATAGTATATGTAATTATTAAATCAGTAAGTCTTCATTCCTTCGTATATTCTGAATTTTATAACGGTAAATAAAAATAATACCCCAAATATAGATATAAAGTCTATATTTGGGGTAAATTTATTTATTACCTACGCAGTTGGCATCATGTTATTAAATATTTCTCTCTTAATCAATTCGTCAACAGTATCCAATGCTGTATTTTTAGTTAATCCATATAATGTACTATCAAGTACTACATATGTTCTATAACTAATTAATAAGCTTTGAAGTAATTCTCTTACTCTGATATTTCTATCGTCTACCATTGCAACGTTGAACGGAATACTCATTTCTATAACACCGGCTGCAGTCGCATCCGCGTTAAAGTTACTTGTTGGAGCTTGTTTAGGTATCATTAAGAAGAATAATGCACCATATTCAACTCTGTCGAATGTCTTATTAGGTTTTATGTAAGCCATTCCAGCACTGTGTGAGAAGTTGTTAAACTCAGTTTCAAGTCCATTATAAGTAGCAGCTTTAGAATATTCGTCACTGATTGCGTTCATCCAGTGTCTAGTTTGTTTTATTATAAAGTAGTTACTTAATTCTGCAGGAATTGTTAAAGTTATTTCTTCCACAGGGTTTTGTAAAGTAGTACATAATGGAAGACTGAAGAACGCAGACTTGAACACTGGTCTTTGAATATCCAATGCTAAGTCAGGAATTCCATCAACTGCTCTACAAGTTTGACAGATGTAGTTCCAATAAGCTTTAAAGCTTTTCTTTAAAATATCTCCAGATGGAACATCTGTATATATTTCTGGATAGTAAGTAGGAATCAAGATAAATAAGCTCTTATCTACCAATGTAAGTCCTATTAAACTATCCTTGCTAGGGTCAAGATATTCGCATGATACTAATGATTTTCTTCCAGTTTTACCTTTAGTCCAGTAGTTATTTACGAACCAGCTACCATTAGTAATACTTTCTTGACTTAGGTGCCCAGCTAAATACATTGAATTATTTGTAGCCATTTGTCATCTCCTCCTAAGCCGCATTAGTTTTATCACTAGTCATAATCATAGCAAGTCTGTTATTTCTGCTATATTCGTGTCCAGTTACACTAATTTCTACTAAAATTACTGAGTTTTCTTGTTCATTTTCTTCATCTGATACTTTAACTTCTACTACTACTCTATTATTAAAGTGTTTAGTATAAGGAGCTATTCTCTTTTCTATACCTTTTTGAAGTAAATCTAAAGAGTCTCTGTCTGTATTAGATATAACATTATCTATCATGAAACATTGAGCTTCATTTAAGATTCTGTTGAAATGTATACAAGAACCTATATTCTTTAAGCTTGACATCATACCAGGGTTATATCCAAGGTCTTCACCAAGAGCATATCTACCATCAGATCTTCTTCTGTAGTACATAACGTCAGCTTTTACTAAGTCTGTCTTTTGTTCACTTGTTCTAGGGATTAATTCTTGTGAATCATCAGCTCCACCGAATATCTTAGAATAATCTCCAGATGCAAATGAATTGCTAGTTCCACTTAATAAGTATGAAGCTAAGCTGCTAGATTCTCCAAGATATTCAAAGAATCCACTATATCTATAGCTTCCACCAGTTGTAGGATCAGTAAACATCCAGCTTCCTATAACAGGGTGCATTCCTATATTCTTTTCTTTGAAATCTCCAAGAATATCATGAGCCCATGCTATAGCATCATTCATGTTTCTTACAACTGTTTCATCAGGTGTTCTAATATATGTCCAGTCAGGTCTAACTCTTTCTTTATGAACGAAGTCTTCTTTGTATTGAACAAGTCTAGATACAACCCTTTGAAGTTCTTCTGGATATCCTTCACCGAATACTATACAATCTTTTACTATTGTAGGGTCAAATATAGCATCGTCGATGTTTCCTAAGAATACATCTTTATAAAGTTCTAACCAGATTTTATAAGTTCCACGTTGTCCGTGTCTTATTGCATCTTCTTCTGCTTTCTTTTCTTCTACAGTAACTGCATAAGGATTATAAACAGTAGTATAGAAGTCGAATTCTTCTTCTCCAACTATCGGAGTAAGACTTCCATATGTTCCTCCTGCAAAGTATAATCTAGTAGGAAGATTTAATAGGTTTATTCCAGGTACAGTTTTTCTTCTGTAAGTATGTTTTAAATCATCGATTGGATTTAATTCCCATGGAGCAATTCTACTAAATGGAGTTTCGATAGTTTTCTTTTTGATAACATCTTTATTTCTCTTGAAGTCTTCTTCTAAAGCATTTATTTCTGCTAAAACAGTATTAAAGTTCTTAATAGTGTCGATATCTGTAGTAGGAGCATCTCCTAATAAAGTATCAAGTTCACTATCAGTATTGAATTCTGCTTTAATTTTAGCTAAGAAAGTTTCTCTAAGTTTTGTAAAGAATGTTTTAAGTCCATTTTCTATACTTAATGCATTAGTTCTATTTACTAAGTATGGAGTAAATGTTTTTGTATTATTAGTTTCTGTCCAAGTCTTTCTACATGCTCTAATAGCTCTATCAGCAAAGTTATAGTTTAAACTTCCACCGTTTTGATCTCCTATAGCAAATAATGTAAAGTCGAACATATGTTCGCTTTTAATAGCATTTTCTCTTACTTCACATTTGAAATATGGATAGTTTCTATCTATTGGAAGAGGACTAGATTTTGTACTAAAATCAGCATAGAATACGTTTCCATATTCTCCAGCTCCTCTATATACAAGTCCGAATACTGGTAAACTTAAAATCATTTTAGCGTCCATATTAAATGGCACTTTAAGACCTTTAGTATTAGGATGCACTTCAGTTCTGTCATCACTTTCAGTAACTTCAGCAGCTTCACTTATTTTAAGATCTCTCATAACACCGTTATCACTTATTTGAGTTTGACCATTAGCATCTTCATATTTTCCAGCAGTATTTTTCTTTGGATATGTAGCATTTGTACTAAGTATAGATCCAAAGTTTGTATCTATAGTGATACCAGTAAGTCCGTCAACTTGAACAGATTTACCTTGAGTTAGACCTGTGATATTGAAATATTTAAATCCAAAATCATAAGTATCTAATAATATTTCTTTAATATCTGGATCATCTTCTGGATTTCCAGTTGCATTTGTTCCTATACTAGCTTTCGCTTTCTTTTCAGCTTCAGCATCTGCTCCTGCAGGTACTAATGCGAAATGATATCCGTATTTTACAGAGTTATCTCTATTTTCATATGCACCAGGTGTTATTCCTCCGGCAGGCGCCCATTTAGCGTATTTTCTTACGAAAAGTTTTTGTTGTTTATCAGATTTTTCAATCATGAAATTAACAAAGAAGTTTGCATAAGTAGCATCAGCTGGTCTTACGTTTACAACACCAGCGTTAAATCCACCACGGACAGCTTGCCATATATAAGTAGCTCCAGGTCCATATAATACTGTATTTGGTTTTCCAAATAAGTCATTGTATTTATTCAATACGTCTTGTCCTGTAATATAAACTACTTCGTTTGTAACACCTTTAGGTGAGAAAATAGGTTGGAATACTGAGTATTGTGCTGTGTTAATTCTAGGAAGAGGTCTTTCAGTCTTATCTAGAATAGTAACAACTGTAGATGAGAATGGTAAAGCGTTCATACTACCAGCTATAAAACTCGTAGGAATAGTTTTGCTTCTTACGCTTAAATTCACTTCTGACATATTTCCTCCTTTAAGGTTAATCTTTAGAACTAATCTTTTACTAGTTTTGGATTAATTCCGTTCCTTCAAACCATTAATAATTTAATTAAATTATTATATTAGTCATATTACGTAGCATTAAAACTAAAATGTTAATTATATTTTCCCGCAAATTAAAAATATATCTAAAATTTAGCTTCTTTACCTTATAATATAAGTAATATTTTAAACAGATGGATTGTTTTTTGACGAATTTTGGACAATTCGCTGTAAAAATTGTATAAAATAATTAAGTAATATAAAGGAGGTATTAAATGAGCGATTATAAAAATATTCCAACATTAGGATTTGCATTTGAACATAATAGAGAAGTATTATCTACAATGATAAAAGAAAATAGTTCTCTAGACGAAAAAGTTCGTAAACCTAGTGTAATGAATAGTAATTTTGCGAATTTAAGCGATGCAGTAAAAATATATGTAATGGATACTATTACAGACATGGCAAAGGATGTTTTTGGTCCATATGGGGGTATTTATGGAGCACTTAAATACTTACCAGTACCAGGAAAACAACCAAGTCCAGAAGATGCTACTTATATAAAATCTAAAGATGGGCATGGATTTTTCCAACAAATTGCATTTCGTTCGCATTATGCAGTAACTATAATGAAAGCAATACAACAAATCACTAAATTTATTAGTGGTTATGAAGATAAAACTTCTAGAGACGGTACTACATCTTTAGCAATGCTGGCATCAATTATGACTAAAAATATGATTATTAATGGTAATGATGCATATGATTATAAGAAAATTCCTTCTACTATAATGAAAGAAATGGAAGAAGTACTTAAATTCGTAGGTACAAAGCTTATAGATGATCATAGAACTCCTATATACGAAGATGCTAAATATCTAATGATAGGAGATAAAAGTGGAAAAGAATTCTTAATAGATGCTCTTAAGACTACAACCGAAAATCATCCATGTGTTGCTGAATTCGCTAGAATAATAGATGAATGTGAAGAAAATGGTTATGATATTAATAATATGTTCTTAGCTGCACCAGAAGCTGAAGTTGGAGATCCAGCAATTGAACTTAAAGTAGATACTGGGGTACAACTTAAAGGTGGACATTTATCACAAAATATATCAGGTGGATTTGAAGATCATAAATCTTATGTATTTACTATGGACGGGTTCGTAAGACCAGAAAACGCTGAGATATTTATGGATAAATTCTTAAAATGGTTAGAAATATTATGTGGGACTACATTGCCAAATGGAACATTCTTATTTGATGGTAAATATAATTTAGATGCTCCAGTTATTTTTGTAACTAGAACTCCTCAATATATGGAACATTTCTATAAGAAAATACATATAGAAGGTATAGATGTTATGAATACTGTAAATGGACAAGTGTTGAAACTTAATATTAAACCAAAGATCATGCTTGCTTATAATACTGAAAATAATACTATATTCTATAATGATATTATGGAAGTATTTGGTAAAACTAGAATAAATATAACAGACATAGACCGTTATATAGGAGTTCATGGTTCTGAACTTAGAAAAACATCAGATGGTAGTGTATTACCTAGAGATAAGAAAGAAAATCCAGAAATATTACAATTCTTCCCTAAAGTAGTATATAATAAAGAAAAATCTGATTGGGAATTCCACTATACTAAACCAGAATTTAGTAATGCAGTAGATCTTTCAGTTAGTGCTAATACTAGATATAAAGATGATAAAGAGTTAGAACTAGAACCATCTTCTCATATAGTAGATGGTAGCGATATATTAATAAGAACATCTTATGATGGTAATTATATAATGCTTGCTCCTACTAATAAAGATCAAATGGATAGAATCAATGAATATAAAGAAAAACTTGAAGGTATGAAGAAAGCATATAGCAGCAATGCTATAATAGATGATAGTATAGTTGAAAGACTTAATAGATTCTGTGGTCTTTTCTTAAATACTAAGATTATTTCTAGAAGTGATGATGAATATGAGCTTCTTATGAGCTTATATGAAGACGTACTAGGAGTATTCCAATCTGGACATAACTATGGAGTAATGCCTGGTGCTAATACATTCTTCTTAAAGAAAAGACATGAATTCTTTGAATTCTTAGATAAAGTATTAGAAGGTCAATTCGTTGAGTGTAGTGAAGACTATAAGAAACGTTATTGTGAAATTACTAGAGAAATGGCTAAAAGTATTATTACTGCATATGAAGAAATGTATACTTATATAGATAGATATGATTGGGCTGAAAATATATATGAATATCCTAGATCACATAGAGATTTACTTGATGTATTTAATGTAAATGATGGTGAATGGAGAAGAAATATACTTGAAGCTGCTAGAACTACTAGAGATGTATTCTTTGGAGCTCTTACAATCGCATTCGATATGATGAGATTAAAGAGAATTAGAGTTAATACTATAAGTGAATTTGAAGAAATAATAGGTTTAAATAAATCTATGCCATATTATGCAATAAATGATCAATACACAGTTAATATTACACCTAAAACTAGTAGATTAGAATTAACACCTAAAGAAGAAACTGAAGACAATGGATCAAAACTTACAGGGCAACACGCTTTTATGCAAATAGACACTGAGAAATATAAACACAATAAATAGGAGGAATATAATGCTACATATTGAAAAAAGACAAAATATATTATTAAAAGGAATTGGACTTTTATCACCAGCAGTTGGAATTAGAAGTCAATATGAAAATATAAAGGATCAAATCAATGAACAAGTTGATCAAGTTATAGAATCGTTAAATAAAGACGAATCTACAAATGCTAGATACTTAGCAGATCTTCTTAATATAAAAGTATTATTAGAAGTAGTAAGAACAAATGGTTTACAAATAGGAGAAACTTTAGATTATTTAAGAAATAACGTTAATAACGTTGTAGCATTTGATGATTTAGGTCTTAATGTAGAAGGAGTTACATTCGGAGATGTAAACTTAATCGCGTATGATCTTACAGATGCTAATAGAATAGTAATCCAAAGATTTATTCAAAATATGCTTGATATAATTGATATGAAAGCCGAAGATGATGGTACAATTGATCTTTTAACAGATGCTATCGTACAACTTGGAAACAGCAGATTATCATTTGATTTCTGGGCTTCTCATATAAAGAAAATAGAACCTACTGAAGATAACCAATCTATATTCTTAGTTGAATTTCAAGAATGGTTTAAAAAGGAAGTAGATGATATTGCAATAAAAATGATTTCTAGACCAGAAAGTGGTATTCTTGTAGTACCTGAAGGTTTTGAAGAACTTAAAGATGCATTTAGAAAGAATACTCCATCTAAAGTGCATGATGATATAGAAAATATGCTTCCAGAAGACTTTAATAATACAGAATTCTTAGATCATATATTAAAAGCAGTCATTGGAAGAGATAATATAGAAGGATTAGACCTTAGAGTATTAAGTAATGATGTAAAAATTCTTATAAATAATATTAAATTAGCTATTGATACATTTATGAGAAAAAATCATCTTGGTGAAATAGAAATACCTATGCAAGATCCTAATGACCCAAGTAAAACTATTAATACAAAGCAATTAATACCTAGTACTGTAAACCTACCAGAAACTTTACTATGTGCATTAGTAACTCAATCGTCAAAATTACATGATGATTCTATGACAATGGATAAATTAAAAGAAGATACTTCTTTTATGCTTATTTATAACTTATATAATGAAGTATTATCTGAATTATTAGGAAATAGAATCACAGATAATACAGTTTGTAAATATATTTCTTGTATAGCTGCTAATATTCAAACTATAAGCTTTATAAATCCTATTTTAAGAGTTAAAGATCAAAATATAGGTACTGCAGTGTATACAATTAGAGAAATAATCCATGATGAATATATAGCTGCTGGTAAAATAGCTAAAGATCCAGAACCAGAAGTACCAGAAGAATTATTAAATGTAAGTGAAGATCCTATGAATAGAGGTGAATAATAATGGAAGATATTAAAAATACAGAAATGGAAGACCAAGTTTTAGAACTTGGTCCTCTATACGATAAAGTAAAAGAAATAGAACAAAGAAATAAAGAATCGTTTGCAGCAAATCAAACTCTTACTATAGTTGAAATGGGAGATGTTTTTGCTAAAATATCTGATAGGGGAAGTTTTAGTGTAGATGACCCAGAACTTGCACTACCACCATTAAAGAGAAGTATTGTAAAGATATTTGGAATAATGCATAATATATTTGTAACAGACATTTATAAAGATGGTATTCCTAAGTCTGTACAAGATGAAATATACAAGAAACTTCAAACAGTAGTTAATAAAAAGAAAGAATCATTAGCAGCTGTAAGAAAAGAACTAGACCAAGCTAAAGAAGATGTACGTGTAGTTGAAAGACGTATAAGAAAAGCTGAAATGTCTGGTAAAGCAGCAGTAGAGTCCGACAATAACTTAGATGTACCATTACAAAGACTTAATGTAATTGAATCTAGATTTAAAGCTACTCAAAAAGAACTACAAATATTATCTGAAATAAAGACTAGAGTATTTAGTGGTAATGCTAAAGAAATGGGACATATTCAACATACAAAAGTAGTTCTTTCTATACTATATAGTATAAAGAAAATAATGAAAGAAAAACTTACATTAGAACAAGTACAAGAAAAGAAACTATTTAGTTCAGATAATGGAATAAATGAAAGAATTTATGGTTTATTAGAAGAAATCATTAAAGAAGTTAGTCACTGGGATGCAAATGTATTTAATAAATTATTAGAAGACATAGCAGAAACTAGCTTAGAAACATATACTGCACAAGCAAATAACTATTATATAATGTGTAAGAATGTATTAAATATTCTAGTAGATATGTTTGGAATCGAGCTAAGTCTTCCACCAATTTTAAAATTATTTGAAAAGAAATCTGACGTTCCAGCTGATAGAATAGATGAATGGAATAAAGCTGAAATGTTTGCCATAAATCAAGCTAAGAATTATATTAGAGAAATAGTAGAAGGACGTTATGAAAAGAAGAAAATTGAAGGTAAAGATATAGACATGCTTAAAGAAATGCTTCAATTTATAGATGAATGGACTGCAATCCAAACATTACAAAATATGGTTCAAGCTACTGATAATACAATAATGCAAAAACGTGCTATTATAACAAGATTTAAGCAAAGTATTAGAATAATCGCTAGATATATTTGGAAAGATAAAGATGAAGAATTGAAAGAAAATCCTTTATTTGAAAATATTGCTTTAGCTGTTATGTTCGGTACTACTAAAGCAGATGGAATATACCTTACTATCTGTATGATTTAGGAGGTAACATATGATGTACGCATATGTGTTTTATAATAGTATAATATTTAGATTCGAGCCAAATAGAATGACATTTAGAGATTTAGATGATTATGATAAAACACGTAGAAATACTTATGCTGAATTAGGTAAGTTAACTAAAAATGGACTTGATGTTAATAAAAATAACACCAAAAAACCATCATGGGAGGAATATGTTGCTATTACAGCATGGTCTTGCTTTATTTTAGAATCTAGAAATACACAAAAATTCAAAGAATTCTACGAATTATTTGAGAAGGAGGTAAATATGAGTTATGCGTATGTATTTTATGCTGATTACATATTTAGATTTAATAAATATCATATGATGTTTAGAAAGAAATATACACCTATCAACTTCTTTAGAGAATTGCCTGGTCACCACAAAAATGGTGACCCATTTACTATGGATGAGATGTTAATGCATTCTAAAAATTGGAATCAAGAGATCGCAAGATCATATTGGTTATTCTATAGGCAAGATTATAATGATAGATTTAAAGAATTTTATAAATTATTTGACGAGGAGGGAAGTATGAAGCATTATATATTCTTTTATACAGAGAACTTTACATACAGAATGAGTAAAGGTTTAATAGAAGCTTACGATAAAGAAAAGAAAGAATGGGGTAAAGTAGCTACTTATACATTACCGTCTGATTTTGATTTTAAATCATTAATTGGATGTATGATAACAGATCATTTTGGATTTCTGACTGCAGCTAACGGAGAATTACATCAATTTATAAATTATAAAGACACTGCACCTAGATTTTTAGAGTTTTTAGATATAATTGAAAAAGGAGTAGACGTAGAAGATGAAGAATGAAGAAAAAGATTTACTGTCTGCAAATATAGTACCACATGATCATAAATATGCTAAATCTTGTTTACAGTATAATATAGCTCATGGATTCTTTAAAATAAGAACTGATAATGTGGATTTAGTATGGGAAAAATTAGTTAAATATAACTACAGTAAAGAGTTATTTACATTATTTCCATCAAGAAAAGAAGGAACTGATATTATAGTATGTAAGTATGTTTCTAGAACACCATTCTTATTTTGTGAAAAAGATGATATTGACATGCTAACATTACAACCAACTGATAAAGGTTTCATTACTTTACCATGGCTTAAAGCTAATATTTATATCAATCTTATAATATTAGATGGTCAACCAGATGAACGCCTAATTGGATGTAGTAGAGGCTTTCATTTTGATAGAACTATTAAAGAAATATTGGCATATTATAGACCTCAATATGCATGGAATGATAATAGTAAAAATGATAGAGAACTTCCTATAATTGTAGATGATATTATGAAGAATAAAATTTATAATTATTTGGATAGTAAAGCTGGTGAAATAAATGAATACCTAATAGATAAAAATGGTATGATAACATCACTTGCACGTATTTTGAATTTAACTCATTGTTGGCATATAGATTCAGCAGTACCTTATAATAAATATGATATTCCTAATATTATTACTAGATATAGAATCAAAGGTTTTAAAAAGCATTTTGATGTTGCAGCTGAATTAATAAGAAATACATCTCAAAATGAACAAACATACATCAATAAAGTAGAAACTGAAGGTAATAAAGCTATTATAGAAGTTATTAATATAAAATCTTTCCCTTGGTGGAGTAGTGTAGTATCAAAATGTAAAACTATACCTGAGCTAAGATATTATATTGAGTCAAATAAAGAAGAGTCAATATTTCTTGAAGATGAGTGTACTATAGATACAGATTATAGAATATATAACGCACCAATTAATATGGACTTTAATATATCTGGTATTGATCATTACCAATTTGATAATGATTCTAAGATACTTGATACTGATACTATATTTGAAAAGGAGCAAGATTATATGCAAGAAGCATTGAATGTTATTAAAGATAGAATAGATAGTAAAAAATTTGGAACTGCTGATAAAGTGGAATTAAATTTAAAGTTCTTATATGAAGAAACTGTAGAAAATGGAGAAATTGTAACATTAATTACTAATACTACTGAGAAAACTGGTAATGTTGATATAGATTCTGTATTAGATTATTTAAAATCTTATAAGACTGTATTTGGATTTGACGGAGATATTCGTGAAAGTATAGTAGTTGGAGATGAATCTAAAATAAAAGAAACTACAAACCTAATATCAATTATTAGATGTCAAATGGGATATGCTGGATTAATACCAGCATCTAATTTAAGTGCAACTAAAGATATTAGATATTATGTCTTAAATGGATTAAAGTCAAATGAATTCGGAGCTTCTGTATATTTTGGTAATGTTATGAGTCATGTTATGTTTACTGTAACTATTGAAGCGCCAGAAACTAGTAAACCTGATTTATCTGATAAGTGTATAGATGAATTAAGAAATGTATTCAAGCAAACAATATCAGACGGGTACTTAAGTATAAATAGAAAGAAGGTAACTTATGAAAGAATCGACTAAAAGTTTGATAGAAATTGAAGTTGAATATGGGATAGTATCATTTCAAAATAAAAATCATAAACCGTCTCCAGATTTTTTCGAATCTAGTAATGTAATTATATTTCCAGAACCTAGCATGAAACCAAACTATCCATCACCTCTTAGTAATTATAATATAAATTTTAGATATTTCATTATTAAGTCAATCCAGACAGTAGATAATGAGAATAAATTAAAAAATAGAGTGGTATTTAATACTACACATATGTTTGACTATATTTCTAAACATTATGATTATAGACTAGGTATACATGAATATAGATGTACAGTATCATCATTTGTAATAGATTCTACTATACCATATCCAGAGATAAAAGCGATGATGGAAGATAATAATGATTTATATAAAAAGAATTTAATAAAAAAAAGTATATGATAGTACTATAGATGATATATCATCACAACCCGCTAAAGATGTCTCAATCGGAAGACTTCTTAGACTGTATAATACGCCTAATAGAGAAAATGCAGTTTATAATACTGAAAGATGTGGATTTAGTGTTGTTATTAAAATGACTGATGAAAGTTATCTTAATAAAGTTCTTAATATATTTAATAAAGTGGACTATGGTTTTATTAGAGCACAAGTAATGAAGGAAGAATATACTGAAATAGAGGTATTTATATACAGTAAGGATAAACTTCAAATAGAACTTGATATTCAAAGAGTTATTAAATTTATTAAAGGATACTTAAAATGCTATCAAGATAGCTTTGAAATTAAAAGATTTGAATTAGACCATAATAATGGAGCATTATATCATAAATTTAATCTTACTGGTCATGATAATGAAGTATTTAATTTAAATGGAGATAATGTTGGGATAATATATTTTAGATTTACTGATGAGTATAAGTATAATTTAGCAAAAAATGTATATGAAGAAACTACTGAATTTGAAAGAGCTCCTGAATATGGGCGTATTAATAGTCCTGCTAATAGAATTATAATAACTCTAGCTGCTACTATTAAAAATGGAATATGTGACGATGATGAAAATGATAATTATTATACTGAAATTAATAGTATAAATTTATTAGAAGATGCATCATATATACCAGAGAAGTTCTCATATATTAGAAAACTATTAAGCGATAATGTATTTAATTATAGAGAAAGTATAGCATATGATGGTAGTGTAAATAAAGAATTTATCTTAGGAGAAAACCTAGTAGATTCTGAAGAAATTTCAAATTATTTAGATTGGTTTAAAACACCACTACAATGTTTACTTACTAGATTATGTTATATAGATCATGTATTTAAGAGTCAAGTATTTTATGGTGTATATCTAGATAATATGCATGATTATATAAAATTTGAGTTTACTAATCCAATAAGAATATCTGAAGATAAAGAACCAGAACTTACTCATGTATTCTTCAATGTAAATCTTAAACCTTATGTAGCTAAGAATATTAAAGTAGACCCATCAAAACAGACAGAATTTAATAATGCTATAGCTAAAATTATGAATAGTAAATATAACCCAATAGCACCTAATTTAAGAGAATCCGAAGGAAAAACTGCATGTGATTGTGGAGGTAAATAAATGGAATATAATGATGGAAGTCCTTACATGTGGGTTAGTGAAGTAGAAAAACTATGTGAAGGACTATCTAATAAAATAGTACAAGGTATTAAAGAAGGTAAAGAATTTGATAAAATCGAAGTTATCAATACATTAGATGCTGAGAATTTTGGTGATAAAAAATTAGAATTTAATGTAAAATTTAAAGATGAGTAGGTGGTTATATGCTAGATAAGTTAATGACGACTGTGTCGTGTATGTTTACTTCTAAAAAGAAAAAACCTTCTATGAGTTTTGATTCTTTAGTCGAAATGGCTAATAATATAAATCAAGAAATTATAGATAATGCTAAAATTGGTAATAGAATGGTAAAACTTATATTTTATGATAACTCTGATAATTTCGGAGGAATACAATATGAGATGATATTTAAACCATTCAAACAACAAAAGTCCGATAAGGAATTTTAAACAAAATAAATATATAATAGAAAGCAGGGGCTATCCTGCTTCTATTGTATTACAGATAAACGAAATTACTGTAGTTCTTTTGTAATACTAGATAATCATACGCGTCGTGTTTATCTTTTGTGTAACTATCTAATATCTCAGAACTTATTTTACGTATTTCTGTATCCAGAAACTCTTGTTCACGTTGATATTTATCTTTAAAATCAGAATTATAAAGATAATCTGTGAACTTTTTAAAATTTTCTTTAACAGAATTAAGATAACTCATATTAACACCTCCTTTGAGAATAGTGTAATATGGTAGCGAAATTCCAATATTTATATAAAATCAATAGCCTGATTTTATAACTAGATTATATGGAGTAGATAGTTCCTACTCCATATTCTATACCTATGTTAGGTATAAAGATTTACTTAGGTCTTTTTGGTCGACTATATAATTGTAAGCATTTTTCTTATCAATTGTATAGTCTTGACCTAAATCGTTAGATATTTCTGTGATTAACTTATCAAGAAATGTTTGTTCTAAGATAAATTTATCATGGTAGCTTGTTGAATTGTCGTTTATGATATATTTATCGAAGAATTCATTAAACTTATTCTTGATAGAATTAAAGTAAGAATTACCCATAATACCACCTCCTTTCATAAGTTGGTGGTGAAATCTATATAAAATAGGAACTATCTATTTTATATTTAGGTTAAAAAAGAAGATACCCCAATATTAGAATATTCTAATATTGGGGTAATCCTTTTATTTATTTTCTTTATTTACCGATCTACAGATACGATCGGTAATCTTATATGCTGCATAGCATATTATTGCTATACCGATATAACCTAGTCCAGACGCACTGGCTTTAACTATATTGCCAGCGACGTCATACTCGTACACATATTTCATTTCAATTCGCCTCCTTAGTATCTTTTATAACACCATATGTGATCATTAAGTTGCCAATAACAGCAACTCCTAATGATAAATATCTATTTTCTATTTTCCAGCAGCTATAGTAGTGATAGCACCAGCTGTTATAGCTGCTCCTTTAACTATTTTATTTATGTTCATTGCTTGCCTCCTTTAGATTAATGATTTCTTTTCTATCATTTTCCATAGTTATAGCACAGACTATCATAACTGCACCAGCTAATCCTAACATTCCACTCATAGTTTTATCTTTGCTATAAGCTTTTCCCGCAAGCCATAATGAAGTAGTCCCAAATCCTATAAGCATTCCAGTACCTATAGCTCTAATATTTTCTTTTAAATTCATTTTCATTCCTCCTCATATGATAGCTTATACCCTAAGTACATACTACCAATTAGTAACGCTCCTGACAATAGTTTTCCCATAGTAGAATCAGAAGCTTCTTCTACTACAGTATATGTAACGTTAGATGCAACCGTTTTAGTTGCACCTAACATGAATTCTGCTAAATCAGATATATACATACAGGATCACCTCTATTCAGTGATCCCTAATAATCTGTCGTAGCATTTGCATACATCTGGAAATGCTGTATACATCTTAGAGTCATAATAGTATCTATCAGATTTACTATTATGAACTCTTAGTACTGTCTTTAGATCTTTTGGGTATAGATCTATAGCATTTGATAGAGTTTCTAACTCTTTCTCATTGAAAGTGTAGATATCAAATGCTTCTTTATCATAAGATATTAATATGATATTTTTGTACTTTTTAGGAAATATTACAGTTCTTTGAACTTTATCAGGATCAAATTTATGTAGTATACAAATTTCCTTATGCGATACCCAAGCATTATCTTGAATATCCTCCCTAACTATTTTAGACCAAGCAACGTCAGTTATAGTTCCTTGATCTATTAAATATACAGTGACACCTTCACTGTCTAAATCTTTATTTGTTCTTATAATATTAGCAATGAATGATTCCATTGAGTCATTATAATTTATTTCAGAAATAGGTATCCATTTTTCCATTATTCATCAACTCCTTCTTCAATTTCAGCTAGTGATTGTAGTAATCTGTAACGATCATATGCGTCACCGATTATATTGAAAGTACCTGCTAAACCGGCATACAGATTTGGAGAATCTAAAATCTCTTTAATAGATCTTATATCACCTTCTAGACGAATGCCTGCAACAGTTGTGGCAAACTTATTTGGATTTGAAAGTGGAATGATGTCACTTTTATAGACTATAATGTATGACAATATTTCCTCTTTTGCATAATGATTCAATTTATCTTCAATACCTTTGAACTTACATATGTCGTGTATTGAAGATCTTTTTCCATATTTTGCTTCCAATTTACTTATTATATAATTTTTCATTTCATCCCAACTCTTAAATTCTAATCCTTCAAGTATTTCTTTAGCTTTTTTCATCTTATTCCTCCTAAATTTTTATTAGAATATATAACATCGCCTAATATTATATATTCCTTATTATCTACATTAGTATATGTAATCGTTAAAACGCTATCTCTTCATTCCTTCGAGCGGATTCTTGGATTTTATAAAAATTAGCAAAAAAAAAATAAAATCGGGATAATACAATATAAAATCATATTATCCCGAAATATTAACTAATCTTATAAATTAGTGTTATATATTAAACTATAAACTGGTTGTATCTCTAATAAGTCACTCATATCATCGTTAAACTCTCTAAATTCCGAATGATATGGTATCCTAAGATTTTTCATTATATCTGCAGTTAGTCCGAACTCTTTAACTTTTTCTAGAATATGTTTAGTTTGTTCTTCTTTACTCATTTTATACTGCTTACTGCACCAATCTATTAAATCTTCATATTTACTTTTCTTATTATCTATATAATTTTCTTCTGTTGTATCTTCTATAAATTTTTCTAATAAAATTTTTAAAGCTTTACATTCTGCAATCATATTTATCATCATAAATTTAGCATTATAATCTTTATAAATATAATTAAAATTTCTTATAGTACCAATTAATTTAATATTTGATTTAAATTTAAATATTAAGAATTCCATATATCTTCTACTAGTTTTACTCATGTCATCAAAATATGGTTTATCGTACTCTGATAATAGATCTAAAATTCTTTTATAGTGACCATCCTTAAGTTCTTCGAATTTTGAGCTATTTTCATATTCAGGATCAATTGATGGTATCTTACTAATATAAGACTCTACTCTCCACTTCATTAAAAATAAACTATCTCCAAACATTGTTCCGTTTAACATTTTTCACCAGCTTTCAATAATTCATAATAATATTCTATAACTTTAAATACAGGTTGTACATTACTAAATCCACACGCATTAAAAGTTTTTATGTCATCTCTGCCATAGTCTCTAATATCAAGCTTAGTACATCCTTGACTTCTAAGTATATTTTTAACATCTTCAGCTTTTTTATTTATCTCTTCTTTTGTTAATCTATTAAGATGCATATTATTAATATAATCATCTAACTCTTCAATTAATACAGTCCATTTACTAGTACTTCCTTTATAAATGTCACCTTTTATATTATTTTTAATCATATTTTCTATTATTAATTGAGATTTAACACATTCTTCTTGAATATCACGATTAAAGAATTTAAATGCACTTATATATTCACCAGGTATACTTTCAATATACATATTATAATATACATTATATAATATTAATAGATATTCTACCATTCTTTCAGTATTTTCTTCTAGTTTATCAACATAGGCAAGATTATTAATTCTATCTATAATACTAGTAATCTTTTTATCAAGTATTGCTTGTACAGTATAACCAATTCTAAGTAAATCAGATTTAGGTCCTACTATTTTATTATTATTTAAACATTCATTTACAATTTCTATAAATTTAGCTCTTTCTTCTTCTGTTAATTTAAGTCCTTTATCCATTATAACCTCCAATTAAATAAAAAAGTGGTGGTGCCCAATAGACACCACCGTTATAATTAATCATCAGATGGTACTTTACCACCAGAGAATCTATACCCAAGATAGCTACAACCAATAGTTACTACTCCAGTTATTAATAACCAGAGTATCTTTTTACTCAGTGGAGTATTATTAACAGCAGCTGTACCCATCATATCAGATACATTACTAGCTGTATTATTACCCATAAACTCAGCTAATTCGGAGATAAATACCTTACTCATTTTATTCATCCCCTTTATTTGATCCTTCTTGCTCATTAAATAGAGCGATAACTTCTTTACTAGCTTCTTCTGATAATTTATGATAAGAACCTTCAGCTAATAAATACACATCTAAAGATTCATTTGATAATCTTACAAATGTATTATCAAAATGAATTCTTAAAGGCATCAAAGTTTTAGCTTGAAGTTTTTCCATTGATTTTGGAGTTAAACTAAATATTTCTGCATCTGGATCCATTTTAATTGCAATAGACCCGATATAATTACCATATATAACATGACTTCTACCAATAACATCATCAAATTCTATATTATTTATATCGGATGTTAAAAGTATTGTATTTTCATATTTGTCTGCAACTCCAATTTGAGTTATTGTATCTTTATGTATTAATAATATATTATATTTATGATTATTACTATAATTAAATATTATTTGAGTTAATATAGATATTAAAGCAGTATCAAACTCATTTAATGGTTTTGAAACAGTCCAATTTCTTGGTTGATTAACTCCAAAATTTACATTTTGCATACTATTCCATCCCATTCCTGCTGACATACTAGTTATTCTTTTCTTATTCATATTCTATTTCCTCCCTTTTATTAAGCTTTTACAGCATCTTCTACATTTTCTACTACATTTGCAGCTTCTTCTTTAGCTTCTTCAACTGTTTCTTTAACTGATTCTTTAAACTCTTTAATTTCTTCTTTTAATTCTTTTAGATATTCATTTGACTCATTCATATTTTCTTTGATAATATCTTCTATTTTAGTTCTTCCTTCTTCTTTAGAAATATTACCATGTGCAATATCATATGATGTTTTAGCTATATCCTTATTTCCCATAACTAAACCTAAACCAAATGAATATTTAGTTAATTTATAAACACCATACCCAGCCAATCCAACTAAACCTACTTTTAATAATCCTTTTAACATATTAACTCCTCCTTTTATAATTCATTATACACTAAATCTAATAACATATATCTTTCCAAACCTTTAACTAACTTCTCTTGCAACTTATTATCAAATAATTTATAAGTTGTAAATAGCTCCATTAATATGAATACTACATCTTTACCAATTCTCGTATCAACTGCAGCATTCACTACAGTAGCAGATAAATCTCCTTTTATTATAAGAGATACATCATCAATAAATTGCATTAGAATATATACAATACTATCAATATTATCTTCTAATAACATTATTGATAAACTATTATCACATTTTCTGATTAACATTTTCATTATATCTGCTAATATACCTTTATTATATTCTACTGCTAAAGTATGTAATCTAATATACTCATTACAAACACTAGCTAGTCTAGCCCTACTTGTAGACTTTCTAGTCATTATAGGTAAATTACTAATATCACGATATACCTCAAAATTACTATCTTTAGATAATTTCTTCTTTAATGCTGATTCAAATTCATTATACATATATGATCTAACTACTCCTGGGTAATTATATCTCGATTCAGATTTATAAGACCTATGTACAATGTTATGAGTACTTTCAGATGTACCCAATTTCTTTTCTAATACTCTAATATTATGTCTACAGCCTTTAATTATATCGAAATTATCAACTATATCCATAATCATAGTTTTAATAGCTGTTTCTTCTTCCTTTACTAACTCAGTAAACTTAACTTTCATTTCACCATCTCCTTTATATTTAGCACTTTATATAAGCATTATATTTTCACCTCCTAAAATCAATTTATACGCATTTAAATACCGTTATAAGACGTTCTAATAATTTACTATATAATTTATCATTATATATTATAGAACGTATTAAAAGTGCTTTATATGGCTTTAAATGCGTATTTTAACATATGCTTATACTATCTTATTATATGTAATTAATGAAATATTAATTATTATGAGTTTTCATCAGTAATTATTTCATATTCTAAACCAATTTTATAAAGATTATCTTTTATTCTATTATAATATACATCATCTTTTATTATTTCATAATATTCATCACCATGTAATTCTCTATAAAGTTCATCATTCCATTTAGCTATAGTATTTATTATATACATATCTATTAGCTCTCTTCCATTTAATACTATATCAAATTCTTCACATAATTCATGTATACAATGTAGTCTTAATATAAGCATTATATGACTATAAGTTGCCATAAAATCTAGACGTTCTTTTATAAATTCTGGAAGTTCTTTATAATTCTTACCGTCTAAATCTTGACATGATTTTATATACCCGTCATATTTATACTTATTATCATCTAAGAACTTTAATTCATCTTCAGATGTATTAATGTTATTATCTTGTAAGAATTGTCCCATTTTATCATAATCGAATAGACCAACCCAATAGTTATTAGCTAAGTCTTCGCTTCCCATAACTTCTTCTAAAAATTCAATCATTTTTGGTTTAAATAACTCTCCATATGGATGTGTATATTTATTTAATATTTCTTTATGATTCATTTATTCATCTCCTATATTAATTTAAAACTGATTATAATTAAAACTATCATAAATACTGCTAATCCTATTAATATACCATAGTTATATCTTTTAGTTATTTTATTTATGTTATCATTATAATCTTTTACAATCATTTCAACTTTTTCTTCAGTTTCACGACTAATTTTCTCTAATTTATTATCAATAGTCGCAGGATTCTTATTCTTTTTCTTCTTACCTTTAAATTCTTCTCCTGCATACTTATTATAATGTTCCTTTTTGTATTTTATTTTACCAGAATATACTTCTTCGGCAACTTCACTATTTCTAATAATTTCTCTGTTATATCTATTACGTTTCGATCTTTGCCCTTTACCCATGGTTCACCTCTTTATTTTTCCTTAATTTCACACGTTTAAGTGGTTCTACTGGTTTTGGTTTAGGTGGATCTTCAATACCACCTAAACGCTTTACTATTTTCAATATATCTTTAACATCTTTTTCTAATTTATCAAGTCTATTATTAATAACATCAAAATCACTAGACTCTTCTATTATTTTAACTTTAGAATCATCTAATTCTTCTAAAACATATCCATCTTCAAAGAAATTTGATGTTACTCTAAATCTTTGACCATTTATTGTTACTATCTTACCTAATATGTTGATAGCTGTCAAATTAGTCACCTCCTAACGTGACAATGCATCTACTAGATTTGCTAACTTTATTTCTAATTTAGCAACTCTTTCTTCTAGCTCTTCTATTCTATCCTTTGGTTTATCAACTATAAAATTTTCAATTGGTTCTATTGTAAGTCCATCACCAGATGAGTCAGAAACTACCTTATACTTTTTTCCTTCTATTGTTACTATTTGTCCAACCATTAAATTATCACTCTCCTTATATTCTTCTATTTCTTCCATAGTACATCCATCAAAATATGTTCTAGATAGTACTTTATATTTATGTCCGTGTATAGTAATGATATCACTCATTATCCATCATCCTTCCACGTGATTATCAAATTTTGCATTATGCAGATCTTTAATTAATTTATATATTTTATTAACCGATGCGTTAAGTTTATCCATTCTATTAGAAAGAGCTTCAATATCTGCAATAATTTCTGTGAATTTATCATCCTTATTTTCGATCACTTCTTCCAGAGTATATTCGTTGCCAGATGTTCTAGCAACGACTTTATACTTTTTTCCTGCTATTTTTATTATTTTTCCTATCATATTAACTCCTTATGATATATAATACTTACCTTTTGGTATGATTACACCTTTATCACCTTTAGATATCATTAACGATTTATTTATTTTTTCAATACTACTACATATCTTAACCATATCTAAACTAGTTTCTTTCCATGCTTCAGCTATATTCTCCAATCTTTTCTTATACTCTAGATTCCATTCCTTTTTCATATTAGACTCCTTATACTTCTATATTATTAAGAATATTACTAGTTTTTAATAATTCTTGCTCGATATCATTTACAACATTTTTAATTTCATCAATTATTTTTAATTTTTCCTTTACATCTTCAGATACATCAATTGCTTCTAATAATAACTGGCATTGACTTTTGTGTTGACGTGATGATATTTTTATTATATCATAAATTTTACCATTTAGTTTAATTTTAATATCTTTAGTTTTCTCTAAATCAATTAACAATACAATCATCTCCTATTTTATTATTTCTAATAGTTTACTATAATCCATCCATTGCTTTACTTTTTCCATTTTAGATTTACTAGGATTTTCTCCAAGTATTAACCAATCAGTTTTGCTACTTACACTATCAGTTACATGTCCACCATGACTTTCTATAAGTTCTTTAATACTTTCTCTAGTATGTCCTGGTATACTTCCAGTAACTACAAAGTTAAGGCCATTTAACTTATTACTTTTAGTAACCTTAGTTTCAGCTTCCATATTAAGATATTTTCTAAGATTTTCTATAAGTTTGATGTTTCTCTTATTTTCAAACCAATTTCTCATAGCATTCAACATTTCATTACCAACACCTTCAATATTAACTATAGTTCCATCCATTACAGCATCTTTAATTTTATCAATACTACCATAATGGTTTGCTAATGTTTTACTCATTCTACGTCCAATAAATGGTATTTGTAGTCCTGCTAATACTCTATTAAATGGTTGATTTTTACTATTATCTATTTCTTCCATAAGTTTAGTAGCATTCTTTTGTCCAAGTGTTTCTGCTAGTGTTCTAAAACCTATATCTCTTATAAAGCTTCCATATAAAACATCCAAATTATCATCTTCATTCATTACATAATATACTATACTAGTAGCAGCAGCATCTCCAAGACCTCTAATATTCATAATATCTCTAGATGCAAAGTATTTAAGTTGTTCTATTCTACAACCAGTGCAATGTTCTGGATTACTACAACCTATAAATGGATCAACTTCTACAACTTTATTATCACAATATGGACAAATGTCTGGAATTTCTATATCTTTTTCATTTCCAGTTCTAGCTTCAGTTATAACAGATACAACTTGTGGTATTATTTCTGCAGCTTTCTTAACTATTATTCTATCATAAAGTTTTAGATTCAATTTCTCTACCATTTCAGCATTATGTAAACTTGCATATGATACAATAGTTCCACCAATAGTTACTGGTTTAAAACATGCTACTGGAGTAAGTATACCAGTACGTCCAATAGTCCAATCTACTTCTTCTAATGTCGTTACTACGCTATCAGTAGGATATTTATAAGCAATTGCCCATCTAGGACTATTAGCACGATTTCCTAAAGCTTCCCAGTATTTCTTATCATTAACTTTTAGTACTGCTCCATCTATATCAAATCCATAATCTTTTGCTTTGATAGCATTGATTACTACTTCCATATTCTGAAGATCAGTTGATTCAACTATGTATCTATATTTATCCATAGTTGGAAGTCCTAACCTATGCATCATAAATATGTCTTCTAATTGAGTTGGTGTTCCATTTCCTACTATATAATAGAATAATACATGAAGTCCTCTTTCTGTAACAACATTAGCATCTAACTGACGTAATGTCCCACTAGCAAGGTTTCTAGGATTTGCATAAGGAATTTCTCCTTCGCTTGCTCTTTGTTCATTGACTTTATCGAAGTTCTCTCTAGTCATATAAACTTCACCACGAACTTCTATACTTACAGGTTCTTTTAATTTTAATGGTATATTTCTTATTTGCATTACATTTTCAGTAACATCTTCACCAATAGTACCATTTCCTCTAGTAATTGCTTGTGTTAGCTCACCATTTTTATAAATACAACTAATAGAAAGACCATCTATTTTAGGTTCTACTTCTATTTCAATAGTGTTAGTATCACAAACATTTTGTATCCATTTTACAATATCTTCTATATTATAACTATTCTCTAATGATAACATTGGAACTTTATGTGCTACTTTGCTAAACTTACTAATAGGATTAGCCCCTACTTTTGTAGGGGTAACTCCATTTTTCTTATACAACTCGTTTAATTCTTCAACTAATTTATCATATTCAAAGTCTGATATTAGACTTTCATTATTGTTATAATAAGCATCTGCATACTTATTTATTAACTCTTCTAGTTTCTCTATCTTATTTTTGTCTTCCATCATTAATCACCTCTTTAACTTTCTCCTTTAAAAGATATTCTATATTGTCTACTGGTGAATCAAAATAAATTCCACCATATTTCATAATTCCAATACTAAAATTTAGTATTTCTATATCAGTTTTATTAAAGTTAATATCAATTTCAAACAGTTTCTTTAATTCTTTTTCTTTGATCCATGTATAATTTCCAAAAGAGTATTCATCAAATATTTCATATATCTTTACTTGATTATTTGGAAAATCTGGGCAGTGATGTTCTAATTGTAATGCTCTTTTAAGATAATTTATAAAATCATGAGCTTCAATTAATACTATACTATTATTTCCATTTTCTTCTTCTGTAGATGTAAAATCTAGTATAAAGTTCTTCCATAAGTATAATGTATGACATATTGTCATAAAATATGTTAGAAATTCTTCTCTATAGTTATTTAATAAGAACTTTATATAATGGTCTACATCTATATGTGATACACTATTATAATGAGAACTTATAATACAATTTAACATCATACTAGCTATAAGTGATACTGTTATATTAAATAGGTCTGTTTTCTTAAAACCCTCAGATTCAAGTTTATATAAATCTTCTTTAAGAGACTTTACCATAGAAGTTACTTCGGAAATATTATTAGTAGGTTTGTATCTATGGATAAATCCCATACTAGTCCAACCTATAGTCTGGTCACATAATTCACTTAAAGCTTTCACTGGATATGATCCAATCCTATCTTTAATATAGATATTTTCATTATTCTCTTTAATAGTATTTTTAAAATCATTACACATTTTAATTTTTATTACTCTTCCCATATTTCCAATCTTTTTATAAAATCTTATTGGTCTAGGTATATCATACGATCTATTAAAGTTAACTGTTCTCATCTTAGTCCTCCAATTATTTGTAATCCTCTCATAGTAAGTTCTTTATCATCTATTCTAGTATCATTTATCAAGTATAGGAAATTTCTAATCTCCTCAATAGATTTACACATATCATTCTCATTATTTAGAATTTCTGCAATAGTATTATGATATTTATTTAAATCCTCAGGCTTTTTAAATATCATATACTTAAGTTCTTTCATTTTTCTAAAAAGTCTATTTTTACTAAAAGTTAAATGAAAATTTCCAACACCTTTATTGAATAGTGAGTATTCCATTAAATCTAAATGTCTAGGTACATTTACGACTTTATATTGATGATACAGTCTATCAGTTACTAATATAGTTTTAAATATACTCATTATATAGAATTGAATATAAAGCTCAGCTATAAATTGATTATAACCTACAGCATCTATAATTCTTTTAAGAGTATCTACAGATGATTCACTTTCTTCATATAATATTTTATCTATATGACCGTTACTAATACAAGATACACACATTAAAATACACAAGTAATCTACAACTATTTCAGTTTTATCTTTTTTAGTTTTATTTATAATTTTTAATTTGCTTTCTAATTCTTTAGAATAAGATCTCCATACTCCATCAAACATGATGCATAAATCAGTGTTGTCATATTCACTAGCTTTGATGTAGTAACTAACTAAATAATTTGGTATTTGTTTAATTAAGCTAGTAAGTTGCATCTTATTCTCATATGTAATTCTGTTTCCAATATCCCTGTGTTTGTTAATCTCTGTTAAATCTCTTAGCAGAGTCTGTTTAAACAATTCGCCATACTTGTCAAACTTTTTCTTTACTTCAGGGTCCATTCTTTTACTAAATTTAATCATATTAACGCTCCTTTACATAAGCCTTAATTGGCTTATTATATACAATATAAATAATAATACAAGTACAAACACTGTTATAGATTTTAATTTTTCTATATTAGTTGTACTATTAACAGTTTTATGCATAGTTAATCTCAATATGTATAATAATACTACTAATATTACTATTGCTACACACTTAATCAACCATAATAGTTGCATAACCGACACCTTAATTCACCTCCTTTTACTATACTATTATATGTAATTATTGTATTATTTAATTTGCGCTGAAATAGATATCAACACAAGTATTAACATATGAATAAATGCTAATTTGAATGCTATAACTATAAGAGTGAGTATCATACTGAATCCTCTATTTTTAGGATCCTTATATGATTTAAAATCATCTATTAATGTATCACCAAATACGATTATTAGTGCGTATGATATAATCATTTCTATAAAATAATGCATTTCTAATCACTCTCCTTAAGTACAATTGTTAATAAAATATGCCCTGGTATCTTTACTTTATAATAATAATTCTCTACAACTTTACCTTCTGACACTATTCTATCCAATATATCTAATATCTTTGTGAACATATTTCTATCAGAGTGAAGTTCTATTGTAAATTCATTTCTTTTCATTTGAACTTTCCTCCCATGTTGCAGGTTCATCTATAGTTTCAAGTTTCTCGATTAACATCCTAACAACGCTAGACACTTCATGCACATGTCTACGTTCTGATAGATTAACCGCGGTTCTCTTTTTAAATTCAACTTCAATATCAATCCAATGTGTATTATAAAAACCCATTTTATACACACTATAATCATATATAAAGTATTTTTCATCATATTCTTTAAGCATTTTACCAAATGGTACTAAATCATCATCTTTACTATAAAACTTTGCTGTTAATATCATTTATTATCACCATCCTTTTTATATGTTATTATGATTTGACATGGTCTAGGGTCATCAGCATCATCGTGTTCAATAATCTTATCAATAGAGTACCCATCACTTAATATAGATTTTATATGTTTAACTACTTCCATAATCTGGATTCTGGCTATAGGATCCAAAAGTTTAATATTTGTCTGTCTTTTATTCTTCATGATTATCTTCCTTTTTAGCTATTTCTGATATTTTATTAATTAAAACTTCATAATCAACATCATCAAACCATTCTTTATAGTCCTCATCTTTATTTATTAATTCAATATGTATATCATAATGAGATTTATCTCCAGCTATACTAGATTCCACTATGCTAGTTATATTAAAATCTATTAATGCATGTGTTAATTTATACTCTAATAATAGCGCTAATATGGGTTTTGCATCAATATTTTTATTTATTTTAAAATCTAGTTTAACAATTTCATCTGCAAGACTTTTCTCATGCTTTTTATAATACTCTACATATACAAAATTTATATGATCACGCCAAAATTCACTATAAGACCCACACGCATGCTGTATGGACTTTGGGTATATACCATTCTGAATATTGGCCATCATTTTCATTGCAACTTTAGTTAAATCAAACTCATACTGTTTTCTTCTTATAATTTCAGTTCTATTCATTTTTAATTGCACCTCTAGTCATCTCAACTTGAACATTAAACTTATCTCCAATTTTAATAGTATTAAATTTATTAATATGTTCTATAACCAATCCTTCATCCAACATACCAGATAATTCATTTATAAATTGATACACCATTTCAGCAACCTCAGGTTCTAAATCACATAATGTAATTCTGTCTTTCAATATTTTCATTATTCATCGTCCTCCTTATCAAACTCTAACTCTACATTATACGGAAAATCATCATCTTTATCATAAGTTTTATATATACTTGTAATACTATATCCTTGCTCTAATTTCTCTTGAATTTCTTTCATCATACTATAGACTGCATCTCTTAATAATTCTGTTTCATTTTTAATCGTCAATTTCTTAGTTTCCATTTCTATCTCCTTTAGAATACTGTCAAAATACTAGTAGTCATAATCTTTCCATTTTTATTTAATGGACACATAATTCCCATTGTAGTAACAACTTGACCTAATTTATGTTCAAATTCTGTTGCAATTGTTCTATCAACAAATGCAAATTTATTCCATTCTAATATTAGCGGATATTCACTTATATCCATTGGTAATGCAATCTTATCAATACTTTCTGGAATATCTATATATGGGTCAAATGTTACATCAATACCAAAGACGTTATATATTTCATCTTTAGTTTCCATCTTATCAATTTGTCTTATTAAATCAACTCCTTCCTGTAAATTAAATTCATTAGCATCTGTCAATGCTTTAGCACTCTGATATATTTTAAATAATTCTTTTTTATCAGAGTTACTTACTTTGTACATATTCTTCTTATCAGTTTCACTCTCCTTCCCTTCTTTAAATTTCTCAGTTTTTGTTACAATACTTCTTAAAGCTTTCCATACAATAAGTTCCCATGCTTGATCGCATAGTTTATTAAACGTATCTGGTTGTTCTGCTTCAAACTTCATTAAGTTTTCTTTATCAAAGTTTAACTTTGCTACTCCAAAACTTCCAGGTACTTCAATAATATTATCTGGATATAATCTATTCCATAAACGTACAGCTTTAATTCTATGGTCACTCCATATAAGAGTATTATCTTTTGTTTTTAATACTGTTTTACCATCCAATAAGAACTTCTTAGATGTTACCATATCAAAAACCTCATCTGCAGTTTCTCTTATCTTATTAAGCACAGACTTATAATCAAATTCATTCATACTCTTCATAATATCATTCTTAACTATTTTAGCTACTTGTTCTGATATCATTGGGTTTTGGTCTGATTTAATAAAACCTAGTCCTTTAACTGCAAAACTATCTCTTCTCATAAAGTCTTTTATACTATAATTATAAGTATATGCCTTCTTACCACTAGCTAAGTGTATTTGGTCCATTACCATTTCACATTCAAGATCTATATAAGGTATTAAACTATCATCTATACCCTTAGCTTTAGCATAATTCTTAAGTCCTAACTTAATATTTCCTAAGTATATATTCATTAATATTAATATAACTACATTATTAGCTAATAATGGACTAGCATCCTTAAATATATCTGGGAATAATTCCATTATATGTTTTCTATCATTACTTAATACAGTAACATTACTGTCCGTGTCTGCCAGGCTTATATTATTTCTATGCATATTTTGTACAATATCCACCATAGTTGGCATATAAGTTCCTTCTAAGTAATCTCCTGCATAATAATAGAACCCATATGTAAGTTCTGTTATGTCTTTACATAATGAAGCTAATAATTCCTTCGTACGTTCATGTTTTACTGGATTTATCATTTCTCCACCATTTACTTCTACTATTAAATTATCGATTTTAGAGGCTTCTAATAGCGTTTTTAGACGTTCTTTAATAGAAGGTAATTCTAGTACCTTTGTAAGGTTATTACGCATATAAAGTACCTTTAAAGCGTTATAAGGCATACTTTCTAGTCTACTTTTTAAGAAACTCATTGCATAATAATTATCATAATGATATCCTAGCATAAATCTTATAACTGTATCTATATCTACGTCTGGTAATTGATACTTTTCACATATTTCATCATAATTAGATTCCAATACGGCATTAATTAAAGCTAAATGTGCTTGTATTACATAATATCTATAACCATTACCAAGAAGTTCATTTATTATAGATACAACCGCAATTATATTACGTCCAGATGTCGTAACAGTATCTGCAATATCTATATTATAGATATAAGCTTTAACAAATCCACCAAGACCATAAAATCCATTAAGTTTTACTTTAACCTTAGATTCTAGATTGGCATGTTTATTCTCTTTTATCTTATCACCTATATTAGCACTATTATTCTTAGCACGTTTCCATATTTGACGCACACCCATACCATTTATAAGCGTCCACCCAGTTATACTAGGTTTATTCTTATAAGAATGAATGCAAACACCATTCTCATTAAGAATAAGGTTATTTTGACTATTATAATAAAAATCAACAGCATTATATTTAACAGTATCGAAATATACACTATTCATTATTTCTATAAATCCATCTTTATAATGATTATTAAAGATAGATTCAAGTTTTTCTTTATCAATACCAGTAATCATATTTGCTTGCTTAATCCAATCTTGTTTAAAGTGCTCTTTGTTACTTAATACATTATCCATATACTCCTCCATATTTTAACGGTAAATAATATTAAATCCCCGATAGATTGTTAGTCTATCGGGGATATAGTTTTACTTTAATTTAAATTTTACATACTGATAAAGTGCGATTGTTTGTTCTAATAATCTCTTTTTATATAATAAGTTATTAGTTCTGTTATATATAATGTATAACACTATAGCAATACCAGCAGTAAAAAGAGATAAGTACACCATAATTATCGCTCCTGTTCTTTTTGTTGTTCTTTATCTTTAATATATCTTTTTCTGTCTTTAATGTATCTTTTATACTCTAATTTAATCATTTGAAGATGAATGAGTTGTTTTGCTGCACGGCTTGTAAAGCTGTATAAATATATTATTAATGGGATACTTATAATTATGAAAGCTATCATACACAATTTAACGAGAAAGATAAATATCTTACATATTAAAAGTACGAATATATTCATATATCTACCTTATTATATGTAATTATCTAGAACGTAATAACTAGCTCATCACGTTCTGGATAATACTTTATATTACCTTCTTTAAGTAATTCTATCTCATTATGATGTATAATATGTGCTTCATTTTTATAACCCATTGTATGTAAGGATTTATACGCAGCTTGATCTGATACAAAAGTATCTCCTCCATTATATATAGTTCCAAAACTATTAGCGTACACATTAGGTCCATATGTATATACAACTGGTCCTACTACAGAACCCATATATTGAGTTCCTAGATATCCACTATTATGTTGGCTATATTTTTTACGCAACATAGTTTTACCACTAAATGCAGAAGTTTCTACTCTAACAAAAATACATAGATTATCACTATTATAAACAGGTGCTATCTTCTTATCGTAGATAGCCGAAATCATATTATCTATATCCGTCTTTTTATATTCAGTTACAGATATATTGTGTAGATTTTCAATGAAGTAATTTGCTTCATCCACTTCAAATAAAACCCATTTTTTAGTATAATCTACTTTCTTTTCGCTAAGACCTAGTTCATCATTCTGTTTCTTAGTTAAGTACTCTTCATGTTGACGTATTATATATTTTTCATCTTCATCTAATTGATCTATTTCTTTTGCTAGAATTTCTTCTATATTAGCCGGTGGAGTATACTCCTTAGGCTTTGGTAATGGTTTAGTATCTCTAATCTTTATTAGTTCTTGAACTACAATATCAGCTAAACAGTTAGAATACTCGTCGTTTATTTGATATTGGAATGCATCTGGAACTACTATTCTGTTAGTGTCTATAAAATGAGCTTTATAAAATTCATCATCATTTAATTTGTCACTGTCTGAACTTATAAGAATTTTATCTAAATTAAATCCAAGACCATCTATTCTTATTGTCGATATAGGCTCTTTAACATCTGGCATATTATCAACAACTTTAGTTTTATCAGTTATTTTACCAAATATACTACAAGCTTCACAATAAGGATCTTTTTCTTTTACTCTTTCTACAAACTCTTTAACTTCTTTGTTAATCATTGTAAATATTATAGGGCTTTCCATTGTAAAAGTTGTTATATTATTGGCCTTACAGAATTCTCTTATTGCATTAGATAATAACTCATATAGGTTATGCACACTTTCGTCTACTAAACCTAGTTTTATATAGTACTCTAGAGTACGCATGTCTTCCAGTTTATGTTTCGATATATATGGTTTATATAAAAACATTGGAGTACTAGTTTTAGTTAATTTAGGTGCTTTACTATTCTGTTTTGTCATGAATACTAATTTCATCAATGTACACCTCCTTATCTATTAATTCTCTACTTCCATCTGGATTATAAATACACTTTTTATTCTCGTATTCTGGATGTTCTGCCCAAAATTCATCTCTTAGTAATTGTCTTATTCTTTCACGTTCACATAATTGATTAAGTCTTTCTATACCACCAGGTGTACGTTCACACTCATCATGAAATGCTGGACAATTCATCCAACACACACCAACATTTTTAACTATACAATTTTCACAACGTGGAAAATTCTTTATATTAGATAATACTACAGTAGAAGCTAATAAATGATCTCCTAGATTTTCAATTTCATCCATATTATGTTTAATATCAGCATATCTTATACAAGGAGATATAGTTCCATCATATCTAACTGTGATATCCTCGTCGAGACCACACATATATGGACTATGTTCCTTATCTATATCTTTACTAAAATACTCTGCATTGCCTTCATCATATACAGAAATATAATGTTCATATACTTGAGGTAAGTGTTCTTTACATAACATAATAAATTCAAACCATTCATTATTATCTTTAAAGTAATCTTCCATACTACGTAATGCATATATATGCCAATTATGTCCGCTTTCTGCTATAAATTTAAGATTTTCTACATATTCATCAAAATCTCTAAGAAGTAAACCATTAATACTAATATTAAATGAAACATATAATCCTTCTATTTTATTAACCTTTTCTATCATTTTACGAACAGACGGTTGCTTTTTAATAGTTTGATACGCATAATCTGTACCTTCTATACTAATAGTAACATGCCACATACGTTTCATAAGTTCACATGCTTTAGGATTATCAACCCATAAACCATTACTAATAATACAATAACGATATTCTGGATATTTATTCATAATATGTTCTATTAACTCTAAATTAAGAGATGGTTCTCCACCAAAGAACTCAATTTCTCCGTTGAAACCTGGTTCTTGTTTTATCTTCTCTATAGCTTTCTCAGCAGTTTCTATAGCCATGTTTTTCTTAGCTTTTTCTTTATGTTGGTAACAGAAAGAACATTTCATATTACAATTTTCGCTAACCAATAAAGATAAACCGTATTTATTTTCCATGCTAATTCCTCTCTATTCTTGGTAACCATATAGAGGTTCCCTATTTTCTAATAATTCTTTTTTCATCATATACATCATACGTTGTCTTTCACACAATAATTCCTGAGTTTCTTTTTTAAGATTTTTAAAAACTCCGGGATGTAATGAGCAGTGTTCTTTATTTTGAATCATACAATTCTTACAATTTGATATATAATCATTATTTATTATTTTATTAATAGTATCTGTATAATTATCTTTAAATGTACCAATTTTATCATCAAAATTCATATCAAATGGTATTATATTACCATTTGTATCAAATGTTAAATATGCTCCATCTAAATTATATAAGTATTGATTACCTGGATTTAAAAATCCGTCAGCAAATGATTCATCATAACCTATATATTCTTTATACATCTCTATATCTTGTTCTCTCATTTCATTTACAAAAAACCACCATTGTAAATTATCAGTCCAGTTATTATTATCTCCTAGATTCTCTAATATATTTACATATATTCCATGATTTAATAGATGTTTACGAAGTCTAACCATCTGCCTGACATCATCAACTTGTACTAAATCTGTCATAACCATAGAGAAACTTATTAATATATTAGGATTCTCTATTTTAAAGTTTTTAATATCATTCATTAAAAGCTCAAATTTATCAATTTTACGTATTTTCTTAGTTAGCTTTATAGTAGGTTCAATACTAATAACTATACTATCAAAATATTTACCCCACTTATGAATATTATAAGTAGAAGTTGCGTTTGTGTTTATTTTAATTTTCCATTTATTATATTTAGCATACTTTGCCATATCGATGAAGTCTTTATTTAATGTAGGTTCTCCACCAAAAAATATAATATTCTTATTACAATTTTCATCTGCACTATCTAGTATAGATTTAAATGTCTTAAATTTCATAAATTTATAAGGGTGAGTTTTTTGAAAACAGTAAGGACATTTAAGGTTACAGAATTCACTTATTAATAAGTTTAACCCATAACCGCCTATATCCCTAATATCAGTGATCATAATTAAATATGTAATCTAATGGTTTAGTACCACTAGAATGCAACTCCTTACATAGTAAGTACATTATTTTCACCCTTTCACAAAGAGTCTCTATTCTTTCAGTTTTACCTGCTAGCACAGATGCTTCAATTGCACCTGGACAAATAGGACAATGTGATTTATTTTTAATCATACAGTTTTTACATTTATCCCAACGATTATCATCTACAACGGATATAGTTTGTAAGTATGTATCTAACATCTCGGTATAAGATTTCTCATTAAATTTAACTTTACGATATTCTTTACCAAGGTAGTTACTACAAGGTATAAAATAACCATCTGACGTAAAACTTAAGCATTCTTCCATAGTACAAAATTGATTATTTTCAATATCTGCATTTTCAAATACATCTGGACTATAATTTATAAGACGTTTATATATCTCTTCATCGTGTTCTCTAAACCACATTATAAAATTATACCATTCAGAATTATCTTTAAAGTTATTCTTATCTGATAAATTTGGTAATAGTACATAATATATTTGACGTAATTGCCTAAGTAGCTTTATATGATTTATTATATCAATAAATTCTACCTCATGTCCCAATATAAAATCAGATACTACTATATTAAAGTATAATGTAGTTTTACTGTCTTTCAATAATGTTACTACATCGAATATAAAACGTTTTAAATCAGGTATCTTACGCATATATTTAGAAGTACTATTATTAGGTTCTATACTAACTATAAGACTATCTAATCTTTTAATATATTCTTTATCTTCTGGTGTAAAATTGATAAAATTCCCATTAGATGTAATACTATAAAGTAGTTTTGGATACTTATCCATTACCTTTTTAATAAGTTCAAATTCCAGAGTAGGTTCGCCACCAAAGAATTCTACATTTCTATTAAAGTATGGATTTTCTATAGCTTTGTCTATAATATCACATGCCAATTCAAATGTCATAGTTTTATTACTATGACAATTTCCTTGGTAACAATATGTACACTTAAGGTTACAATTCTCAGTTACATAAAGAGTGACTCCAAAACCATGTATAAGATCTTTTGTATTTAGTATAGTTTTATTTGCCATTTTTAATCCATTCCAATACTTTAATCATATTTTGCCAATTAAATCTTTTAAATCTATTAGCAGTTTTAATATGTCTACCTCTACAGTGGCAATCATTACAATTGCATTTACATTTTGCAGCAGACTCATTAAGAACACTCATCATAAGATCAAAGTCGTTATTATCTATATTAGTAACTTCTGGAACTTTGGCTGCTGGTACACTACCACCAACTCCTGCTGTAGCTTTAACACTATTAACAGCGGCTATAATCGCATTTATATGAGACGCTCTCATAAGATCTCCAGATAAGTTTCTAGGAGTAGTTTGACCTAGACCCCATTTAGCTTCCTGTTCTCTTAATTTTGCTACAAAAGCATTATAATCATTAATACTTGCTTTCACTATTATACACCTCTTTCTACTTGGTATATATCATTATTAACACCATTAAATTCATTTGTTACTATAACTGCAAGAAGTTTAGAAATATCATCATCGTCTGGATACTCTCTGTCATATACTAACATACAAACAGGTAGTTTTTCTGATGAATGTTCATTTCTTTTAAGATAATGAACTCCCATTTCTATATAATCGCTATAGAATATATTAATTTTAGGATTATCATATAATAATTTACTCATAAGATTAATATATTTTTCATATTCAGAAACACCTGTTATATTTATATGATTTCTATTTTCTGTTAAAGTAAATGGTAATTTATCTTTAATTTTATCATATCCTTCATTAAGAACATAAACAGTATGCTCTCCAGTCAGGTTAATGTCAGCTACATCTTTAGTAATAGCGTATTGAATAACCTTGTCTATATTACATATTTCAGTACCATCATCGGTTGATACTTTAATATTATCTAAATCAATTTCCATATCTTCCAAATCATGTAACATACTTGTAGCACTAAGGACTATATCAACATATTCATCTTCTGCATATATATTAAATTCTAAGAATTTATCTTGTATAAATTCATTATTTACAGTAATCATGTACTATTCACCGTCCTTAGTGAAATTAACATATACTCTTAAACTAGGTAGATTATTTATATCAGATTTACCGTATGTCATCTGTCTAGCTTCAGCTATATATGTTTCAACACTATACGCTCCTTCGGAAGTGTTAATAATGTTAATATCGTCTATATTTATTTCCGTAATAGATGATTTTAATTCATTTATTATATCGTTATAATAGATAAGTTTTTGCATAGGAGCGCTTATTTCTATATTAAGTTCTTTTCTTTTATTTTCATGTTTAAGAATAAATCTAGTATCTACAGTTGTAGATAATTCTAAAACACGTCCATCTGAAATAATCTTAACGTTCATTATTCCTCCCTAGTCATGTAACATTTTAAATGCTACATATTCTTTAATTCTATTAATTTCATTTTCCATTATTTTAGAATTATCATCACTCTTACTATTAAGATCTGCAGATAATTCTTCCATATTATTAGCGATTTCGTCTAGTTCTTCTTTTGTAATAGGATTAAATAAATCCATATTATATCTAGATGATAATGCTAAATATTTCCACCAGTTAACTTCACAAAAATATAAGTTTTGCTTTGTTATATCACCAGATTTATTATAGTTTGCCATCTTACAACTTGTACAAATAGTATTAGCTTTACATTCTTTACAATTATACAAACCTTTAAAATCATCTTGACTAAAAAGCTCCATATATTTGTCATCTAATGTTCTATCAGTTATATTACCCATTATAATATCATTACTTCCGACATTATAATGGCATGGGATTATATTACCATCAGTATTAACAGTAATATAATCCTTACACATTGTACAATCACAGCATAAACTCTTTTTATTTGAATCAAAACTAAATAAACCAAGTACAGATTTAAACATAAATGCATCTATTTGCTTTGATTCGTATAAATCTATAATCTTATTATACATATTTAATACATCCACTTTTTTATAAGCAGTATGTCCAGACTGGTCAAAACCTATTTGACTATTGCTTATAATATCTTTCATTTGTAAATCAAACAAAAATAAAACTAAGTCTGGTATATGTTCTATATTAGAGAGAGTAATAACTGTTCTAGTTGTAATACTTGCTGGTCCTAATATCTTAGATAACTCCATAAGATTACTAAATACTCTACCATAACTATTATCTCCGTTATAATCAATACGATTAGAATTAAAATCTTCAATTCCATCTATACTGACTTGAACCCTTACTCTATCTTTTATAGACATATACCATTCTAAAATATCTTCACTTAAGTCAAATAAGTTTGTACAAATATGTATATTTCCATTATAGTTTTCTGTTATTCTTTTTAACTTTTCAATAGTAAACCTACTAACAGGTTCACCACCAAAAAGAGTTATATCATTAATTCTATAGTCTTTTATCAACTCTAATATATCATCAATTGTATCGTCTGAAATAATAGTATTTCTTTTATTTTGAAAGCAATATGTACACTTCAAGTTACAACTTTCGGTTACTATTATTTCCAGACTTGTAATATCTTGAATCCTCATTTAACTTTGATACGTACCTTTCCAATTCCTTCTGTATTCTTAGTTTCAACTGCAACTCCAATAATATCATCATTGATATCAGCAGCTATTCCTATTCCTGGAATATCACTAAGTCCAACAGCTTGACCAGCTTTAACTGTTCCATGAACATATACATTTACTCTTCCAGCCAAACTTATAGGAACAAACCCAGGTCTAGGCTCTCCACCAAGTAAGAAACCATACTCATCAGATACAACTCCAACTAATGGGCCCTTTCCTTTAGTAGCTATAGTATATGTTTCCTCTTCGCTATCTAAATCAAGCATTACTATATACCCAACAGGTATATCTATACCAGCAGCAAATAACTCCGCTAAGTCATTGGCATTCCATTTAGCACCGATAACACGTGGAGCACTCATAGTACCAGAAACTGATAAGCTACCAGCTATAGATACATGTCCGGAAATATGACCACCAGTTTTATCATATTTGGTATTTAGAGTATTACGTATCGCTTGGATATCACTTTCTATGCTCATAATTCCTCCTTAACTTTTTACTAGAACTCTTACAAGTCCATCTTTACTATTGGTAACAGCATAACCTACAAAATGGTCGTTAGGAACATCAGACGCATATCCAGGCAATATATTACTTAAGTATACTTTAGAACCCTTTTTAATATCAAGAGCACATTTTACATACACTCTTCCCTTCAATGCTACTAAACTCTCATTTTCATTCTTAGGTTGCCCTATAATCATACCAGTATCCTCTTCTGTAACTGAAATACCTATTGTAAATATAGCGTCATCTGCAAAGCATGGCTTATATACTTCATTTTCAGGATCATATAAACTTAATATTAACTTATCATATTTATGTTCTGTATTTACATACTCAGACATATCGTTAAAGTTAGCAAACGAACCGACCCCTCTAATTTCTCCACCAGCACTTAAGTTACCAGCTACACTCATACTACCACTAACAGGTCCTCCGCCTTTATCATATTTCTTACTTATTAAGTTTACTAATATTCTCAATGTTTGAGCAGCATTATCTGCAGCATTAGTTTTTCTAGTAAGAATTATAGATTTAATAGCGTATACTACACCAATATTATAAGCATTTCCAGCAGATACATGGTCACCTTGAAGTGATAATGGCCCTCTTCCAGGGTCATGGTCTACTCCACGTCCTAAGTCAAGCATACGTTGGAACATACCTCTCATATCAGGAACTATATTAGTACCTAATACTCTATATAGGTCTGGGTATGCGTTTGTATCAAATGCACTACCATCACATATTAAATAATCCAATGGTATATGGTCATAGTTAGGGAATGTAGCAATAACTCCAACCGGGGTAGTATCTGCCGATCTTCCTTCTAACAGGTCTTTAACTTGGTCGTTTAATGCATCAAATGCAGCTTTAAGTTTTAATAACGACACAGTTTCCTGTGTACCGTCTTTCTTATGGAGTGTTGCTTCTACGTCATTGTAACTATTGATAGTATTTGTAGTAAATATTTGACCTTTTACATACAAATTACGTAACATCTCAAGTTCATGACTATCGTCTGCAACTTTAAGTCTATCATTATCCTTTCCTATATACATCATATTAACAGGTTTATTCTTACTGTCATATGTTGTTATATAAGATTGCCATGGGTAACTAAGAGCCATTTCTGCATATGATTCTATTGTATTATTAAAATAAGGCTTGCTACCTATTTTACTAAGGTCTAGATTCCCTTCATGGTATATACCTTCAAGTGCATCTATTCCCATATACATATGCTTAGTTAAGTAACCAGCAGGTGGGTCTGTACTCCAAGTTCTAGTATTATTATCATATTTTAAATAAGGAGGTAAATTATCACCTTCATGTTGATATTCAACCCAGTTATTATCACCGAATTCATTATCTAAAGCTTGTTTAGTCATAGGAACTATAGAAACTTTACGTACAACTACTTCTCCGAGCATAGCATGCTCTTTATTTAGATAATAGTATTTTATCATAATTTCCTCACTTTATTCTACGCCAAGAAGTTGGTCTTACAAATGGATATTTCCAACTACCGTCGGCATTTCTTTTTTGTTTTCCTCTAGTAATAAAATACACGCTATTAACAACTGGTTCCCATCCAGTATCCGGGTATGTAACCGCAGGATGTTCTTTATTACTTACAAGTATTATACTACCAAGAGGAGGTGGACTAATTCCTATTTTAGCCATAATAATCACCTTATCCTAATGCTTGGTACATCTTACTTAATAAAGTTTGATCTCTTTCAAGCATTTTAAGCATATAACCATTAAACATACGTCCTCTACGTAATTTAGCTACCATAACAGCAACTAAATAAGGCATATTATCTAATATATAAACACCACTATCACCAAGTCCAGTAACAGCAGCCATTATAAGATCTCTAACAGTCATATTAGTTTTAGCAATTGGTGGGAATTCTGCTATAATAGTATTTACTAAGTCATCTAATGATAACTCTTTTCCACTAAAGAAATATTCATGTTTGATTTCTAATGTACGGTACTTATCTATCCCGTATCTAGTACTTTCAGCCAAGTCTTCACCTTTAACTTTTCCATTAAAGAAGAAATATTTAATTATAAATCTAAATTTTTCTCCATCAATTGGGTTAGCAAATGCTCTACTGATAAGTTGACTAAATACATCAGTATAAAGTTCGCTCATAGAACTTACAACAGTTGGGCTATTAAATATCTTTTCAGTTTTAAGAGCTACATATGCACTTAATAAAAGATTATATAATACTTCAAATCCACCAATTATTTCCATTTTATTATTTAAATTTCCTTCAGTATCAACTCCGTTGCTTACTTTGATATAACGACTTAAGTTTACAAATACTTTATTTATTGTATTTGTACTTTTATCTACACCAAAAGCAAAGCCAATAGATGAAGAGACATCATTAGCACGACACATAATGATATCTCCACGTTCTACTGCACTATAAACACTACGAAGAAGAGGTAAGTTTCTAGTTTTCATAAGTTCAAATTCTAACTTAAGGTCAGACATTTTGATTACATTATTAACAAAACTTAAATCTAACTTATTTTGTATACTAGCATTTATAGTATTAACAACATCAGATGCCGAAAGAATAAGCCTTTTGGGCGATATTCTCATTTAAAACACCTCTTTTAATTTAATCTTATAGATGATCAGTTATGTATATCAATTCAGGTTCACTACGTGTTCCGTCCCATCCATATACATGAGCAGAACCATTATATCTTCCAAGGTCGCTTGGTTTAATGAAATAACCTGTACCTCTGTTAGAATTATCTACTCTTTGAGTATACACTTCATGTAATTGTAACTTCTTCAACTTAGTAAGTTTTTTCTTCTTAGGATCATATCCTGTTACTTCCATACCAAATTCATATGTGTTATAGTCATCAGCTTTAACGAAGTAAGGTTTAGCAGGGTTTTCTGTTAATCTAACTTCTGTATTATATGCTGCATATTTACCAGTTGGTGGTTCAACTCTTGAGGTAGTTATTGGAGGTAATTCAGCTAAATCTGCTGGGTCTGGAGCAGTTGCACTACTGATTTCTTCTTCAGTTACTGTTTCTGGTGCTGGAGCTGCTGCAGGACTAGGTGATGCAGTTGCTGCTGAACTAGCCGGTGTCGCTTCTGGTGTAACTACTGCCGCTGCTGCAGGACTTGTTGCACTTTCTACAACGGGACTTGGTCCAGCTGCACTTTCTGCAATAGCAGATCTTTCTCCACCAGATACATGACTAAATGCATGTGCTCTTGGTACTTCTCCTCCTATAGGTCTAACCGGTGACCCTGCTGGAGCAGGTCTAGGCCCTGGAATATTACTACCAGCTGGACTAACACCTGTTGATCCTACTACTGCTGGTCCACTACTTCCTATAGTAGGTTCTTGTTTACCACTATTATTATAAGCATCTAATTCAGCTTCTATGAATGTTTTAATATCAGGATGTTTAGTAATTGGTTCTATTGGAGTTCCACTTGCAGCTTGTACTAATTCATCATATTTTTCTAATGTTTTACCTGCAATTATTTGTAAATCAGATAATCTCATTACACCTTTGTATTTAGCATTTTTTCTTACTAATCTAAGAGCTACGAATAATTTTACAGATTTTTTAGGAGTTCTAAATCTATTTACATAAGATTCACTGTTATCTGATATAACTTTCTTATATGTAGTTACAACTTCTTCTGGAACCGAATCTCTGTCAGGAACCCAAGCGTCTTCTTTAGCAGCTTCAAATGCTCTAAATCTATCACGTTGTAATTCTTCGTTAGATTTATACTCCTTAGTTTTCTTTTCATTTGGTTTAAGAGGGTATACTTCATGTGTTACCGTAGTAACTTCAGTACCTCCCATACCAGTTGAATCTGGTGCTATATTTTTTTCAACTTTTGCCATAATTGTCTCCTCCTTTAAGGGTTAATTTTGTTATAAATAGGCATTTTATAACAGGGAGGTTGTTTTTTAGCGAATGGTAAATAAAATAAAATCCCCAATAGACTAAACATCTATTGGGGATAATAATTTATCAAGAATCTGCGAAGGAATCGTTAAATAGCCATTTAACGATTACATATACTAATGTAGATAAGTAGACGTAGTCTTACATACACCTATTTATCAAACCTAACTCCCCAGTTAGAGATAAACTAATTTGAAGGGAGGTGCATAATATGTACTATAATGATATCTACGCGTTACGTCATACTGTAATGCAAAGAAGCATTAGTAATTATGCAGATTCTTTACGAAATCAGAATATATCAAAAACTGATTTCTATAAGAAAATGTACGATTACATTTATAGATGGCACGAAATCAAAAAATCATCATCTATAAATGCTGTAGATACTAACATTAGAGAAGCTGCAGTAGAAGATTTAAATTATCTTAATCTTGTACTGAAAGATGTATCTAAATTAGCATCTTAATATCGTATTAGAATGTAGATTGCCGAGTTCGCTACCTTGGATCTACATTCTTTTTTGTTAATTTTAATTGCGATAAATAATAAGGATATCCCCATGTATATTAACATGGGGAATTATAACCTTATTAATTTTTAAGAATCCGATCGTAGGAATCATTAGTTAGTAATTTAATGATTACATATACTAAGATAGAATAACTAATATAATTTAGTTATTTGAATTCCTACGAAAGGAGGTTTCTATTGTGGATACACTACAAAAATTAGTTATCGATTACAATGATACTATGTCTAATAGTATTTACGATTACGCTGTTTTGAATTCTAAGCTCCCAGCTGACGAATTTAAAAGTGTTATGACTAAACATCTATTGTCATGGAAATCAAAACTGATTGATATGTCTAATAGTAAATTTGTAGATCCTATAATGAGACAAGTAGCAGCTATTAATTTATACGATATAGATAGCAGACTACGTGTTACGTCATAAGGATGTATCCAATTGAATGTGGGTCTTGACCACCCACATTCTTTTTTGTTAATTTTATTTAGGTATTTTACAATACATAACTACACGACAATAGAAGAATGGTATCCATCTATTATGTTCTGCTTCTGGATGAGCTATAAACTCTTTAAATACGATATTATAGTTACCAGGAACATTTTTCCATTTACGTATATCAGCTTCTGTTATAGTTGCCGTAGTTTCTTGCATTTTACCAAATACTTTAATGTCAATACCATTCATATTTTCTACTATATTAGTATCTTTATCTATTTCTATAATAAAGTAGTTATCTTTAAACATATTAGTAACGTTTATGCTAGTAATAAATCCACTACTAATATTATTAGGATTTCTAAAGATAGTTGTAGGAATATATGTTTTACATCCATTAAACATTTCTATAAACGATAAGAAGTTAGAGAAATTCTTACCTATATATTCCATAGGAATAAGCCTATCTGGAATACGTTCTAAGTTTATACAGTTTGTAAAACTTCTTCTATAGCTGTTATTAGGATTCAAGTATTCATTTCCAGTATTTATTATATTTATAAGAGCTTTACGTCCAAATAAGAAATAATCAGCATAAATACTGTATTTATTTTCATTATTAGAGTTAAACCACTTAAATCTAAATGCATTTTCTGGAATAAATCTTACCTTTACATGTTTAACAAGATCTATTATCTTTGCACTATAAGTTTGTATTTGCTTATTACTAAGTGAACTATCTATACGGACTATCATGTTGAAGAATGCTTGTTTTGTATCAAATTGACCAAAAGATAATTGCATTATATGTGTATCATTACCTTTCTTATAAAGCTCAAGCATTCTATGTATATCAAGTGTTCCGCTTATAGTACAATTTATATATTGCCCACGATGGTTTATAACATGATTATTGACAAGATCTTTAGGAACTATTGCATCTGTTCCAATATATGATTCATCAATTGCATCGTTATTAAGAACTAATAATGGACAGAATGCATATGTAAAATCATTTGGAAGATATCCCATAAATACTATATGAGGTCTTAACACTATATTAGGATTAAGCATGTCTTTATGCTTTCCTATAGAGTTAATGACATTATCAAATAGTATATGTCCTTTAGAAGGCTCTGATGCACTCCATATAGGCATATCTGATATATCTTCGTATTGGATTTTACTATTAATATCAACACCGTTTAAATATTGAGGAACAGCTTTAATATAAGACCCTGCAAACATTCCAATAAACATAAGTTTCTTATCAGAAAGTTTTCTATCTTTACACCATAAATGATATTTTTGGAATACTTTTGTAGATACAGTAAATCCATTATTATTACCACAGTTAGCAAATAATAGTGGAACTATATGATCTTTGGCATTTGATGTTATCTTTTGTTTACACCAATCAAGCCATGAGTCATCATTATTGTAGTATTTTTCTAAGTATTCATTTTTAATTTCATCTGGCATGCTTTCTAATACTTGGTATGCATTATCTAGCGTATTTCCATACATAAGTTCATACATATCTCCACATATAGCATCAATGCCTTCAATTCCATCATTAATCCAGCTATTTTCTTGAGTTATAACAGGATCTTCGTCATTATTATCTGCCATACGGAACATAAGTGCTGCTATTTTATGGAATTCATTATCTGTAAGTTCTGCTACCTTACGTATTGGAGTAAGCATATCAATATTCCATTTAGTTTTAGTATGAGAACCTGCAAATGTAGAAATAAAACTTACACCTACATTAGAGTTACGTTTAGAACGAACTTCTTCAAACATATTATTAGGCATTTCTTTAATACGTCCAAATGTTAGTATAAGTGGCACTATATTAGATAGATTATTACCTCCGGCTTTATAAGATTCCACAAATCCACCTATATCATATTTATCTATAAATGGATTCATACGAGTAAGTGATTGATATGTAAAACTGTCGTCAGAAATACATACAAATGGAAGATTGATTTTTACAACTGGTTCATGTTTATCATTTTGATTTGTTGCAGGAATAATACGCACTATCCAGTTATATTTAGCAGATTTTATAGTAATTTCTGCACGATTTATTTCTTCTACAATAAACGTATTATTTTCCATAATAATATTTATTGGGTCCCATCCAGAAAGAATTTCTACTCCGTTAACTTCAATTGAAAGTCCTTCTTCTTTAACAAGATGAGAAGGGTCGTCTATTAATGGATAAAATTCAAATGTACATTCATTAAGTTGACGTCCATTTTCAACAGACTCAAATTCAAATATATTTATAACTCCAAGAGTATCTTTTGGATTTGATCTAGTAGCAGGAATATCAAATGTTAGTCCTGTAAGAGCACTAAATGTATTTCTACTATACATTTTATCAGGAGAACTTACTAGCACATCATGTGGAACTTTAGGAGCGTCTGCTTTAACTTTATTTAGATATCCATATACATCACGAGCATAACTATAATGATTAAGAGGTATAAGTTTATCTATCATTGTACCTTCATACGACTTATCACTATTATTATTATCTTTTGTTACATTATAGTATAAATTTTCAAAGTTTGATGTATACTGGTCAACAAATGCATCAATAGGATTTACTCCAAGTATGTTAGCTTTTGCACCACTCGGATCAACAAAGTCTGGAATTAAATATGCACTAGTTTTATATTTTTTATTAATACTAGATACTGGCCTACTTAAATTAGTCATTCTAGGAAAATATGAATAAAATTTAGGTATATTAAAATAGCTTTTATAACCATTTGATTGATCAGCTGTATCGAATATATTATTAGCAGATATTACTTTAAATTTTCTATCATTCGAAAATTCTGATTCAAAAATAACGTGAGTATTTTTAAATAAATTATTAAAGTTATATATATTGTGCTGATCATATGTTTCAATACCATAAAACATACTAGTTCCGTGATTAAATCTAGTCCATTTATTGTTGTAACGAGGTCCAGCTAATGCTCTAACGTGTTCTATGATTCTATATATATCTGGTTCACGTTGAATATTCGCACGTGCTATATCATTTAAACCTTCTGGTATATTACCACCAACTTTATTAACCAATATATTAGGGTATACATTTGCAATAGTAGATTCATTATAACCATATGTGAATTGACCGGTTTCTGGTGAATCGTGGTACATCCATAAACCATAACATGCATCTCTATAACGTATTTTTAAACTAACATCTGACATTCCACCCCATCCATGCGCGGTTCTTGTCAATATTTCTCTATATGGTATTCTCTGTATATAATTCGGAGATGTTGGTTGTATTATTAGATCTCCAAATTCATCTCTATTATATGAAATAATGCTAGAGTTCCACATACCATTAAAATTCATATGTAATCTCATAGTTGCTATATTGTAAGTATCTTGATAAATTTTCATAAATTCACCAGAACCAACTGTATATACAATAGGTCCTTCATAGTATCCATTTGTACTTATCCATCTAGTAATATTAGCAGGAGTACCTGTAAAATAATCTGTTAAATGAATAAATGCCCCTTTATATTGACTTGCTTCACTATCATATCTATGTCCTATATTTCCGGCAGTTCTAATATTCCACCAATTAGGTCCATTTGTAAGACCTAACTTTTGTGCAGTATTCGCAAATAGTAAAGTATAATGTAAACCTATGACGTTAGGGTAGCTATACATATCATCGAATATAATTTCCAATCCACTCTTACCGTCTGTTAATTCCCCATTTCTATTAACATTTGTTATAATATTAGTTTCTGTTCTAATATTAAATTTAGTTATACGAGGTATATTAGCAGCTTGATACGGATATGATACAGCAGTGTATATATGCATAAATAATATATTAAATAAATTATTTCTAATTTTAGTATTATCTGGTAAGTTGTTATTATAGTAATAATTCATAGCACTAGTCTTAATTGTATCACTATATGGAACAGTTTTATTAGCACCACGTAATGACATCTTAACGAATTCTGGGTATTGATTTATACTAGAAAGGTTTATAATATTACGGCTCATATTTAAACCATGTTGTGTATTTCTATAATCAACTGGAATATAGTCTTTACTATAGTCGTTATTTATTCCAGCATACCATTCTGCACTTTTGTCCAGTACTCTACCATAATTAGTAGCAATCAAATGGTTACCCATTTCCCCTTGTCTATTTATAGATATAACACGATTAATATTTCTATTATAAACATTTGATATATTAAACGAGTCATTATCTGTTATAAACTTATAGTTTTGTCTGAATCTATTATAAGTAGATATACTATGGTAATATACTTGCTTAGAACCACCATTAACTGGCAGTCTACTAATATGATACTCAAATACATTTCTAAATCCAAGAGTTCTACTCATAGATACTTCATATATCTTACATGGGTGTATATAATATGCATCTCTCCAACTTATAGCATAGTTACTAGTAAGTGCTGGTACAGTCGGCGTACTAGCCATTTTATAATTTAATGCAAATTGGTCTGGCATTAAGTTTAAATTATTAACATTAGGTCTATTCTTTTGTGCTAATAATATCTTTATATAATCTTTTGGATCTCTTGTATAGTTATCTTTTTCAACAGGAAGACAGTCAGAGTCATTATTTATTCCATTATACATATCAACCCAACGTATATCATCCAATATATCATCATTCTTCATATACGCATTATTACCGGCATATTGACCTAAGTTATTATTATAATCCATAAATACGGTATATTTAGTAGGAACATTTATTCTAAACTCACTACGTTCATAAGGTCCGCTAGCAATAGCAGCAATTTCTGGTTGTGTTATATTTATAGGAGTACTATAAATATTACTCATATATTGTGCACCACGTCTATAAATGTCGAAATATGTTTTATTACTATAATTTATACTATTTTCTAAACTTATATATGATGGGAACCCACAATATAAGAATAAGTTATTCCATTCATTATCCCCTTTAGTTAAAACAAATGTACTTCTAGTGTCACTTTGTGGATTTTGTGGAACTGCGGGTGGAGTAGCAAATAACCCAGTACCTTTACTTCTCATATTCTTTTCAGTATGCATAAATGCAATCGCATCATCATAGTTAGTAGCACGTTTATATACAGTTATATCATTATAGTTAAAGAATCTACTATTACTGTAAACTATATCTTTAACCATATTAAAATTACGCTTAAACTCAACAGTATTAGGAGTCTGATTATCTGTAAATGATGGAAGTTCTCTACGACTCCATAAAGTTTTAACTTCATTATTCTTATTATCATTTGATCCTAATACATAGAATACTGGTGGAACTAACATTCCAGTAATCAGGCCGGAACCGTCCCGTCTACTCATATTCCAAGGAGATGGGAATGGAGTAAACTCTGCAGATTTAGTATAATCTCTGTTATATGCCCCATAATTTTCAAGTCCTATATCAGTACGTTCAAAGAATGGACTATCCATGAATTTTTGATAATCATATACCATTAATAAGTTATTAGCATGTTTTAATGTATCACTACGATATCCAAGCCATTGGTCTCCACGCTCTGCAACTTGTTCTGACCAATCTTCTATGATTTCTGGATATGCATTTATAGGATATTTTGTATCAATATAGAAAACTATATAATTATTAGGTATTATTTGTCTAGTATCTAATATACGAACATTCTTATATCCGGTTGTATAACTATATTGCTTTTTAGCTTTACGAGTTTTATCTCTATAGTTATAGTATTGAGAATTTTTATCATATGGGTCTATATTACCAATTATACCAGTAGCTCCGTTTACTTTAAGTTGGAACCCGTCATTTTCAGACCATAACATATCATTAGTACCATAACCAGCACCTAAATAATAAGAACCACGTTGTGGAAGTACAATTTTATCAACATAACTCATAAGTACAGACTTAATATCAAAGTGATTATATTTATCCCCACTACTCCATTTATAAGAACGACCAAAATAGTCATTTTCAAATGGAATATATTGATATTTATGTTTATAAATTTCTGTATTAGTACCAGTGTTTATCCACAATACATTTCCAAGAGTTTCTTCATAGAAGTTTTGCTTATAGTCAAGTTTGTCATGGTTAAATCCTTTAATTTGATTAAAGAATGCCCATGCTGGATGATATGCTATAATTTCACTCCATCTAGTATTATTAGATGTATGAGGGATTTTAGTTCTCTTAGTGATATCATCATCTGATAAGTAAACGCTCTTAGGTGTTTCTGCACCTTTAGATAGCAGGTCGGGAGAGATACTGTCAAGACCATAACGTAAAGGTTTAAATATTATAAGGTTTCTATACCATTTAGGATGATACTTAATTTGTATAAGTTTCTTTTGGTCTTCTGTTAAATTTGTATTACCTAAAAATATTCCGCTAGTTTGTCTTAACTTTTCGTTTATACCTTTCATAACAGTACTCCACTGTACACCATTCCATGATTCATTCTCATATGACTTCATAACTACTGGTGCAAACTTTTCATCCCAATATGATATCCACATTTCCATAATTTCATCAGTTTGCCATCCAACAAAATAATTTGGAACCCAACTTACAAATTTAACTACATTTCTAAATTTCATTTTACCAATTTTCATTCCATTTATATTATCAGATAGTGTAGATCTATGATAGTTATATGATGCGCCGGTCATTGGTTTGTAATATTTATTACATAGAATAGTAACTATTGCTTTTTTATTAGCCATTCTGATAGCTTTATTTTCATCATTTCTAGGAGCTTTGTAATAAACTAATTGCTTACCTATAAAAGCATTTTTAGTATTAGTATAAACACGTCTAATTTCATCATCATGGTAATCTTCATCATTAGTTCTATCATTACCTTCATTCCAAGGCATTAAAAAGTTACCTTTAGTACCTAAATTTGGAGATATATTATTATCTAGCAACGCTGTAGTAAATGCAAAATCTTTAATATTACCATTATATGTAAATACAGTATTAGTATTTCCAGCTGGTTCTATTATGTAGCAAATTGATTCACTATTAGTAACAGATTCTATTCTTAATGACGATACATATTTATTATCCCAGATATAATCTGGTATAACTTCTACTTTCGGTGGTAATACCACTATCTGAGTAAACATGCTATGATATAAGCTTTGTGGTACAACTTTTAAATTAGTAAATTTAGTTATTAAATATGATGGTAAATCCCCAAACCAGTTTTCAAATAATCTATCACCAATAACTTCAACTTTAGAGAAATCAGGGTGATCAAAGAATTTTAGTAACCAGTTAGATCTGTTACCTTGAGACATGTGTGCTCTAACACCATCTGCGTGTTCAGCATAAGTTGATAAATGATACATATCATCTTTATTACTCATACGAGGGAATGCTCCAGTTATACTAACTAAATCTAAATGGTCTCCATTGAGATTATCATTTATATATATAAATTTATTAAATTTTCTAACAGTTGCATCATCTAATGATGGATGGAATCCTTGAAAAGTGTATTCTTTATTAGGATCAAATACGTAGCTAACATATATCATTTCACCTATTTTAATATTTCTTAAACCATCTATTAAATTCCTAAAATTTTCGCTATTTATAATTTGTCCAGGTTGGGCAATATATTCATAGTTATTATAATTAATAACGATTTTTTCGTATGATGCATATGGTAAATACAAATCTAAATTATTCCATTTACCTTGTATAACATCTTTACATCTATAACCAAATGTTAATGTATTTTGTGTATAAGCGTATTCTGGTGATAGTATATGATATTTGAATCTAGTGTATTTATCTTTATATATTTCTCTAAATTTATCTTTATCTAAATCGTTTACAAAGAAACTAAATCTAGGTTTTATAATAACATCAAAATCGCTTCCAACACAATACGCATTAGTCATATCATATTGCTTACGAGTATAGCTATGAGGTGCTGTATACCATCTATTATTAACATTATGCTTCATGTCATCTAATTTATAAGCTAAATCTTTATTAAATATAAAAGCACGCATTTCTGCTTGGAATCCAACTGCACCATTATTAACATGAGGCATTAATGGTTCCCAACCTTTACTACTTGGGAAGTTATCATATACGTCTTTATCGTCTACCATTGGTCCGATAAATGTAAATTCGTCTGTTAAACTATCAAAATTATTAGCAATATTTGCAGCATAACAGTCTACTTTAGTAAGATATGCATATGGGTTTTTACGTGGACTATATTGTTGGTTAGCAGTCATATAATATTCAAAGAATTTCTTATACGCATCATCCGTTAAACTAAATTTATTCTTAAGATTAGTTAATACTGGGTCGAATATCTTATCGGCCTTTACAACAGCTCCCATACGATCTAATATAAAGTCCCATTTACCATGTGGCCCATATAAAGTAAATAATACATGAATTAATGCACCTATATCACGAGGTGTATTATCATCTGTAAATAAACTAGCATATTTACACATATTAGTAATATCATTATCTTCAAAGTTTACTTCATATGTATCAATAAACTCTTTAATTTTATTAGCAAGAACCATTCTATCAATATTAAATTGGAAAACAGGCCCGAGAATTTCTGTAACTTGAGCTCCTCCTAAGAATAATAAAGGAGATATAACAGGAACTTGCTTAAATGATGTCTGATTATTGAATAAATGAGTATATTCTGATTGTACCATAAAACATCTAGCATTAAATCCAGAACTAGTTACATTATCCATAGTATCTAATGTAGCTTGATCTAATAACTCTCCTGGTTTATAGTCGATTTTAAACTTTACTATATAACTATATGCAGTGTTATCTTCATTAGGTATTTTTGCTACAGTATAATAAGATATCCATCCTATATTTTCAACATAATAAAGATTTCCTTCTGTTAAATTTTCATCCACATTTATAGTAAACTCTATATGATCAACATCAAGATTCTCGTCTGAATCTATTGCGATAAATGTATGTTTACCATATGGCATTAATATAGCTAGGTTATTCAAATCTTCAATCATAAAAGATTGCACACCTATATCCATATTCTTCATATAGTTTAAGAATTTAGGGAATTTCTTATCAATATCAGCAAATAAACGTTTATCTATCTCTTTATGGATATTACTGTCTAATAAATCAATAGCTCCACCTTGCCAATTTGCTTCTATTATAGATTTACAATCATCTAACGACAACCATTCTTGACTCGAAGTACCATTACATACTTTATGTAATATGGTAGCTGCTACATCTTTATTACGTACCATATTATCTTCGATACGTATATCGTTATCCTTATATGGTATTATAGTTCTATTGAATAATGCATAACGTTTTCCAGTAAATCCACTAAAACTTAGTTTATTTTGTCTTGTATAACAGCTGTTAGTTTCTGTATCAATTAAATCAATCTTTTTCCAAGATTCTAATCCAAAATTCATACCAGTACTGTTAATACCCATAAAGAATGCTGGTAATACACCTTTTTTCATAAGTTCATGTGAACCAACGAACATATCAACTGGTTTAATTTTATTATTATCAATATCAGTTGCAACTTTATAATGAATTGCTAAAGGTGTGTTAAATGCACTATCTTCTCTATGTATCATATATTTAGTGTTATCAGGATAGTTGATTTCAAATGGTTTCATGCTGATAGTATTTTCATCTAGTTGTGGATTTCTATTAAATTTACGATTAGCCGTACTATTATCAATTTCATTTGAAAAATAGTTACGCATAGTTACAATATCTTTCCAAAATCTAGTATAGTGTATATAGCTACTAAGTTTGATATGATCTTCAAATGAACTCTTCTCTGTAAAATCAAAATCTAACTCACTATACGTTGCACCATTATGTCTACCTGTCCATACACGATCACCATAAACTGTATATACAAGTGGTTTTAAATTATTACTAATTAAATGATTATTCAAACTTAACCTATCATTAAAAAAGTCCTTATAAACTAACATGATATACTCATAATAAAATAAATTATCATCATCAGCTCTAGTAAATACTCCTAGTATAGATAAATTTAAGTACTTATTAGTGTATAAAGATCCCCAGTTAAACAGGTATAAATCAGTTAATACTGTGGCATATTTAGTATTGTCATGAAATATCATATAATCAAATAATTGATAAAACTTATTCTTTGTTGTATCAGTCACCGTCGTTAGAGGATTATCTGCTCCGAAATTAAACCTTTCATTAAACTTCCAATGTAGTTGATCATCTAAATTATGTGTATATTGTAATGACGCACTAAACGTAAATAAACGTTTTCCTATTTTAGGCATAAATCTTTTTGTATTCTTGTCTATTTCGAACATAGTTTCATCAATATCAAGTATTTCATCAGTTTTATCAAATCTTTTACAATCAGAGTTCATAAAATATTGAGGAAATACATTATAACTACGACTATCCATACCATATACATCTTGAGCATTTTTATAATTATCATAAATATTATTGTGGATTATCATAGCTTACTTCCTCCTTCCAGTTATCAAATATAGTAATAGTTTTATTATAATCTATTATCTCTTTATATTTAGTTTTAACAGCAATATCAATTTTATCAGACGGTATATATTCACGTTGAAAAAAGATAAATTCTTTAGCTATATCAATATACGATGACTGATATGGTGATATATAGATATGGCGATAACCTTGTACAGTATAATCATATACAAGTTCAGTATTTGATTGTAAACTCTTGCCTATGCCCCTATAAATATAATGTACATAATAGTTCTTTCTATTAGTACGTATTTTATCACCGGATACATCTATATTATTTATATTAAATAATGTTTCAACATCCAACTCATAAAGATCAGTTCGATAATTATCTTCTGTCTGAGATTTGCGTCTATAAAATATTTCTGGTCTATAATTATATAATTTTCCATGAGATGCAATTGCATTAAAATCTTCATGATATGAATAACGTGCTACTCTACCATATCCTTCATTCATAAATGATGATAATATGTAATCAAAGTCTAAATCTAGATAATATCTATGCCTATTCGTCTCACTAAATTCTAGGAATGGATTATAATTGTCCATTTTACCAGGTTCTCTAAAGAATGTAACTCTAGGTATACCATTTAAAACACGTTTCACATTAACTGGGCTATATACTATTATAGGATTTTTATCTGTAAATGTTTGTCCTCTAAATTCCTCTTCCCTCATATCAATAGATACTTCTGGAAATTTTTCATCTGAAATATCGATACAAACTGGTAATAAATGCATATTAACTTTAATTACAGCATTTTTATCAAGTTCACCTACTGCAGTTAATAATCTATTATCAACTGTATGGTTTCTTTGTAGACTTTTTGCTATTGCATGATTTACCATATCCCAGAAGTTATAACAAAACATATTAGTTTCATGTTTTTTAACAGACTCGAGCATTGATGAATCTATTAAGTCTTCTCTGAACATATATTTCCACCAATTACGTGCTTTATGTAGTGCTAAAAAGTAAGTATATTTATTATATAATGAGAAAGGATTATCTTTTATTATACTAGTAAAATTATTATATATTGATGTGTAGTCACTGTTGCTTTCTTTCTTTCTATATAAATTTAGTATATCATTTTTATTATATGCATGATAATGATCCCACAATTGAGTACGGTTATGCCCATGTGGATGTTCATACATTCTACGCTCACGATCGGTGTCGAATGCTATTATATTTCTATTGTATCCTTCTTTATCTGACGTTCCGTGTAAATCTTCTATGTTTTTTAATTTATACTCTACGTCTGTTATAAAATCCTTAGCATTATCACATAAATAATATCTATAATTTTTAATTGTTAATGGACATATCATATCAATACATCTTTCATATATTTGAATAGTTGGTAATGTTCCGTGCACACTTCTAGAATACATTTTGGAATGTATTTCTTCGACGCTAGAGTAAACTGTATATGGTATACCGGATGCTATAGATTTTGGTATAATATTTTTATATCCACTACCAACACTATTAGGATCATCTTGAACTTGATGTATAACTATATTACTTATAATTATCCAACATTTATGCTGGTTCTTATCATATGTATCTAGAGTGGAGTTATCAAATAACGTCCAATCAAACTCTTTATCAAATAATCTATAATTCCATTTTGATACTAGTGTCCTGTCATCATTAATTTCATCTTTATGAAAGTTGTCACTAACGTATAAATATGTATTTACCCATCCTTTTGACATATTGAGATAGTTTTCTATATCTGCATATTTATCCGCACTATCTGGATGACCAATATACACTAGTTCATACTTAGGTAAATCATTAGGTATACCATTTAAATCTCCACTAAATTCAGTTTTAAGTTTTTGTATAAAGTCTGGACTTTTAACGATACTAAGATTTATATTTTTTCCAGTAACTAATTCAGTACCATTTCCAATTATCATTTGTTTAACAGGATTGTATGGAAATACTGCCGCAAAAGCTTTCTCTCCATTTTCTAAACCTATACTATTAGCGACAAATTTTATCTTAACAGTTTTTAAATCACCAGGTTTAACTATACCAGTAGGCAGCCCATACGTATAAACACCTATTCCAGCTTCAGTTATTCTTGGTACATCTACTTCTGATAATAACTCTATCATTTTTAATGATGCTTTAATAGCTATATCTATATTAGTATCTTCTGTTATAGTTCTAGTATTAAATACAAACCCGTCCGGATAACTTAAAGTTACCTTAAATAAGTTTGGAGCTGTTCCAACTTTAAGATTATCTGGTAATGCTTGTAAATCAGATTGCGATACAGTTTCATTATATTTTCTAGTTAAGTTATAACTATGCCATATTTGATTTATATTACCATTTTTATATGTAGCCATTCTAATATATACATTAAATACCTTAACTCTTATATAAATACTAGTAGTCGTAGCAGTATTATCCACTCTATTAGTTTGTTCATAACCAACTGGTATACTTATATTATAATCGAAACTACCATCTAAATAACGCCCAGTTTCAGTTTTATATACAGTTTGGTCCCCATTATCATCTACTAAATAATACTTTATTGTAACCTTCTTAACAGGTTTTGGTACTGCAGTTCCAACTTTAAGTGGTACATTAAAAGAAAAATCATTATTAATTACCAATTCATCTGGGAATTCATTAAAGTTTGTAATATCTACATCATATCCAGATGGAAATCCTGGGCTTGCTATAATTTCATTTCTAGCATCTGCAACTGTCATAGTTACATTTTCAGGTTTCTTAATCACTATCTCTATAGGAGTAGCTATATTAGGATGTGTTAATTTAAACTTTAATTTATAACTTTCTTTTACTATTTCAACACGGTTTACACCATGAGGTTTTGGTTTGAATGTACTATCTTTAAGTATATATCCAGTTGGAATATGATATACTACATTTTGGCTACCTTGAGTTTTAAAAGACTCCCTACTAAGTTCTGTACCACGATGCATATAAATAAAGGTATGACTATATATTATCATTTCTTTATCAAGATCTGACCATTTAAGTACTTCTTCATCACGTTTCCATACTGGATGTTCTCCCCAATAAATATTAGATAGACGTTTACCAGCACGGTGTGGGTTGTCGTCTATCCATTTTGGTTTCTTTATCTTCATAAGATTATCTCCTATCTTGTCCATACAACTTGAGAAGGACAATAAAATCTTCCATTTTCTGCTTCTTTAAAGTTTTTTGCAGTTATTCCCCAATAAACAGCTTTACTATCATTAACATCTGATATTTTAAATAGTTCTTTATTTTTTAAATCAAAATAGCATAATACTAAGTTTAAATCACTAATATTTGATTCATATTGAGGAAATGTAGTGTCATCTGGATTTGGTTCATATGTACATGGAATATATCCTCCAACTTTACATATTTTAGCATCTGGTATTAAAAACTTATCTTCGTATGCTTCTTGTGCATCATAATAATCGCTTATATTATCAAAAACTTCATTTAGAATACCACTAATATCTTCCATTTCATATCCAGGATCCTCTTTTAAATATTTCTTTTGAATCTTATCTACAAATTTACTATAAACAGTAGGGTCATATATACTAGGATTATCAACAACTGCATTTCCAAATGTTATTTTAAATTCTCCATTTATTTGCACTGTATCATCTGTTTTAGGGTTATATCTTTCTTTTATTTCTTCTATTGAAAGTCCATTTTTCTCTTCATCTATCACATTATAGTAAATAAATTTAAAGCATCCATTTCCAGACTCATAATACCCTTCAAATGCTTCTTCTGGGTCTACCCATATTTGATATAAACCTGCAGTAGGAAATCCTAGCCCAGCTGGAATATCTGCACAATTTATTTGACAAAGCATAAGCATTTGATTTCTTCTATTATCACACATAGGAATTTCTGTTTTAGCAGTCATAAAAGGAAGTCCTCCTACTTTACTATCAGTAAGTCCTGCACCTTTAGAAAATTTCATAACACTAGCTTTCTTTTTCTTATTTTGATTTCTTATAACATTTGCAGTTATAAATATATCATCTAATATATCTTGAGTTAATTCTGGTTTTACTACTTTAGGTTTTTCTGGTTCTTTCTTTTTTCCACCAAATAATCCAAGAAATTCCATTCCTATTTTCTCACTCATTTAATTTACACCTCTTTCTATTCTAAAATTCTTACATACAGTCTTAACATTACTAAAATTCGCATCTATTAAAGCTAATTTACTATTAATTAATGGTATTTTAGTAGTATCATCTAAACCTTTACATAAGTAATTCATATATTCTTTTATTATTAATGTTTTAATCTCATTATCGGTTAAACTAACTTCATCTTTAAATGCTACTCCATAAACTCTTAATACTTTTTCTGGAGTAACACCAGGTTTAGTACTCTTTTTATATTGTACAAATGGATAATATTCTACACCATTATATACTTTCCAATTATTCAGAGTTTTATGTTTAGTATATGTATATTTAAAGTCATGTCCTTTAGCTATTACTTTGATAAAGTCAAATTCATTTGCAGGTGTAAATTCATATCTAGCTTTACTAAGATATTCACTAAAGTCTATACTTTTTCTATACTTATCCCAAAAAACTATATAACTATCAGACGGTAATGTCATACCAAAATCCTCTAGTTTAAGTTCATTAACTTTATCTTTAACATATGGTATTAAATCACCGCTACTACTTCCTCTATCAGAATTCCACTCTACAAATGCGTAAAAACTCATAATATCTAATGTTTCATCGGATTCAATTCCACCATATCTTACCCATTTTACTTCTGTTTCTCTTTTACCATGATAAACAGGCATCTATTTCACCTCCAATTAATAAATAGAAAGCCGTTAGCTATTAAAACTAACGGCAATTTATTTATATTAGATCTAATATATCTTTAAATATATCATCTATTATTTCTTTTATATTATTAATAAAGTTTCTACTACCATTAAAATACTCTTTTGGTAATATATCATCTATATTATCTGTATATGTATAATGTAATAAGAAATCTAATAACTCTTGGTAATTAGTTACAATTCTAAGTGCTGTAATAAATTCTGTATTATTAATTGAATTAATATGAGAATTATTTAAAAGATTTCTTATTTTAGCTTGTAGCCCGCCAGATAAACTATTGAATACTGCGTTATTTAATGATAATGTATATATATGTTTTAGTTTATTTTTATATGCATCATCAAGATAACGTCCATAATTTTCTAATGCATTCTTACTAGTATCATTAAACATCGGAATATTATTATAAACGAATATCAATTCATCAGGATTTAACGTATTATTAATAATATTATTTATTAATCCAGCTACATTTCTATCAATACTAGCTACAGTATCAGTAGTATAATGAATCTTACCAGCATATGATTTAATAGTATAAGTTCCATTTCCAGTATGTTCAAAGTTAATGATATTATTTATAGCTCTATCAAAAGATTCACGCTTTTCATTCATTAAGATATTATCAAATGTTTTAAGATCTTTAAATCTCCATACTTCATCTTTAAATAATAATGGAATCAAGTATTTATTTATAAATATTCTATTAAATCCATTATTATCATTATATGTTATACAGAAATCATCTTTACCACGATAGTATTTCTTTAAGAAGAACTCCATATCTAAATAGTCGGCATCCTTAAGAACAGCCTCATTATAATCAGTTGGAGTTATTCCACTTTCTATATCTACACATGGGTCTAAGCTTACTACTGTATTAGCTGGTAAATTACTAGACTTAATCCAAGGACCTTGTTTATGTTTATAATCTTCGATATAGTCTGCATTTGTATGGTCTAATACTTCTATTTGACCTATTACATCTGCATATTTATTAAAGTATGGTTTATTACCTATATTACGCATATGATCTATTACAAAGTTTATAGCAGTTATATCATTCTGGTCCATAAATCCGTATGTAAGTAATATTTGATTTTTATCATATAATTTTCTATAATCTATAAGATCTCCAAATGATTTAACACCAGTTTCCCAATAATCTACAGGATCAAATAAGTTTACAATAAACTTATCACTCATGACTCTATCATTACAGAATCCCACATTGTCAGCACTAACTTTAGTTTCATCTATATTCAGATTATAATCAAACATATAATCATCTAGATTAGGGAAATATATAGAAACACTTGGTCTAGGAAGTAAACCGTCTATATCATAGTTTTTCATAAAATTCATATCTATATAATCTCTAGATAATAATTTTACACGGTCTGTACATTCTTCACCTTGTTTATCAAATGCAATATAACGATAATCACGTAATAACTTATCAGTTAACTTTGGTAATTCAACTGGATTCATTACAGATATATCAGGAGCATTATAATAATATGTATCAGTATCTCCCATCCATATTCTAGTGTGTCCAGTAAATTTTACACCTTCGTATTTAGAATACCATGGACCTAATTTATACCCGTCATCTATTGGAGCAGAATATTGTACCCCATATGGATATTCAAGTTCTAAACTACGGTAACCATTAACAAAGTTTACTCCTTTAATACCACTTTTCCAGTTATAATCGCCATATTTATCAAGGCAACATGCAGTTCCCTTATAAAGATCTCTAGTAATCTTACCAGATTGCTTACTCATCCATATAGTACCGTCTTTACGTTGTACTTTATTATAAGGATAATCAGTAAATATTATACGAGGTTTATTATATTTAAGAGCATCTTTAAAATTCCTTTCAACCCATTCAAGATCATCCCATGGATCGGTTATTCTTTTACTTCTAGCAACATAAGGTTTAAGTCTTCCCTCATTGTCTAGGTCTACACCACGGTCTACGTTATGATTTGTATAATAGTCATCTTCTTTAGATATAATGGCAGATTCATCCATTAAAAACTTCATAAGTTCTCTAGGGTCTACTATTAATATATCAGCATCAAATTTCTTTATTATTTTATAATCTTGATCGTATAAACGATTACCAAAGAATAATGCTGGATATTTTTGTAATGGGTTCCATACATGGAATTGATATTTTAAATGCCAGAATACATCTTCATAATCAGATGGAATTATATTATATTTAGAATTATTATGTCTATAAAAATAATTATAATTTATAAGTTCATCTAATTTTGTATAATATGTTCTAATCATATCAAAAGATGACTGTCTAAGAGTGTATGGATGAAGTACATCTTTAAGAAGAGTAAGTTTATTCTTCAAAACATCAGAAATAGTAACTTCATTTACTTTATTAACAGTCTTAATTTCAGTTATTATTTTATCAATCTCATTTAATATAAATAACACTTCATTATTTCTTATACCATCTTTAGCAATAGGTTTAAAACCATTAACAAATGTAACTAGTTCATCTAGTCTAGTTTCATCTATTATATTTCCAAGATTTTTATAAGTAGGATGAGGTTCATTTATATTATTAATAAGTTCTTCTCTCTTTTTATGAAGCTCTCTTAATCTTTTATATACTTCTTTAACATTTCCTTCTATAGCTGGTTCTATTTCTTCTTGTTCTTTAAACTCTCTGCTAACATTTTCTATTTTATATGTAGTAATATATCTATTAATCTTTTCTACTACTTCTTCTACATAATGTTGAGTTATTTTACTATCAGGAGTCCAGTTATTATATTTATTAAGTTGATTTATATACTTAATATATTGGTTCTTTATATAAGTCATGACATTTATATTCTTAAATGGAAGCTTTTTATAATGTTTAAGAGTATATTTATCTTCTAATTGCATATTTTGTTTAATTGCAGATTTAGGTATTAATGTAAAATCTAATATCATTTTACCATCTGTATTAACTTTTATATGGAAGAAATCTATAAACTCTGTAAGAATATAGTTATTTTCTAGTCCGATGCATAGTGCAGAACTTATTTCACTATTACTAAATTCATCAATATCATCTTGTGATGTAAAGTCTCTAACGAATCCATAAGTAGTTTTAAGTTTTTCATTACTATTAACACTAAGAGCAAGTCCCCATATGTTTTTAATCCATTTATCAAAATCTACACCAGAAACACCAACTGCATCTTTAACCATAGACGGGTCTGCTTTATATTTAGCTAATACATCAGCAGATGCATGACTAAGTTTAAGCTTGATTCCAGTATCCCATTCGCTAAAGTTATCTATAGTTATAGTACTAGTAGAATTAAATTCATTGAATATAGGATCTGTAACATTTAATATTCCTGCAGTAGAGATATTATTATAGAACATTTCTAATAAGCTTTTAAAATTAAATAGCTTTGCTGGTTCTAAATCTTGTCCATAACGATACTTTTTAGCCCATGTATAAGTAAGAGTACATTTAATACCATCATTATACCAGCTAACATTTATTACAGATGTAAATGGAAAATTATTAGTCGGTCTAGTAGGTCTTTCTGTTTCAAGTTCCCTAGTTTTATGTACTCTTTCAAGCTCATATCTTATACGCTTTCTAACAGTTTCTCCAGAACCATTAATAGTGTCATCTGTTAATGATGGGTTATTATTAGATATACCATTTTTAATATTATTATTCCATGTTCTATATCTAGTAATAATCTCAGGATCTACTGGAGTAAATGTACTAGCGTCTTCTATAGTATCCCATTTATTTAAAGTATTAGCTGGAATATCTCCAAGTCCATCCTTTTTAGGAACTATATACATTTTAATAACTATTTTTGTAGTATCATTATGCTTACTATTATCAAATATTTTAGTAGTATTCTTAAAATAGTTTATAATTTGATGTAAATCGTATACTTTATTAACATCTAGTACAAGTTTATCATTTAAATTATTATAGAAATCATATCCGTCTGTTATATTATTAGGTATAACATCTTGATTATCTCCTTTATATACATAAACTACAAGTCCCCATATATCATCTATAATATTATCACCGACATCTGCATTCATATCTTTAGCAAGATAGAATATATTATTAGCATGATCTTTAATATTTTGATCTATAACCGGGTCTGACGTGAATGGAATAGTTACATCATAATCTACGTTATAGTTATCTATTTTAAAGTTAATATCATTACTTCTAATAGTAGCAGAACCACATTTATCACAATATTGCTTAATCATAGATTTTAAATCAAAAAAAGCAGGTTCAGTCTTGTCACTATACTGTTTAATTCCATGGAATATAGCCTCTACGGCTAATTCTTTACCTGGTATATCTAAGACTGGACTTATACTAAATGTTAGGTCCACGCCTAAGTTAATCTTTCTTTCTGGAATATATGTTTCTGTAAGATCTTCTTTAACTTCACTAAGTTTAGTCTCTACATTAACCATTCTCTGTTTCCATACAGTCCTGTATTTAGCTGGTTTAGGTTCTATTTTAGATGCGTTTACTTCTGCAATATGTTCATCCATTAAATCTAATTGAACTTTATTGTCATTAACTCTATCATGCCAAGCTTTAACTTCTGGATGATCTTCTGGTAATTTATTACTATAACCAAAGAATTTATCTAATGATATTGCAGTATTATCTAAATCTACTATATGTGGAAATGAATTTTGAATTACTTTAAGAACATCCAAGTCATTTTGGTACCCGTATTTAACTATATCATCAACACACATACAAGTATTACTTAGCAAATATTCATATAGTCTATCAGTTCTACATGCATATTTACGCATATGTTTAGCAGCACGTTGGTTTTTATTAAGTGCTTCATAATATGTAGTATCTGGTTTAACAAATTCATTTTTACCATATGGTTTAATAAACATAAATACTTTCTTTATATTATTATCTTGCTTAACTTCGATATTATGTTTTCCTATACGTTCTACATATTTACCAACCGGGTTACTATAAAGATTTTCTACATGATATGTACCATCTTTAAGAAGAACTAACATAGTAGTAGTCATTATACTGTCAGGATCGTATATATTATAACGTCCATTCTCCATATTAAACCATTTAGGTCTCATCCCCATATCACGCCATCCAAGTGATCTATGTCCTGGTATATCAGGGAAACTATCAAGTGATATATTGCTATAATCAAGCTCAATATATGGATATGCAAAACATATACCAGCTAGATCTGATTGTCCAGGCATATGATTTAATATAGGATCTTTAGGGTCTTCGGATGCTTTATTATCTTTATTAAGAAAAATCTTAAGAAGTTTATCATCTTTATATTTTTCAATCCACGATGGAGCTACTCTATCAGAAGCCCATCCATAATCATTTATATACATAGAACTAATAAAATTATTATTATTTTCTACTATACCATCAAATAAACCTTCCATTTCGGCTTCTTTAAAGAAATAATATAGTTTTCCATTATGATTATATTTAAAAGTCCTTTTATTTATATCATAAAGTTCAAATAATTTATTATTAAGTATTACTATATTACGTCTATCTGTATCATATTGATTACGTTCAAATGATATTGGGATAGGATTCATACTAAATACATCAGGTAGTATTACATATTTATCGCAATATTTAATAATATCATCATACATATCAAGATTCTTTAAATCGTCACGGATATCCCAATGCAGATCGTTTTCTATATTAGATACATTAAAAATAGTTCCAACCCATTCAGAATTTACTGTAGTAAGCATAGGTTTTGGAACAGAATTTTCATATGCATAACGAAATACATTATCAAAGATAATATCACGATAGATACGTAAATTATCTCCTAATTTCATATAAAAACCTCCTTTTCAGTAATAAAATTGTTTAAAATTAACAGTTTCATTGTTCGAAATTGGATATAATAAAACCAGATGAACAACAAAAGTCCGGTTGGTAATAAAAAATTCCTTCGTATATTCTGAATAAAAATAAATGGATGTGGAGTCCATTTATTTTTATATTATTTATTTAGCTAGATCTTCTAGAAGATCGTCTAGTTTTTTCTCATATTTTCTATTCATTGCTATGATTTGTTCTAAACTACAATTTTTAATTAATTCTAAAGTTGTTTCATTTATTCCAAGAATTCTTTTAGTTTCTTGATCTAACTTTTTAACATTCTCCTTAACTTCATTTAAATCCTTAGTCAATCTTTCTTCTACTAATCTATACTTTTTCATAATTCCTCCTAAAATTTATATAGAGCATAACCAATAATTGTAATACATACAGCACCAACCAATTTGCATTTATTCATAAATTGTTGCTTTGCATGTTTTTCTTCCCAACTTTGTATTCTTATATTTATCTTCTTCATTTTCCCTCGCTTTCTCTTTGACTTAAAAAGATGAGGATACTATATTTCAAGTATCCTCAAAATGTGTTTATTTCATTCTATTTATGGTTTCTTTCACAAGATCATTTTCTTTAAGATCTTTTATATCTCTTCTTATACTTTTTAACAAGAAGTGATCTCTCAATGTTATGTACCCAACAACACAAGTTCCAATACATAATATTGGATTATCTTTCACGAAATTTAATGCTGTTTTACCAACTTTGTTCAAATCTAAATTTATTTTCATAATTATCTTCTCCTTTTATTTTAAAATTTCAATTCTTTCTTGATATTTTTTCAAGTACTCTTGAATGTCAATTTTTCCTTCTGACAGATCTTTTTCTAATTGTTGCAAAACAGGATCTGCCTTTTTCAATCCAAATGCATATCCAACTTTGTAAACTAAATAAACTCCACCAACTATAACTGCACCTTTTAAAATTTTTCCAAACATTCTTATTCCTCCTTTTTAATTAAGCATTTAGCTCTTCTTTTCTTTTTAAAATTTTTCTTAAATATTCATCAAAGTTTATCTTACCGTTTAGATAATCTTGATAAATTCTTTGACATTCTGGATCAGCATCAAATGATCCGGCGCTATAACCACTTTTATAACACATATATCCAATTGCAACTAAACCTAATCCCATTAATATTTTCTTCATTTCTATCCTCCAGTTATTTTAAATTTTCCTTCGTACTTTCTTAATAAGAAGAGAGTATACACAAGTACATAAATGTATACTCTCTTTTAAAGACTTCTAGAATGCAGTATTTAGAAGATCTTTCTTAATTTGCAAAGCATCTTCTAATTCTTTGATAAAACATGCTCTGTAATGAAGATTCTTTAGATCTTGAATTAGTTTTTCTTCATCTTTGATTATCTTTTTAAGATCTTCATCAGTAAATTCAGATCTTATTAGATCTTTATCAACTTTAGAAATATCTTCCTTTTTCCCACGGATTTTCTTAAATCCTTTAAATCCAAGATATCCTAATCCAGCAACTACTACAACTCCAGCAACTCCAAACCCAATATTTTTTAACATAGACATATATATCACGCTCCTTTTTAATTATTTTATTATTTATATTATGTCTTGTATCTACATTAGTATATGTAATCGTTAAAACGCTATCTCTTCATTCCTTCGAGCGGATTCTTGGAAAATGCGTTTTAACGATTATTTTAACATATTTATGTGAGAAGTTTCTTTATACACTAACTTCTCGAAAAGTGTTGTTAACATTATGTTAACTTACCTTTTTGTTATCTAATTGATGATAATAATATAAATTTTTCTGTATTTGATTTAACATATTATCTAGATAAATTAGGACATCGATATCATCTTTAGTTATATCGAAATCGGATTTAACTCTACTGTATAAATCTCTTAGATAACAGAAAAGGTTTACCTCATGTTGATATAAATCATTATTAGAATTTAAATCTTCTCTAATAAAGTTATTAACAACATGTTGGTAATAATTTACTGATCTAACCATCAGTTATCACCTACCTCGAATATATGAAGATTTAATACTATACTCGCACTATAGTATTACATATATCTATCTTAGTATATGTAATCGTTAAAAGACTAAATGATGATTCCTTCGTATATTCTGGGAATGGTGTAAAAAGGTAAAAAAAGAATATACCCCAATATAGAATTATATCTATATTGGGGTAATCTTATTATTTACGAAAATACTTTCGTAATATTTCCATAACTGTCAAATATTTCATATATTAATAATGGAAATACTTGCTTGTCTGGATTTGATTGTACATAATAATAGAAATCCATAGTATTTTTATTCATTGTCAATATTATAGTTTCTATAAATAATCTTTTAAGATTTTCATCTGGAATATCAGATTCTTTTATAGCATCTTCAATCTTCCATGGTATATCACTAAACCATCTTGTATAAAGCTGTTCATTTTTATTTGTAAATTTCAGTATAAATTCTTTAATATTCTTAAAGTTTATTATTTTTGACACATATTCTGTAGTATTAATTATATGTCCTAAAATATTCATATCATCAAACATTTCTTCTACTACAATAAATCCATTAAAACTATCGAGAATATCATTTATAATCGGGTTAGGCTTTGTTGGAATAGTACTTTTCCATAAATTTCTATATTTATCTCTTATTTCTATTGCAATTTTTTGTAATATAAAACTATTAGCCTTTCCATGTATAAACATTTTAATTACGTTACTATCGTTATTATTATAAGTAAAAAGTTCTAAACCAAAATCTGTTTCCTTTATACCAACAAGTGGACTTATTCTTGGATTATTAATTATTTTAAATATATCATCTCTCCATTTAATCCATTCCTCTAGTTTCATAGTCTCTTTATTTTGATTTAAAACATCTATAACATGAAGATCTCTACTAAATATAACATCATTACACATAAACATATTAGCTTTTCTACTATGAATATCTGATCCAGGTGGTGTACTAACTTTCTTTAAAAAATCTTCTAACTTTATTTCTTCCTCTTTTGTCATATATTTACCTCATATTAATTTATGTAGCTGTTGTTTCTTCTTAAATTGAACCATTTTTTCTCTTATTTCTTTAGCTCTTTCACTATCAGGTCTATACCCATTAACATATTTAGCCTGTATAGCGTCTGGTATATTGAAATATGTAATTTGCTTAAAGTAATCTTTATATATACCAAGATTAAGTTTCTTTTTATGATTTGCTTCTACTTTCCAAAAAGAAGTATCAAGTCCTTCAATAACATAACCTTCTTTACCTCCAACTCTGGCAACTCTGCTAATATTTTGTATATAACTGCTAATACCAAAGTTAAATTCTAAAAATACCAATACTCTAAGGTTCGGATTATCATATCCACGTCCCATACTTTCAGTCGTAGTAATGATCCAAGTCTTAGTTTCTGCAATTTCTTTTTCTTTATTAGCTATACTACTATTATAAATACCTATATCATTTTCATCAATTTTAAAGTTATTTATTAACTTTTTCTTAACTATTTCACAATTTTCTATTCTTCCACAATATAATACTATACTTCCGCCTTCTTTAATCATTTTCTTAATGATTCCATCATCCTGAATATAAAATTTCCACATTATATAATCAAGAAAAACATCTTTATTTGCAAGATAGTTATTATAATATGTTTTAAATAGCTGTTCTTCATATAGACTCATTTTAAAATGTTCATCTCTAGATGGATTAAATCTCCACTTTACCACATAACAGTTTCTATTATTTGGTACTTGAACATCAGACCCAAATGTATGTACATGCCTGTATATCGCCTGGAATATAACGTCATCCTGTCTTATATTCTTAAATTTTGTACCAGTAAGATATAAGTTATGACTAAAGTTTCCAAAACATTCTAACATATATGTACTACCGACTTCACGATCACATTCGTCTATTATCTTTATACTTGCATTCATATCCAGCATAAATTTCTTAATAACTTCATAAATACCATATGTATTTATCAGACTTTGAACCATACGATGTGTTAAAAAAAGACCATTAACCTTTTTCCAATTTATATCCTCAAAATCAGATCCATTTCTCAGACAAAGCATCCCATCTTTACCCATATATTTACAGAAATCCTCATAACTTTGAGTTACAAGCTTACTACTATATGTAATAAAAATGAATTTAAGACCAAGTCTATTAATTATTTCTGCTGTCATAAATGTTTTACCAAGTCCTGGCTTAGCACATAAGAATACACGTTGTTCCTGTTCATTCTTATCTGTAAATATCTTACAGATACTATCAATTAGTGGAATTTGGTGTCCCAATGGTTTCCATTTCATTTTATTCCATTTAGTAACATGTGTTACAACTGGAGCTTTTTGATCTGAAAATATTAGAGGTTTTCTTAATATGCTATCTAGTATTGACTTTTTGATTTTAGGTATAATAATATAGTCGCCATCTTCAAATATGGCTTTTGGTATTTCATCGTTATCTCGGAAACTTAATACAGACATCTTTGCTTTCAAGTTGATTAACGTATCAGGTTTAAATTCATTTTTATGAATCCACCAACTTGTACTAGTTTCAATGTTCATGCATTCTCCTTTAAAAGTATATTTAAATTCCATTTAAACGCGTTTAGAGGCCTATTTTAGACGTTCTATATACTATAGTCGACTAATTATATAGTAATATTCTTAATAGGCCTATAACGCCATTTAAACAGGTATATACATAAGACTGTTTTTAGTCTGTAATACTATCAAAATCAGAGAAATCTGTTTCATTTGTATATTTAACAGGTTCTCTATCAAGTAATTTATTATAAACTACATCGAATTCCGAAGGTTCTACTTCCATTTCTGGAACTAATATATTATTCTTTATATATCCATGGTGTAGTTTTACAGATAATGCATTAGTAAGTCCAGGAGTTCTTAATATATCTCCAATATTGAAAAATTGTACAGATGTACTATTCTTGGATAAACGTTTACTACTGTCATTACCATCACGCATTAATCCATATATAAGTGCTTCATAATAAATAATATGGTCAAATTGAGATACTTCACGACAATAGTTAAAGAATGCTATTATCTGGTCTCTAACTGACATATTTTTATAATCTTCATCTTGATTAAAGTATTTAGTTCTTATAGCAGGACTATTCTTATAATGTTCAGTCCACATTTCTTTTTGAGTTTTAGGCTCATTATTATGTTTCTTAAGCATTATTTTAAGATCTTCTGCTTTAATAAATACAGAATCATTAGGAATATAATATTGTATACAATCTTTATGCTCAATATCATCTTCATCTGGTATATAAATCGGAGTATCGAATACTGCAATTTCTCCATTAATCTTTAAATACCAGTTCTTAGTAAATGGTTTTTCATCAAAATCATGAGAGAAACCTATAAATTCTATAAGTGTTCCATCAGTAAATCTTAACCAGTCAAACTCAACTGCTTTAAGTATTTCTTTCATATTATTATAGAATTCTTCTAAAGTGTATAGTTTATTTCTAAAATGTACATGAGTATCAAGCATTTTAGCACTGTTATTATGTTTTATACTGATAAGATTTTGTACAATTGCTCCAATAATATCCATTACATACATATAAGCAGAAGCTTTCCATGCTTTAGTATCTTGTAAGAAATCACTCATATAACCCATACATTCTTCACATATTGTATCTCCGTAGTTAAATAAAGCACTACGAATTTCTACATCTTGTCCAATAAGATCTTCTCTATCAGTATTTACATATCCAATATTCTTACCATCTTTATAAATATATTTCCATCTTAAGAATTTAAGATCTTCTTTACTCTTAATATGCCATGGAAGTGTTAGTAATGTACCACAATCATGTATAACTTCTCTAGACAAGTCTTCATTAAGTTTAAAAGTAGCAAGTGGTATTCCGATATGTTTATTTATAGTACCAGGATCTTTAACTTCTGTTTTACCTGATATTATAACTAGACGTCCACTATTATCCATTTGATATAAGTCTTTAGGAAGTCTAATACCATTAAGAATTCCACCAAGTACATTATGTGTAGTACGGTTTTTATCTATATATCCAGGCATCGGACCTATTTGTACAAGTGCTTGTGCTTGTTTTGCATTTATTTTAACTCCGCCTTCAAACATTAGATTTATTGGATATACTTCAGCAGACTTTAATATTTTAACTATTTCATCTTCTTTCTTTTGTACTACCCAAGGTGGGTCCTTTTCAGTTATAATAGGATTATCCATAAGAGTACGGAATTCTTTATGACTATCATAAGCGTCTATATATCCCCATAAACTATGGTCCATACTTACTGTTATACTAAGTTTCATACTAAGTTGGTGGAAACATGCTACTACCATTCCCAATAAAAAATATAGATGAATTTCTCTATCAGGTAGTATATTGATAACATTATCGCATACCATTTGTCTATATTTATCTGGTACTCCTTTAGAGTAGTCTCCAGTATAGATAAGTTTGGCTCTAAGTTTAAGAGGTAAATTATAATATGCGTATACTTCTTGTAAGTATATATTAAGAAGTCCATGAACTCCGTCTGTATGTATTCTAAACTTATCTGTAAAGTTTATTGTATATATCTGTTCAGAAAGGGGCTGCTTTATTACAGCAGCCTCAAGTCTTTTACAGTCTTCAGTATTTCTTGCATCAATTACTATATTTTTCATCACTTAATCTCTCCTTATTTAGAAATTCAGCAGTTTCTTTAATTATATTTTTTACTAATTCAAATGAATCTGTAAAATCTGTCTTTTCTATCCAGTTATGAACATTTACGTCGGCTGGTATATCTCTATATATGTATTCAGTTAGGAATGATCTGATACACGCAACACCAACTATTTTTTTATCTTCAAGACAGTATTTTTCACTACCTGGGACTACAGTATATAAACTTGCACTAGTATAATCTATACCTTTATCATACAAATCATTAAGTTCTTCTGCTTCTAAAGAATTATCTGGAATGTAATCATAGTACTTATCTGTTTTATTAACTGTAGTATATGCTGTAAGGATAAGATCGCTGACCGGTGTTATTTCTTTACATATAAATATATCTCTAGCATTTACTCCAAATCCAATAGTAAAGTGTTCTACTATATGCTTAGAAACACCTTCTGACTCAAAATTAGCATATTCTTTTAACTTATGTTCCATACTATCATCTCCTAATTAAATATTTTTTTAAACATTCTTCCAGCCGCATCAAATACAGTGTCGCTATATGGGTCATCTATTTTTTCTATTGGTGTACTATATATCCTTTCTGTCATTAAACCGCAAGTTATTGAAACATCATACTGATCGCACATTTTATCTATTGCAGATTGGTCGACATCTATAGTAACCCTATGTGCTATAAATGATTTTATAGGAGTATGTTTTATAATCTCAGCTACAGTATATGAGTCCTTCATTTCCCATATATAGAATCCAGATTTGTTTATTCTATCAGCATATTTATGGCGAGGATCATCATAATTGAATTCTTTTATAGTACACACATACTCCTTATCATTAAATATAACTAATACATTAGGATACATATTATCCACATTAAATTTACTAAATCTGTAGTTATTAAGAATCTTTAGTATTAAACTTCTATTCTTAGTTGGATTAAAGAATATATCATGTCTACTCATCTTACTACCAATAAATCTAGATACAACCCCAATAGATGTTAAAGTACTAATCTCTTTGCCCATATTTATCACAACCTTTCATATTATGTAATATCTACTGCTATATTCCTTATTATATGTAACTGATCAATCTATAAGTATTCGCACATACTAATAATATAAACATTAATAAGCAAATACTAAGTCCCATGTATTCAATTGAAAGGCAAACCGCTCTTCTTCTACTAATTTGTCTAGCACCAGCTCTGATTTTCATAAGGTTGTATTGTATTTCTTTTCTAACATCATTCTTTAAAATTCTGCATATAAATGCTACCACTATTTGTAGTCCTAATATGATCAAACTATCACTATACGTAGTTATAAAATCTAATAATGTCATCGTTACCTCCTAAGCTCCTATAATTTTACTAAATAATCTTACTATAAATATAAAAATTTTAGCAAATGTTCCATATTGGTACATATTATATATTAACATAGTACCATTAAATAATACTAATAATGTATTATAAAATGTATATTTTGTAAACTCTTTTAATTTAATCTTAAAATTAAATTTAACCATATCTGCTTCTTTTCTTACATATTTATGCACATCGTCCATTGTAGTACCTTCTGGAATCTTTGCATTAGCTAATTCTTTAATAGTATCATCTTCAAGATTCTCAGCTTCCTGCAATATCCTACTATAAATACTGACATTTTTAAGACTACGTTTAAGTAAATGTATACCAATTAATAATGATAATGCATTTAATGCTACTAAAAACGATCCCATCATTCTGCATCACCTAGAACTTCATCAAATGATTTAAGTTTCATAACTCTTGTATTATTGTCTGTTTGACCTCTATATATAATCTTCTTTATACGTTCAAGTATATTAGAATCATAATTTTTATATTTTTCTGGTAAATCTTCAACTGTTATTAATGCTGTTACATCCGCAAACGGATTATATAATTTAAGACCTTTAAGTGTTTCTTTAACTAACCCTATTTCTGGTAAGTTCTTTTCAACTACGTTTATTAATCTACTAAGTCTTAACAATTCTCCACTAAGCTCATCTTTAGTTATCTTTATTATTCTAGTTTCTTTTTCTTTAGAAATATACGTATCTAATTTTAAACTAATTTTATCTAGAACTTCATACATTGGGCTACCCCAATCAAATAAATCCATTAAACCTTCAAAACTACCAGATGCATACATAATATCATCCATTTTGATAACTTCAGCATTAATTATATTATCTTTAACATATTTAAGTAAACTTGGTATTTCTACTTCCTCAAATTTAAATAATATATTACTAAGTTGTAATTGATTCATTAATATATCATTACTTTTATTAGTAGCTCCATCTGTAAGCATATCATAATACTTATCATTTGGTGCTTCCCTATCCACTTTTAAATTACTCATTACTCTAGCCATTAATAAGTCTTTCTTCTTCATTCTTATTTCCTCCAGTTATTTTTATATTTAATTAATATATCTTTTGCAATACCTTCTATTCCCTTTTTAACTGCTATTCCTGCCATTATGCAGTTATATATAAGAATACAAGCAAAAATTACTATCATCGTGATTATAAATATCTTCATTTATATCCCTCTTTTAAGATGTATAACGCGTTTTATACATATCACCCTAAAATATTCCATTATAAAACGCGTTATTTTATTACATTACTATAAATTGGCCCTTATGTTTAGTTATACCGAAATAACTATAATAAGTATTATCATCAAGGTTATTTATATCAACCTTAATTCTATATTGGTTATTTACTAAATAGAAACTATTATATTTTTCCATCGTATTCACCAATTTTCCACCTGTCCACACACGTTTACCATGCATTCCAGATGTAGTCCCTACTTTAATAATAAATTTCTTTAGTTTAAATTCCCCCTGCATTATAACAGAAATATCGTCTCCGTTATAATTTGTTGTATACATACCTACTATAGTATCTTCCCTTTTTAATCCAATTATAGTAGATAAGTCTATATATGGATTACGCATAATCTTTGCAACCTTAACTACATACATATACCCTTTATCTGTTATTATGTAGATAAGTCCATTTGTATGCGTATCAATGCTCATAGTCCCTTTATACTTAGCACCGACTACCATATTATAAGTTTTATCATTAGCAATTAACCATACTTTACAAGGTATTATAGACGCAGCTTTATTAAGATTATCTTTCTCTATTACATTATTTTTTCTTCTACGTCCAAACTTTACAATATATTCATCCCACTCATTTGTCATATATTTATCCAAATGTTGGTTCTTTTGTGATATTGTAAGCTTTTCTAATTCAATTCTACGTTTTTCTAGCTTCTTATATTCTGATAATAAGTCATCAATTTCCATATTAGACAATCTATAAACACGTAGCATTACAATATACTCAGCTTGCTCATATGTAAGTTTATAAGCTTTCATAACACGATGAATTGTATCTTGTTTATTTTTAGCAAGTCTTACTTCTTCCATAAGTCTTTGTAGATTTTTTACTTTATCTTTATTAAGAATTACAACTCCATCTATTAGATGCATTTGTTTTATAACATCTTTAAGCTCTCTCTTAAATCTATTATATAAACATCTTTCTCTAAATTCTACGAAAGCTTTTATTATATCTAATAAATTAACCCCTACTTTGAATTTATCATTTATAATTACGTTATTTACCATACTATGTTTTACTTCTAAACATGTATTAGCTAGTAGCTGACTTACAGCATTATCATAATTTTCAGGATTATCGAGTTTAAGTTTTATACTGATTCCATCCATATTACTATGGTCTTCATATGATACAATATGACATACAAGTTTACCTTGATCTGCTTTAATTGCTAGATTTTTAACATTATTTATAAATTGTTCCGTTGTAGTGTCATATGGAATAGAAGTAACTTCTATAAACGTATCTTTCCCATCATCGATACGTTTCCATATTCCACGTTGCACACAAGAACCAGAACCATTTATATAAGCATCTTTAAATCCTTTACCTACTATAGTACCAGCTAATGGGAAATCTGGTGCTTTTAATATATCTGCTAGTTCCTGAACAGATATCTTTCTATTTTTAACATATGCTTTACATACATTAGCAACATCTGTTAAATTATGAGGTAAAAGGTTTGTAGTATATCCAACTGCAATCCCAAAGTTTCCATTTATTAAAACATCTGGAAGAACTGCTGGTAATACTAAAGGTTCTGTACCAGTATCTGTATAGTTATTTTGATATGGGACTACATCTGGACTTAACTCATGAGTAAAAACATCTTCCCCATATTTACTCATACGAATTTCCAAATATCTTCCAGCGGCTGCCGTATCCCCAAATACGTTACCTCTATTCCCATCAATCTCAAAATAAGTTTCATTTTGTTTCCACTCCTGACTCATTGTAACGTAGGCTCCATTTATTCCACTGTCTCCGTGTGGGTGGTAACTCATACATTGCCCTACCATTGTATTTAATTTCTTGGCTTTAGCATTAGAAAGCACGCCTTCTTTAAACATTACGAATAAACATCTACGTTGGACTGGAGTTTTATTGTCTAATACATTCGGGATCATACGGTGGTATAGCACATAGTTAGAATATCTCTTTAACGCATCTATCGCATATGTCCCAAGATTGACCATTTTGTATTTATTCATTTTTTCCTCCGGTAATAAAAATAATTTGGCGGGAATTATTACACCCCCGCCATCATATTAATTGTCTTTATTTATCATCAGTGAATATTAAATACACAAAATTATCACTGACTTTTATGTCAGTTAATATAGAATAGTCTACTCTATCTTGCTCTTGTCTTATAACTGCATTAATAGCTTCTTCTCTTTGGTCGTATGTCTTACTTCCTACATATACCACTTTACAGTATTGTCCAGCAAACACATTAGCCGATAGTAATAAACCTAATCCTAATAATAACTTCTTCATAATAGCCTCCTATTTTTTCTTTTTAAGTTTTAAACCTAAGTATACTTCAGAACCTGCTCCTGCAATATTCTTTGCAGGTTCTACACAGTATGACATGATACCTTCAACGTCATAGTCTGTTTGTAGTAGTATATGTAATTCATCATAATCATTAATTGGTTCTTGGAAGAATGGTACAACATAGTGCACACTTCCATTATCTCCATTTGCTTCATCATCAGGGTCCCCTCCTGAATGAAGTTTATTAGGATCTATTCTCAATGATGTATCTAAATCTTGAGGCAGTGCTTCATATGGAACCTCAGTTATAGATACAGTTTTAACTGATGAGTTATCTGATTTATTATCTTTAGAAGGCTCTTTATAATCTTTCATTATTTCATCTCTAGATTTATCATAATCAGATTTTTCTTTAACGATAAATTCATCACCGTTAACCTCAACATCATAATCATTTGGATTCAATAATGCATTCTTATAAATCTCATTTGATGCCTTAACCTCAGCTAACTCAGCTTGTAACTTTGATATTTCTTCACCTTTACAACCAACTAACAACCCGCAAATTCCTAATATTAATAATAATTTTTTCATATTCTACTTCCTCCTGTTTATATTTTTATAAGATAATTTAATTAGTGTTACATAACATGTATCATAAACCACACTTAATTTATGTATTGGTTTATTAATACATAAGATTTTCATAATTTACATCCCATTTGGCATCCTTACTCTGGTATGCCTGTTTAATCCGTTTACTCATCTGAGCTCTATCAGACGGGTTATCCCTATTATAAGGTCTATATTCACCTAAGTCCGTACAGCCCACTAATAATAATCCTAATAACAATAATACAACTTTCATTAATCAACCATCTCCTTTTTCTCTGTTCGAAAACTATGCTTCTTATTGGTTTTCTTTTTGTCCTTATTCTTCTTATACATCTTTTCCAATAATTCATCATCGTCGTCAAACTTATTTTTCTTTGTTAATTTTTCTTTCAAATTGTTCACTCCTTTGAAACGTTTTATTACTTTATTATATGTAATTATTCAATACCTAACGAATCTATAATATCTTTAACAGCAGCTAAACTCATTTCATTATTAAGTTTCTTCTTAACAAGACTATTCTTATCTCTGTCGATTTGTATTAATAACTTATTAAGTAATGACATGAATTTACAAATATCAGATTCTAATACATATCTACTATTCATATAATGGTCAATTGACATTTCCTTCATATCATCAAGTTTAAGAACATTCTTTCTATAAACATAGTTTACTTCTACTAATTTAACCACAGATTCTAACATATCTTTAACGTACTTATAAATATATTCCAAATCCATTCTAGTACTTTCATACTCTTCAACCACCATTTTCTTTAATGCATCACGCATATTCATTACATAGTAGTACTCTATTAAGAATATATTATCAGATTCGGGTACCATATCAGGTACCCTATATTTTGGTTTAGCATTTTCTTGTCTTTTAGTTTCAATCTTTTCAAGTGTACTAATAGCTTTACTACCAGCTTTAACTACATTACTTCCAAGACTTACCAGATTCTTTAGATTTTCCCATGTACCCATTTTTATTACCTCCGAATTTATTATCTTTCTTAACGAAAGGTTTCTTTGTTTTAACAGGTTTCTTTAATAATTCTGGGTCACTAAGCTTAGTATACTCAGTTTCTCCTTCAGTCAACATTACATCTACTATAGGTTTATTAATTAATGCTATATTATCTGTATTAAATAGTTTAAAGTTAAACATATTTACAAATAATATTCTTCTATAATCTGTTGGTAATGATACAAATAGGTCATCAGCTATAGGTTTATCGAAGAATAACACACAATTAGAGAAGTTTGGTATTCCAACATGCATACTAGTAAACATTAAAGCATTTTCCATATAATCTTGGAATCTATTTACTAATTCTTTTTGTATAAATCCAAGATTAGATGTATCTATACCGTCTGTATTAATAGATGCCATAACTTCTTTAACTTTCTCTTTATCAGTTCCTTCTATTTTATTTTTATTTATTATTTCTTTAACAACATCACCAAATTTATTAATTCTATTAGTTAATTCTTTAGTAGCATCATTTCTACTAAATAACTCAGCTATTGCATTAATATTATTTAGATAACTAGGTGCCCATTTCTTAATTTGTTCTGTTTCTTTAGTAAGAATAATAGCAGTTAAGTTATAGAACACATTTTTATAGAAGTTATGTCTAATAATACAATTCTTTTCTCTAGATAATATTTCTAACATTTTAGTCTCATAATTAACAAGTTTACCATCAAATAACTTATCAGTTATAGCTTTATTAGTTGTAATGAATTCTTCATCTATTAAATAATTATCTCTTACATATCTTTGTAATAATATAGAAGCTAATACTCCTTCTGGTTTAGGAAGCATTGGTCCTATTAAGAATTTTGCTTTCCTAAAAGTAGTTTTACCGCTAGGCTTTCTGTCGGTTCTTGTGAATTTAAAGGTATTTTTATTTGAACTCTTCCCCTTCCCTCCAAAGTTGCTTCTTTCAGTTCTTTGTGTTTTTGAATCAAATTTTCTTTCCATGTGTTATCCTCCATTTTATTTATATATTTATTTAATCCATATTTTTTAATAGCATATTCTATAACCTTTTCTTCTGTATCGAAACGCTCATCGTTAGGGCTAATATTATGTGCCATTCTATAAACCCAGTGTTCTAAACTTGTCATTGTGTGGTCTATTAATTCTATAACGTCTTTAAATTTACGATATTTCCTTATTTTGATTTTAAGTCCTTTAACTCTAGAATATATCCATCTATTGCATCTAATAATTCTAGCCTCATCAATAGATATTCTATATTTACGGTTTCTTATATTACGCATGTTTACCTCCATCTATAAAAGAACGCCATTTAACTAATAACTTTACTACATCTTCAACACCTCTAATAGCAGGATGGTCTGTATCTCCAGGATCTATCATTACATCAAAACCTACATGAATTTTACTTAATTCTGCTATAGTTTTACCATTATAAGTTCTATTATTACATACGCTATGGAAATCTAATGGAAAATACTTACGTTGATGCCTTAATGTTCTAAGTATATATTTTCCCATAATATTACATATACCGTATTTCTTAGCCAGATCTTCATAAAATATATGTTCTTTAAATTCTTCAGAATATGTAAGTAAATCATTTATATACTTAAGATATTTGAATTTATTATTTCTTTTAAACATTTTTACAGCATCATATAGCTGTATATTTAATGAGTTCCATTTACTGTAATCTATGGCACAATTATATTCATCAATTCTATCTAACACTTTAGTCATATTCTATTCCTCCAACTTATCTAATAACCAATCTGGCCACATTACTGTTTCTATTTGCATTTTCTCTGTTAATTTAATAGTATCTTTATGTTTTAAGTATTTTTTCCAAAATTTATCTATAACCTTTTTCAGACCATATTTAATATATACATCTTCATAACATTCTTGTGCTTTAAATGTTTCAAGATTGGCACATATCATGCCAATCTTTCTATAGTCTGCATATCTCCAAGATCTTCTTAATTTCTTAAGTCTAAGTCTTAATTCATTTTCATATAGGTTCCAATTACTTCGTATGATTTCATTTAATGTTTTACTCATTTTTCCTCCTTAGATACAGTTTCTTGGAATATCTTATTTTCCAAATCCGCTGGATTATATTCATGATCTTCTATTTCTATACTACTACCATAATATTTTACCATTTCCTTCGCATCTTCTGAAGAAATCTTACCTACTTCTATCATGTAGTCTAATCTACCAGGTCTAACTAATGCTTCTGGAAGATAATCCTTATTATTTGTAGTAATTATAGTAATAGCCCCATTTGGACTTGTGTTACTATCTAGAAATTGCATCAAGTTATTAAGAACTTCTCCACTATTAACTAGATTATTATGAACTGTACCAATATATCTTCCTTCGCTAGTAAATGCTCTTGCTGACCGGATTTGTGGTGGGTCTGAAGGTTCTGCTTTAGTTTCCGCGTCTCCACCTATTTTAAGAACAGATTTATCAATATCTTCTATCACAAGTAATGATGGTTTACCAGTTTTCTCATAGTTTTCTATAATTTCCTTAGTATTATACACTATCATCATATCATCATTTCTAGCAAACATTTTATCAATATAATGAACTTTATCGAATTTAAATTTATTTGCTATATATTTAATAATACTAGTCTTACCAGTCCCTGGTTCCCCATATAACAGTATATTTAGTTTAAATTTTTTACCAAATTTATCATATATATGTTGCTTTTTAAGGAAATCATTTATAACATTTTCTACCGTAGTTATATGACTACCAAATATCTTCTTATCAGTTATTTTATCTATAAGAATCATAGCAGTATCACATATGTCCAAACCAGTAGTATATCTTATGATATTATCTTTTTGAGACGGCATTAAGTAATCTTTAATACTCTTAAAGTACATTCTTCTATTTTTACCCAGAATATCACAGTTGAAGAATTGTTGAGGACCTCCAACACTATTTTCATACCAGTTCCAAATAAGCATCCAAGTAAACTTATCTAGTTTTACTATATAATAACCAAAGTTTAGATTACTATAATCTGCATTACGTCCTAGAAATATATTATTCTCTAATATATCAATTGTACGTTTATCTTTACTATTGATTTTAATCCAATCAATAAGTTCAGATATTTTTTGCTTATTTTCTTGTAATAGTATTCCCATACGAGTTCTTACAATAAACTGCTTACTTATCCATTTAATAATGTCTTTAGTTTGACTTAATATATAAGTCAACGCAGTTATAAATACAATGTTATTCATGTTAAATAGTTCTTTCATTTTAAATTCTCCTTTACAATACAATTTTTAATATTTATGATATGTGTTTATCATTTTGTTCCTTTTCTTTCCATAATACTTAGATTTCGGAAACATAATTACAGTTACTCTAGTAATCTTCTTAGGTCTAAATAAAACCATACCTTTTTCATGGTCTATTTCTACATGTAATCCTTCCATGTCCTCAGAATACTTTTCATTCTGTTTAACTGATGCTAATATATTCTTAGCCATTTCTTTAAGTTTATCAGATGTATCACTATCAATATGCTTACTTAATGTATCGATTAAATCTGCATTATTTTGTCTAATCAGTTCATTAACATCTGAAATGGTTTTAGCACGCTTTTTAACCATATTAATATACTCTAATGTTCTTTGTGGATTATACTCTAACATACTCATTATAACTCACCTGTCTCTATTAGTCTTTTTCTATGTGTACTATCATTACCTTGAAGCATATGTATTACTTCTGACACCTTTTCAAAATCATTTATATGCACTTGAAGTAATCTACGAGTTTTAGGATTCATTACTTGTTCTCTAAACACGTCTGCATTAAGTTCTCCAAGTCCTTTAATACGTTGTATATCAGATATCTTATCATTTTTGTGTTTTAATAGGAAATCTTCTTGTTCTTTTTCATCATATGTATAGTACTTTTGCTTTCCAATAGTGTTAATGAAAAGTGGCGATAAACTCAAGTATACATGTCCATTTTCAATTAAACCTGGGAATAATCTAAAGAATAATGTTAATAATAATAGTTCTATTGCGCTGCCGTCAGGGATCTTGATCAGTTGCAATCAAAATTTTATGATATCTAAGCTTTTTAAGATCTAGATCATCTTTCACCCCGCATCCTAATGTTATTATTAAATCTTTTATTACTGAATTATTATAAGCTTCTAGTTCACTATGTTTTTCAACATTCAATATTTTACCACGTAATGGAAATACTGCTTGATACTTACTATCTCTAGCATTCTTAATAGTTCCGGCAGAACTCAATCCTTCACATATTATAATCTCACATTCTTCTGGTTTCTTACTAACACAATGTGCAACATCAGTACCAACTACAGATAAATTACCTTTCTTTGCTGCTTTTGTACCAAGTACCATTTCTCTTGCTTTTTTACTAGCTTCTTTGATTCTTCTAGTAAGCAAGATTCTATCAACTAATACCTTAGTTTCCTTTGGTTTATCACTAGCCCATGCTATAAGTTTATTATACACTATTTCTTGTACAAATGGTACGATATCTGGAGCTGATAGTTTAGTCTTAGTTTGGTTCTCAAATGGAGGTTCATTCATTTTAAAACTTATAATACAACTAAGTCCTTCCCTAAGTTCATTACCTCCAATATTACTATCTTTATCTTTAAGAAATCCATTTTGTCTACTAATATCATTAATAGCACGAGTAAATCCTCCACGGAATGCTTGAACATGAGACCCGCCTTCTGGCATATGAGCAGAGTTTACATATGAAATCATATCTTCATAGCTATTATCAGTATATGTAAAGATTGCTTCTATAAAGTATTTATCATTTTCTGCAATTATATGAATTGGCTTAAATAGCGGCTTGTCATCACCAAGTCTGGCCTTCATCATGTCAAATAGTCCATTTTCAGATTTAATTTCTTCTTTTTTATTAGTTCTTTCATCAGAAAGTATAAACTTATTACCTGGATTTAGATATGCTTGAGTTTGTACCATATCTTTAACCTTATTGTAATTATACTCGATGACTTCTTTAAATATTTGGTTATCTGGTATCCAAGTAATCTTAGTTCCAGAAGGATATTCTGGTATTTTATCAATTTTTGTAAGTTTAGATGTTTCATAACCTCTGCTAAATGTTTGTTGATACACTACATTATTACGAGTAATTTCTACTGTAGTTTTCTCAGACAGAGCATTGATTATTTTACATCCAATCCCATTTTGCCCTATCGCATTCTTATAGTTTACATTGGCTTCCATTTTACCTCCACTATGTGGTTTAGTAAATAGAATAGTAACAGTTGGAATACCAGTATTTTGGTATGGGTCTATTGGCATTCCACGCCCATTATCGGAAAGTTCAAATCCAATTGGGTTTAATAGTTTGATTTTTACTACATCCCCATGTCCTGACCCTACTTCATCAATAGAGTTTACGAATACTTCTGTAAGACATTGGATTAGACCATTTTCTAATGTATTTCCGATATACATATTAGGTCTATGCCGAATACCTTGCAAATCTTCGAAAACTTTGATGTTTTCAGATGTGTACTTGTTTTCACTCATACAATTTTCACTCCTTTATATTTGTATTTAAAAGCGTTTATAGGTATCTATAAACGATTCTATAATATCAGTATATAAATTATAACTATATACTATAGAACGTCTATAAACGGTATATAAACGCTTTATAATTGATTATACTACTATATTATATGTAATTAACGAAAATATTAATTAATTGGTGTTTCAGGTTCTTCTTTATCATCAGATTTACCTTTGATAACTAATACATCACCGCTACTCATACCTTCTGTTAATGAATCTAATGCTTCAGTTAGTTCATGCATATCTCTAAGTTCATTCATTTCTTCATCTGATACAAATATAGTATCATTAACTGCTTTAACAAATTCATCTATTATATTATTAACAATAGCTGCATCTGACGGTTTTAAATCTTTTGATGTCATTTTATCATGAAATAATGTATATAGATTAACATCACATACACACTCAGTTTCATCTGCAAGTATCTTATCAATAAATTCATTAATGTATACTTCATCTAGATATTCTATACCATCAAGCCACATCTTTTTATCTTGAGCTTCAAAGTCTTTAGATAATTCCATCCATGAGTATAAAGCTATATATGCAATAGCATAATTATGTAATGCGTATTTAGCATTAAATGGTAATCCTTCAAATGCAACTAGAACATCTTTATCTTGAAAGAATACTTTAGATATATAATCTAGAGCTTCTTTAAATATGCTATAATATGGTACTTTATTTGATGGATTATTATGATTAACATCAAATATTGCTTTAACAAACGGTTCTTTATCACCAAGTACAAAATATGCAGATTCAGATATATCACTATCTTTATGATTAAACCAAATTGAATGACCTAAACGATCAATACCATCTACTTCATTGTAGTCCTTGCTAACACGTAAACTATATTCTCTTTTTATATCCATTATCTTAATTCTCCTTCCGAAATATCATCTGTTACAAGTTCAACTAATTTAGACCCAGGTAGTATATAATCTCTTCTACTAAATAAAAGAACTCCATTCTTAATATAATTCCATATTTTGATAACATACTCATCACTTAATGTTTTACCTATTTTATTTCTTACATTTGCCTTAATAATATCACCTACAGTAGGTAATAAATATTTTAATTCATAATCTAATTTATCATCTAATGTAAATACATGTATTGGTATATTAAAATCCCCAGTTTTCTCATTACTAAGGACTAAATCAACCTTTACTGTGTTCTTATTATTATCTCTTTCAATTGTATATACAATATTTAACGATTGTGCAATGTACTCATTGATAGGTATAATATAACTAAAATTTAAATATTTATCTGGGTAATTATTATCAATATTTAATTGAGCCATTTTAAGAAATAACTCAAATCTTTCTTTATTTTCAGATGCTAATACTTTAAATAATCTTTCCTCAAAATCATCATATTCAAACTCTTTCATTAAATCATCAATTGTTGATATAGGAAGATTTCTTTTAATATATGCTATATTAGCAGTTCTATTCTTACTAATATAATATATAGCCAAATGCCCAGTTTCAATTACACATAAAAATACAGGATTATCAAATATCATAAATGTCACCTCTTTAATAATTTTCAATATCATCATGAAATGGTATTATAATTTTAGCATCTTCACTAAAATTTAATACATTAAGTTCATTAAATTTATCTATAATAAATTTTGCAAGATCTTTTGTAAATTTTAAACCAACTGTAGAATATATATTATTATAAATTTTACCAGTAAGATTATTACTGAATTCGTCTATATTCTTACCACCAATATCATCTTCTATGGTTGTATTAACATTACCGTATATATGTCTAACATTTTTCTTAGGAATCCAAGATACTCTAAGATCAGTATAATCATTTCCAGATTCATGTTCTATACGCACATAAGTATTAACTGCTGTATGTAAAGACTCAAATATAACCGAACATTTACATTTTTCACCAATATAAGGTTTAACATACATAATATCACGATTAATACTATCATCTGATGCTACTAGATTTACATATTTTTCAAATGTACTATAATCATAATTCATAATATATCTTGCTATATCTCTAGATTTTAAACTTTTTGACTTAGATAAATAATTTAGTATATATTGAGCTTTCATTTCTCCAGTATAACTACATTTTTCCTCATATTCATCATTACCCCAGATACATATTTTTGGTATACTATCCCCTTTATACACTTTTAAAAATAAAGCATTACTATCCATATACATTTCAAATCTATTCATACTCAACCTCCTATTTCTTTAAAATATTATATATTGGTATATTAACTATTTTAGATACTGTTACATCGTTATATTCCAACACCGGTAATGTTGACATATATTTCATATCATCATCATTAATTATTATTCTAAGGCTATCAATAACTGATTCAGTGTTAATATTTAGTTTATTACTATCAATATCTCTTTGTAATTTTGTCGAATTTATTGTATATTTTTTATTAATATAGTTAGATAAACTACATTCAATTAAGGGAATATTTATCTTATCAATATTTTCATAACATAATATAACTGCTGTTTTATTTTTATTGAATTTAAACTTAAAATATGTTTTAGATATGAACCGTTCTTTATTAAACTCTAATATATGCGAATCTCCTATGCCTAATGTTCTATCTCTATATTTTGCCATAAAATCATCTAATGTAACACGTCTATAATCATCTTCAGTATTATGTAAAAATGATATAAATCCACATAATTCATGTCTAACATCTTTAAGTCTAGGGAATTCATTTGATATTAAGTATTCTAATATATTAGAATTAATTTCTGCGTCACCCTGTAGTAAAAGTTTATCTGTTTCATATTTTACACGGCTAACGACTACAAAATCTTTCATATCTCTATCTTTATAATAAATATCTAGATCTAAGCTGGGATTTATTTTAAATATCAGCAACTCATTCATACTCTATTCCCCTTTCAATATTATTTGATCATATCCAGTAAAGTTAAACAGATCAGATAACCAAATATAATGATCTATTATATCCTTACTATAATTTTCATAAGAACTATAATGTAAGTTATGTTTAAATCCGTTATATTCTTCCTCGTTATCATAATATTTAATTCTATGATTTATTATACTCCATTCAGCAGTAGATATATTAAATAGTCCGCTTATTGTCAACTGTTTAGCAAATGTTACAAGCTCATTCTCTTTTCTAGAAAATTGAAATTCCATCTCTGCACGTTCTATTAAACCTTTCATATCAGAACCGCTCATCTTCTTTTTATAGAAATCCACTGGAAACTCTCTATTTAAATCTTCAAAAGTTTTCCATTTATATTTATATAGATAGTCAGATATATTCATATTGAATGTATACATAAAGTTTGGTAAAGATATATCAAAATATCTCTTATTTTTTATTACTACATTATGATATTTACTCCAGAAATCTTTATCTTTAAAATATTTAACTAATCTAGGAGCTATATCGTAGTAGTGTAAATCTTCAAATTGCTTTTCTGTAGATTCTTCCAATTTCCATTCTGTTGTTAGGTTATAAACTCTAACCACTTTTATATCATAGAACTTACTTATTTCATTATTCTTAAACCATTCTTGTATAAATAATCCATTTTGTCTTACAAATCTACTATTATTATAACCCCAAGATCCAATTTCTCTGTATCCCCATCTAGCATTTAGCCTCATATTAATAGCGACCGCTTTAAGAGTTATACCACCAGTTTTATTATCATAATATGTAATAAACGATTTTATATTACGAAACCTTGTATCAGTTTTATTATTCTCTTTCATCAAATTATCAACGATGCCACATACTGCTTTTCTAGCTATACGTTCTTTTGGAATAAGTTTAATTTTATATAACTTTGCTATAAATGTCATACTTCTTCTATCTTTTTTAAAATCAAAATACATATTAATCTCCTTTTATTGAAATTTTGCGGTACATAAAACACGTCCCGAAGGACGTGTTAAATTAATTCTATAAAAATGAATCTTGTGGACCAACACTGAAATTCTTTAATGATATTCCGATTCCATGTTCTGGGTCCCATTTAGCGTCACATAGTAAAACTATACATTTATCTCTGTCTGAATAGAATAATTTATCAAATGATATATTCATTTCAAACCATTTTACTATATCTCCAGCTTCTAATAAGTCTTTTCCTTTTTGGAAATTGTCATATTCATCATTTCCTTTAAGACCTTTCATGTATTTAGCACATGCATTAGCCAATACTGGTATTATATTTTCATCAACACCTAATGGAGCATGTGCAGCAATAGCTTCAGTAGCAACTTCTTCTTTATTATTTTTTAATTCCGATTGCACTTGTTCTATAGTTTCAAATATTCCTTCACTCATTTCTTACCTCCACGTCCTATTAGCTCTACTCTAGGAGCAGAACCTTCAACTTTATCAAATAATATATTATTCCATGAACCTAGTATAATACTGTTTCCAACTTTAAGTGGTTTATAATTAGTAATACTTTCTTTATACACTTGTCCATGTACATAGTATTTACTAGATTCTAACCATTTTGACATACTTTCTAATACTTTATCTATAATAGTATTAGTATCTGTATTAAAGATATTACTATAAGATGTTGGTGTAACTAGAGCTTTAGTTTTCTTATCTGTAGCAAATTTAACAGAGAAGAAATCTCTAACTACGTTATCAACAAATGATTTTCTCATCTTTCCACCTTGTATCATACCTTTGTCATCCATAAACATTAAGAAATTACTGATATGATGTTTTTCAAAACCATAATTCTTTATAGTTGCAACTAACACACGCTTAGCATTATCATCTACAAGATCAGAAGCTTTAACTTCATGGTTACTTTCTTTACTAGTAGCATCATAAACATATCCTAGTCTAGTTTGCAGACATGTAGTCCAATCATTTGGTATGTAATAATTACATATAGGTATATCTGTAATACGACCATATTGAGCCATACCTTTATTATAACTCATTAAAGTTTTAAACATTCCAGTAATTTCCATAGCAGCTCTTTTATAAAGCATGAAATTTCTAGGTTCCATACCAGCGGCAGCTGCTTCCTTTCCTTGTTGTTTAAATCCGAATGATAATCTTAAGTATTTACCATCTACAGATTTAAATTTATAAAAACCATTTCTACGACCACTTGATGTTAAAAAAATTTGAAGAATGTCATCATAAACAGGTTTTTCATCATTATTAAGTTCATACTTTTTCCATATGTTATAAATACTATTAACATCAACAGCATCATAATTTACACCGATATTTGCACAAATATCATTAATAATAGTAGTAACTAATCTACCGTGAGTATCAAAGTGAGTTTTAAGATATAAACCAGCACCTAATGCATTCCAAGTAATCCCCTTATTATTTTGTCCATTAATTATATGAGCAAATTGTGCTAATGCGCCTCCCAATGAATGTCCTGTAAAATAAAATTTCCAGTTTCCTTCTCCAAGTAATATTTTACAGTGACGTATAAACCAGTAGACAGATGTAAGCTGGCTACTGTATCTATCAAAAAGTGCCAGCTCCATATCTGTCATCATGTCCATAAAATCATTTGTACCACGGAAAGACACAACTACATCTTCACCTCTTACAAAGGCTGCAGCATAAAACCCATTAGATTTAGTATTTAGATCTAAACCGAATAAGTCTTTATATATAATAGTATCATTTCCGCTATACAAATAAGTCCAGCCCCTAAAGTGGCTATCCCATAAAGGGGCTTCATTATTTTCATCTTCGGAGAACGCCATATAACAGAACCTGCTTTTGCTACTCAAATTGGCTGGGTCTTTTGCCCAGTCATCCCATATAGTCTCTGAAATTTCAGAACCCCGTTTAACTGAATCCCAGTTACGTAAATAAACGAGATTCGCAAAATTCGCATATACTACATCAGCTAAAGCATTCATTATATATTCCTCCCTATTTTTAGTCTGTCATTATTCCGTAATATCCAGCTTCCAATTCATGGATAGCTTCTTTTGGTTGTTGTTTAGCTAAATAACTTTTAATTTCATCTTCAGATGGAGCATATTTAGCTTGTAACCCAAGTAAATTTTCATAGTTACTTTCAAGTACACTAATTTTATATAGTATAACATTTGTAAGACTATTCCCATGCTTCTTATACATAAGCTCCAAACATAACAGTCTTAACTCTCTTACTCTATGTTTATTCTCAACTAGAGCAAAACTATACCTCATATATGTGGCATCATTATAGATAGCCTCCAATGCATCATACTCGCTTAGTAATTCTAGATTACTAATTTCATTATACTCATATTTAGTATTATAAAGTCTGTCATATCCTAATATGAGTAATAGCATAACCAATCCAACTGCTACCGCCACAAATATTCCAAATAACACATTTCCCATTAATACATCATTCAACATCTTTCTACCTCCTAAAAATTTTAAGTTTATTTGCTTATATTTTGATATAAGTCACCTTATTATATGTAATTGTCGAAGTTTTTATTCTTCTGAGATTTAGGAGGTAGATTTATGTATTAATACAATTTTAAAACTCCGCTAGTAGATAGTATTTTAAGAGCAGAAATATCATTGTAAATAGGATAAAATTCTGTCCCATCTCTAAATACAATACAGCTTGCACTAGAAGTACGAGCATATGCTATATTTGTATTACTATCTACTAATGCTATAGTTTCAGACGGATTTACTGATGTATGGTATAATGGATAGAAATCTTCTATAAACTCTACTTCACTATCAGTATACTCGTTGTATATAGCGGAAGTTTGTTTTAACCAAAGTCCACTATTTTTAACACGTTTAATTTCAGGAAGCGTTTTATCATTCATTTTAATAAGTCCACGTATTTTTAATGTTTTCGCTATATCTGTTATATCGTTAGTATTAGTAATATTTACTATATTACCGGCTAAAGTATAACTACTATTAGCTACATCTATTATAAGTGGATTTACAACAGGTAAATCTTCACAGAAATGAGCAATTAATATCTTACTATTATTTATATCAGAGCTACGTTTAAAGCTAAGCTTTACTTTATTTTGGATATTAAATCCAGAAGTAACTCTAGCAACAGTAAGCATATCACCAGGTTCATAATTTACAGCATAGCATAAATCATAAAATGCAGGTAGATTTAAATATATATTAACATGTGTTGCAGTTATATTAATATTATATACGTCTATTGCTTTAATAGTAGTATCAGTTGTGTCTACTATATTTACACTAGATGGAGTAACTGGCATATTACCAATTATAGCTCTTCTACGCACTTCATTTAAACGAGGAGATAGTTGTTCTAATCTACTGTCGTCTAATAATGATAAACGTCTTATAACCTGTTTTAAAGGCTCAGAGTAATAAATATCTAAAGCATTTGATGGAAGATTAAAGAATCTAGCATATCTAGATTCGATATCTATACTTGTATCACCTATATTAGTAATAAATGTATTACGGTTAGGATCGAATTCATTTATACTATTTAATAGACGAGTAACATTATCAGTTCTCTTAATAGGAATATCATAAGTAATAGGAGTTTTTCTAACTGGTAGAGTATCACTATTAAATAATGTATTACTATTAATAAGATCTGTCGTTTCTACAGTCTCTATATTGATATCAAGCATTTTATCTATAATCTTAGTTTCAAATGATTTAAATAGATAATATACACGTTTAATATCATCGTTTAAATAATGTTCTTTATTTATTGGTACTATCATATCATTATATATTTCTTGATAAGATAGTTCTGTATTATATGGTTTATAATATGTCTTAGATATAGTCTTATTACCAACTTTAATATTTACATTAGCACCATAATATACATCTGGTATATCTTCTAAAGTTTTATTTAACTTTGTACTCATATTTACTATAACTGTAGTATCATATGTAAAGTCATAATGTTTAATTATATTAGGAACATTTGTTGTAAAATGTTCATGAATATTTGAAGATTGGAAAATATCCCAAAATTCATTTTCAGATATAGTACTATGAGAATATTTTGTAATATTAAATGTACGTTGTTCTTTAGAGAATACATTAGACTTAAATATAAGAGTTAATGTATGTGTATCAATGATATCTTTTGCAAATACAGAAATAGTCTTTTTGATAGTATTAGTGTACATATCTATTGTGTTATCCTTGAAAATAGTCATATTTTCATTATCATTTAGACTATACCAGATATTTTTAATAGTATCTTCAGATGGTTCTTCTAATAATCTAGTAGAATAGAATTCTTTATTATTATAAATAAAGTTTAAATTCCAACTATTAGAAGGAACTACATCCAAGTCGATAGTTAAATTAAGAGGTTCAACTACAGATATATACATATTATTCTTAATAGTATAATTATAATCTATTTTAGAAATAATAGCATTAATAAGTGTAGATCCCTTAATTTCTTCACTAGTAGATAGTATAATATTATCATTTGATATACTATTTACATTATAACCATTAATAAACCATTCATATGCAGGGATACTAGATGATTTAATTGTAGACAAGATACGTCTTAAAGAAGGACTAATAGTAGTCTTCTTTAATAACTGTTCTATTCTAGTATCTAAATTATCATTTATTTTAGATAGCAGCCATTTTTTATCGAATTCTTTAGCTATCATTTCCATTTTATCTAATCTCTTAGATTTAAGAATAAATAATTTAGATTTTGACATATCAAACTTATAATCATTAATATTTTCAAATTCATATACAGAATTATTCTTCTTATTAACTACAAGCATTATAGAAATATCATTTACAAAATCATTTAATACCTCTTTATCCTCATCATTGATATCATATTTATATTTAAAATCAGTAAATATGTCAAGTTTAATAAAGAAATTACTTCTATTAAACTCAGATGGTGGTGCAGGAGTATATTTATTAGTTTTAGGTCTAATAGTAAACTCTCCAGCTTCTAGTTTATTAGTATTAATTATAGTTATCTTTGGAACTACTTTATCAGTATCTTTATATGTTATATTATCTATATAATCAAGCATATTAAAGTCACTTAAAGTATTTCCTTTGTATTCTACAAATATTTCTTTAAGTTTGTCATTAAGATCAGGCCCTGATACATTTATACTACATTGAGTATTTACTCCAAGTTCAGTTGGATTATAAATATTATGAATATTTAATAAATCTTGTACCATAACTTGGTGTTCTCCTGATATAAATTCCCAATCTATAACGATATCTTTTAAATGGAAAATATAATGATTTGTATATTCTCCAAGATAGTCGTTATCTATTGTATCAGGTATTTCATATAAATAACTATGTTTTACATTATTAAGGTTATTATAAACTATTCCACTATTATCTGCAATAGTATTATAAACTCCAGTAGGGTTTGGTAAATATTCTACATAATAGTCTATATTACCACTAGAACGAAGTCCTGCCCTAGCATTATTATATACTTTATCAGTATTTATTAATAAATGTATATTATAATGTAGTACTCTATAAGTTTTAGAAGTATCTCCGTCTATAATTTCAGTTTCATTATTATAATATCCATATAATGAACTACGATTTGCTAATGTAGCTGGTCCTAGATCTTCTAATTTACTATAGTCTACATTTGTACTAGTTATAGTAAGATTAGGTTCATATGGATTTCCACTACTATTTAAAATAGCTTGACTATAAACAGCTTCTATAGATTCTTTAAATACTCTAGCATTTATTCTAGACTTAATAGTTTGAATTCTATCATCAAATTGACTAATATTTCTAACTACTCTATCAAAATAATCACTACTTGTAAATATATCATTTAATATATCAGCATATTTAATCTTATTAAATTCAGTATTCTTATCTATATTAGTAACAGTTTTAATAATATTAATTGGTAATATGTCATTATGTGAATCAAATGATCCTAGTGCTGGTATATAATACCAAGGAGATTTACGTAATGCTCTATTATAAATATTGATATTATTAGTAGTCGTACTATTAAGACTAGATATAGTTATATCAAAAGATATATAATCTATATCATTTCTAATACTAAATCCAGGACTATTAATATATTCTACGATATATTTTTCATGATATTTAATACTTACAGGTTTATACTTAGAATTTTCCTTATTAGCAGCTTCTCCTTCATATATAAATCTATTATAATTAGTAATAGCTGTTTTAAGTTTATCTAATTGTAAAGAGTCTCTAAATGTTAAAGTATCTTTCTTATATAAAGGTATTATTATATTATTATCACTAGTAATATAACGTTGTATATCTGGAACTGTTAATATAAAGTTATTAGAATCTTTAACTGATGTATTAGTTATGATATCTCTAATAGTTTGTATATTAAAGTTAGACATATTTATTCCATATTCTTCTAATCTTGCATTTGTTGGAAGAATATTATTAAATTTACCTTTAGAGAAAGGTTTAAGGTTATTATCAGTTGTAAATAGCTGTTCGACTATTCTAAACTCATATTTTTCTACATTATTTACTAAGTTTAGTAATGTATAATCCTTTATAGATTCTAGTTCTTTATAAGGAACCCATACATATAAAGCATAGAATTTATTATCTTTACGATATAAGAAGAATCTAAGCTCTATTGGAGCATCTTCTGGATTAATTGCTGTAGAAGTAGTTATAATAGCATTATATGGACTTCCTTCTTTAGCAATCTCATTATTATCATACTTAAGACCAAAATTAGTCATATCTAAGTCGATATTTTCATTATATTCATATTTTTCATTAGATGGGTTAATATTAATATCAATTATGATTTCATTTTTAATACCAGAAATCAAGTTCTTTGATTCAGTTTCATTATTAAGCCATCCAGATTTAGCAAATTCTATACCTTCTGGAAGAATAAGGTTACTTGTAGTTAATCTATTCATATTAACTACATTAAGTCTAAATTCTTTAAGTTCTGTATCTAATCCTGTATAATGTGCATTATTAATAGTTATAGGATTAGTTGCAGCAAATCTAGACCAATCATCTGGAGTTCTATAATATCCAGTATTATCTACAAGTCCAGATAGTCTACCATATCTTAATGCATTAGTAATATTTTTAACTCTAAACTTAATACTAAGATCATAAATCTTATCAGAATTTTCTGGATTTCCTTCACCCGGTTGTTCGTATATAGTTCTAGTTTCACATTTTACATTTGATGGTACATATATAATATCATCAGTTGACTCTGATATCGCACGATAACATACTGTAACCTTATTTAAATCCCCGTCTACGCCAAATTCGTGTATACTCATAATTTTATATCCTTGAGCTCTGTCTTCTGGCGTAACTTTTACATTTTTAAATTCTAATACCTCTCTTCTACGTTTAAAGTATATAGATGCTTCTATTTCGCTAGTTGTGCTATCAATATCGAATTTAATTTTAGACATATTATTTTTAGTATATGTAACATCCCATATAACATTAGGAGATCTTTTAATAGTATATGTTCTAGTAACATTATAATCACCTATTTTATAGTTAATATTAAGATGTTTATTTATGTCTTTATTACTAATTAGGTATTCCTTATTAAGTTTAACATATGGATAACTATCTCCTATTCTTGATGTTATAGGAGTATCGTTGTCTATAGTTAAAGTATATTGAGTATCTTTATTAAACACATCTTTAACTTCAGACATATCAACATTTACAGTCATAGTTTCTTTATAAGACTCATTAAACTCATTATATTGATTATCTTTAGATGCAGGTGTATATTTAGGTACAACAGTTCTATTAAATAATACATTAATATCTGATTTACTAAATACATACTTGCTCTTGAATACAAATGGTTCAACTACATCAGTTTTAGATATAAAATCATATTCTGTTACATTGATACTATTTTCAGCATCGGGTTTTGATACTATATCAGGGAATATAAGAGGAGTATTATTATTTGTAAACTCACTATTATATGTAAAATCTACATTTATAGTACCGTCTGCTGTAATAGTTTGATTAACATTAGAAGAAAGTATTTCATTATCAAATTTTGTATAATATTTTAACCATTGTGAATCTATAACAGTGTGTTTAGGAACTGTATAATTTAATGTAATAACTTTAGTAGGGGTAAATACTTTACTATCTACAACATTATTATATTTATACTTTATATTAAATGGTAGTATTCTACAATTTAAAGTAAGATTAACCATAGCTTGTTGATTTTTAAATTCTCCATACAACTTATCATAGTAAGTACCTCTCATATATCCAGCTACCATACAGTATTTATTTATTGCCGGTGCACTGACAAATTGAGTTATGTCTGTATTAGCATCTAAAACTAATGCTTTAGATTCCCAATCAGGTCCAATTGGTAAAAATCTACCTTTAATAGATTTACCATTTAATACTTCTGGCATTTCTTCACCAGTTTTCCATTTAATAGCTGATGTAAGAGTTTGTCTATTGATGTAAACATCTTCTTCTTTTAATAATGCATAATTCCATTGTACATAATCTGTTAATCTACCATCAATAGGTCCAGCTTCTGGGTAACCAGATTGTATGTGTCTATCAAACGTATCACGATCAATTTTGAATAACTTTTTGCATTTTATTTTAACATCACTATTAATCACGTACTCACCAGTTTCAGTGCTTAATTCACGTTTATTAATAAGATCTTTTACATTAGCATATATTTTTCTATTATCATTATAGCGTTTATAAATAATAGTAAGTCCAGTATTGTGATAAAATACCGGATCAGAATTACTAGATTCTGCACTTCTAGCATGTAATGAAATTCCAAATTCTAAATAAGCTGTAACCCATACGAAATTATTACGGCTACTATCAATTTGAGCTTTAGTATAACCAGCGGCTTTACCTAATACAGGAATTAAATTAAAATCAGTTGGTGCTTCTTTAATATTGATTAACCCACTATTTCTCATATCAATTTGACGTTTTGGAATAATCATATTATATATAACATTACCATAACCATCAATAGGTTCATTACTTGTATATAGATGAGCACCCTCTTTAGTAGTAAACATTTTAGACATATTTTCAGAAAACTTCGTAGTATTTTTATCAACTCCAGTAATTTCTTTAAGAATATCTGTATTTAATGTCATCTTTTCAATTTCAACAAAATCGTTAAGTTTTTTATCTTTATTAGTAAGATCGAATAATTTCTCTGCATATACATATAACATATCGCCACCAATTGAACGTGTATCATAACGATTCCATCTAAATGTAATAGTATTAGTAACAGGAACACTTACACCATTTACTATACGATAACCATATGTTAGTGTTATATCTTTCTTATTATAACGTCCATACCCAATATGGTTTTCTGTAATAGCATATAGCGTAACAGCGTTACCGCTAGCTTCTACAGTATTATTAATTATATTTACTACATCTATTTTATTATCCATATTATAGAAAGTATCATCTTGGTTAGCAACCATATCTGCATAACCCCAGCTATCGTCTACTCTTGCATATTTATTAGTAGGGTCTGGATAATATGATAATCCAGCTATATTACTATCTATTACATCATTCGAACCTTCATACTCTTTATATAGATTATCTGGTTTATTAATATATTCTGTCGGTTCTACTACTTCTAGAGTTATATTTTCATTTACATTTATCATATATCCTCTAGTTTTGTTAACTAATAATCTCCAATCTATTTCACCAGATGTTATAGGTTTATTAGGATATTTTTTAATAGTAACTTTAAATCTAGTTATACTCATGTGAAGATTGTCATTTGTAAACCCACTTAATACATTAATATATCTAGTAGTAATAGTAGGTTTAGCATCCTCTATTTTCCATGTTGCAAGATATGCAGATGTTACATATGGTAATGCTGGAAGTTTTCCAGGTTCTTGCATATAAATATGGAATGTAAATATTTGTGGTAATGTAGGATCTAATTCAAATGTTACTTCACCTTTATTTACATCGGCAGCATTTACTGTAAATTCTTTTGTTACTAGTAAATTATGGTTTCTATCAAATATTTCTACAAGTCCCATAGTTCCAACTGTATAAGATACACCGTTATCTTTCCTAATATGAATTTTATTTTCATTTAAAACCATTATATCATCAGGTTTCTTATCAAAGAATGGAAGCGTAGTTCTTACGAAATCTTCCTCATATTCAGTTTTATTTCTAGGACTTTCATAGTAGTCTATAATATCACTGTCATTTCCTATTTGTATATCATTTATTAAAGCTATTTTAGTTTTATATGTAATAGTTTCGTCTTCACTAACATCTTCACGAGGGAAGCTTACAAATCCATTTCTTACATATTCACCATATGTTACTACTTTTGTGGCAAGTTTCTTTTCAACACCATCTTTAACTGTATATAATTGTACAGCTATTTTAGTGTTATTATCACGAATATATTTATGTGTAAAACTTGCGTTTATAAAGTAATCAGCGTCATCGTCTTCAGTACCATCTTTAGCACTCAATGACACATCTAGACTCGCAGTTATAAGAGAAGGACTTATTCTTTCATTACGGAAATAAGTTTCACTTTCTTCTAATGCTGGATATCCAACAAGTGTATCAACTGTCCATTTTATATATTCTCCATAATCTATTCCTTCCATAGTAGTATTATTAATATATTCACCATTAATATTACTTAAACTATCATAATCTGGTAATTCTGTTAATGTATTATTTTCTTTAGTTACACCAAATATTTTAGTATCAGTTATTAATGGCCTGTCTATATTATTATACATCCATATAAATCTTTCATTTCCATCTGGGAAAGCAATACTATTAGGAAGATATGTATTATCTGTACTATTTTTAAGGAACTTACTACTATCAGTATTAGGTATATGATTATCTGTAAATGTTTTAGTATACTCATAAGTATTAAGTTCTGTACCATCAAAATCGCAAGTTTCCACAATTATTCTATAAGATTTACCTGGTTTAGCTATAAATGTATTAGGATATAAGTTATAGAATGTACTTATTTTAGTATCATAATTATTATAAGAACCAATAGTCTTAATAAAATCATAATTACTCTTAGCATTATTTTCATTTATTAATACAATTGATCTTTGATAATTATACTTATAATTTAATCTATCTTGTGCAAATGAGTATTCCCATACTAAATGCTCGTCATCTGTAGGGTTAATCTTAACTCTAACATATGGTGCAAGAGTATCTACGTCTATCTTAATATTAGGTGGAAGAACTAAAGGAAGATTTTGTCCTTTAATTGCATTCTTGTTAAGAATAGATCTTTCATAATCTGCAATCTCATTTAATACACGTCTATTCATAAGCTGGTCAACTACATCAAGAGTTATATTATTAACTACAAAGTAATCATCTGGTAATACTTCATATTGCTCATATTGGTCAATAGAAGCAACTGAACGGAATTTACCTAATTCTTGGATTACAAATGTAGATATTACATTTCCTTCAGGCATTGACTCTACTTTATATTCTATATATCCATTATTAATATCGTCCACAGTAACAGTACCACTTCTAGTATACACTCTATTTTCACTATCAATAATTTCAATATAATATTGTGCACCTATAGTCCAGAATACTCCATTTCTAGGAATATATCTTATAGATTCTGGATGTCTTTTAGTCCATCTATAATTTATACGACCATCAATAGTCTTTTCTACAACTTTAGTTTTAGTTATAGCATCAGTTTCAACTATTGGTTGACCATTCTTATTTACAAATGTTGCAGTAAAATTAAATGTTTTATCATTAAGTTCATGTGGTTTTACTACAACTGGAACTGCAATTGGAGATACTTTAATATCTTCATAAGATAATGTATCATTGAATATTATATTACCGTAATTTTCAGCATTAATATTAATAAGCTGTTTCTTACGTATATGATATCCTTCAACTGATAATAAGAATCTTTCTTGGTAATTTTCATTCCAATAACGTCTCTTAGCAATGATATTTCTCTTTTCAATTATAGTATCAAGTCTATAATCAGGCTTTAGTTCACGTTCATGATAATCATATTCTACAAGAAGGTCACTAAACTCAGGAGTTACAGATATTTCATCTATTTCACCAATAGTTTCAAACTTGCTATATATAGTTTTATTTTCATTACTTCCCCATATTATAGTCTTATCAGTAGGAGTTTCCCCTGTATGATTTATAATGATATCTCCGTTATATTTACTATCAAGTAGTATCTTTTTATCATATTTATTAATATCTGCATTATTGATTTTACTAGCAATAACTTCTGCAGTATCGCAATTTAAAGTAAAATCTACTCCAGATTTAATAATTAATGTGCTATCTGAATTAGCTGGAGCTATAAATACAGGTTTGCATTCACGATTTCCATATACAGTAGTAAATACTCTAATAGGAACTCCATCAGAGTTACATTCTACTTTAGCCACATGTAAATTATGGTCGTATATAGCAAACAGACTACATTTAATCTTTGGAACATTAGTATCATTCTTCCATTGTATTCTAGCATTTACATATTCAGATGCATTATCAGTAATACTCATAGTATTGCTAAATATATAAGGCTTTGTAGTATCTGTAATTTTATTTATTTCAGATTTAACATTTTGGAACTTAGTATGTACATCTATAAATGTACCCATAGTTCTAATAAGTCTATCATCAAGATTTATATTCTTAAGATGAACTTTATGCCAACCATATTTAATAGGATCTTCTACAGAACTATAGAAGTTATTAATTAGATTTATATATCTGTCAAGAAGTACTACATTATTCTTAAGAACATGAGTTATAAGCTTATAAATACGTTCTTCTAATGTTAAGTAACGTGTTTTCTTAACTTCTATTTCATCTTTAGGATCTACATACCAGTCTACATTACGATCATCTAACTCCGTGTCTATATCGACTGTTAAATCTTTCCATGTATGAGATGGCGTGATATAGATATTATCAAATCTGCTATCATTTATAAAGTATGAGTATGTAAATCTCTCATTAGTGGTAATTTCTTTAGAACCAAACCAAGATAATCTCTTAATTGGAGCATTATCCGGGTAAATATCATCAAGATATATAGCTGGTCTATAATCTAATGAACGATTTAATTTTGCTATATTATCTATTCCAGCTATTCCGTTAAATGCTTGGATATCTTTAGTAGATAATGGAGTATGACATACTTTTTCTATAACATCTTTATAGAACTCATTAAGTCCTCCACCTTTATAATATTTACGGAATATAGTTATAAGTTTACTCATATCTTTCATTACATTACGTACTAAGATATCATCTTCTTTAGTGAGCCAGTTTGTTTTCTTAGCTTCATTACGATAATAACTATAATCTTTATAAATATTACTATAAGTATGATTATTATCAGCTACAGTATACATAATTTCAAATAATGAGAAGAATGGATATACAAACTTCTTAAAAATAGCTGCAGTCATTACTTCTATGTCATTATTAATAAATTTAGACACCATTTTAGGTAAATTTACCTTTAATCTAGCCCAACTATATTTTAATGAGTTAACTGCATTATTTTCAAGTATATGATTTCTTATTTCTTCTGCTAATATAGTCTCAACCATATTATCCATATTATGATAGAATAAGTCATACATCTTTTGTAATAATGTTCTATTGTATGCACTAACATCTAGTTCTTTTATTGATATAAGTTCATTATTACCTTTATTACCTTCTGTTATAGTAAGGTTTCCACTAAGATTGTATATATCTTGTATAAGTTCAATTAACTTTGTAGCATTTTCCCATGTTAAATATCCATAATCATCATATATCCAAGTATGGTCTGGACTTAGCCCGTGGTCGCTTGGTATATCTGACTTACGGAATTTAAATCTATTAATTATAAGTCCATATACGTCTTCATTTAATATAGCAAGTCTAAGTTTTGCTATATTAGCATTAAGTCTTCCGTATGCGTTCATTCCTATATATTCTGGAATAGTTGTTAAGTTTACATCAGACGGAACATTTTGTAAATCACGTATTATACGACCATTGGCTAATGCTATAAGGTCTTCATGTAAGTTTAAATGTGGGCTTGTATACCCAGCAGCTACATTAGTCTTTAAATCTATAGTAAGGTCTATATATTCATTTAATTTACTTATTAGCGTATTGTAAGTATTAATATCAAACTTAATAACAGAAGTTCTATCATCTGCTTCATTATAGAATACTAAATCTCTCATAATACTATGGTATATATTATCTTCTTTTATATTACTTATCATATATCCAAATGGAAATTTCATTGTATATTCAAGGAAACGTTCATTGTATGCATTAATATTTTCTAATGCATCTGATACATGATAATCTTCTATACTATTATAGCTATATTCATCTAGTTGGAAAAGATCTATTTTATTATATGTGTTAAGATCTATAAGACGATTAAAGAACATATCATTCTTCATAATCTTATTAATCTTAACTCTCATTTCCTTATCTGAAACTATGTCTGTAACAGTTTGTAAACTAGAAGCATTGTCGCTACGTAATTCTTTAATAAGATTATTAATTTCTAATATACTAGAAGAATTATGTAATCTAAATAGAGATTCTGTTATTCCAGATAGTTGGTTTGGATGTTTCCATATACTAGTTTTCTTAGCTTTAGCTTTAGCATTATTAATCATATCATTCTTTTGGAATGTTATTTCTGGAAAGTTAATATCATCTTTAAGATCTCCAGTAAGATTTTCTTTAAATGGGACATTAACGCTCCAATATTGCTCTAATTCACCATAAACTGTAAAATTACCACTACTACGTATAATTTCATGGTCGTACCCGTCAGTGCCTATTCTAAAACCTTTTACGACATCGGTAACCCATGCTGGATTAAACTCACTGTCATATGGAACATTAAGAGATATATTACGAACTACAACGTTATTACGTTTATCACGAACTTCTATATTAATTCTTTGTTCCTTAGGTAATACTTCTACAATAAATTCTGGTTTATTAGGATTCCATCCATCAAAATATCTAGAATCTTTAGCTTTATAACCAGTTGGTATTGTAATTATAGGTTTTCTCCACCCACGAACAGACACTAGTTCTGTACCAATAAGTTTTTCATTGAACATATACTTAATAGTTACTTTATGTAAAACTCTTTGTGGGTCTATTTTAATTACAGGTATAATATTATTATCAACCATTATACGTTTATTTCTAGCACCATCTATAATTATAGGGTCAGAACTTGTAATATTATACCCATAAGGCATATTAATACTAGATCTATCTATAGTATCTCCAGTATATCCTGTAAAGTTTTGCCTGTGTATAACTTCACCTGATACATTATCTATAAATAGTAAAGTATTTGTAAGGATACTACGTTGAACACGAACTGTATTACGTTCTCCTAAGTTTATAATAGGAGATTCTGCTAACGTGTATCCAGCTGGTATATTAAGGTTGACAGTCTTACTATTAAACGTTAATAACTCTTCAGAGTGAATTAAGTTACCATCAAACTCATAATCTATTATTGTAAATTTATAATTATGATCTTTATAAAAGATATCACTCATTTATTTAATCTCCTTTCTACACCGTATGTTTTCCTGTTCTAGTTAAAATAAATGGATCTACTGGCGTCGCTGAACTATTTATATATAACCAGTTACTGTTTTCTACAATATGAACTTCATCAATAGTTCCACCAACTGCATCATAACGTTTTTCTTGTGTATATGCAAACACTACATCAATAACTGTATTTGAATTAACTGTAATACTAGTCGTATATCCAGATACCACTCTTAGATATGGATGCCACTTCATATTTAGATTTACAGTAGTACCCTGAGCAACTGTATAACTAAATGACATATTATTAGTCGGGTTATGTGTTGGAGTTTCCTTGATACGTTGTGAAGCTTCAAATCCTCTACGTCTACGAGAATCTAAATTACTATATCTAACCCCAGTCCTAATATAATTAAATGGATTGATTCTAGCATTAACAGTAAGAGTAACCATTTTAGGTGCTGGTGGAGCAGGTGGTGGTGTCGGTGTAGGCGGTTTAGGAGCTGGTGGCGGTGCTGGTTGTGCTGGAGTAGGTTTAACATAATATAGATAATCCCATCTAGGACTTATAGCATATATTTGATAGTGTCTAGAAGTAGTACTCATTGATGTAAAATTCTTAAGATCTATCTTTTTATCTTTATCTATAGTTAAACTCTTTCTCTTTTCAGCATCATCCTTATAAACCCATGCATAATCATAATCTATTTTATCTAATGGATCATCTGCTGTTGTTACATGGAATACATCAGGATTATATCCTTTATCAGTTACCAGCATCTTTCCTTGAGCATATTCTTTATATCTATTAAGATTATCAAAGTTTAATTTATAATTACCACTAGTTCCATTTTCAGTTACATTTTGCCATACACTAAGTCTATAGCTTTCAGCTTGTTCAAATGCTTTCCAGCTATCATTTACTCCATATTTATAAGCATAACTTATAATATTTTCTATACTAACATTATAGCTAGGAGCATCATCGTCATATTCGTATTTTAAAGTTATTTCAACTCTTTGATTATCAGATCTATTTTTAAGCCATTTAAATCTAATCTTTATTGTAGACTGATTTTTAAAAGTTTGTTCTAGTATTACAAAGTTTCCATCTTTTATTATACGAAGACCATCGTATGATGAACCTCCGTTTTTATTGAACTTTATAGCACCGTAATCATACGTTGCTAATTCATTAGGTTTAAGTCTCACATCAGCTGTATATCTTAAAACTATATTTATAACAGTATCATTTACTATTCTAGTTGGAAATATATTCTCTATATTTACTATGCTAATATTAGGTATATACATTAATGGATTTGTAATCATTGTACCGTATCTAACATTTTCCATAGTAAAAGTTCCAGAAGTTCCTGGTATTTCTCCATCTTGTGCATAGTCCGCTTCAGTATATGGTTCACGGAATTTCCATGTAGTAGCTTTTTTATATCTAATAGGTTCTAACACCCAATTAATTTTAACATTAAAGAATTTATCAGTTAATGTATTATCTATAACATTATCTACTTTATACATTGATATATAATGAAGTTCATATGTGAAACTATATTGCATAGTAAAAGGATCAATTTCATCCTTTAATTTATACCCTGGATATGTATGTTGGAACCCGATAAAGTTTCTATCTATTAGGGTTCCATCTTTAACATCATAGTGATTAACTGTATCTACTTTTCCATCTATTATAATTTCTACTGTTAATCTATGCACTATTGTATTGTCAGGTGGGGTAGCCAAATCATCAGCAATTCCTATATCTTCTTCAGTTATAGTATACACAACTTCATCATTTAAGAATGGTATATTTTTCCATCTATTACCATCCACATTTGTGTGCATAACATATGGTTCTAATAATTCTTTATTATTTTGAAGTATTTTAGCGTAACTTTCAAGATCTGGTTGTGTAAATCTTTCAGTTCCACGTTTTATAATCATAAGGCCAAGATCAATATCTTGGCCCACATCTACCATATTCCCATTTTTATCGAAAGATTCTCCTTCTTTTTGAGGAATAAGCATATTCTTTTTTAATTTATCTAAATTTTCTGCATCTGTATCATTAAATGATATCACATCATGTTCTGGAGTTACTGTACGAAGTTCTACAGCATTCCATGATGGAATACTTTCTCCAAGTATAAGCGTATCTGCAGAATCATTACGCGATTTCTTATCACGTAAAATAACGGCAACTCTTATATCATTTTCCATTTATTTCCTCCCGTTATATTATTTGCACAACTCCTCTTACTTCATTAGAAGTTACATAATTAGGAGCTTCAATTATATATCCAACTGTAGCCCCGACTGGAATATTAAGTTTTTGACCAAAATCAAATAATAACATTCCATTACGTATTTCTTCTGGAGTTAATACATTTTTAGCAAGGGAACGATATTTAATATGTAATTCATTATTTGTATATAAGTTTACAGTAAGTATCATTCCAGGTTTCCAATATGCTGTTGGAATCATTATTGTATTTCTAAGTTCATCATATCTCACATATGTGTTCTTAAATGAAAGTTTTCTTAATGGAACGGTAAAATCTTCAGTAAGTCCTAGATTTGATATATCTATGTCATTATTCCAGTCTTCTATTTGTTTACCAGCATATCCATTAATTAATGTCATATTTTCTGTAAGTTTAAGTCCTCTAGGTACGCTTATAGTAGCGTCTCTAGTTATTACGGTATTTCTATGAGGTGTAAGACCAAATGTATTATAGTCTCCATGTCTATTAACAAATACTGCTATATCATTTATATTATTAGTATTCTTATACACCTTTGTAACCAATGAATCTAAATATGCAGACCATAATGTAAATTGCATATCATAGTTAACTCCAACATATATTACACCATTTTGAGAAATTTCTGCCATAGATATTAAATTAGAACCTAATTTAGCACCATATTGTGCTACAACTATATCAGAAGTCTTAAGTCTATTAATATCATTTATAAGATCATTAGTAGCAACTTTAGGCAAGTAAGCATTAATTCCTGGTCCTATCTCGATATAAGTTTTAGCAGAATTAAACTCTCCAGTTAATATAATAGGAGCTAGTAATGCTTCTGGTCTTATATTTGCACCAGTATACTCAACTGGCTTTGGAACTACTGGTTTTGGAACTGGAGTATACCCACTAGCATTAGGATATACTTGGACTTGTCTAGAACTTGCTTCAGAAATTTCACGTTCTACTACACCAACTGCACGCAAGTTACGTCCACTAGTAGCCATTATATTAGTTAAATTACGAGGAGCTCCTAATATATTTTCTATCTTAGGTACATTTAGTAATTCATTACCGTTAATTTCACTACCAGATTTATTAATCATTTTAATATTATTAATAAATTCTTTAGAATTAGCTATAAATCTATCTTCAGCTTGGTTTTTAAATTGAAGATTAGCTGTACTAAATCTATTTACATCTGGTGATAATATTGCTGGATAATCACATATAAAATAATCTCCTACGTTTACATGTCCAGGTGGATTTTCTACATATCTATTCATTATATTAGGTATATTAGTAAATGATTCTAATGGATTACTAATATATCTAGCATTACCTAAAGTAAATTGCTTATAGAAAGATTTTTGATTTTCTTTATTTCTAGTTACTATATCAAATTCTATTATAACTGGAATATTAGCAGTAGGTTTATCTGGATAAGATGCAATATTGTTAGACCCGTCATTAATAAACTTTCTAATTGGAAGTTCAGTATTATTTATATGCATAAGACCGTTTGCATGCCAAACAGCTTTATTAATATATTCAGAATTACTACGATTTACCCAGTTATATAATAATCTATTAAATAAGTAATCATAACGAACCATATTATTAACAAATCCTGCAATTCCAGAACCAATAATATCTCTACCATAACTATACATTGCACATGCTGGAATATTAGCGTTTATATGAGTATAAACATCATGGCATCCACTATATCTAGTAGAACTAGAACTATAACCTTCTATATCATAAATTGGAGTATCTTTAGTAAGTTCTAATTTAGTAGCATTAGGAATTATAAAGTTTCCTGTCCATGCTTGTCCAATAGCTGTAGTAAAATATGTAGTCTTAGTAACTCTAAGATTGTATTTATAAGGTTCTTTCATAATATTAGCTAATGAATGATTTTGTAATTGTGTCATTAGCTCATAGTATGGATCTAATGGTATTCTAGCTGATACTGTATTATGTTCTGTATATTTAATTTGTAATATAGAGATATTTTCTCCAAATGATTTTACAGGTATCATTACTATATCATTACTAATATCATAATTAGGAACAGTATTTACTGGAATAAATCTATGGTTACTCTTATCAGAGAAACGTTTAAGTCCAACTATATTAGTATCAATATACATTTCTCTCTTGGTAGGATATTGAAGGAATCCTGGAACTTCTTCTTTACTCATTATATTATTATAATAAGTAACATCTACTGTTTTAGTAGCTAGAATATTATTAGGTTGACCTTCAAGATGATACTTAAATTGAATCGTACGTTGAGGTTTTTCTACTTTATAAGATGTAGTTTTAATTACAATATCTACAACAGGAGCAGAACTCATATCTATATTTATAGATGTAAATGTACTACCAGTTATTTGAAGATAATCTGGCAGGTACTTATTAACATCTGTCATACTTATAGTTTTCATTCCATCTCCGACATAATATTTAGCTTCGGCTATGTATAAGTCTCTGTCAAGGCTGTCTCTATAAATAAATCTTACTATTTTATGTATTTCCTTATGAGATAATAAATCTACAGTTATTAATGATACTACATCATTTATAACAGTAGTTTTATCAGGATTTTTATAGATAAAGTCTGTATTAAGATGAGCAAGACCTATTTCTTTATCCTTTATAATACCTATACCTTTATCCATATAAAGTCTCTTATTATTTCCAGGTTCATATACATTTTCCCATCTCTTATGGATAGGGTTCCAATCTTTATATTGATATCTAATACCTACTATATTAACTTTATCTATAATCTTTTTATTTTCTATATCTATAGATGGGTCATCTGATGTTATAATTGCAGCTTTTACTAATGTATCCATATTAGATAGCTCAGTATCTGTATACCAGTTAGTAGGTTTTATAGTAAATGCAGTTTTATCTATATCTGTGTAAGTTTTACCAGATTTAAGTTTATATCCAAATGTAGTACCTCTACCATTTGTAGTAAAGTCATCATTTATATTAGTAAGACGATTAGCAAAGCTATCTGGGATTATTTCAAGAGTATTAATATCATACTCAAAGTCTGCTAATTCTATAGTAACATTAGGTTTTACTATATAAGTAACCCATATTTCTCCAAGTTTATTAGCATCCCAGCTGGAATCGTCAAATATTTCATGTTTAAGTCTTAGTGTAAAGAATCTACGGCTACTACTGTCCCGTTCAAATATAGGAAGACCATATCTTCCATCTATCATTGATATCTTACCTTTGATTTCATCATTTGTAACATCAATTGATGGAGTATAGCTTAAATTGTATTCATTTGTATAATATTTAGTAGTTCTTTCTGTATATTTACCTTTATATGCTATATCATATATTTCTGTAGAGCTAAAGTAATCATCAAATAACATATTTCTAGTATAAGTTTTCTTACTTTCATCTCCAATTACAGTAATATCTGTAGCTATATTAGTAGGAACTACATCAACTACTAATGTACTATCAGCTTTAACTTGGTAACCATTTAAAAATGTATTTACTTGTCTAGCACTTGTAGATGGCATATTATATAACATATACCCGCTAGGAATATTTAAATGATAGTACATAAGTGTTTCATTTTTAAAGAAACTAAGCTTTTGAGTTCCAACTAACCAGTTATTACCATTATTATCAGGAAATTCACGTTTAAACTTATTTACAAATTTAATATCTAATGTACATATGTTATTAACGTCATCATCTTCAGTATCTTCCTCAAATACATTATTTTCATCTTGGTAAATACTATCAAGATTTACTATGACTGTTTTATTATCATTAAATTTATAATTAGTAGTAAGATGTTTATTATCTCCTAGTCTGTAAAATGCTTGTCTATTATGTTTTATTATAAATGCATCAAGTTCACTAGATGAAATACTACTACCTGTACTCTTATTAACTAGCTCTGTTACGCTCATATATGTAGGCTTATGATATATATAAATAAGTTTAAGTATCTTTCTAGGATCTTGTCCATCTACTTCCCCGTATGTAGGTATTTCTATAGGTGGTATTTCTCTATCATTTTCATCTGGAAGTCCACCTTTTGTATGTATAACTAATACTTCTCCAGCCTTAAGGTCTATAGTTTTGCTTTTAAACGCGCTATTAGATACTATTTTAGCGTTTTCTACAATAGTAGTCATATCATTAAGCTGACTTTTTACATCACGTATACTATCGTCTAAAACGTTTATAGTGTTATTTATACGTATAGCAGTTTCATTTAGGTTTACTATAGATTGGTCCATTTTCTTAGTAAGAGCTTCTATATTAGCAGTAACACTACTAGCTATATCTGTACTTAATTTATATAATAATTTAATAACATCATCTAAGTTATGTATACTTTCATTTTCTATAATCTTAGACACGTCATAAAATATAAGATCTGATGTTATATATGGAATAAGAACATCTCTTTTACCATCTTTAAATGTTTGCATTATGTATGGAGTAAGTTCTTTTTTATTCTTTTGTATAAATCTATAGAATTGCTCTATAGTAGAGTCATTATAACCAGTATTTCCATTATTATCTTGACGTAACATTAACCACATACTAGGTTCATAATCTTTAGTTCTAGTAACAGAAACTTCTAAAAAGTTTGCTATAAATTCACGTAATTTAGTTCCAGTTAATGTAGTAATATCTACAGGTCCTTTAGGTCCCATTATTTTAATAGTACCTCTAATCGGTGTTCCATCTTTAGGGAAATTATTATTAAGCGGTCCTATAGGAATTCCATTTTCGTCCTTACCGTAGTCTATAAAGAGTTCATTTTGTTTTATTTGATTATAACTATCTGTACTTAGTAGTGAAAAGTTCATACGTCCTGCTTTAATCATTCTATCGACTTGCATTAATAAGTCTCTAGTATCATCTAACTTCAAAGACATTGTAAAAACCTCCTTTTTATATTAAAATTTTATTAAAATTCACAGGTAGTTGTTCCAAAATGAGCCATCAAAACAATATACTTACAACTCGTTTAGAAACAACAGAATGTTTTAAAATCATATGAAAAGGAGGTAAATTCTAATGAAACTTGTTACTTACGGTGGAATTTCCCTAGAAGAATACACAAAGACATCATTTGCAGAAGAGTGTGAATTGGTATTTGAATCTATCGAAATGCCGACGGAAATAGATTTACTTAGCGACGACGTAGACGAACTTGCTACCGAAGGTATATGGGATCTAGCTAAAGGTGGAGCTAATATGATAGGTAATATATACCAAATGGCTAAGACTACTACAAGAGGAGCTACACAATTAGCTGGTGTTATGTTACGTAAATCAAATGATTTACTTAGATTTTTTAATAACCAACTTAAAAAAGCGCTACCAAAAATTATAGAAAATTTAAGAAAAAGTTTAGAACAATTAGAAATTACATTCATGAAACTTACAAAGTTTGATAATAAGCTTAAAGAGATTGCAGCTAGAGCAACTAATATGATTATGACTAAAAGTTATATGAATGTTGCGACTATACAACCTATGACTATTAAATTTTATAAGGTTCAAGCTAAAGTATTCAAAGAAATAATAGATATGCTAGGAGACTATCACTATTTATGTTCTAAAGTATGTGGAATACAATTAGATGCTAGTAAAATCTATGTAAAACCAGATAATACTACTATTTTTACTGAAAGTAATACTGGGGCACCACTAATTGCTCCAAGTGATCTTATGGATAAAGTAAGAGAACTAACTAAAGTAAAAGAAAAAGTCGATTTAGGAGAAATATCTAGAGTGATAGGAATAGCTAGAAAATCCGTAGAGGCTTATAATTCGGCTATGGTTAAAGATGGTGAAAGTAGTATATTAAGAGCATGGGTTAAGAAAGATGGTACTTGGTGGAATGGATTACCAGTAAATTTCTTAAATATGGGAAGTCTTAATGCTAAATCTAAGGCTAGACTTAAAGAATCTGAAAAGAAAAAAGGTTTAAACCCTCTTAAATATGCTCTTATTCCTGACGCTGATACTATAACATTTAATCCTAATGCATGGAGAGATCAAGTTGCTAAATTTGCTAATAAAGTAGATGAAGAAGCTGCAACTGGCGGTATGGTTAAATCATTTGTGCAATTAATTAATGGTCAAGCTGGTGGAACTATGCAAAAGAGTACTGCTTCTGTTCTTGTAGATTTAATTCGTAAAGGTGGAGCATCTGTTAAGAAACATACAGACCAGCTTAATAAAACTGCAAAGAAAGAAATAGATGAATTAATGGCATTTAGCAACGGACTTAGTAAATACTTAGCATCAGAAGATCAATTAAAAATGAATGCAGCTATTCAAAATGATGCTAGTAAAACTGCAGCTGGAAGACAAACTGTACAAGCTGACACTGGAGTAGGTGGAAATGCTCAAGATAATATAGGAGCTACTAAAGGTGGAAATGATAATTCTAAAGTTATATATAATATAAGTACTGGTATATTGGCTTATATGAGTGGATGGTATAGTATTATATTTAAATTAAACTCATTCTATGCTCAATGTAGTACAGGTTTATTATCTGCGGTATTTGATATAACTAATGAAGTTGATAGTTGTTGTAATATGGTTGAAGCTGGAAATGCGGAGATGGCTAAAGGTTTTGATACAGCTAGTAATGATATGAAAGAAACTGCTCCTGATACTAAAGAAGAAGTTACTATGGGTAATAATACTAATACTACAACTGTTCAACCTGATGATACTGGAGGTTTCTTCAATGGCTAAGGTAGAGAGAATATCAGCTGAAACTACCGCACCAAGACCAACAAGAGAACAAGCCGAGTTACAGATAGGTCTTAATAATAAAACCTGGTATGATAGTCCGATAACTAGTATGTTGAATAACCCGTCAGTTATTTCTGATTGGTGGAGTATAAATCCAAATGAAACTACGTTTAGTGAAACTGCGAACTTAATGAAGTCTAAAAATGATGCTACAAGATTTAATATGATTGAAGGTTTTGTACATTATGGACGTAGTAGTCAAGAAATAGAGGATAAACCAGATACAGAAAGACGTCTTGCTATTAACTTAGCAGATGGTCAGACTATGGTATTAGGTGGAACTATTGAGCCTAAAGAAGGAGATCACTTCATTCCTTATAGCCATAAGCATATAGATGTACCGTTTATGGTTACTAAGGTAACACCAGCAAATCTTATCAATAAAGAAGTATGGATTGTAGATTACACTGAATCTACAGTATTTAAAAATAGACAAGATTTAATGGAACATACTGTTAAATGGCTTGTATATAAAAGTGAAAATGTTGGTACTGGAAAGAGTACGGTAGTTGACAAGGACACAGATAACAAAATGACTACATTAGAGAATACTATGGATAGTATTCAAAAGATGTTAGTTGAAGCATTTTACGACAAAGAGTTAGATGTATTTGCATTCCATAGTAGTTTATATGGTAATTATATATTTAATTACTATGCGAATGATATGTTACAAGAAACACATAGATTATTAAAATATGGTCATAATAGAAATACTTTATTTTTTAGTAATATATATGCATTTGATAGAGTTACTACAAATTATAAGACTTCTATTTATGAAAAAATGTTAGGTAGAAAGTTTGCTAAATTATCTGAAACATTCCCTGAACCTGATGATAATAGAGTTACATCTGGTGCTGGAGAAATATTACATCAACTTATGGATATAAGAGATCAAATAAATGAAGAATATGGTAGTTATACTCCTAGATATAGTTATAATATAAAATTATATTTAAGACAAAAAAGTAATCATATGATATTTAGTACATTATATAATACAGATTATGTATTAGTAGATATGTTAAATACTGCAGGATTTATAGATCCATATCTTAAAAGTTGTTATTATACATATGAGATCAGACATCCATTATTATGTCAATTCTTTGATGCTTGGATGGATAAAGATTTCGATACATTTGATAAATTAGTAAATAAATTAGATGAATATTATGTTGATAAGGATAATATAGATGATTTCTTTGGTGCTACTTTATTACTACTAATAATAAAGCAACATTACGGAGAAGTAAGTAAGGATGTTTTCCAACCAACATATGCTAAGAATTTCAATAGAGGAGGTAAATAATGGGTGAATTATCATTATTTATGATTTTTATGCAAAACTATGATACAATTAAAAAGAAAATAGCTAGTATTGAAAGTACTGAGAAAGCTAGTGAAGAAAGTGTATTAATAATATAGGAGATGATAATAAAATGGCAAAAGATAAAAATGTAGAAGAATTAACTGTAGAAAATCCTACGGTGGAAGAATTAAAAGAATTAGAACAACCTAAAAAGAAAAGAGAACCTTTAATATCAGGAGAAATGTTTAATAAACCAGAAGAAGAAGTTAAACATGCTGAAACTGTTGAATTAAAACAAGTAGAAAAAATTGATTTAGTAACACCTGAAAAAGTACATGCAGTATTACCAGAATGGCATTATCCTGAAGCAAGTTATGCTTTTAGTGTATCTGGAAGAAATGGAAGCCAAATATTAGATAATAAAGAAGATGTAAGTCCTTGTAATAGAATGATTCTTACTATAGATGAAGCAAAAAAAGTAGTAGATAGAGGGTTTACAATTAGATGGGCTGTTGCTGGATATGAATCTAGTGCATGGTATAACCAAATACTTGCAAAATGGAACTTCGACTTCTTTGCTGCATTTATCAAAGGTGAAATTGAAGCTGGAAGATTAAGCAAGTACTCATTTTAATTAACAAAAAAGAATGTGAGGGATTAGTTATACACGACCCCTCGAACGTGTGATGTTTTAGTTAATCAAACCGTTAATTTTACTGTGAACGTAAAGTCTTAACTTAGTTTCATTTAACTTTTGATTAAGATAATACAAGATCGATGTATCATCTTTAGCTATATCAAACTCTGAATTGACTTTATTATTCAACTCTGTAAGATAACAGTACAAATTAACATCATGTTGAAATGCATCGTAGTTACAACTTTTTAAGTCGTTAACTATGAAGTTATCTAACATGGAATGAATTGTATTCATATCATACATTCATTCAACACCTCCTTAGATACATGAGAATTTAGCTATTTATAATTTTAGCCGCAAATTATAAAATATATAAATGCTACATATATCTACTATAGTATATGTAATCGTTAAAACACTAAGTTCTCATTCCTTCGGAGGTTCTTGGAAAAGTAAAAAAAAGAATATACCCCAATATAGATATAATTCTATATTGGGGTTATCTTGTTATTTACCATCAGTTACTTCAATGTAGAAGTTATAATTAGTATTTCCTGATGTTTGATGTATAATACTGTATTTAGTTTCATTATATAGTAAATGGTATATAGGTGCTGGATCTTTTATTTCAATCCATGGGTTATCAGTATCACAATTTTTTGTGAACACATCAAATAACATGAAGTACACAATTTCTCTCGAACGTTTATTTGATGTATTAAAATGTTCACTAAACTCATGACTCATTAATGTTAATCCATGATGATTACATTCTGTATATGATGTTACTCCTAATCTAAATACTGATAAAGGATTTATACCATCTGCTTTAAGATTAAGAGTACAATCTACAGTCTTTAAATGTCCTAAACCAGCAAGGAATGATTCTACATATGGTATTAGGAAGTTTATAAGTTTATTTAAATTTATTAATGCATGTCTAATATACTTATAACATACATCATTCTTGGCTATACCAATCACAAGTTTATTACCTCTAACTGTCATTAGTTTAGAATCTTCAAATATATGTGGAAATAGCTTATATATTAAAAATAGCCTCATTTTGAATATATCATTTGTCATTTTTAAATTTATAATCTCTATACTATAGTCAACATCTAAACCACCATAAGCAAGTTCTATAGCTGGGTATATACATATAGTGTTAACATCATTAGTTAATTCTATATCAACATTTAATACAGATTGCCAATCATCCACAAATGTCAAAAACTCATCATACAATTTTTTATATTCCAATCTTCTTATATTTAATTTATTAAGTGTATCCATATTTATTTCCTCCCACTTATTATTTGATTTTTATTTATTTTATTAGTAACTACTAATTTATCATTAGTATACACCACGAATGCATTATCAACTAGATATTCCAATACTTGCATAGGATACTCTAAAGGATATATACTATTTAGTAATATATTCATAAATACTAATGTTTCAACTACAACATTATTACTATATCTACTAGAATCAGCTGAATAGTTATCAAGTCTTGATTTGAATACTTGAGAGATTCCAATATTTGCAAACGATATTTGTTTAATAACTCCATCATTTGTTTCTATATATAGATCATCAAAATCAAACTTTAAATCACTTGCAATATTGATATATTTAGTAGTAGATTGTATTCTATATAACCACTCTCCAAGTTTATTCCAATCCATTTCTAAAAGTTTACATCTATCATCATTATTTCCAGCATATTGGTATCCTAAATACAGTTTAATTGAATGACTTGGTCTAGCTGATTTATTACGCCACAACTCATAAGATAAGTCATCATGTACTTCATAGTCTAAATGTAACTCAGGTTTACTAGAATCACCTATATGTGTTACACAGTTATGTATAAATATAAGTATATAAATCCCATATTTGCTCCATTCTTCTTTAGTAAATTTTAGATCTTTTTTAACTACACCTATTATATTTTTATTATTTCCAGCTATAGAAGGTATATATTCTATAATGAATTTTATTTTGTCATCATATAGATATTTAGATCCTTTTTCTATTACTGTTTCATCATCTACTACTATATTATTTTGTACTGTATAATAGTTATTATTTATATAATTGGCAATGTCGCTTATGATTGGGACATTACGCCCAATCATAAACCCACTATCCACAAACTGGTGTCCATTAAATATTGACATATGATCTACTCCTTTCTTAATAATATATTTAATCCAGTTTTATCTAAGAAATCCTTAACTGCTGGAACGTTAGAATAATTTCTACTATATTCTAACAATCTATCCTTTCTATTTGAATCTTCTGATTCAATTCCTGTTATATTATATATAAGAACATCTGTTACCATATCTAATGTCTGTCTATAATGTCTATGTGGGACATTAAAACTATGCGCAAGTGCAGCAATATTCCATAATACGATATATCTTATTTGAAGTAATACTCTATCAATTGAAGTTAAATACCCAATAGCATCTCTGCTGAAATCTTCTTCTAGTTTATCTTCAAATGCTTTAAGAGTTTGAATTTCGTTTTTATAATCTGGATAACTGAAATTATCAGTTGGTAAAGGTCTTGAATCATAACTAGCTTTAAGATCCATTCTTTTCTCAAATATTTTCTCTTTTAATGTAATAATCATATCATTTGGGTATAAATCATATATCATCTTCATTACACCTTGTCCATATGATAATTTTACAAGGTATCTAATTGCTAAACTTCTAATATCATCTATTGTAATATCTAATACATCTTTATTTTCTATTGTCATAATACTCAACTCCTTCTACATAAATGTCATAATTTAATTTAAATAAGTTAAAATATGCACTATATTTCTTTATAATTTTATCAACTTTACGTTGTGTTTTTTCTGTAACTGTAACAAATTCTTTACCGAAGTCAGTTTTCCATTTTTTCTTTAGATTAGACTTCTTATAATTTTGTAAGAAGAATAATATTATCTTTTCTAATAATATACTTCCAACATCATGTTTCTTAAGTTCAAGAAGTCCAAGATAACCAGTATATAAATTCTCATGTTGGTAATATTCATGATTAAATAGCATACTAACCATAGCATATACTAAATTCTTAATCATAGTTTCTATTGTAAATTGAAGATAAATACCATTATAATAAGCAGTACCTATATTAAATCCATATTTATACTGATTTTCAATATAATATTCTACTGATAATATTTCTTTAGTATGAATATTTAAGTTTTCTATATATCTTTTATGATAGAACCAAAATGCATTTTCAAGTGCAACATATGGTGCAGTACTCATATCAATACAGTTTCCACTACGAGTTAAATCTGGAAAATCCCACTTTTGCTTTTCAATTTTAGCATATTTCCTTATATTTTTTAAATTTTGACTTATACACTCTAATTCATCTTGAAGTTTTAACACCTCTTTAATAGTTTCATGTAATGCACATTTAACACTAAATGTTGACTTATCTTTCATTTACATCACCTTGAGCCCTCATGTCTTTAATACTTAAGAATGCACCTATACCACCAAAATAGTAATCAAATAATTCTGGCATATATTTATACATGTCTTCTATTATATTGATTTCTTCTACTGTTGTAGTATCTTTACAATTATCTATATATGCTTGAGATATTATATTTCTATCAATATGATCATCAAAGTTATTTGCTGGAGCCATTAAGAAATCTATTATATTTATTAATGCATATTTAGTCATATGTTCATCTATATCTTCTCTTAATGAGAATAATTTATACATACCATACATATGTTCTACAATTTCCATACATTTGAATTTAAGTGAATTCTTTCTATACAGATATAAATCTATCAGTATATCAACTACTTGATCTATAGCTTTAAAATCCTTTGTATTTAAATTAAAGATATCACTTACTCTATCAATATTTAATACATTCATTAATTTAGTTTCATTTATATAAATATATCCATCTATTAACATACTATATTGACTAGATCTTGCTTCAGATAACTTTGTATTTATTAGAGCAAATGCTTCATTAAATATCATTTCTTTATAATATTCATCAGCATTTAATAGATTCACTCCATTCTTTAAGGCTATAAGCTTTTGGATATAAAATTTATAGTTTTCTAATTTTACCACATATTCTTTAGTCAGTGCAATTGCACCTTTGATTTCATTAATTTTTACTTGCTTCATCTTTAACCTCCAATGTATTTAATGTATTTAAAACTACTTCAGTATCTTCACGTTTTGTCATTACTTGAGATATACTTATTAAATTTTTTAATAATCTTATCTCTACACTTGTCTTAAATATATCACTAAAACATTCAACTGCAGCAGCCTTATCATTAGATGTTAATACATCTCTTAAGAAATTACCTACTCTAAATGATATCATAGGAGATGATGTAGTTACCAGTAGTTTAAGATCATTTGGTAACTCAATAGTTCTTAATATAAATCTAGCCAAATCTAATGAGATATATTCTATCATTCTCTTATTAATGAAATATTCTATTAAATATGACTCAATCATGTGTTCACCAAGATTATTACTTAACAAGTCGTTTTTAGTATGAGCTATACTATCTATAGTTATATTCATACCCTTTGTAACATTAGTAAAGTATTCTCTATTGATATGTTTATATGCAGCAAGTAAATCATGTTCTATAGCTTGCACAGTATTTTCAGCTATAGTTCTTCTATTTACTATAAGTCTGATAGAGAGATCAGTAGTCGGTGATAAAATTGCAGCTATTTTTTCAACATTGTTCATACAATGTGTACATCTATTATTTAATTTTTCAATTTGTTTTGCAGCATTACTTATTACTAATTTATTATTTATCATTCTATTTCCTCCAGTTATTTTTATATATGTTATTTAGTTATAGCTTTTTCAAATTTCTTTAACAGTTTATTATCAAATCTATTATATTTTGAAAATACACTTACTATCTTTTTAACTACATCTTTATCATTTAAACTAATATCTTTATATTTATCATTTAATGCATTATCTATCATTGGTTTAACACCATATAATCTATCATATGCTAGATAAAATGATAAATCTGATAAAATTCTTCTAGTTATATGTTGTTGCAATCCTTCCATATTATTGTAGTTATTTAGAATAGAATTATCTATTGGTAAATGATATATAGTAGATATATTTTCAGCAGCTTCATTTTGAAATATATTAATATCTATTCCTATAACTAATAATTTATCTATAACATTAATATGATCATCAAATTTCATAAAATGATTATATATGTAATCAATGTCTTCTCTTATAAACCATTTAGTGACATTTAATATTCCATAATCATCAAGCATTACATTATATACTTCTTTTATAAATAATTTTGTAAGTATACGAGAATCTGATAGTAACTTATTACTAGTTAATAATTCCTCTCTATCAGTTATATATTGAAACCTTTTAGTTTCCTTACATCTAATATAACCTTTAACATTACCAAGAAGCTTTCTACATACATCATAAATCTTAAACTTCACCATACATAAATTAACATATTTCTCCAAATAATTGGATTTAATATCATCCTCTTTGATTATTTCAAATAATTTAACTTTATTTTTCATGCCTATATCCTCCTTTATATTGGTTAATAATAAGTTTAAGAGGTTTTAACCATATAAACGATATTTTGTATAGCTTATAAGTTAAAACCTCTAAAAAGTGCCTTTAATTGAATTTAATTGGCTGTGTATTTTCTGATACATATTTATACAATAGATCAGCTTCTGCATTTGTTATAATACCTGTAGTTTTTGCCAGGTCTATGAATATAGTAGGATACATTTTACCAAACTCATTCATATTCATCATTAATCTAACATTAGAATCTACTTTGAAGAATTTAGATTGTCTGTAAGGTACTACACATAATCCTACAATATAGATATTCCATGCTATATCAAATGCAGGAATTTTTTCATTATTTTCCTTTACAAATTTTGTATAGAAGTCTTTATCATTTTTGATAATATCTTCTACTAATAATACGATATTGTGTTGTGTCATTAATTTCTGCAAAAATGCAACCTCAATTAATTTCTTTACCATAAGTTCTAATTCTTCTGGTGTTCTTTGTGGCAGTTTCGCAGTATCATATATATCTCCGTCCAGTTTCATATTATCTAGAATCACAGATATATCTGATAGACACATTCTCAAAGTGTCATCAGACGATAAGTCTTTATATCTTTCATTATACTTCCCAATTAGATATTCTCCATACTTATCACCTTCGATAAATATCTTTTCTTTATCTGGATAATGCGACATAATACGTATAGTATTAACGTCTGTTATAGTAGTAGTTTCATACCCATGTACAATACTCTCTACCAAATTTTCAAACCTCGTTTTTTCCATCTTAATTCCTCCTAAAAATTTTATTATAAAGTTATTAACCTTTATCTACTATATTATATGTAATTATTGAAGATTTAAGATTTATTGCATTGGTCCAGTATCTATATTTAATAAAGAGTGTTCCTTTTTAATATCTTTAACTTCATTATATTTTCCCATTAAATATGTATAATCTTTATTGTCTATTATACCTAATTCCTTCGTAATTTCTATTGTACCAGTAACATCTCTATGCTTTTCTTTATCATTGATAAGATCTATCATAGTATCTTTAATCCATTCATCAATATACTCATTATCATAATAATTATTACCATTAATATCTTTAGTTACTCTATAATATAAATATTTACATATAAGTTGAACTATCAATACATATGGTATATTACTACCAGTATTATAATCCATCTCTTCACCTTTAAAGTAATCATATACTATTTCATACGATTCTAAATATGAAGCTAAATCATGTAGTCTTTTAAGCTCTGTTATTAATTCTAGATAATACTGATATTTACTCATATCTTTTTTAATATTATCTATAAGTTTACTATATTCTTCTTTATCAAAGTCGCTTTTTAATAAATCTTTGATTGGTTTAGATTTATATTCTATACTTTCTGTAATAAGACTAAGCATTTCTTTATTTGTATATATAGTAGTATCATACACTTTCTCAAGATGTTCTATAATTATCTCCTGTAATTTTGAAATCTGGCTAGTTAATTCATCAAATGTTAAATTTGGTTCTATTTCTTGTTTGATATCATATAATAGATATCTAAGTCTAGTTGATACACCCATATGTACTATAATTGAATATTGATCAACATTTCTTATCATTTTAATCATCTCCAGTCGCAAAAAAATAATAGTGGGAGAGATATTGCTACCTCTCCCTATGTAAAAATATATGAAAATAATGCCTTATCTATATTGACCGTCTACTACAGCACTCTTTTCTAATCTATAAAGTACCATCATTGTATCAGATACAGATACGTCAAATGATGTATATAATATACCTTTAATAGATTTATCTTCTATAGCTACAGATATACCACCTTTAGTTTCATATCCTATAGTTCTAATACCATCATTTACTTGACTATGATCAATCCAAGTCCAAACTGAATCAATTTGTTGATCTAATCCTGCATATTCAATACTATTAAATATGTAGAATACTTTATCAAATACATTATGTAATTTATCAAATTTTTCCTTAGCTTTAATAATATCACTATCAGTTTGTCTATCATAATTTCCAAATATAGTATTATTATCATCAGATTGTAATCTTGTTTTTATTAATATATCATTAGATTCATAAACAGGAGCATTTAATATTTTAGAAATTTTATAAATAGATGCTCCAAACCTGTCAGCAAATGACCAAGTTTCTCTAGTAAGTCTTATTAACATACTATTTTCTATTTTTCTAGTAATACTTCCATATGCATCTACTTTATATTTAGCTTTTGCTAAGTTTACTGCATTATTAAGAGCAAATGTAAATCCTAGTAAATCTGCTATATAAACACAAGATTTTTCCATTTCTTCTTTATTAGAAGTATTACATTTTAATATAGATTTACCTTTTTCTAAATAAATTTTAATCATTGCTGCTGGCATAACTTTATTTATTAATTTACTATACATTACAGATATTTCATATTCTACTTTATCTTCTTCTTTATCAGAATTTTTAAGGTGTTCTACTAATTCTGGGTGTACAAATCTTTCTATTAATTTAAGTGCTCCATTGAAATTTTTAAATAACATATTATTACCTCCTATTATATTAAGAGGTGGGAGTTTATTCTCCCACCAATTTTATTAATCTTCAAACTCTTTACATTTTAACATTATTTTCATATAAAACTACTTCTTTCTTTTCTATCTCGAGTGAGATATCTCCAAAATCTTTACTCTTTCTATTATAGCAAAGAGTTATTTTATTTATATTATCTAGTCCAATTCTTTTATCTATAATGCTTATAAACTTTTTATAAAAGTTAGCATTATACGTAAATTTATTATTTTCCTCTACAACGTCACTATCTGCGTATATAACGATATTTTTAACTGTTTCCACATGTTGTCTATACCAATAAGATAAACATTCCATCATAGACTCAGCACCTAATGATGCAATATATAAAGTATTTTTATTCTTATGATAATAATTATAGATATTTATGATATCAAATATACCTTCAGTAATTACAATAGTATCAACATGATCTGGTACACCTCTGTATAATGTATATCCATAATCTTTTTCTAATGTATATTTAACTTTATAATTACCAAATATACTTCTAAACATAAACATTCTATAATCACGTGTAGCAAATGTAATCCCACGTTTATCATTACGAATACCTAATACATTAAACTTATTAAGATCATCAGTATCAGACTCGTCTAATGTATCATTAATAGTTTGATATAAATTAGGTACTACTCTATAAAATTGTATCAATGCTGGATTAAATTGAATACCTGTTCTTTTCATTAGATAGTCAATTTGATACTTTGATAAAACTTTATCCTGGACTATTACTGGTTTTGTTCTGAGTTGCCATTCTTTAATATTACTATCAACTTTAGATGCTTTAAGTAAATTAACAATAGCGTCAGTATTATCAAATCCAAAATCAGTAAAGTCTTCTACTGTTATATAACGTCTGATAGTACAACTGGCTCTAAAACATTTAAGGAATGGCCTTTTATCTTTTTGATACCATATATACAGGCTACGGTTCTTATGTCTAGGACATTCACTACATATTCTATCACCAGTTATCTTATACCATCCATTTTGACTTTTTCTCGGGTTAAGCTCAGCATACATAAATTTAAACCATAATTCTGAAGCTTCGTCTAAAGTCATGTACTACCCCACAAATTCTTTAAATAAGTCATTAACAACAGTAGGCCTATCAGTATATTCTTCATACGGGTTAGTTTCATCAGAGTCATCATACTCGATAGGATATTGCTTTGGAAATAATAAGTTACGTAACATTTTTGGACTATTTAATAAACGTAACATATCGTACATCTCATGTATATTCGGCGAATAGGTATCCACATCTCCCATATACATGTTCATTAACGATTTAAAATCTTCTAAACCTATTTCTAACTCTCCACTATTTAATAATGCCATTATACTAGCATCATTTAGAGATGTAACTGGTATTTTACTATCTTGCATTGTTATTATTCTACATATGTTATGTAAGAACTCAAGTTCTGGGTCTTCCATTACTCTAAAATAGAATAGTGCAAGTATATTCTGGTTACTAGTACCAAATATAAGATTTGTATAAGTTTTATATTCTCCTATAACAGCTAGTAAACATTTATTAATAATAAGTTGATTGAATAAATGGTCTTTACTTATTACAATATTATTTTTTACAAAATTTGACATTTTTTCTGCAGTTTCTAAACCACGAGTATCTAATAGATTTTTATATATAGTTGCAAGCTCCATAATAAACTTATCCATAAGCTCTCTAGCAGTTTTAATACGAGTACTATAAAGAAATGCAGTCCTATCACTATATAGAGCAATATCTTTATTAGTATCTGAATAACTGTCTTGAACTATGTCAATCATATTAACTTCTGGAATTTCTTTACGTTTATCTTGATTTTTAACTATGTTCATATAAACAGATGTTATAAACTTAGATAAGTTTTTATTAGCAAACTTAAAGTCATCCCAGTCACAAGTCATATTATATACGACTTTATTCATATCTTTAAGTGTTACACTATATTTCTTAGCAAGTTCTTCATCATTTTGATCTTTTAGTGGTGGTGTATACTTACGAAGTGCTTTCCAAATAATCTTTCTAGCATCATCTGCAAGTCTTTGCTCACTCATTCCAAACTCACTAAACTTTATTACAAAGTTTTCTGTGTTTTCTTTAGTCCATTGATTAATATAGAATTCTGTAAAGAAATGATGTATTTCAGATTTAAGTTCATCTATACTTCTATCAATAGGAAAACATCTTGCATATACATTACATAGATTATCAAGTATTTTATCTATGAATTGTAAATAGTCGTCTTCTTTCTTATTATTAGTATTATTTAATATACCATTAAATATATAACCAATCTTAATAAGAATATTAAGACAATGGATAATTCTACAGTTCAAATTATCCAAAGTTACTTCTGTTTCCGCTGGTTTATCATCAATATTATCTATTGATATAGCATCAACATATCTACATACACACTCGACTATATATTCGTCAAATGTTACATGTTTTTCAATTAATTCATAAAACTTTTCATTAAAAGTTTCATCAGCATTACGAGTTAATAAACTCGTATCATTATACATTTCTACTATTTTTCTAAATAGAAATTGTCCCAATTTGTAGTATTCTGCTTTATCATTAATATAGAAATATTCTAGGAAATGATTAAGTCCTTCTACAATTTTAATTATATTCGTACTATTAGAACTACTACTACGAATACAAGGAATACTCTTACCGCCTATAATACTTTCAAATTCAATACCTCTTCCCTTTTTAAGGAAAAACATCTTATTTTCCATACTATTCTCCTATATATTATATTTTATATTCAGTTCTAGCTCCATTTAAAGATATTCCATCAATATCTCCTATTACTATTCTATGTGCTGTATCACTAGAAGACTCTATACTATGTGATATACATATAATTTGATCTATTTCTAGTGTTGCAAGAAGACTATCAATTATTTGATTAAACTTCTTACGATTAATTATATCAAGATTTGCATCTATTTCGTCTAAACAGAATACTTTATATCCAGATAAAGTAAGAACACAAGCATTCATTATCAGACTAACTAAACATAATTCACCAGAAGATAATTGTGATATATCTGGTATCTCTATATCATTAACAGAAGCAGATATAAGTATATTTATATCATCTACCGTTATTTCTATATTAATTGGAATATTATTTTCATCCAATAGAATATTAGTTTGCTTTTCTAAGAAAGATAATACATTATTAAGCATTATTAATGGGATTTCTTTCTCCATTATAGTTCTTATTCTAGAAAGAGCAACTCTATCTTTATCTAGACTATTATATTCTTGCTCTACTTTAATCTTATCTTCTATAATACGTTGTATATTAACTCTTTCTGTAATTATAGCATAATTACGTTTCTCTAATGTCTTAATACTCATTTCATCAGAAGATATTCTAAGAGTTAACTTATTATAGTTCATATTTGCCTCTTTTAACGCATTATAATGCTGTTTTAACGCATTCTTTGTCATATATGCATATTTTGTATTAAGAAGATATGGATTAATGTTAAACTCGACATTATGCGTTTTAATAGCCTTTAAGTCCTTTTCTAATTTATCAATTTCCTCTAATAAAATATCAGGATTTTCTACATCTAGATTTATATGCTTAATACTATCAAGTTTTATTTCATAATCTTTTATACTATTCTCAAGACTTAATATATTATTAATGAGATCTTCTATATTAGTCTTTAATGTATAAACTGATATTATATACTCACCATCAGTTAAACTATTAATAAAAAATGATTCATCTTTATTTAAATGTAAATCTGTCATAGTTTTATTAGTATATTTATCTATTATATGTAATTGATTGTAAAGTAACTTTAATGGTTTTAATAATTCGATATCGCTATTTATTATAGCTAAACTTTCTTCACTCATTTTAAAACTATTAGCATTTTCCTTTACCCATTTTGCATCAGTTACATATCTTTGATATAGCTCACAATTTGACGGACACGGTTCTACTTCATATTCTTTCCCGCCTTCAGAATTATTATACTTCTTATTATATTCTGCTATAAAATGTTCTAATACATGTTTTTCTTCTTCTTGTTCTTTCATTATATCAATTACATTTTTACTAGCATAATTATAACTACAGTTTTTAACTCTATCTATAGCATCTATAATGGCTTTTAAAGGCTCTATAAGTTCAATAGAAAGGTTTTCCATATATTTAGGATTAACGTATAAGCTAAGTTTAGAACGCTTATTAGATGCCTCTAAACGCGTTATATCGCATTTATTAATCCATTCTTCTTTATTAAGTTTTGTCTGATAAAGTGATACTTCTTTATAATATTTATCCTTTCTAGAAGTTATGTCGCTAAATAATCTATTAATAGCATTCTCATTTTCTATTTTTATATTATATCTATTTATAACAGTTTCATTATCAGAAAACATACTTAAAGCATCTAAACATGCATTAATATCTTCTATATTATCTTCTTTTAAATTATCATATTGAGTAAGTGTCTTTTTATCTTCTTCAATAGATAATTTCATAGCATCCATTTTGAAATTATTTGTAGATTCTTCACTATCTAGTTCTTTAAGTTTATGTTTTAACTCATCTACAGTTCCAGATATATCTCCACTACGACCATCTTTAATCTTATTAAGCATATTATTAACTGTACGATATTCTATTATACAATTTCTAGTCATATTCTCTACTTCTCTAGTTTCAACTATATCTGATAATAATTCTCTTCTATTCTTAGCAGAAGACTCAGTAAGACCATTAGTTTTAAAACTAATGTGAGAAGAATTAAATGTTTTATGGTCAAACTTTAAATATTTCTTTACAAGATCTTTAAAAAAGTTTCCATTACCAGTCGGGTTTAATTCTTCTGTAACTCCATTCTTTATTATATTAAAATAAGATTTAGCACTATGTCCTTCTCTATTATTTGGAGTATACTCATGGATTATTTCATAAAATATATCATTATCTTTATATATTATACGTTTATATCCACTAACGCCTTTAATAATGGAATATGCACTACTATATCTATTAGAAGACGGGTATGGATGAAGTTCTGATAAGAGAAAACTCTTACCAGAACCATTTTTACCAACTATAGATACTATAGGATTATCAAGTTGTATTTTAAAATTACCTAACTTGACATGATTTTCAAACTCTAATTCATATATTATCATAGTTACCTCTTTTTAAATATTCTATTAGCATGAATTTGTAATCCTGTTACTAATGCTTGAGTTCCTGATGATTTTTCAGACTTTACTGTAACAGCATCTACAAGTCCATAATCTACTCCCCATTTTAAGAATCTTTCACGTGGTAATATATCTGTAGAATCACGGCTATCTTTATTATTAGGATTAGTATCAGCTAAATAACGGTATTTATTGTATTGTAGACATGCATTATAATCAAAACAGTTTGTATTATTAAATGTATTGAATAATGCACTATTAGAAGCAATAGTTTTGTATATTTCAAGACTCATTGGTTTAATAAATGCTTTACTATATTTTACAGCATTATCAGAAGTCTTTTCTTTTACAGATTTATTAGTATCGGAAATACGTAATAGCTCTTCACCTAGGTGTGGGTATAACGCATAGAAGTGTTTCTTACTATATCCAGCTATAAGTTTTATAACAGTATTAGCATTAATCATTCTACGATCTAATCTAAAACTATTATTTTTAGCAAATATTTCATCTTCATCTTCCTCCGGAATCTCTGAATTATCTAGGAATTCATCAATTTCTCCAGAAGCTATCATCTTTTCACGTTTCTTATTAAATCCAACATCATGTGATCTTTCTATCCATTGGTAAATATTCGGGATGGCATCCCCAGATTTCTTTCTCATTTCTTGGTCCATAAGATAACATTCATAAGTATTAAGAGTAATATCCTTTACTTCGTCTGATATATCAAGTTCCATTATCTGTTTTACTATATCTTCTGCTTCTTTTTCTTCGAATACTGCTAATGCATTTACGAAGTATTTAGCATAGAACTTTAAATGAAATATAGGTTTATTATATCCATCTTTTGTGTATATATCATGAATAAAGTATGCAGTTTGTTTACGTACTTTATTACGGTTCTTTCCTTTACGGTCTTTAAATGTAAATGGAGTATAACCATATCTAGCACGTTCGTAATAAAAAGCTTCTGTCATAAATGGTTGCCTTATTTGACCATTTATATTATAGCTTCCATTCTTTTCAGGTATTGGAATTACAAGTATTACGCTATTATCAGCTATACTATCTTCAATTATAGATTGTTTGGTAATACGTTCTACGTTATATTTATGCTTTTTAGCTTGTGTTTTATAGAATTTCTCAACACTTTCTATAATAACATAACCTCTTTTACGCAGATATTCGATCTTCTCTATAACTTCTTGTATTTCTATACCTTTTTCCATATTAAGATCTATAGGTGGTTTACTAAATATACATTTATATAAACGTACATTCATTATATCCAATGATGCACATATGTCCATATTTGCTGGAATATCTAGAGCATTCTCATTTTGTTTCTTAATCATTACTATATTTTGTAGTATTCTTTCATTGTATGGAATTTCTTTATAAGCTATAAGAACTTCCTCATATTTATTTGATGTGTACGGGTCTATTAATACATCTTCAAATAAATAATCTTTAATATCACGATTTATATTAAATAAATCATTATTTAAGAAACCAGTTCTTTGAAATGCGTTAGCAAACTTGCTATACATTTTGTCTAGCACTGATACTTCACGTTCAAATTTCATAATCACTCTACTCCTTTAAAATAATAAAAATAAAGTGGAGAAACTTAATTCTCCACAATATCTTTTATTCATTATTTATTGTTATAAATCCATTAGACACCGCTATTTCCAGGATTTTATCAGCTGGCATATATATTTCCTCATCATCTAGATTTAAAGTAGCAATCATAAGACTATATTCTACTACTTTAGGGCTATATGCATCTCTTATAACGTCAGCTAACATATGAGGCCATTTGGATTTATTTGTGTATTCCAGTTTATGAACAGCTTTGAGCTGGTTAGTTGTTAATACGATATTCTTTGGCATAAGATAATATTTTATATCTCCCATTGTAATTACAACTTCAGTTGCATTTAATGGTTCTTCGTATATATTTTTACTATCCATAGTGACCGTATTAGTTTTATTGAAGATTATATCTTCAACTGGTCTTTTATCTTTATTAATCATATTACCAATAAGATTTAGACCTATTTCAACGGGATTATTTATCCCGTTGATTTTAAGTTTATTATTTGAATATTCTACGTTTACTTTTCCATTTATATTATTATAAATGTCTTTTAAAGTATCCGCTATATTACTGTTATCTACTGTAGGTGTGTCATCGGATTTCATTAATGATGAAACTGTTTCCAATTTAGGATCTGACTCATTGTATCTTTTCTTTAATACAACTCCGGAAGTTTTCTTTTCCATAAAAATCACCTCTTATCCTATATTAGAATAAGCAGTATCGTCTTTTACAGCTCTCATTAGAGTATATCCTGGTTTAACTATCATATTCCAAGATATTTGTCTATACTGGTCCATAACCAATTGTGGTCTAATTTCAAATCCACTATAATAAGAAATTATACCTTTTTCTAATACACCGTCATCTACGTCTGTAGTTGCACTATTTAGATATTCTAATGTTAATCCAGGGTCATTAGCAAATTTAGTAGATAATGTTGCAACTGTATTCATACAGTTATTCATATCAGACTCAATTATACTTCCAATAGACTTTAATGGATTAGGTGAAGCCGAGTATGTATTCACACTATTATAGAATGCATTAACTTCATTAAACACCATTGCTTTAGTAGCATCAGTTTTTGCAGCTTCTTCTGAGTTCAATTGTAGATTAGTTCTAAACTCATTAGAAAGTTCAGCAGTTGGTATTAAAGCTAACTTACTATTTGGTATTGATGCGTGTATTTCTTGTAATTTAGACATGATTGCATTTCTACTACCAGTTAACATATCTAGTATTGTAGTAGCTTTCTTCTTATCAATTATAACTAATAATGAATAAGAACCATATCTACCAGCTTTATCAATTACCTCTGGTTCACTGTAGTAGATTTCTACTCCAGTAACAAAGTTATCTTGATTCATTATAGAGATAACCCTCGCTTTGTTAACTAAACTCCCGATTAATAAATGCACCATTACGATTTTCCAATTGAATGTATTCATCTTATTCCTCCTAAAATAAAAATATTGTATATTTCTATACTACCTTATTATATGTAATTATCTTGTTTTTAATTATTATATACTTAATGCTTGCCATATTTGACTAAATTCTATATCAGCAAAGTTTTTATATTTTCTTATAAAATTTGCATCCCAGAATTTCTTAAGTTTCTTTGCATTATCCATATCTGTAAATCCACAATCTTGAACTAACTTTTTAAGCTTTTGTATAGCTTCATTAATTCTAGCACTTTGTTGGATTGGAGTTCCAGCTCCAGTAACACTATTAACAACAGTAGTTCCACCTAATGAATTAAACATTTGTGTAGTAGAATTACCTGATGCAGTTACTGTATTTTTATGAACTGTTACACTATCTGCAGTTATTGGATTTTGATAAACTCTCCAATCTACTCCTAATTGAGCTAATTGGTTATCTAATCCTTGATTAATTCTTTGTGCTAGTCCTGCAATATATTCATCTCCATATGGACCGTTTCCTATTTTATTTAAGATAGTATTTGTACTAGTTTCTACAATCTTATCAATAAGAGTCACAACTTCTGCTTTTCTTGCAACTATATGATTATTATTTACTATATATGCAAGTCTAGCAAGATAATCTCTGTTATTATTATCTATTAATATGTTATCATATATTGCATCTAGAAGTCTATTTTTAGCTTCTTGATCATTTACATTTACATTAGCAACTGGTGTTGGTTGATATGTATATACTGATTGTGCAGTATTAATAGCATTATTATAATTTACTGTATATGCTGGTTGTGTATATTGTTCAGCTGCTCCTGTATAACCACCAACTGTTGAAAATACTCCGTTTCTTATGCTGTCTCTTCTTCCAAACATATTAATTACCTCCATTTATTTTATCATTAAATATATCTTTAAAGTTAATACCAAATGACCATAATAATCTAGACGCGACAGACAATGATATTTCTTTATTGTTATCTACACAGCTGTTAAGATTTCTAACATCATTAAGAAGCTTATCAGACGCTTTCTGGTCAAGCGGTCTAGGTTTACTCATTATTTTTATTGCTTTAATTATTGCTTTAGTGAATGGTATGTCATCACTAACTGTTTCTGGGTCTGGAAAACTAGTTCTCTTTCTCCAGAAATCATTTAATACTACTTCTGTTGCTCTTGTTATAGTTCCAGGTCTTTCCAAGTGGTTACTTACTTCAGATAATGGAAGTACTTGTACATCATCTTTTTTATAGACTACATCTTTATAAGATATATCTCCATTTGATTCTACTCTTATTCCTATATCTAAATCTAATGTTAATATTTGTCCATCTGGTAATCTAAGCATATGTGTAGTATTAGGGATAAATGTTTCTGATTTTCCTATTTTATTATTACTATATTTTAAAAACATCTATCTAATCCTCCTCTTTAGGTTTAAGTTCTTGTTCAAAATAAATATCAGCACCTATTGCACGAAGTTCTTCTGTTACAATATAGACACGATTTCCATCATTAACTGTAGCAGCTTTAAGGTCATGATTTAGTAATAAACCTGTAATATTATATGTAAGTTGTACATCTTCTTTACAAGCTTTTTTCGATCTTAGTGATTCTCCATTAACTTTTTCATCATTCTTTTCTTTTGCAAGACCTTTTGTATCTGTCTCTGGTTGTGATGTACTACTATTACCAAACATAGTATCATGATGGTCTATATGCTGATATGTATAACCTACTAAATGTTTTACTGTAAGATTTAAATCTCCATATTCTGGATGTTGAACCTCAATATCTGTTTCAGCCATTCCAAAGTGTTTAACTGCATACGCTCTTATTTCAGAAACACGTTTTAGACTGAAGTCATTACTCCATGGCATAACTGCAACTGGAAGAGTTTCATAATTTTGACATAATGTATGAATTTCTTCTGGAGTAAATCTGTGTTCAAAATCATAATTGATATTGCATAACGTACAAATATTAATAAAATGTTTAAAACATGTCTCAGCATTCATTTTCTTTGCAGCATTTACAAAGCAATAAAATACAGCAGATAAGAAATGTTCTTCACAAAATCCCATAATTGTACGGTTTACAAATGTAAGACTACTATAAAGCACATCTATATTACGCCCAGTAGATGGGTCTTTATATTCTCCGTCTGGATATATCTTTTCAATAGTTCCCTTTGCCCCATGGGAATTAGTTACTTTAGCCCCTATTCCAGGTCTTACAAATGTTACAACATCAATAGTTATAAAAGGTTTGCTTATAACTTTATCAGACGTTCTAAGTTTATCAAAGTATTTAAAATTCTCTAGATAACGAAGAATCTTATCATCACATATGTCTCTATATTGTGTTACTATTCTATTAAGTGTATTAAATACATCTTTACGGAATTGTATATATTCCTGTCTATAGCTTTCAAGAATTGGATTTTCTATTGGTTCATTACATATAACTCTAATACGATTTATATAAGAATTTGGATGAACTATAAGTTGAGTTTCCTCTTCAGATATAGGTACATCGTGTGTCTGAGTAAGTTTTGTTATTTCTCCTTCATTCTCAACTATTTTAAAGACAACTGGGTCTTCTAGTATAGTTTTAAGTGGTGGAAAAATATTTTTATACTTAGATATGATTATTCTATCTTTAAGATCGATAGAAATTCTAGAGATTTTAGCGAATGTCATTCTATTACAGAATGATTCACTTACTTTAATTGAGTCTCCTTGCATATCTGTATTAATATCCATCATAGTTAAGAAGTTATTACCACGAGTCATCATAGAATTAACTGGATTATAACAGTGAGGATATCTTAATGTGAAATTTGAGTCATCTGAATTAATATCATACTCTTCGCCCAATTTAAGTAGATCTAAGTCAGTTTTCTCATACACCATATAACCACCATTATCATGTGTACCATCTGTGTCTAATAAACTTATACGCCCATTATGTTTATAGACGATAATACGTTGACTTTGATATGTTATTTCTGCTAGTTTTGTAATCTTCCCCCGTATTCTCTCAATAATTGAAGATTTTTCAAACATATCCATACACATTGCAGATGCACAAAGAGGTACTTCTGTATGTAATGGAACGACCATTGCTTTTTCTTGTGATATTGACATATCATTACGTTGTGTAGAGTTATGATCTGCAAATGGTATCCAGTTACGAGAGTATTGAAAAGATTCTAGCATATTTGGTGTAATTTCCAAAAGTGTTCTATGACCATAAGGTGCTTTAAATTCGGGTATAGATGTATTACTATGATTTAATTTAGATTTCGCCCTTTCTCTAAATTCTTGAATTTTTTGCAACTTAAGATCAATGTCTTTTCTGTCCATATTTAGCACTCCTTTCATATTTTAAAAATAAAATGACATGATGATGTTTAAAAATATTATTGTTTATTAAAATAATTATCATTTTATTTCTATCTTAGTATATGTAATTATCTGAAAGTTAAAACAGACGAACAACAAAAGTCCAGGTAGAGGTTAAGTTATAATAAATAAAAATAAAAATGAGAAGCTCGAAAGCTTCTCAAATCTATTTATTCTGATAATGCATCAAGGATACTTTTCTTTAACTTTGGATCCTTTTTAATATTTTCTGCAATTGAATCTAATGATTCTTTCATAGATTTTTCAGAATCTTTTCCTAAGAATTGTGAAAATTTTTCATCTACTTTAAGAGGTTCTTTACCAGCAGCCTTTCTTAATTCATTTAATGCTTCAAATTCTTTTGAATCTGTGACTTTATCTTCAAATATATCTTGATCTTTAAGAGATGCCTTTTCAGCCATTTCTTTTTTACATCTTGCCTCTCTTTCAGTCCAATTTTTAGTCGCCTCTTCGGCTTCTTTTTCTTCTTCCATCATTTTATTTAGGAAGTCATTATCTTTATTTTCTTCAGTTACAATTTCTTGTGTATTTTCTTTTACTTCTTCAACTGGTTCTTCTGATTTTTTGTTTATAAATTTGTAGATTCCAAATCCTATACCAGCTACTACAATACCACCTATTCCATATAATAATCCTTTATTCATTTTTATTCCTCCTGTATTTTAAATTTATTATAATGTGTTTACATCTAATTCAGTATTTTCAAATTCATTGATTAATTTTTCAAACTCTTCAAAATTATCAACGTTTACCAAATCATTCAAAATTCTATTATACTATTTAGCAAAATCTTTAAATGGTATATATTTCTTATTTGCTGATTGTACACTTACTTTTCTAAAATTAATGTTAATTTGTTTTTTATATTCTATCGCATCTCTTATATTTTTAATTAAATAATTGATACATTTCGAAAAATATTTTTTAAGATCATGATTTAATGATTCAAATCCTTTGTCGTATTCAACAACACTTCTAATATATATTAAAGCTTTAGCCTCATTTATATTTCCAACAGATAACTCATTAACCTCTTTAACTTCTCTTACTTCTCTAAACATCTTCATCTCTCCTTTTTATTTGAATTATAGTTTGAGGGAATACCTTTATTATTTGATATTCCCTCGTAAGTTCTTACATCATATTATTAATATTACATTGATTTACGAAATCCATATGATTTCTCATATGAATATCAGTGCTTTGTCTAAGGAAGCTAGCAGTTTCTTCTTCTTTCATTTTATTAATTTTATGTATGATTGCTCCAATACCAATTCCAACTAATGCACCTATTAATATATTCTTCATCATCTAAATCACTTCTCCTTTTTATTTTTTAATTTATATTATTTATCTCCAAATATTTCTTCGATACTTTCACCTAAATACTTTTTAATTTTTTCAATTTTTGGATTATTACATTCTAAAAACATTACTAATAATCCTATTAATAACAATCCTATACAAAACGCAATCCAGAATTGAACAGCTCCTGCTTCAATCATAACATCTAATATACTCTTATCAAAATCGCTTGGTACATAATTATTCATTTTATTCCTCCCTATTTATTTAAATATAACTTCTAATACTACATATCCAATTAACAATACAATAACAATTTTAACATATTTTTTTCTTTTAGCTTTTAGTTTGTTTTTTATTTCTTTTTTATTTTTAGCCTTTATTATTTCTTTAATATCCTTCAATATGATTTTCAATACTTCCAATATTAACGAATTCATTATATCCCTCCTATATATTTCTTTCTATATCTACATTAGTATATGTAATCGTTAAAACGCTATCTCTTCATTCCTTCGAGCGGATTCTTGGAAATATATTTTAGCGGTAAATAAAAGGATTACCCCAATAAGAAATATTTCTTATTGGGGTTTATTATTTATATAAATAAATCTGGATATTTAATGTTATTATTATCAAATGGAAGTCCAATGCTTTCAAATACTATTATACTATTAAGAATTCCTTGAGCCATTTCTGTACTTCTGTTTTTATATAATTCTCTAGCAGCATTCATTTCAGCACTTTCAGGTCCATATGTATCAAATACAGTCTTCATATCACTAGCAAGCATTTTATTACTAATACTATTAATAAAGTTACTAAGTTCACCAGGGTTAAGTCCTAACTTATTAGTAATCATGCTTTCCATAGATACTTCTTCTTCTTTCTTAACTTCATCTAGTATAGATTCAAATGGGTTTCCATTCTTTTCTCCATCCGATTGAGGTTCGGCTTCTCCTTCTGCTGGAGCTTCAGGTTGTCCTTCTCCACCTTCTTCTGGTGAACTTCCAGCAGCTTCATCGAATGGATTACCACCAGCATCTTCTCCACCTTCTGCATCGTCAAATGGGTTTCCACTACCTTCTTCATTACCTTCTGGATTTTCTCCTTCTTCTCCTTCTTTAGGTTGTTCATCAAATGGATTTTCACCTTCAGATTGCTCAGCAGCTTGTTCTGCTTCAGGATCATCTGGAGTCATTTCATCAAATTCATCTGCTTCTTCTTTATCATCATTATATTTTTCTTCTTGTTTATCTTTTTCAATTTTAAGTGCAAGTTTAACAGCTTGTTTCATTTGATCTCTAGTACCTTGAATAGCTGTTTCTATTATATCAGACACAACATCTGATAATTCGTCTCCGCCTTCATTTTTCATAACATCTTCAGCTACGTCTTCATCAAATGCGGCATCTAAAGATTTATCATCTTCTTCCTCTTCTTTTTTAGCTTCTTTCTTTTCATCATCTTCAGCTGCTTCTGTAGATATAATGAATTGATTATGTTTTTTAGCAACATATTCAGCCATTAAATTATCAACTGTATCTACAAACGATTCTAATGCAGCAGCTATTACTGGGTTTTTACCATAATCCATTGCAGATTTTAACCCTTCATAACTTACATTTAAAATATTACCAGCAACTTCATTAATAGCCTCACTATTACCAGTGACCTTACTAACAGTTCTAGCCATAACTTTTCTAGTAAGTGCGTTTTTAATACCAGGCAAATTATTAGTTATATTATAATTTACATTCATTACACATTCCTCCTATATTGATTTTATAAATTCTTCTGTCATTATAACAGATTTAAGCATACTAGGACTACTATAGATATGGTTATCTATATCACAAATTCTACTAAATAATGTATTATTATTACAAACTCTGTGAACTAAATCGATGTTTGATTCACCAGCCATTCTATTAATTCTCAAGAAATTGCGAATAGATTCCCATGATATCTGTAGGTTCTGATTCTTCATCTACTACTTCCTCCTCAAATAAAAATGTTAAGCTATTAAGTTTTTCTACACAGAACTTATTATTTTTACATACTTCTAGCATAAAGTTTAAAAGAGCATTATTCTTATTAAACGTTTTATTTTCAACTCCAGCTAATTCTTTGATAGTTTCTGCCGGATATCTAATTAATTCTTTAGAAACACGTTTAACAAAATCTTTAGCATCTTTTTCTTTTTTAATATCTTCTATATATTCTCTTAATATCTTAATCAAATATTTTCGGTGTTCTTTTATTGTACGTTTATTCATCAGCATATTCTTTTCAGATATTAGCCATTTAAAATAGTTATGATTATTTTGTATACGCCATTTATAAAATTTAGATGTTTTACTACTAAAATATACATAAAGTTCGGCTCTAGGTGTATCACTAAGATACTTATTACCAATTACTCCAATATTCATAGCATCATCTAATGATACTCTATATTCTGGTTCAAATAATATATCATTATGAATTTTAATACTATTATCTACGTCTGCAATTGCTAAATCATAGAGTTCTTCCTTTTTAAATAGTTTTAGAGCTTCTTTATCCTTTTTTATAAATGACATTTCTTTTTTAGTAGGAAGAGAGAACATATCAAGAATTACTAAATATGGAGATTGTATAGTTATTTCTTGAAGTAATGGGTATTTCTTGTATAATACTGTAAATACTTTTTTCATTTTACCCATATTAACCATACCAACTCCACCAAATTTATTAAGTCTTGGACGACTATCTTTAAAAGGTTCTCCATAAAGAACTATTTTAAGACAATTATCAAATCTTAGAGTATAGTATTTCTTTCTTATGTCTATCGGAATATTTTGCGATATTTCCGCATAATCTTTACTTGTATCTCTTTCTTTCATATGTTACCTCTCTTCTTTATTAAATATATTGCATATTATCTCCACTATCCAATTTAATTCTCCATTGTTTGAATTGAGTACCGAAGTAACCTCCACTAGTTTGGAATATAGTCTTAAATGCAGCAAATGCGTCAGCTACTGGTCTTTCTATAAAATATTTAAATATATTAGACGGCGTATGATTTAATACCGTATTTGTACCAGTTAATGTTGCAACTACATTAAATGAAGACATTGGATGCCACATCGCAGTTATAAGGTTCATGTCAGAACCTCCACCGTATGACTCAGTGAAGTTTGGCATTGTTGTTAATGTATATAACGATTCGATTGTTAAATTGATATTCAATTCTAATGGGATACCATTAGTAGTTTGGAATGCTGGGTCTGTACTTATAGACATACTACTAATATATCCACGTGGTACATTCATTACACCTTTACTAAATGCTGCACAATACATAGCAGCTTGTGGTATAATTAATGGCATTCTAGGTTTACTTACTTGTACTACAAATGGTAATAGTAGGCATAAACCCCAAAACATTTGAGCGATACTATATTTATCAGAACCTGCAGCTACAAATCTAAGTGGCACATTATATGACACATTTGTACTACCTCCACGCATAACTTTAGGAATATATGTATTAGTTACAAATGTACTAGCGAAGTTACCATCATTATGATAAGCTATTTCACGAAGAATTTCAGTAGCAGAGTCTACACTACCACCAACAGCATTTGCTCCAGCTGCAGCTACTTGACCTCCAGTTGAACTATTAGTTCCTGTTACACCTTCTGCAACTGCAGATGCTATACCTTTAACAAGATTTGGAAAAGTACGAGCTGTAACGTCAGTTGTAGTTTCAGCTATTACAGATTTATCTGCTTCTAATGAGAATTGCAAATTTCTATCTATATTCCCGTTACAGTAAAATGTAATAAATGGAAGATTCATCAATGAATTATTTCTGATATCTATATTAGTAACAGCATTAAGTATATTAGCGTATGAGTTATTATATAATGTAATAGGTACATCTTGCATTAATGTTGTATGTAAATCACTTTCTTCTTCGGCATCGCTACCAAATCCATAATTACCTAGTCCATACCCACTTTTGCCTTTAGCAAAGTTACCAACTTTAGATCTATCTCCTTTAGATATAAACCCATCAGATGATGCTATTGCATTAGTTCCGTCCATTGCCATTATATCAGCTTCAGATTTTGGTCCTAGCGATGACATCGCACTATTTATATCACTTATATCTTGTCTTAATTTAGCTTCTTCTGTTTGTGCATCTTTACTTAATTCATCAGCAACTTTACTATCATCTCCACCAGCACCCAATAATCCATTAATTCCTCTCCAGTTACCATGAGAAAATACTCTATCTACCATGAAATCTGGTAATCTTTCCTTTAAAAATCTATGATACTCTGAACTAAAACCTGTAGCTGATAAAGTCTGGTCCATAGGGTCTATTCCAAGAGTATGAAGTACAACTTTCATATGAGCACCAACTGATATCCAATACCTATAATGATTTATCAATGCAGTATATCCATATGATGCGATATTAAGTCTAGTATCGATTCTATCTAAGAATGTTTCGAATCTTGTAGCAGTATTTTCAAAGAATTCTGATAATTCACTACTTTTACTTTCATCTGCACCAATTGAATTTATTAATGCTCTTGTAAAGTTTGGTTTAAACTCTAATGGAACTAATACTAAGAATTGTCCTCTCATTAATACACGTTCTATATATTCTTGACCAACTAAACCTGCGCTTCCCCATGTCATTTGTCCTCCATTTATTTCATCATTTTGCCATATTGGCGGAGGATCTACAATATTATCACTTATAGGTGGAAGACCAACTATTTGTAGTAGTTGGTCCTTTCCTATAATATTTGCTAATTTACGTTTATCTAGTTCCACATATCTACTATTACTAGCATCAGTTACCATAACATCTGCAACTCTAGCAAATTGTGATATAATTCTTTGAGACTGTTCGTGTACAACTTTTTTACCATTCTTAGCCGTACTTTCTATAAATGAATCTAGTGCACTTTGGTCATAGTCAGGAATACCATAATTTCCATCTGTTCTACCACTAGAAGATGGTATTTCCTTGTCTGGACTACCATAACTTGATCTTCCAGCACCTTGTGCAGCTCTATTTAATGTTTCAGCTGATTTTCTAATAGCTTCTGCTGTTGACTGTTGTTTTCTTTGGGATGGTTTAGGTGGTGGACCTACTAAACCGCTTCCATTATCTAACATATATTACCTCCTCACCTCTAGTTAAATCTAGATGTTGATATTTGTGCCATTATATCATCTTTTTCTTTAGACTTAATAGCACCTATTACTCCTTGTAGTAAGTCATTTACTCCACCAAAGCTTCCAGCTAATCCAGTTGATACAACTTGAATTAATCCAGCTACTAATGCCTTAAGATCACGAAGTTCTTTAACTAATTGATTTGCACCACTATTAACTATAGCATCTGCGGACATATCTCCACCTTTACCGCTATATCCATTTTTAGTCATATAACCAGTAGAGTCCATTTGTTTACCAGCCTTAGCTGCTTCTGGATTTTCACTATTTGTAGAGAACTTATTAGATTTTAAGAATCTTATATTTTCAGGTGAGTTTCTAGTACGCACATTCTTAGGATTTAATCCTAATTCAAAGAATGGATCATAATAGTTATTATGCACACCTTTAACTGATTGTCCTTTAAATATACCTAAGTGTAAATGGGCTCCTTTAGTTCCTACATTTCCTACTTTACCGATTTGTTGACCGGCTCTAACCCTGTCTCCAACTTTTACAGTAGGATGACCGTGCATATATTCAGATGCAATACCATTGGCGTGTCTAACTATAATATTATTAACACTTCCACCACCAGCTTTTTCAACTACACCATCAGCAATAGAGAAGAATGGAGAACCACTACCTTGAACAAAGTCCACACCACGGTGGAATCCACTCATTTTAATACCACGAGCTCTAGCTGCAGCTGCAACGTCAGATCTATCTCCATATACTGAAGCTATTTCTGTTCCACCTAAGTTATTTAATGGTGTAGCCCATTTCATTCCAGACCTACCAACTACACTTTCAGGTGTCCACTTAGTCCCATCATAAGATAAATGTGCTAATTCTGGGTTATCTATTCCAGTTGCAGATGCATTATATGCAATATTTGCATTATTAGCTATATCTGCTTGTAATTTAATCATATCAAAACCAGAAGATTTCATTCCACTATCAAATTGATTATATATCTTAGTTACTAATGGAATATATCCAAACCCTGTTGCATACTTACCACCATCAACTCCATGGTTAAGACCTTCAATACCCATAGTTTGTATAGAAGGGAATCTTTTACTCATAAATAGAAAATAGTCTCTAATACCGTCTTCTGCACTTTTATACGCACGGAATTTTTGACTCATACCTGTACTAACACCATTAATTACTTCATGTGTACTTACATCAGCCACAGACCCGTCCCAATACTCAGTAGGTTTACCCCAACCTTTAATTCCCCAGAAGTTAAAGTTACCACTATCTTTTTTACCCCAATTAGACTCTAGAGCCCATTGAGCCATAGCTAAGTATGGATTTACATAAATACCATGCTTTTGACTCATTTCATGAGCTATAGGAAGTAACATTGACATAAATTTTATAGCACGTTCATTATTTCCAGCATTAGATGTAAATTTAGCACCTTTTAACTGAGCTAGTGTAGGAACTTTAGACCAGTCAAATGAAGCATTAGCTCCAACATTTGATTTAGGACCACCAAATCCAAGAGCACTTGTTATTTTATTATATGCACTAGATACTAGATTTTTAGCTTTAGCTGTATATTTAGATCCAAAATTACGTATTCTATCAAATGTACTCGAATATGCAGAACTTCCAGCACTGCTACCATTTACACTAGATGTACCAGCATACGCAGATGCTTTTTGGAAGTTATCTTCTTCTATACCGCCCTTTTGATTATACATTTCAGACCCATTACTGATTGTATTTGTAGTTACATTCTGTGCACTATGTTCAGCTTCCGCTTCCTGTTTCTTTAGATCGCTAGTTAGAAGCTTTTGCATAAATTCTGACTTATTTACTAACGATTTAACCTTATCATTAGTTTTATAAAGTATTGCTCCTATTTCACCTTTAATATTTGTAAATGTTTGAAGGAAGCTATCAAAAGACATAGAAAATTCAAATAACATTTGAATAACCGCTGTTGCTATACCCCAATAAGTTGCAGTTAATAACATCGCTGGTAGTGTAGCTCCACCAGTTCCAACTGCAACAGCAGCTTCTGCTGTCTGTTTAATTGTACCAATAACAGATAGCACCAAAGATGCTCCATTTTTATATGTAGCATATGCTCTAGCAACGTTGTCATCTAAGTCATTTTGTTCTAGGAAGTCTTGAGTAACTCCCTTATCTTGCATATTTAATATAGCGGCAGCAGATGGTAATGCTTTTCTATAATCTCTATACCATAGACCTGCGTCTATAGCTAAACCTATAAATGACACAGCCTTTTTAGCACCTGTTGCTATAGCTTTACCGATAACACTATCAGTAGCTTTCTTTAGAAGTTTTTCACCAAGTTCAGCCATAAATACTTTAGCACTAGTAGCCATTTTAGCTACATTTTTACCAAATATTTTACCAATTAATTTGATAACTGTATTTCCAGCAATCTTGTCTGCAATTGCGGATGGCATTTTGATGAATATATATTGAAGTATTTTACGGACACCTTTAATCATTCCCTTAGAAGCAGCTTTTCCACCTTCTTCTAATGCCTCTTTTGTAGCACTTTCTGCTACTTCTTGTCCAGTCTTTTTAACAGCTTTAGTAGCAGCTGCATCTAAAACCTCTTCAGAGATTTCACGAGCACCAGACTCAAACGCAGATTCTACAGTTTCTCCAGCTACTTTCTTTGCAGAAGTTTCTCCAAATTCTTCAATTACTTCTCTTCCACCAGTTTCAAATGCAGATTCCATACCTTCACCAGCCACATTAGATGCTAATTTTTCAGCACCTTCTTGTGCAGTTTTCTCTGCAACCTCTTCACCAGTTTCTTTAACGGCACCTTTACCAAATTTTTTCTTTATCCATTTAAATAACTTCCCGAATACATATTTACCAAACACTAGTTTAGTAAGACCTTGTATCATACCGCCACTACCGTCAAATCTAACACTACCAGAACCGTCTCCAGTTCCACCTAGTTTACCACCAACTATAGCATCTTTCATTTCAGCTATATCTTTACCTTGTTGTTCTTGTGTATCAGCTACGTTTTGTTTTTCTTTAAGTTCAGATCTAACTTCTGGTTTACTTAATAATGAACGGAATCTATTAGCTGCAGCAGCAAATGCTTTATTCTTAGATGATGCTATAAATGAAAGAATTCCTTGCTTTTGCTTTTCATCTGATACATTTGTAGCTATCATTGCAACTTCTGGATCGTATTTACCTTCATCAGACGACATACCACCAGATGGTTCCGAACCACCATATCCATTAAATCCGTTATTTTTAACATAATTTTTAGCAATACCCATCATAGCAGTATTAGCCATAGCTGTAAATACACCACTACCAGATACATTTAGCTGTCTAGCATTAATTGAAGAATCTATACTGGTAACAGTAGAACTAACATTAGATGCATCGTATTTAATGATTAAACTTGCTCTAGCTGTTATTTCAGATATACTAAGGTCATTAAGACCACTTTGCATAGGGTCGTTAATACTAACGTTATCACCTGATATAGATAATATATTTATATAATGGGCACCACTATCGTGTCCTATATTATCCAATAAAGCAATATATGTAGCATTATTAAAGTTTAATCTATTAAAGAATTCTTTATTAAAACGATTTCCATTAGCCATAAGTATTTCAGATTTTAAACCTAACATATTAGCTACATGTGTAAAGAAACCGTATTTAATTCCATATTTATCTAAGTATTGATTCGCAACATTTATCATAGTTTCCTTAGATAATGTTGGTACTTTTAGTATAACTAAAGCATTATTAGCCGCAGCTATACTACAACCAAAAGTTTCAAGATGTGCTCCATTACTAAAACTATATCCAGAAAGATCACTCATTTTAAGAGTACTTCCTTTAGATGAGTACATATTTGCATTAGCTGTATCAGAACCATAACCAGCACCTGAACCAAATACATATTTATCCATATTAAATGAGAAATTATCTTTAACTATATCACGTAACTCTTCAGCTGTAGGGAATTTAGGTGCTCTACTACCAATAGTTCCATCTTGTACCCAGTTATACTGCGTAACTCCGTCGGAACCTTTAGATGTAACTTGTTTATAATACGGTGTAGTAGCTAAATTACCAGTATTATACATATTAGTTAAAGCATGAATAAGAACTTTATCGGCAATTTTTTCATCAGCAATATCTTCTTCGTTCATACCATTAAGTTTATGTAAGAACCTAATACCAAATCTATTCATAAGTCTTCCAAAGAAACCTTTAGAATTCATCGAGTTGATCTTATCCATTATGTATTCTTTATGTTTTTCATCTGGTATATCAGAACCGTCTGGATTTTTAATAATTGCACGTCTAAGTGCTACTAGTTTATTAAATTCTTCTCCAGCAATATATTGACCACCAATGATATCACCGAAATCTTCTCCAGATAAATTTTTATTTGCATACTGGTCTATTAATAAACTATTAACTATACCAGCACGTTTAACAGGATCTTTTTCTGTTTTATAAATATCTTGAATTTTACCTATAACACCATCTAAATGATATTTACTAGTTAAAGAAGCATCGCCTTCCATTAGATTTTCTAGTTTCTTTTTATAATTGCTATCTTTAAATGTATTAGCTTGAACTACGTATTCTTTAAGAATATTTTCAAATAGTTCATTATAAGATTTAGCGTCTAGATGTCCACTATTAGATAAACCAGCCATATAAGCTTGACGAATTAACCATCCTCCGAACATTTGTCTAAATTCCATACTATTGACTACATTTGTATTCTTACTGTCAATATGTTCGAAGTCTCTTAAAAACTCTTTAATACCAGGAATCCCAATATCATCAGTCTTACCATTCATCCAGTCAAATATTCTATTATCTTTCATAGCATTTTGTAATACTTTAGGGTCTAATCTTATGCTATTATTTTGTAAGTTACGTTCAAAGTATCTAGATGCAACATAAGATGCTACCCGAGCTGATTCTTCTTTAGTTAGGTTATCTCTTGGATTACCATCTTTATCAGTGTATCCTAATACTATTTTAGCTTGTCTGACTAGCTCAGCTTTCTCATGAGCTTCCCCAGACTCAGCTAATTCATCTATATTTTTACCTGTAGCTGAATTACTTTTAACTAATTTACTAAATCTATTAAAAAAGCTGTCATCAATCATACCAGATCTAAATACATTTGCTAATTCTTTACCAAATTTAAGATCCATTTGAGCAGCTATATAATTATTCAAAGTACCAGTACCTTTATCTAAATGGTGTTGGTATACAGCATCTTCATGTTCACTCAACCACTTCATAAATTCATTATCATCATTAAATTTTATCTCATCTGATATAAACCCTGACATTCTAAGTTCTTTTTCAATTGCCATTGGGTCTGACTTTTTAAAGTAATTCATAAAGTCATCTTTTTTACCAGCCATAAAATTAGTCCTACCTTGAACAGCTCTTTTACCTTTACCACGTAAAGTATTAAATGTTTTTCTTGCTTCTTGTACATTACTATAAGATGTATTATATTTAGATTGAGCCCAAGCTTCAGAACCTTCTCTAGCATAACTTTCTTTATTTCTAAAACTACTCTTAGTCATTTCTGTTAATCCAGTACTTTTAGCTGAATTATACTGGTCAATATTATCCTTAGCTCTTTTCGCTTCATGATCAACCATGTCTAAGTTAGCAGCATTAACACCATCTTTTGCTTTATCTCTAGCATCCATATCACTAGCTGTACGTTTTAAGAAAAGTTCTTTTTGTTGATCTTTAATTAAATTTATAATACCATCATATATTTGAGATGCTTGGCTATTCTTATCCTCGATTTTCATACGAGTATCTTTATCTATAGATTTTAATTGATATTGATAATTTTTTAATGCTCTAAGATTATCTTCCATAAGATTTGCATTACCATCGTATGGATTTTCTTGTCTAAGTTTAGCAATATTAACTTCTAACTCTTTAATTATTGGATCTATGTTATCTGCATAAATAGCAGCATTTGATCTTTCACCACTAAGTCCAAATATATTTGCAAGAGTTTTATTTCCTTTAAGTGTATTTTTAATCTTTCCAAAAATACCTTTTCCATCTTCAGAACCTTGAATCTTTTTTCTCAATGCAGGTAATAACTTATAAGTAATACCACCAGCAGCCAGTGCAGCTCCAAGAGACGGAATAAATCCTACTAGCCCGGCAACTGGTCCCATACTATTAAATATACGTTGGCTGAACATAAATGTTTTACCACCAACAGTTGCCGCAGCAGCCGCTGGTATTATTTTTTGAGCAAGTTTAGCCATACCTATATCTCTATTACTAAATCCATGCTCTCCTTTAACGTCACTGTCAGGCCCGTACATCATATCTATAGCCTTCTTAGCACGTTCAGTCATCATTACACCAGCACCTATAGCACCCATTGCATATACACCAGCATTAGAAGATATAATACCCTTATTCTTCATCATACTTCCAATAGCAAGTCCTACTGCAGTTCCACCACCTATTCTAAGTTTCTTTTGAATAGATGTATCTTGCCATACAGATGATAATAACTTATTAGTATTTTGAACGACGTTTCCGTCCATTTTATATTTAGCATCTTCTTCACGTTGTCTACGAGATTCATTTGCTATATAACTATCAGAGATAAATCCCCAACCAAGTTTAGCCATCTTAGACTGTATTGGTTTACCATTATCATCAACACAATCCATAAGATCTACTGGACTACTTACATATCCTTGAGCTTTATATTTCGATGCAGAACCACCATGTTTAGCAGCTTGTGCTTGTGCAGTAGCTCCAGCTCTATGTATTATTTCATATAGTTTAATACAAGCTTCATATTTCTTAAACTCACGTTCAACTGTATTATTAGCATCACGTGTATCTATAGCATTTCCAACAGAATTACCCATCACTAAATTATAGTAATTATCATTTAGTCTTCCAGCACGTCTTAATTCTTCAGCTTTATCTTTATTGCTAAAATTTCTCAAATCGTATTCTTTAGCAACATTCAATGGTTCTTCTATCCATTCACCTTGAAGTATCTTTGCAGCTTCTTTATTAGTTTTATAACGTTGTTTAGGTGTCATCTTAGCATTTACTTTATTAAGATATGCCATTGCGTTATTATAACCTTTAAATGTACTTTGACCAGTAAATGATGCTCCGCCACCATTACCACCAAAGCCTCCGCCTTTAGCTAATGATACGTCTAGGTCTACACGTTCTAATATTTCACGCAACTGTTTAGGATCGTTTATTCCAAAATCATGTAACGCTTGAAGTGTTTGTATCGCTTCTGAACCTATACGATTATCTATTTGGTTATATGTGTTACGACCATGTAAGTCTCTAAATCCAGACCCCATATCATTCATACGTTCTTTTGAAGCGTATGTAGCTGTACGGTAGTAATTACGTAACATACCAAGTATTTCCATTGCTTGTCTAGCAATTCCTGCTTGGTTTGGGTCTGATATATCAATTCCCATAGATTTAACTATATTACTAAGATCGTCTCCTAGGTTATCAAATCTACCACCAGTAGATTGAATATATTTTTCTACATATTTAATAATTTTATCAGATGTCCATTGTGCATTACCATGAATATCTCTTTTAACACTTCCATTACTATTAAATTGAAGATTATTTCTAGCAAATGCTGCGTATGCTGGGTCATTAGCCATTTCTTCCATAATTGATGCAAGCTCGTTTTTAAAATTACGTCTTACATTTTTAAGTTTATCTTCATTTTTAGCTATCTGTCTAAGATATATTTCAGATTCAGTACGATAAGTTTCACTTTCCCAATCGAATTGTGTAGTTTTCGTACCTTTAATAGCTCCTAGTATTTCACGTAATGTTTCAAATGATCCTATTACTGATTTATAGAATTTATTATCAAATTTTGCACCAGCAGACCAATCTGTTTTATTCATCTTACGTTGAAGATCTATTTTATTAGTAGTATATAATGGTTCGGCTAATGCTCTTATTCCAGCATTTTTACTACCAGCAGCTTTATTTATAACTTCTTGTATATATGATGCCGGGTCTTCTTTCATTCTATCCCATTCTTTAGCATTCTTACTACCAAGAATAGTACTCTTTATAGAACCGGCAATACTTTCTTTTATTATCTTATAAATTCCACCATCTTTAGCTAGAGATCTAAACTGGTCTAAAGCCATAACAGCCATACCTATTTCGCCAGTTGAATCTAGTTTACTACCAACGGCTTTCATATAAGAGCCAGCCGCTTTATCAAATCTTAAAGCAGCTAGAAATTTAGCTGTATCACTAACACCATGTTCATACTCTTTATATTCCGATCTATTATCAGCTTTATTAGTTGGAGCCATAGCACCACGCATAGCTTTAATATTTTCAGATATAACACCAAGTAAAGTTACTTGTTGTTGCTGTAAATTTAGTAGAGAGGCATTAAAAGGATTATTATCCTGAGACTTTAATATTCTCTCTAATAGATTATTAGTTTGAGCTTGTGCAGCGTATCCAAGAGCAGCTGTGCCAGATTTTTTACTAGACGGCGTATTATCATATGGATCCCATGCATTTAAATCTTTTTCTGCAAATTGACTATATTCTTGCATCTTTTGTGCTTGAAATTGTCTATCTTTAGATTCATTGATGTCGTATAGTTTAGTTCTGGTTTTTAAAAGCTTTTGTAACTCTGCTTTATTTTTCTTTTGTTCATTTGTAAGATGTCTTCCTTCAGACTCCTTAGCTTCTGCTTTATTTACTTGAGCATTATAAGCTTTCAATTCACGTTGATACTCTTTATTATCATCTTTAGCCACACTTATCACCTCTCTTTACTTAAAATAATTATTGTTTTGACAGGTAATTGTTCGAAATCGAGGATATTAAAACGGTACATAAATAGCCTACCCCACCTAGGTTTTTAGCCTAAATGGGGTAAGTTTCCAAGAATATACGAAGGAATCGTTAAATAACTATTTAACGATTACATATACTAAGATAGATATATGTAATACTATATTGCCGTATAGTATTAAAACTTCGTATATCCAAGGCAGGTGATAATAATGATACATAATGTTCAATATTATCATGACATGATAAATAGTTTTAGTAAACAAGATATTAAATCTTGTAACTACGATTATTATCAACACAATGTTAATTTGTACTGTTACTTATCTAAGTTATATAAAGATATTAAATCTGAATTTAATATACATGTTAACGATATCGAACCATTAGATTTCGTTAACTATAAATTAAATGAAGTCAATAAATATCTTTATGAATACAGAGACAGTGTAATGCAAATTAACTAGTCACTAAACACTTTAGAAGAGCAGTGTATAAAGAACTCTTCACATTCTTTTTTGTTATTCTTTTTCATTAGAATACAAAACGTCATTTATATACAATATTTCTCTGTCATCGTCTCTTTGAAATTTAATATTATCTCCTATTTTAATTGATTGGAATTGCTTTTCATCTACTATAATATTATCATTCACATCAACTTGTACTAGATATCTATATACTGTATATCTTTGATCTATGAGATTTTTCTCTCCTATATATTCAGATATAAGTGAGATATCAGTTCTTTTCTTAATCTTTGCAGTAACTTTTCCATTTATATTAAGATTATCTCTTACAGTATAGAATACATGAATAGCATTTTCCACATCATCTTCATCCATAAAATTAGAAATAACTGTTCTATATTGCCTTCTAGTTACTCTTGGTATAATAATAGCTAATCCAAATAATAAAACTATTAATGATAGTACTGTTACGAATTTTGCGAACTTTTTAGCTTTAGACATTATTCCTCATCTCCTGTATCTTCTTCATCTTCTTCTTTTTTCTTAGGTTTTTTCTTTGTTCCAGATGAAGTTTCTCTAGCAGTTTTAGCAGCTTGTACATTTGCAATAGAAACAGCTTCTTCAAGCATATCATCAAATCCAGCTATAATACTATCATCACCGGCAACTTTCTTAAGAAGTAAATCTTTAAATGCACGTTGAACATCTTGGTCCCAGTTCTTATCTTTTTCATGAAGTTTATCCATAAGATCTAAGTATGCTAAGAATGCGTCAGTTTTATCTTTAATAGCATTAGCTTGACTTATTTGATTTGGTTTTTCTATTGATGGTGGTATCCATTCTACTGTATAATCTTTATATGTTTCTCCACCACGAAGTCTTACTAGCATTGTAGCAAGTTGAGATGATGGACGAGTCTTAAATTCTCTAAACTTTTGAATTTGAATCATTTTACTGTTATTTATCTCATGTAGTTTTGTAGCAAGTTCTACTTGACCATCTTGTGATGAGAATACTGCTGGGTTATATCCAACTATATCTCCTGCTTGTTCTATCCATTGTCTTATTACTTCAGGTGGAACAGAAAATTCAGGTGGATTAATAGGGTTAAGTTCCAATGGCATAACTTGGTCAGCTTCTGATTCTATTACTATAAACTTATGTCCAAGCTCAAAGTTATTTTTACTAACATCACGAAGTTTAATTCTGTTCATACCAAGACTATAGAATCTGTCCATTAAACTTCCTTGCATATGTTCAGATTTATTATCATTAAGTCCTTTAGCTATTCTAACAAGAGAATAACCTCCAGATGCTGTAATATACCATGCAAGTTGACACTCATTTGCTAATATAGCAGCAGTTGCTGGAACCGATGCTTGGTCTAGCTTAGACTTTCCTAGTCCAGATATTCCATTACGTTTAAATATTAAATCTTTAGCTGGAATATATATAATACGTGATAAATTATACATATTATTTTGAGCAAGTTCGTTAATACTCATACTATTAGAAACTTCATTTTCTTCAATAAGTTTCTTTAGAGTATATAATAATTCTTCATTATTCTTTAAGAATTTAATATCTATATTCTTCTCAAGTATAGGTTTAACAACATCTCCAAATATCATACGTCCAACTGTTTCTTCTTGTTGATCTTCTAATATATCGACAAGTTCTCCATTTTGTTGGAATGATTGTGGATTTCCTATAAAGCTTCTAAGTCCTATGTAATGTTGTATATCCTGGTGTGTATATTCATTATAGAATGTACCTATAAGTCTATTACCTGTTATAACTGGTACTAATCTATTATTTTCAAGATATTCAATTGATTCACCTTTAATAGAACTAAACATTCTGTCAAGCTTGCTATAAGTTCTATTAGTTTCTTTAATCTTTTCTTCAACTTCTTTATTAACACCTGTTTCTGGATTCTTTTCATCAGAAACTATAGTAGCTTGCGTAGGGTCGCTACCATTTAACTCTTGTGGAGCTAAAGGTGGTCTAGAATCAACAGTAATAACGTCTTCCATTGCAATCTCATAATTAAAATCATTAATAATAGATTCAAATGCATTCTTTAAAACACCATTACTACATCTGTCTATAGGTGAATTATAGATGTCTTCAAATGAAAAATTAGTAGATTCTATAGAATTTAATACATTATCAGACACAGATTCTAGTAATACTTCTTCTTTTTCAGTTTTAAATATCTCATTAATTTCATCAACAACATTAGCCATTGCGGAAAAAGGTATTCCATTACCTACTAAATTGAAGAATTTAGCTTTACCATTTTCAGTATCAGTTACATATACACTATTAATTTCATTATTATTCCATCTAGATACGAAATCTAAGAAACTTTCATCTGCAGATTTTAATTCTGTATCCATATGTGGTGTCCATTGTTTATATATACCGTCTTCTACATAATAATCTAATATACGATAATCATTAGTAGTAAGACCTTCCATTGACTCTTTAAGAGCTTTATCTATACGTTTTTTATCTGGATTATCTATAATATACCAGTTACCCTTTGTATAATTGTATTTAATACGATTATTCTTTAATATCTTTCTAAATTCTTCATTAGAAAAGAAACTCTCACTAGCATTCATAATCATCTTTCTTTCAATCTTTTTATTTTTCAAATCTTGAGCTTTCTTTTTCTTCAGTATATATTTTACATAAAGTTCTTTTGCTACATCTTGATTTGATATTACATGAGTTAATGAGTATCCTTGCCCCCATGCAGTTTTATCTGACTGATTATCAATATCAAAGAAAGATTTTTCATCAATTGCTATATTACTATAATCAGAAGGAACTAATAACTCTATAAGTTTTTCTCTTTCAGACATATCAGTTACTTCGATACCTTTTTTATAGAATTTAAATTTAGAATCTTTTTCAAAGTCATTTCCTCTAAAAGATCCGTTATTTACATCATCTATAAATAATTCTATAGACTGTTCTAATACTGGTAGATTTTCTAATAAGAATTGGTTGTAATTTGCTTGTTGCATTTTATAATATAAACCAGTAGTATTAAATAAACTTATTTTACTACTTTTATAAGCAACTGCTTCATTAATAGTTCTATCTATAGCTTGATTCTTTTTAGTGTCACCTGATATACTCATTATAGAGCTAGATAATTTAACTCCAGACGATACGTCATTTATTATAAGATTTTGAGGATCTAACTGGTTCATTATACCAGAAGATAATTTTAAGATTTCCTCACGTTGTTGTGTTACATCTGCATGTATTTCTTCTATCTTTTTCTTATTTTTATCAACTATTTTCTCTAAAGAAGATTTTTCTTTTTTCTTAGTTGTTGCATCTTCATTATCTTTTATAGCTTGAACTACTTCTGGCATAGCTAAATCGTTAGCCATTTTAAATGTATTTAATTTATCATCAGCCATTATTATTCCTCCTTTACGAAATTAACAAAAAAACCCCCCGAAGGGTGTTTAAGATGTACAAATCACTTGTTTTTAATCAACTAGAACAACTTGCATCTGTTGTTCTATATTGATTATTAAATCATCTTCTCCAAGAATAGAATAATAAAGACCTATTACTGCAGTATCCTTGAATTTCTTAATCTTATAAGAGGGCGTGCTTACTAATATTTTTTGGTTCAGCCCTTTTTGAATCAGCTGTTTCTTATATACATTCCAAGGAAAATAGAAACAGTATTTATTTATATAAGTAGTTATTCCTCCAAATATAGTGCTTCTTATAGTAGATACATCATTTTCATACATATCTTCCCAATCAACTTCTTCTATATTGTGCATTTCACAATCAGATAAATCAAATGGTTTATTTCTAATAGGATTCAATTTACCATTATTAATAGTAATAATTCCTTTATTCATTACACCATAATATTCCATAATACTATCGTTACCAGTAAGCATATTGTAAATATCATAATTTGGATACTCATACTTAACATATGTACCATTAAATGATAATTCGCCATTAGTTAAATAGAAATATTTAGTATCCACATTTATAATATCATCTTCATCTTCACTGTCCTTGTCGGATTGAGAACCTATATGATTCTTATAATTGTATGTATTTATAGAAGATAATACTGAAATTATACGGGATTGCTTTGGAGTACATTTAGGTAGTTCCATTACGAATGGTTCTACTTTAGTAAATTTAGGCTCACTATCAAACTTTACGACAGTTTGTATAAGATCATTTATTGATGGTAAATTACAGCACATAGAACCAAATGATATAGTGTCTCTAGATAATGTTGCTAAGTTAACAGAACCAAGATGTTTATGAATAAAGTCATTAAATGATGGAGCGTCCCTGTCTGCTTGCATAAGAGTATTACCGTCACAGTCAATAATTTTACTAATATTACCAAGTAATGTATCTTTAGACAAGTTACATACCACAGTTTGAGTTGGGTAGTGAGATTTAAAGTCTAGATATATTGCATAAAGTACTCTTCTAAAGTTTTGTACATTAGCTTCTCCGCTAAGAATTCTATACTGTTCTATATATGGAGTGAAATCATAATTATAAAGACCAGGTTTTAGAACAATTCCTCCACCATAGTTACCTTTATGTGTTACTGCATACTTAGTTTTACATAAATAATCTAAATTAAGAAGCTTTTCTAACTTTTGAAGTTCCTCATTAGTTTTTTGGAAACATATTTTATTAATATTATTACCAGGAATATCACCTCTGATTACACAATCTGCAAATATTCCACGTGTAATAGCTGAGTTATTACGAGGAGATTCTTCTATATTAACCTTACAACTCATACAATAAATAAGTTTTGATTCAAAGTCACCAGTTACTAAATCTAGCATTGCTAATAAAATAGAGTCAATTATCGCATATATACTGTGATAATAGAAGTCTGCTCTAGCTAGATTAAGAATTGATGTAGTAATATGTGTATAATCGTATTTACCAAAACCTAATATAATTTGAGCAACCGTATCAAGTTTATAATTACTAAATGTTTGAGTAGAACGATTACTAAAGAATGTAGTCTGACTATCAGCTATCATTGTATGTGATATATTATTCATATATACTACACGCTTAGTAGGATTATAGTCATCTCCACGAAATGAACGTTCTGGGTCGCTTTCGACTCTAGACTGTACATCAAATGGTGGTGCTACGTCATCATATCCAATTCCATGCTGGTTAAATGTTCCAGCTGGTAAACCTAATGCATTTATTCTATCTTGGAAAGTTCCAACGTCGAATGGTGCATTAAACGCTGTTAATATATCTGGTTGATTATCTGTAAACATGCGTTTACAAGTAGCTTTAATCATCTCAGCTTCATTATCAAATGCATTTAATTCTATTGTAAGCTTATCCACAAATTCTCTAGCTAATTTTTGAACGAAGTCTTTAGATTTTCCAGATAAACTACAATTATCTATCATTTCATATAATGTATCTTTAACATCTTTATAATATTGCTCTTTATTATTGACTAGCTCATCATATCTATTAAATTCTGGATGTTTTACTATATCTATATAAGCTTTGTGTTCTTTAGGATTTACAAAAGTATTAGTATTAATATTCCAATCTCCGTACTCGTCCCGGTGAGTTTCTATGTCGAATGCGCAGACATTAAGTTCTGGAATTGGAACGTTTTCAAATAGTTCAGATCCTTGCTGTTCGTATCTAGACAGGGTATATTCTAAATATACTACGTGTTCTATAGGATAATCAAAGAAAAAGACATCAGGGTGCAGAGAAACTGCACCTGGTTCTACATTTGGATATATAACTTTCTCTACCCATTGTCTTGTATATTTATCCTGATATCTTATTATCTTAGCTTGAAATAAGTTAGGTATCATTTCAGCCTCTTTATTAGCATACGATACCATATATCTACGAGTTTCATTTATTTGAATAAACTCTTGATGTTTATCTCTATGTCTACTAGATACAAACACTGGAACTTTAGGATTTTTAATCTTTCTTAATATCTTTTCACCATTACTGTAACGTTTATATAATACAAATAGTGTATCTATCTGTTTATAATAATGACAGTGTAGTAAAAATAAATCTGGGTCATGATCTACTAGATTATATCCAGTAGGAAATAAACTTCTACATAACATGGTACACTCCTGTTTCAGTTATTGGTAATGTTAAAATTCTTAATGCTTTTCCAACATTAAGTTTATGTTGTTCAAAATATACCATCGGAATTTCTTGTAAATTTGGTGTTATCATAAGATATTCCATTACATTTTCAAATAAATCATATATTAAATCTATCATAAATTGGAATACTTTATACTCAATTAAATTACGGAATGGTTCATTATAGAACGATATACCCGAATGTTTTTCATATATAGCACCCAAATGGGTTTGAATAGCAGCTTCTATACATCTATGAACGTCCGGGTCATCGCTAGTTACAACATTTATTAATATTGTACTAAATTCTATAAATTGTATTGGGTCTAATTGATGTTCTTGTAATGTAACATCAGAAGTTTCATAGTATAGATCTTCAAATATATAATTTATTAAAATATCGTCATCTATTATAAATTTTGATGTATATATTTGCATTAAATCGTAGTGAATACTACGTAAAAATCCTAGAATAAACTTAGTAGTCTCAAGTGCAGTCGCATCATATGCATTATAAGAATTATCAAAATTCATACTAGCTAGCATTTTATCTACATCATCTATTCCAGGATGAATTATATTATTTAAATTATTACAAAATATATTATAGAAATCATTATCTACAATATACATAAAATTGTCACTAATTGCTTTACGAACTGGAATATAAATATGACTTGGAAAGAATCTAGGTCCATCCAACATACACATAATAGCTTCATATTTTGCTTGTGGTCCAAAATATCCAGTTGCAGTATAAACTAAAGTTTTTATAACATATTCTGGGTCTCTATTTATTAAATTATATAAACTATCATCATATTTATAGTTATATGAATTTAATCTTTTAACCTGTCCCATTATAAAATTGCTAGCATATCCATAATTATTCATCATATCACCTTCACACTGTTCTAATTTCTATTTCACCTAGGGATGGATTTGCTCCATATTCACTATACACATAATCTTCAAATAATGCCATCTTTATTTTAATATATGCTATTAAAATATTACTAATAGTAGGTCCAATCATTCGCATTACTTCATCTATAATTTCCATAGCTACACTAGCTAAACCATCATAAAAATCCATTAAATGAGCTTGGTAGTTATTCCATAGGTCAAATGCACCAAATTCATAGAATTTCTTATGATTTTTAGGATTTCTAGGGTTCCATTGGTGTTGACTTGCTAAAAACCATATTTCATTTATAATATTTTCAGCATTAAAATTTCCACGCATCTCTCTAATGTTCATTGCTGGTATATCTATATAGAAATCTTTAAATATTTTATCTAATGTTGCATTATAAATCAAAATATATGCATCATAACAGTTTAAATCTTCACTCATATATACACTTGCTATAAATAACACACAGAAATCTCTTTTTAATTTATTATCCCATAATTTCCAATTATATAATGTATTTAATCTAGAATCAATATATTGCTTTTCTTCTGGATTTATTTTATCTATATTTGCAATTAATTTTGTTACATTTTGTACCATTCCTAATTTATCATATACTAATACATTTTGTATTGGACTAGCTACGATAAGTTCTAGTATATCTAACACTATATCTAAATTATCCATTTCATTTCTAACTATATATAATTCATTTGGATTAGTTTTTTCAATATATTCTAATATACCAATCAAAGATTGTAGTATACTATTATATATTTTAGAAGCTAATTCCAAGTCATAATGATATCTTCTACTCCGTACCATGGCGAGCATATATTTAATATCGCCAAAGTAATCATTAATATTTCCAATCTTATTATCATACATATTTTGATCATTCCTTTCTACTTTTTAATACCATTTTATATCCATTTAAACGGCATAATTTAACGTTTTAACAAACGTTGGATAAATTAATCACAATATAAGTTAAAACGTCTTAAAATGCCTTATAAACGCGTTTAAATAGATAATACAGGTACTTTATCATATAAAATCACATTAATTATATTGACAGCTATTTGTCTAAAAATATCTTGTGAAAATATATTGTATAAAGTAGAAGAAAGTGTGTGTAATTCTGTTAATAAATCAAATATATGAACCGATGATTTATAGATATCTGTATATACTAGTGATACATAATCATTAGTTATCTCTTCCCAAGTTATATATTTAAATGCATTAGGAAAATGATTATATAGGTAAGTTTCATCACAGTCTGAGATTGATGAAGAATACTTATCAAATTCATCATTAATTAACTTTGATACATCTTCTATGTATCTAGCAACATTATATAATTCATTATTGATTATAGATATAAATGGGTCCTGGATTCTTTCGTCAGTTTTATTATATAAGCTAATATATGAAAACATTCTATGAAACTTATAATTAGTGAATACAGGTATCTTTTTAGCAATTAATGTATTACATAGTGTACCAATTGCATCCCATAATTCATTATCATCGAATTCTATATCTATCAAATCATAATTCATATGTCTAGTAATAGTATCAATGTCACTATAATCTGGAAGTTTAGAATTATCAATGATATATTTTATAAGGTTATTAATAAGTTCTACTGATTTCATCTAAATACCTCCTATTTTATCAATAATCATACGAATTCCTTGTGCAATGATCGATGTTTCTATATATTGGTAGTTATCTACTGTTGTAAATAATAATTCAAATAACCCGACTATATTATAATATAGATAATCTCTAATAATATAATGAATATATGTTTCATTTATTACAATAGAATAAATAAATGGTATTGATGTTTCATAATTAATAAACGACTTATGTATAGCATAATCTGTAAGCATTCCAATTAAGTCAGTGTTATCTAGTTCATTATATATAGTATAATAGTCATCTTGATTAATAAAACTACTTAGTACATTTTGATTAAAATTGGATACAAACATATTTAACACATTTCCCCTCACACTATACATAGATTGATTATACACGTCCAATCTATCAACGTCTGCACTATTTACAGCAGTTAATAACGCCTGGTATGTATTATCCAATATAAATTGAATATCAATAAAAGAACGATACGCATCATCATTTTTTGTATAAGTATTCCACTTAAATGTAAATAAATCTCTCCATAATATTATTAAATTTGTAGCTCCGTACTCTTCGATTTCTGATTTCGGGTATGCAAATTCAGTATGATTATTAAATATACGATGATATAAAATACCTCCATGTCCAAACATAAATGTTAATAGCTTAAGAAATGTACTAGAACATAAATCATACGATATATCAGAATATTGTGAAGATTGACTGTTTTGATATAATATGTTAAATTGATTAGTTACCATCTCTTTAAACCCTTTAAGCATTGTCATATAATTCGCAAGTTTCTCATCATCTCGAATATTAGGTATATTTATATATCTCAGTATATCCTCAGAAGCTGTTAATGCTGTGTTATTCAAGTTATTAATAAAATTATTAAGTTGATTCACCATCTTTTATCCTCCAAATATTTAGCGGTACATAAACGGGAGCTTTCGCCCCCGTATTTTATGCATTTGCTTGAGCTCTCAAAACCACTAGTACATCTTCAGGTATTCTGTATTTATTTGTCTTATTATCATTCCATTCATTATTATAGAACTCTCCCATTCCAGATGATGTTGTCACCAGTCTATATGGAATAGCAGTATCTTCATAATAAGTTGTAACTTCACGATTAACAGTATCAAATTCTAGTTCACCTAAATGAGTAACTGATCTTGGTATAAAGTTATCAGGTGGAAGTTCTGGCCCGATACTTCCATCTTGATTTAAATAGAAACCTTTTTCATAAAATGTTCCATCGTCCACATTTACATATAAAATACGAGTATGCGGAGTCTTTTTCATTTTTAAACCAGCTAAGCTAGTATTAAGATTATGACCTAATAGATTTGTATTATGAGATAACATACTATCTTTATTTTTCATACGTTCCATCATAATATCTACAGAATTCTTATGAACGTCTGCCATTGTTGTACTTCCATCGAAGTTATCTGATGCAACTACAATACTTTTCATAACGTCTAGCGTAGACTTAGCTGGACTAGTGGGGTTTGAGCCATCAGCTCCCTTGTCTAATTTATTTGCCTCATATTGTAAGCTATTAGACACAAAGTTAGCTGGGATAGGCTCATTACTTACAGCTTCTACAGTCTCTTTTTCCTTCGGAATTTCTGTAGGAACTTGTATATTAGCTGTAGTACTTTGATGTTCTATAACTGGTACATTAGAAATAGCTCCTAAATCAATAGTTCCAGGAGCGATATTTCTACCAGCCATAGATGCAACTGCAATTGGACTGTTTTGTTGCACATTTACTTGTGTACCAGAATTATCAACTGCAGCTCCACTAGCTTTAAGTATATCAAGTTGTAGTTTCTTTTCATCTCTAATCTGTTTAAATCTTTCAGATTCCAGTTTAGATTTATTTTCTATTATTCTCATTTGGTTTATAAGTATATTTATGTCCGAATTTTCAAGTGCTGATAGTGTCTCCCCAATATCGTCTCTTTCTAGAAGTACTTTGATATACTTCTTTAAATCTGCAGACTTAAAACCAAATTTTCTAAATAGTTTATCATATTCCATACTTAGCTTACTCATATTAAGGTTTATCTGTTTAATATTCTTATTAAGATCAGATAACTTAATTTCAGGTAGACCAGATGCAATACTTGTACCAGTTTGTATTCTTGGACTATCTTCAGCTATAAATGAAGACAGGTTCCATTTCTTTACAAGTTCTGGAGAGCTTCCTCCAAATAATCCCGCCATCTAATTCCTCCTAGTACGGATATTCATCTAAATTATCTTCAGCTGCATGGTTGATGTTTGTTCCAGTTGCTTCTGCAGTTTGTGTTGCAGCTTGGGCTACATTATTAACAGCTGTATGATAAGCTTGATTTTGTGCAGCATAAGCACTATCTTCTGATGTTATATGGTTAATAACTCTTGTATACATAATTGCAGATTGGATATTATTTAGCATTGTATGTACGCTTTGTAAGAAACCTTCTCCTTCAGATAAGTTTCTTCCTCCATTACCAGTTGTATTTATGCTAGGCATTAATTTAAGATTTAATGTATAAACACAATTAGTTTCTGGAAGTTGGTCATAAGAACCATTTGGTTGTCTTACCATAAATGGTTTTGCTTCTTGATAATTTGCAAATTGATAAATCTTTAAACTAGCAAGTCTAGCTCTTTTATAATCAGATTTTTGACCTGGTGCTATAGAATAAGTAAATCTAATTACTTTACAATCATTTACTCCATCAAAATGTATTTTAACAGCTTCTGAATATCTAGTTTCTTGATCATCATATCTAGCAGCTCCAATTTTAGCTACACAAATACCAAAAAAGTTTTCAAAACCAGAATTGTTTAAGTTATTGATGTGTAACATTGTTTTATTAACATAAGTCTTTTTACCTTGGACCTCTTCAAGTCTATCAAAGTGCATTACTACATCAAAACCTTTCATATACATTGCAACTCTGTGCTTGTCTTGAGTTTGTACGTCTGTTGTATTCACCGATGTGATCCATACTTCTTTCTTTTCTTCCATTTTTGTTTCCTCCTAAATTTTATTATAATATACTGTTTGTATATTCTACCTTATTATATGTAATTATACTAGACCTAACTTTCTTGCTCTTTCTTCACGAATATTAATCATATTATATACAGTCATTCCTGTAAGTATTTTATCATACATTTTTGTAGAAACTAATTCATTTATAGTTTCATTTGAAAGTCTTTCCTTGTATTGAATCATATTATTAAAGAATTCTGTATCATTATTACTTATTTTCATCATTTGATTAATTAAATCAGTTTCAGGATTAATAGATTCAGTAGTTATAGTTTCAGCTACTTGACTATCTGCATTTTCTATTTCAGTAGTTGCATTTTCATCTGTATTTTCTACATTATCTGTATTATCAACTGGTGCTACTACTTCTTCAGTTTGATTTTCTGGATTTTTCATCTCATCAGCAACTGCAGATAATAAACTTTGGACTGGATTTGAAGTAGCTCCATTCATCTCAGTTCCAGCTGGTTCTTCTGGGTTTTCAGTTGTAACATTAGCAGCAGTGTCAGTACTTTCATCTAAGTTTTCAGGTTCTTGAGCTAAATCGGCAGATGTAGTTTCTTCTGGAACCTTTCCACCAGCTATTTGATTTAATAAGAATTTTAATTTAAATACAGATTCCATAAATTGATCTATAGTCATGTCGTATTTTTCTAAATATGTATTAATTCCATCTAGTATATTTTGATATTTTGGTTCTAAAACTGCTGTTCCATTAACTTCTGTAACTGCGATTTTAGGTTCGTCTACTGGTTCTTCAGTAGTATTGTATTCATTCATTTCATCATTTGATGTTTTTTCAAAGTTAGGATTTATTTCTGGTACATCTTCTGGAAGTTCAGCATTTTCTCCATCAAATCCTTCTCTTAGTCCTTCAGGTTGTAAGTTATATTCATCTCCAGGTTCAATATTATCTAGGTTTTCTTCATCCCCAGGTAATACCTCAGGATTTTCATTATCAACTGGAGTTTCTGGTACTTCTGGTGGTGTATCTTCTCCCAATATTTCTGGATTGAAGTCTACTACTTCTGGGTCTACACCAGATTCAGCATTTAAACCATTATTAAATGCATCTTCTCCATTATATTCAGTAGCTTCTGGTTCTATATCTTCAGTTGCTATTTTATCAGTTGGTAATTCATTTCCATTTTCATCTACAGTATATACAGATGTAGCAAACTCACTATTTGCTTTAGCTTCTGCTTTTCTTCTTTCTATATCATCATATGTAGGTATTATACTTTCATATGAATTGTATTGCTCTGTAGTAAGCATTGGTTTTAATGCATCTAATGAAGCATGGTCTAATTTTCCTAATGAATGCATCTTTTGTAAGAATAAATCCATAGTTTTAGCAGATCCTTTAGCTTGGTCAGCATATAATACAGTTCCCCCACCCATATCTTTAAACACTTCAAGGTTATCTTTATTAAGCATATCACCAAACCATAAACCAGCTCTTTCATCATCAAATTGAGATTCCATAGCATTTTTAACATTAGTAGATTCTGAGTTTCTATCGTATGTTAATAGTACAGACCTATCATCTGGACTTTTGATAACAGTAACAGGAGATATTATCCCGTCACCAAGTCTACCATGTATTTCCCAATCTGCGAAAGATTCTATTCTAGATTCTATAACAGCATGTGCTTTATAGTTATCTATAAATATGGCTTTCATCATAAATGTTTCCTCCTTTTATTTTAAATATATGTAAATTTAATATTAAATTTATATGTATCAGACACTTCATCGTAAACAGGTTCTAATGAAACTACTTCTGGTGGGTCTAAGTTATCAGGAGTTTGGTCATTACGCATTATCATATGATAGTTATCAGGATAATTATCAAAGTTGATAAATTGTATACGTGATACAGCGTCTCCCGCCTTATCCAATACAGAGTATACAAGTGAAGACATATGTAAATCTTCCATGTAATAGTCGTGTTTTATTAGAGATTGATTTAATTCAGATGCAATTGCAGCCTCATCAAAGTCAGGGTCGAGTTTACGTATAAGTAATTTAGGTCTCATCTGTAGATTATGTACAAGTATCTTATTAACTTCACCAACATCTAAGAACTTACTTAATCCATAAGTTTTAGCAAATTTAATAGCAACTCTTAGGTTAGTTTCTTGTATATCATGGACATCATTTGATCTACTACTATATTCATCGAGTAAATCATATACAGCATGATCTAAGAATGTAACAATCTTTTTAACCTCTTCAGTTATTTGCTTTTGGTTTCCAGATTTGATATAGAAATCAGATTTAACTAAAGGTAAACTCATAAACATTACCCCGTCTTGAGTATGTTGGTCTGTTTGAGTAAACATATCTTTAGTTACATCTTTAAAGAATTCTATTTCTCCTTGGAATTCTGATACAGATTTATAAGACGAAACAGGATCAGCTTCTTCTTTAATCATACATATAACTTTTACCTTATGTCTTATATTAAACGATGCAGTTTTAACAGTATGAGCAGTATCATCATCTACCCAACTAAATTCACACCATTTATTAAATACATATTTATCAGTTTTTAATTTAAATTCAAGATCCCATATATTATTACCCATATCTGTTGCAGTATGGCATGGAATTCTATGAATAGTTTTATCTTGTGCTTGTAATTCTATATATGCTTGGAATGTTTTACCGTGGTCAAACTTCCAATTGCTAGATTCAAATCTCACTTCACTATTTAAACTAAAGTGTTGAGATGTTTTATTTCTATCAAATACTAAATGGTCATTTACTCTAACTGATGTATTAACGAATCTTACAGGAATACTTGGATTAAATTCCTCAAATGTTTGGAATGTAAGATAAGTTTCATCATATTGAGCACCCATATATACACGGGCCATATTATTATATTTATCATAATCTATAACAAATGGAGCTACATAATAGTATGTATATAAGTTATTTAAAGGATCTTTAGGGTCTAGTTTTTCTGGAACTGTTGGTTCTTTACCAGGTTTAATAGTTTTATCTAATACAAAGTTATCAGAACGACGAGATTGAGTAGATTTTATTATATTATTATAATTGAAACTATAATAATCAAATCCATCTACAACCTTATGTCTCATATCATCATATTTAGTACGAACGTTACCAGTATTTGTAGGTATAGTAAATACACGTTTAATACCATTTAGTGAATTACCGAATGATAATACTGTATATATACTAAATATACGAGATGCTATGTCATTATGGGTAAGTCTTGGATGGAAAGTTGACTCTCCGTCATAGTTAAGTAAAAATGTTCCAAGGTCACTTTCTGTATCTATTCTACGTCTAGCACCACGAAGTTGTATAACCTTATTACGTAAATATTCAACAGATGTCTCAGCAAGACTTCCACCAGAACTCTTATAGACACGTTTACCAACAGGTTCATACTCTACTCTAGCCGTAGCTTGGGTAAATTTCTCTCTAACTGCAGCCAATTTATATTCAACATCACGTCCAGTAGTAGTATAACATACTATTTCTAAGAATGAACCTCTAGCTGGTTTAAATCCACCTTGTACATACTTATGAATAAGTGCTATACTATTATTACCTAGAATCTTATATTCCATATAGTCACCGCTACCACGAGTATAGAATAATCTTTTATTAATCTTTACTGGTTGTGCAGCACTATTTGCTCTATAATAAATATCAAAATCTGATATTGGATATTCAGTAGTTATTAAGAATTTAGCTAGTTGTTCATCATCAAATTGCTTTGTAAATTTTTCTATAGTAACTTGCTTAAATTCGGCTTTAAATCCAAGTGTTTCTTGACCATTAATAAATATATTTTGTACTAATACATTTATCTTTTTACCTTGATAATCATAAAATACACGATATAATTTTCTTTCTGGTAAGAAAGTAACTCTTACATAAAATTTTGGAATAACTGGCATAAATGTAAGCCCATCTATTATACAGTTATTTATATCATCAAATTCAATTTGCCATGTATTATCTTGTACATGCTTACCATATCTTTTGATATCTTCAACTGGAATACGAACAAATAACCATATTCTTGATGGTCTAGCTATTACAACTTCATTTGTATGTTGTGCTAACTGGTTAAATAATGAAGACGGGTATTCTGCATGTATAAGGTTTGACTCTCTAGCTACATATTGTATAGCAGAACTTACAGAGTCAAATAAAGTATTAAACCCTGCTAATATCATACTAGCAGGGCTCATTAATGGTATTTCATCGGCTTTAATACCATTTCTAGCGAGTTCATTTACAATCAACTCGTTCATTTCTCTTTTATCTTCAGAGTTTAACATCGTTCTAAAACGACGTCTATCTTTAATTTTATCATTCATAGGAATCCTCCTATACTGTTATGCTATGTTCTGTAAATGGTACAGGATAAGTGTCATTTACTAGAGTATATGCATTTTCTCTTGCTCTAAGTCCGACTTGTTTTGCGTACCTAGAGTTTAATAAAGCTGTTCCAGCAGATTTGAATCTACCAGATTTTATTAATAATATTGTATTAGAAAACATACTAAACCATCCAGGACCCATATTAAATGTTAAATCTATAATTGCAGCTTGTCTAGCTGTACTTAATTGAAATACCCATGGTTGCATTTTTCTAAGTGCTTTAATTATAGATTCTATATGTTCCTTTAAGATTGTATCAGCTTCGGCTTTAGTAATTCCATTCTTTTCCCATTTTTTAACTAATTCATCAGGGAATGTTTTAGATTCCATATTAAATCCGTACCCTATAGTCCAGATTCCTTTAGTATCTTTATACTTTTTTTCTCTAAAACCTTCATGTCTACCAATTATATCCACTAACACATCTATATTAGGTATTGAGTTTTCAAATTTATAAAAAGACATATATTTCCTCCTAATTGTATGCTGAAAGATTAGTTTGACTAGAATATCCATTCTTTTCACACCAATCTGTAAAATGTTTTTTATTTACATAAATTGCGACATAGACCTTGTTACCCTCTTTTGCCTTAGCATCATTGATAACAAACTCGTCATAATCTATAATAAAATCCTTTTCGTTTCCTACAGTTGGGATATCACCCTTATATCTATTACGTTCTCCACGTTGACATTCGATCATGAAATACTTATTATATTCATTTGGGTCAAGACAGACTCTCATATTTCTTATATAATTGAATACTTTTTCGTCTGGAATTAAGTCTAAAATATTAAGTTCTCCATATTTATGACCTTCTTCTCCAAATATATCTTCTTTCCCATATGTAACTTTCATTTTATCTATTATGGTAAGATCACATAGTGTTTCAGTAAATACTGCTACTGGAACTTCAACTTTAGCCATCATTCCTTCATTATACTCTTTAGTTTCAGCATTCTTATAAGATTCTGTATTGAGTTTACTAAAAGAAGCAGATAAAGAGTATACTGGATATTCTATATAATCTACTTGAAATTCCATTTTAACACCATAAGTCATAACATTATTTATCTCACGTTCACCTAAATCTATACTAACTGGAGTTATAGTAGGTATAAATGGAAATTTAACAGCAAATGCACGCTTTCTATTAGAACCATCAATTATATAGTCAACTTCTTCTCTAGAATGTTTTTGTAATATTTTAAGTAACTGTAAGTCTCCTGTTGTTCCAGTATCTGATATTCCAAATGTAGTTTTAAGTAATTTTAATAAATTATCTGGAAGTGAAGTTTCTAATGTATATTTTCTTATATCTGGTTGACTACCAAGCGTAATAGTTTCCTCACTCATATATAAAGGCTTAACTTTATTCATTGGAAACATATAAGTAAACTGTTGTGCTAATTCCTGTGCTTGTATCCTTTCATTTACAAGTACAGATGCATAAATAGTATGCATTGTATATCTAGGAGAACCTATAAGAACCAAATCAACATCTCTCATATAATAATACGGTTTACATTCTTTATTTTCTATAGATTTCTCTTTAACTGCAAGTATACAGTCAAGTAATCCAGCATTAACTCTATTTAAATCTTGGTTATTAGGCATATCGACACGTAAATTAGCTAATGGGTCGAAACTATGATTAAATACAATACGTGGAAGTATTCTATTATCAAGCATTTCACGTGGACTATCTTTTATTCTTACAGATGCAGGGTCTGTTCCTACATATTCAGATGGAAGATTTTCATTTGTAAATCTCGAGTTAGCTGATATTACTACATTTTTAATATGTTTGGTAACGATTTCATACACTTTTTCAAATGTATACATTACATTATCATTAATACAACCTATATTAGCATACTTAAAACGTTTCCACTTACGATTTTTATCTTCTATAATTTGTAGTTTATTCATAAAGCATCACCAACTAAACCCGAATTTTATTCTAGGACGTCTATCTGGAATTTTCTTACCATCTATGACTGCCTTTGTTAAAGGTGCTAATCTATAGAATCCAGGATTTAATGCAACCATTTCAGATGTTCCCTTCAATGGAAATGCTCCTATTGGAGTAAAATCATTTTTAATAAGTTGTTCTCTTTTTATTTTACCCTCATCGAATGAGTAGTTTTGAGCTTGTCTATTATTACCCATAAGAGTAATTCCATCAGAACCCTTGACATCTACTATATTATTAGGGTTAAAATTGAATAACTTATTAAATGTTTCATAGAATTCTGGGGCATCTGGTTTATATGATGTAGCTTTAAATGATGCTGTAAAGTTTTCTAGTAAGTCATTCTTATTAAATCCATCTATTTTGTGTTGGTTGAAATGAGTTACTGGTTCATTAATAATTAAGTTTTTAGCAACTCCTAATGAAATTACATCCCAGTCAACGTTCACAACTACAATCCACATAGTCATTAAGTAATCTAATCCACGATATTTAATATATTCTTTACGCATTGGCCATTCTTGTTTTCCAACCAAGTCTTTATACATAGATAAAGTATATAATAATTTAGATATATCTCCTCTATTATTATCCATAAATGTTATAGATATATCAACTTGGTCATATATTTCAGGATTTCCTGGAAGTGGTGAAGATTTTCCATGCATATTCTTTATACCTTCACGAGATGATTCTGATAATCTTATAGTTGGAACTTCTACACAATAGTTAGATAATAAACGCCAACATACAGATTTAAGAGCTCCATCTCTACAAAGTTCCATATAGAGGTCTGGGTCTGATGCTACTCTAGCAAAAAAGTCTGGGTGTGCTTGAAGTTCTGGTATTATTCTTTCATTATTAAATAAGTTACAATTTGGTCTTGTAAAGAAAACGAATGAACGATAGTATCCAGAAGTTTCTGATTCAAGATATGGCCTATTTATAAATAAAGATTCTCTACTAAGTATTAAAGCTTTATTTCTATCTAGAATAAATCCATTATCTTCTGCCATTATCTTAATAACATCCCGTAAAGCATCTCCCATCATTAAAGGATTCTTTAAATCCCAGTCCTTGTCCATCTCTGGTGTATAAGTCTTATACATTGGTAATCTATACTTTCTGTTAGCTATATGCTTGTCGTGAGCAGAACTTCCCATAGCAATATCGGCTATACCTTGTGATGTAAACCCGCCAAATATAGCTCCAAGGTTTAATGAACTTGCTAGATTGGATAAGTTATGACTAAACATTGATGTAATCGGAGATATCATACCAGCAAACCCAGAAGGCATAACAGATGCTATACGTTCTGCAGCTGGTCCGAATGTTTCTTTTGCTCTATTTATAACAGCTTGACCAACTTTATTTGCAGCATTAAATACTTCGGCTTTAGCACCATTAATCCATTTAGAAGCTTCACCTTGCCAATGATCTATAACGTCATTAACTTGTGTAGTTATAAGATTAATAGATTGGTTACGTATATCCATAATACTATTAGATATAGCGTTACCTATATTTTCTTTAAAGTTTTCAAAGTATTTTCTAGGATCCAATTGTCCAAGTAAGTCATCTACTGCACCTAATGCACGTCTTTTTGTATTTTCTATAGCATCATGTATATCTTTCTTCCATGCATTCTTTTCATTTCTAGTTAAATCTTTATAGAAACTAGTCAATCCTTTAGCAAAGTTCTTATTCCATTCATTTTTACCACTAAAAGTATCAATAAGCCAATTCTTTTTAATTTGCTCAGCTATAACTTCAGATGGTGTATTAGCGTATGTAGTAAATTGGAAATCTCTACCTGGAAGGTATTTAGATGGATTATTCCATTTAGAACCAGTCAAGTCTTTTTTAAATTTATAATTCCATATATCAGCAGGATGTGTTCCTAACTTTTTATTACGCTTTAATTCTTTTTTCCAAGCTTCGATATCAAATTTCTTCACAGGATTACCACTAAATCCATTTACATCAAAATTACTAGATTGAATATGTTTAACTTTTGCAGCCGCCTTCATTTTGTCAGGCCATTCTTTATTAAATTTATCTAAATTATATTTAGATTCACTACTAAGCCACGAAGGCGGGAACTCATTTTTAACAAAGTTCCCACTTTCAAATTGCTTTTTCCAGTTTTCATTATATTCTTTAAGCATATCTTTAATTGCTGCTACTCTTTTTTCATATGTAGGATATATAGATAAGAATTCATTCTTCCAACGTTCTTTATTTTCGGCTACCATTTGATCTATCATTTGTTGTAATTCATTATCTGGCATTGGTGAAATTCACCTCCTTAAATATGAAGCATCTTATATCTAAGTGCAATTGTTCCGTCTACTCCATGTGGAACTAAGATATGATTAAGTCTACTAAATACTACAGTATCATTCATAGTATCAAATTCTTTTCCATTAAGTCTTATTTTAGATGGTTTTCCTATCATTGTACAAAGTGCATTGAAACCAGCTGATTCCATTTTACCTTTCTTAAATATAGAGAACCATTCTACAAGCTCTTTATCAGTTATGTTTATTAAGAATTGAGCTACTGCTCTAACATCCTTGTCTGTAACTAATTCTGTATCTGGGTTATCTGGTACAGTAGTTGCATCATCAGTCATAACAGCATAATCTACATCTATTTTCTTAGTATAGTATGCTATATAAGGGTGTTCATTACCGCTACTATCTTCTATAAGTATTTTTCTACTATGTAGATAATCACGATAATAAACTTCATAATCATTATCCCCTTCAGGAATAAGTCTAAAAGGAATTAGATTATCAAAATTATATCCTTTCTTATGTCTAGGATAAGCAATAACGTCAGTTCCTTGAGACCCATCATAACATACATTATAACCCATAATTTGATCTTTTGCATTAGGATCTGTAGTTATAGCAGAAGTAAAATCATCAACTGCTCCTCTTACAAGATCTTCTTCAAAAGTAATTACTCTTACCTTAGGTGGTATATTATATAACGCACCGCATAATCTTTGTAAACCTCCTAATAATACTTTATTAGCACCAAGGTCTACTTCTACCCACTCACCATCTGGAGTTTGTTCTAATTTATACATATGCCCATCCCATGTTTTAAGGGTATCTTCTGGTAAGTTATATGTAAATATTGGTTTATCGTTCATATATTTACTCCTTTAACTAATTTTAATATCTCCATATCTTGTAACCATATATAGAGCATCTTGACTTCTTTGTTTTTCACATAATTCACGGTCAGTCTCAGCAGCTGGTTCTATCCAGTCATATTGTGAAACATTCCATCTATTACGATGAGTGATATTTACATCATATGTTACTTGGTCTACATTGACTTGATAATTATAATTTTCATTATAATTTAATAGTAGTCCTTCTGATATAAACTCTACTCTCCATGCTTTAAATAGTTTTAATATGTATAATAGATATTTAGAAATACCACCATACATCATATTTATATTATATAAAACATCTAATAAATCAGCAAACTCTTCAGTTTCATCTAAACGTTGAATAACACTTATCATAAACTGAGTACAGTTATCTATTTCTAGTAACATTGCATCTTGGCCTTGGTCTTGTAGCTGTTCATAGAATACATACAAATCAGGAACATATTTTTCTAAATATTCTACAAAAGATTGACCTTCTAATGTAGATACTGTATTATATGCTTCTGGTTCTTTACTCATTATACGAACATGTCTATAAACTTCTAGTATCATATTAACTTCAATATGGTTTCTAGCCTTTGTTAATACAGAATCAACAAATTTTGCAAGTCCAACTGCCTTATCAGTATTAATCATAAGTTGTAAGAAATCTGTGTCAGAGTTTGCAGCTTCTGGAAATTCTTCCAGTTTAGTTTCAAATGGATATTGTGCCATCACAATAAGCCAATACATCCTTATAGTCGGATGTGTTTTTATAGTATTAAATCCTAGTATTTTATCAACACGGTCTACTACATCCCCTGGTCTAGGATCTATTCTTTCATCTTTAAAATCTTTTAATAGATATCTTCCCATGCTATAAGTAATCATAGCATTATAAAATACCCATAAATCCCAGAAATTAAATGTATAACCATTTGATTGATAAGTTACTTCATAATTTTTCAATATATCACGATGATGTAAGAAATATCTATGAACTACCGATAATCCTATTGTAACATTGTTAAGATCTAATATATTATCAATACCTAGATATTTAGACTCTATATAAGAAAATGGTTCTTCAAATACACGTTTCTTTAACGCTTCACTATCAGACCATCTAGGATCTAATTTCTTAACTTCATCGTATGTTAATATCATTTCTTTATCTTCTTTTTGATGATATGACGGGTCTTCATATTCTATATTAGTAAAATTACGTCTCATCTTTTCATCTTCAGTCAGATAAGTCTTTTCTTTTTGATTTGATATATCATCATATGGATTTATAGCTCTAAAAGGTTTAAGTATAAACTCAACATCATATAAATCATCATATTTCATACCAGGAGTTTCAATCACCCCAGGTTTTCTTCTCTTTCTTATAAAGTATTTATACAGGTTAAGTCCTGAGAATATCTTTCTAGCAATATATTCTAATACATAGTTTGTACCTTTATACATTACAAGATAGTTTAATACATATGTAGTAGCATTTCTATATGAGTCTGGCATATTTTGTGGAAATGTAAGTCCATACATCTTATACAAATCTTCAGATTCTTCTCTAGTAAAAGATGTCTTTCCTAGAGGAGTTGTGTATATATTAATAAAATAATATATAATAGCTCTCATTTTTATAGTAGTAAGTTCTATAGATTCATTAAAGTCTGTACTTTCAGTTAGATATGTTTGATGATATGTTTGCATCCATACACGTCTTTCCTTATTATACATTTCTCTATAAGCATTAGCCTCATCGGTTTTAGGTGTCCATAACACTTCAAACTGTCTAGCTCTACGTGCTTCTATAAGATTTATTCTTTTATCAACATAAAGTAGATATTCTGCATCTGGATTATCTTGTATAAGAACATCTAATGCTCCGCTACGTTTAAGTTTAAGTATTTCCCCATAACTCATTGTATGGACGGGATTTCCTTTATAATACACATATTCTTCAGGTGGTGTCCCTAAAGGTGGAACACCTAATAACATTCTATAATAAGTATTACCTTCTATATAAGATAATAGTCTATCTTTTCTAAGCTCAGTCATTAAATTTAACTGTTCCTGAAATGAAAATATATTATAGAAGTTCTTGAAATCACTATAAATATTAGCAATTTCTACATTTGTTATATCTGGTTTATGATAACGTAGTAAAGTTTCAGTTATAGTACCACGATAATCATATAATGTATCAGCTTGTTCTAATGCAGCCATATATGCCTCAAATTCTTTTGCATATATAGGTTCATTAGGGTCTGAATTTGCTCTATGTTCTTGCTTGACTACTAAATTATTTAGTAATCTATACATAATTTGCAAACGATGGTCTACTAATTTAGCAGTTGAAGCCATAATTTATTCCTCCTAGTATTTAGGATTATATGAAACATGTCCAGCCATTCTAGTTATATATTGGAACCATTCTCCTGTTACTGTTACTTGGTCTCCATTCTTTAATATAAGTTTTACATCTTGACTTTTATCCATAATTTGTATAGTTTCATCATTTTGCCAATGTTTCATACTTCTACTGTTAAAAGTACCTTTTGGTATTGTAATAGTTTTATAAGCTGTTGGTATTGCCCATAATATCCAATCAAAATCAAAACTTAAGAACTTATCATTACCATGAGGACTAGTTTTAACTTTTATTTCTATTAATTGCATCTTAAACCTCCATTTAAAATCAATTTTAAAGCTATTATAACGTAATAGCAACGTTTTATACTATAAAGTAGTATAATTAATCGTATTAAATAAATAAAGCGTTAAACGGCCTATAAAGCCGTTTAAACGCATTATAATCTAGCTTCTAAGAGCCTTTTCTAATGGAGAAACTGTCTTAGTTTGTTCTTCTTCTGATTTAGCTAATGTAATCATTAACGCTTTACCAGCATCCGGTCCAAACACCGCATTAAATGTTCCTCCCATTACAGCTAGTTCATATAATGAAGCAAATATATACTTTTTACTTCCAGTTTCTCTAGCTGGTTTCTTAGGATCATTAATATCTCTAGCTAAACTTGCCACAAGTATTTCTAGAGACAGATCTGCTGCTCCAAGGTCTACGTTTGCTAAGAAGTTATTCTTTAATGTATCTAAGTGAGTTTCTACTGGAACTAAATTAGATAAGTTTCCACCTAAGAACACTTTAAGCATACGATACACAGTCATATTACTTCTTACAGAGTTAACTGTATTTAAGAAACAGTCGCCTTTCTTATAACAGAATATAACGTGTTTATCTAAAGGTTCATCTTCACCTTCAGATGGTTTAGGTCTAATAATTTCAGTTGGTGTTGTACTTACATCAGAACCGAATACTATAGTATGTTGCTTTCCGTCTCCGGCATCAAGTATAGAACCATGTGCTAATACTTTATAATAAGTATCTACAGCTTCTATTGCCGATATTGGTAATATCCATTTTATATCTGTTTTACAATATACTTTTTCAAGTTTTGTAATAGGATCTATATTATGTTCAAATAGATCTGCTCCAGCTGGATATACATAATCATTAAAATTCTTTATATGGAACATCTTAGAACCTAAGTTGTGTGTAGATTGCATTAGAACGTTTAGTAGATTTGAACCTACTTCCGAGATATAAACTCCTATTGGAATTGTATCTTGTTGTAATGCTTTAAACATAAATTCACCAAGACATTTTCTACAGAAATGACCATTCTTTTCTTTACATGTTAAAGGATAACGCATCTTTACTGTTTTACCAACATATTTATGAACATTGTCCATAGTAACTAATATAGATTCGCCTTTTTCTATTATATAACGATTTACATAATCAAATTCATCATCTGATTTGAACAGTTTACCCTCAGTAGTTCCACAATCATGAGTAACTCCTTGAATGTGGTTTAAACCATGAGATAAATCCTTATATATTGTACCAGCATACGCTGTATTAAGACCTCTATCCATTGCTCCTATCATGGCAACGTTTGTTATATTTGGTAAAAATGATTTATCAATTCCATCAACTAATGCATTATCTATATAAACAGGTTTACCACCAGATAAATCTGGCATACTTCCCATTACAATGTTAAGATTCTTAAAGTCATTTCCCCATTTAGCCTTATTAGCAGAATCATATAGTTCTGCCATATCATTATCTTTAAAGTGTTTCTTTGCAAATTCTACTACTTCATTCTCAGCCTTTTCAAGTACAGAATAATCTCCATTTTCTTCAAATATCTTTTTAGCAGCAGCTATAGTTTTATCTCTGAATTCAGTGAATTCGTCGTCTGGGTTCATCATATCTTCATTTATACTAGCATTTACTACTGTAGATAATCTAAGCCCAAACTCATTGGATGATTCTATAAGATCTAATACATCATCTTGTGTAAGACTTCCTTCCATTGCATAGTTTACAGCTTTACGCCATATTTTACTAAGTTTCTTCCAGTTACAAACTTCATTAAGAAATTCAAATTTTGGATGATTTGCTACAGGGAATAACATACATTTATTTAACATAAGTCTTCCTACTGTAGTCTTTATAGTTTTACCTCTATCTTTTATAGTAATGCTGTCATATAAACCTACTTCTGGGTCTTCGCTGATATCAAATCTCATACAAGATTTATACATAAGATCTAAATCCATTTGTCCATCTGTAAGTGATATTAGATGTTTTATAAATGGATGTTTCATATCAGCAGGTTTAGCATTATCTGATGGTTTAGGATCTCTACTAACAGAATACCAAGTTTGGTTGCAGTCCTTACCTGGATTTCTACGAGCTAATGAACCATCATAGTTACATATAAATAAAGGTGATTTTTGTTGTTTTCTTGCATCTTCTACAGCCTCTTTCGAGTTTATAGGTTTGTACATTAATGTATCTCCCAATTTGTTCATATGAAGTCGTTAATTTCATATCGTTAATTTAATAACCGCTCTGAGTTTTCCTCAGATGTTCAGACTAGCTCAACACCATGTCAATATCAATTGATTTAGGTGGCCTGTGTTCATGCACTTGCATTTGTCATAATATTTAAAAATATTATTGTTAGTCGTTGAAGTCATTTTAAAAAGGAGGAATTTTATGCTATACCCGATTAATAAAATAAATGAATATATACTTAGTAATAATAAATATTTTCTAGATGAAACTGGTACTATATATTTTAAAAATAATTATAACCAATTAAGACCATTTAAACCATTTGGTGATGGTAGACGTGGTTATATTAAAGTTAAATTATATGACATTAATGTTAAACCTCTAACATTATCAGTTCATCGTTTAGTTTACACAGTTATTAATAAATTAAATTATTCAACACCAGGACTAGAAGTTAATCACAAGGATGGAAATAAATTAAATAATAATATTAATAACTTAGAATTAATAACACCTAAAGAAAATGTTAGACATTCTATTATCAATAAGCTTAGTGAATCTAGAGCACATCAGATAACTATTCCAATATTGAATAAGATTCAAAAGCTTATAAAAAGTGGTTTAACTAATAGAGAAATATCTATTAAAACTAATTATTCTCAAAAAGTTATTAAACAGATAAGAGATAAAACTCATACATTATTAAAATAACTGCTGATTAACCATTGTAATATCGTTTAGGACCTCGTAATACCAATTTTACGAGGCTTTTATTTCACCATGCGACATCTTTATACTTGTTTCTGACTTTCGTCTCCTAGAGGCTTATAAACGCGTTTAAACGCATGTTACAATGGTTTACTCTCTAGGCAATAAAGCTTTAGGCACTCCCAGCTTTTAACAGGCTTTTTCTGCACACTCTTTCGAGTATACAGGACAGAATTTATCATGATCTGCATTCATTCCTGTACTTATAGATGCAATAAGTCTAGACCCGCTATCAAATATTTGATCTTGGAATCTAGCTTTTAACTGTTCCGTAATTAGCGGAAAATCGATATACCAGTTATTCATTACTTTAACCTTTTTAGTAAGATTAGGTGATAAAGTAAGACATACTGGTCTTTGTGGTTGTAGAGAAGTCATACTGTCAACTGGTGGTCTCGTAACAGCGATCATACGAGTATCATACAGTTTAGCATAACTCTCTACAACTATATAAAAGAATTCTGTCCACGATAATGGCTTAGTCACTTTAGTCTCAGTACCGTCATCGTCAACTGTAAATGTAAGTTTGATGTGTGTAAATGAACCATCATACTTAATTGCAGGAAAATCCGTTACTCTAAAGTGAGGGTCGCTCATATTAGTAATCGCGTTAGACAGAAATTCTATATCATAATATGCTAAGAAATCTCTTGTTACTCTTGGTTCAAATAAACCGGCATTAAATAGATCTTCTATTAGAGTATAAGAAAACTTTATAATAGTTTCCTTAAACATTGGAAGTAATAAATGCATAGGAACTCCAGTAGCACGCATTCCGATACGAGCTTGACGAAGTTTCTTTTCTTTCCATACAGCAGGAATGATAACCATACGGGCACCATTATCTACGTTACGGGAAAGTATCTCTTCTCTTCCAATTCCATGTGGACCTAGGAATGTATCTTTGATATAATCCCCAAGATCTAAAACTGCTTTTTGAATTAAAGATTCCATATCACGTAAGTCTACACGGACTCCAGCAACTCCAGCTTTCATCATTTTATACTGATTAGATGCACGTATAATCTCGGAATATAATACATTCCAATCATTTACAGTACGTCCATTATCAATATTTTCACTTCTAAAAGCAAGAGCTATTACATATATATAATTAGTAAATAGCTGATCACGTGAAAGTTTTGTTATAGAAAGTTTTAACTCTTTATTTGAAATACGTCCATGGTCTTGCTTAAACTGGTTTTTATCTATATTATTCCAGTTATTATAAAGAAACGATGGACCATAACCAACAATATCATCAGGTTGACTCGTATATGTGTCATCCATTTCATAAAGAATACCTTTACGAAAATAGAATTCTTTTCCATTAGAAGTTGCACAAGCAACATATTTACGGTTAATACGAGAAAATGCTTGTAGAACAAGAGGTCTAAATACGTAGCATCCTAAGTTTATAAGAGCCGACTTAGTTTGTAATTCTTCTTCTGTTACACCAAATACTGCGTTACTAAATATAGATGAAGAAGATTTCTTTTCAAATGAGTCTACAACTGGTAGTCTTTTTCTTATTTTATTAAGTTCATAGTTATATGGACATATGAACATTAGAATCTACCTCCTTTGAGGTCCGTGGAGTTCTGCTGTAAAGCTTTCTCCTTGTCTATGTTGGCCCTCTTCTTTTTATAGTTAGTCTCAAGTTCAATTAATGCATACAGCAACATCTCATCATTATTTGTCCTAAAAATTCCATTATAAGATTTTCCAGGTTTAAAGTAACGGAATCCATCATAATAATCACCTTTTTCTAATACACTACATTCAGTCATTACTTTATAATTAGATCTAAATTTAGATTTAAGTCTATTTATAGTACGCCTTCTATGTTGTATACGCTCGAGTGGAGTCTTAGGTAAGTCTTTACTAAATGTATTAGCTACATATAGCTGATTAAACGTGTCTGGACCTATTCCAGTAGTCGATAGTATTATATCACTAGAATTAAGTCTTTCTTGTTCATCATTGTCTATATCTTCTACTCCCTTAGGTGTATTATCGTTATCAGACGGTATTCTATCTTTATATGGGAATGCTCTTGGTTTTGATTTACCATCACTACTTGTAAAGTATACAGCATCATTATCTATAGTTACAATATCATTAATATGTTTATGATCAAATATGATATCTTTTATATTTCTAAGGATTATAGATTTATTAATTATATCTTTATATTTATCTATAAAGATATTTTCCATAACTATCTTATTCAATACTTCAATTTCTTCAGCATTCAATCCATCACATCTAACTCCTACTATAGAATGATATGAATCACGTTCCTTTTTAGTACGTTCAGCTTCATCTTTAATACGAGAAGCATCACTACGCTTACAAACATCTCTGTAATATTTAAAATAAGTTTGTGGTAAATGTATTAATTGAACTTCATTTAAATATTTATGTATTTTATCTTCATTAGCTGATAAATTACGAGAATTTAATGCTATTTCATATACAAAATCAGGTACTAAATATTCACTAAATTTTAATGTGTTAACTATAGTAGAACTCTTTTCAGCATCTCTTAATTGTGCATCTGTTATAGCATTACATGATTCACGTATTGTATCAAAATCATATGATATCATCAAAGCATATAATAATTGCTTTGTAGCTTCTTGAACAGCTTCAATAGATTTATTTTCAACATCCATAAACGTTAGTTGTTCAGTCTGCTCACGATATCTTTTAATAAGTGGGATAGTACTTTCTTGTGTTATCATTGTATAAACATAATCAAACACTCTTTTCTTCTCTATATAGAAAAGAAGGTTAGATAGAATATATCTAGAGCTAACCCCCTCAATAGTTTTAAGAGTTATAAGACCGTAGCTATTTTGTATAGTATTTTCAAAATAAGAGTTTTTAATACTATCTGCAAATGTAGCACCTAGCATATTAACTGTTTCATTATCATTTAACATAATTTTAACAGCCATTTCATGTGCACTTCTCAATATTTTATTTATATCTTCCAGTGTCATTTCTGGTTTAAATGTAGCAGGTACAACTACAGTATTAAGTATATCCCATACTCTTTTATCATTGGAGTTTACAGGATCTAGAATCATTATAAACTAACCTCCTTCTTTTCTATTTTATATTGGATTTTCATCTTTAATTTGATGATTGTATTTTATCTCTGATAGTTCTAAATAATGGAATACATTTTTGATTTATTCTATGAATCTGTTGTATTTCTATAATCATACCCAATTGACTATGAAGTGAATTAGGTTGATACGATGTAAATGTATTAACACCATTATATGAGAACTCAAAATCAATAGTTATTTCAGCATATGATTGTGGTTCTTTTACTATTCTATCAACTTCTCTAAATAATAGTTCTTTAATTTTTTCCAAACCAACATCAGATTTCAATCTATCAAACCATTCAGGATCTAACTGCATTTTATATTTATATATTGAAGTTTTAGGATATTTCTTATTTTCTTCAGTTGATAATACCTTACTAAACATTATAGGGAATGTAGTTCCTACGGCATGTAAGTTAAGTTTTATCCAGTCTGGTTTAGCAGATGATTCAGCAACATATGTTTTTCTTTGGAAATTTATATCCAAATTAGATTGCTCATCAGATTCAATACTCATACATGCATATTGCATTATAAATACCTTATCATTAGATGTTAACATACTAGGGTCAGCAACTGCATATTCCTGATTAACTGGTATTTCTTTACTAAATCCTTCGCTTTCTAATATAAGAGTAGCAGCTTTACCGTCATGACCAATACCTGATATAAATGTATAATCTATATTTTCTTTGGAACTATAATTAGGTACTACTACTTGATTAGGTTGGAATTCATAAGTCTCTATACCATCTTGTGGATCAAATTCTGGTTGATACTCCATTCCAGGAATTTCTTTAACTTTTATTTTACAATGATTTAAAGATGCTAATATTGCAGATGGTGATAGTCTGTTATAGAATCTATCAGATTCATTAGGAACTAATTTATTATATAAGAAATCTCTAGTTGCATCTAATCCAGTAACTTTTTCAACTGATGCTACTAAATCTCTACCATTAGATCCTAATCTTATTAGAGAATCAAGATTTACATCATTACCGTAACTCTTTAATTCACTAAGGTTTACTACTTGACTTTCTAATTTTATTACACTATGTTCAAATAATGTTTTATTAGTAGTAATAGACGGGTAAGTACGTGATGGTGGAATTACAAATTCGGCATAAATCTTAACCTTTTTAGTTTCATCTACAGTAACATCTAAGTCAGATACACCACTAGAAAAAATTACAGGAAATGAATTTGATAAATATCTTAATTTTCCATAAGCTAGTAGTTCTGCATCAGATGCTATATTCATTGGTTCTTTAAATGTATTAAAGAATATTAACTTATCAACATTATCAATATATATTTGTGTATCCCATTCATTTTTAGATGTTAATTCATTAACTATAACACGATTAAATTGTAACATTTCTGGTTTACGTGTTTCTGTATCTGTACTACTTGTATGAATATCTAAATATGTACTATTTCTATAATCTATTAAGAATGGGTCATGATCTTCGTGTGTATTTAAATACTCTCTAGCCACATCAAATGGTGACTTAGTTTTATCTGTATAGATAGCTTCAAATTCATCATGAAATACAGCTAGTGTTCTTATATAACTATGTAGTAATACATTTGTATCTAATATATAACGACTAGCACTTGAGTTTCTGTCATTAATAAATATATTAGAAGTTATATAAGGTTTTAGATTAACTGATTCTATATCTTTATTCCAGAATGACTTATTATTATCAGTTAATGTAACAAGTTCTTTATTTTCTAATGTTTTAATAATATCAAATGCATTAGTTTTATTTATTTCTGGTTCTATAGTTTTAATATCATTCAATGTAAACTTATTATAAGTATCAAGTAATGAATTTTCTATTGCTATAGATGGAAAATAGTAAACTAATTCATTTTCATTATAATCATCTTCATCTTCAAACTTAACTTGATATTTTATTACATAGTCATGATTATCATTTTTAAGTTCTCTGAAGTTAAATATTTCTTTATTAGAAGTATCATCTATATTTCCACTAGTTGTGAATATATAGTGAGGAACTTGTTTATAGAAAACCTTTTGATATTCTGATAACATATTATCATCAGTACCTTTACTAGCTTTAAGAACTACAGGTTTTGCTAATAAATTAGGTGAATTATATGTTTGATCAACTAGACATTTTATAGTGGAATAATTATTATAAATATCATAATCTTTAGCTAAAACTGGATAATATTTTGTATCACTACTTCTAGACGGGTATATAAAAGGAATACCTTTATCTATATAATAAAAATTATTAATATTTTTATTCATTTTATTATGAATTTCCATTATTTTAGGATATTTATATATGTTATAGTTATATTTTCCAGTTTGATATGTTTCATCTACACCTTTTTCTACTGTAAACGGAGTTGAAGTTTTAACCTTAGCAGTTTCAATTACTGGGAAATTAGAATTTGTAGATGTTCTATTTGGATATCTAGTATTTAATAATCCAAAATATGGATCTAAAAATACTGGCATGTCTTTAGTTCTATTTCCATTAGCAATATTAGATGCAGTGTCTATTCCAGTTATACTAGGATTAGGTACTGTGCTACTAGAATTTATAGAATTAACAGTAAACATATTTAAATTCTTAATTTGATCAGATGTAAGATTTATTATATTCTTATTACCAACATTAGCTTTACCTATATAATTAATCTTAATATGAGTTATATTATTACTTTCAGTAAAATCTCTATAACGATCTTCAACCTTTTTATATGGATGTAATAATGGGCTCATTAATTTATATTCCACACCTTGATTAAAGTGTAGCTTTTTAAAATCTGGGCTGAACTTAAATGCGAAGTTACTCATTGTTGGTAAGAATGCAGCATTATACGCTGTTGTCTCTGTACGAGATTGTTCTTGTTCGTTTATAACATCATTGAACATTGGTGTTACTATATTAGTAGCTGTGATACCAACTTCAGAAAGTACCTTATTAAGTTTCATATATTTTGTACCATTATTAGTTTTAAATACTTGTTCTGGTAAAGATATTACTTGTCTATTTTTAAATGTAATTTCTGGTGTTACTGTTATTCCAACTTTACTAGTAGGTAAAGCGAATGTACTATTATTCTTAATATATTTATAAGCAGTATCAAAACCATCATGTGTGTCTAGGTTATATATATCCGCTAAATTAAGGTTAACTATATCTCCTATAACTAATGTGAATGGGAATATTTGTTTATGTTCTCCCCATCTACTATATTTGAAATCAAAGTAATCTACATTTAAAGATGATGGATGTGTTACTATATATTTATTAGTACCAGCATCGCTTATAAAATGAGAATAAATAGACTTAATAGCAGTTTTAACACGTTCTTTATTCTTAGTAACGAATGGCATACCATTCATAATCACGTCAGCATAAATATCGAAATCTGCCATACTTATTGGTTGTCCAGCATCATTTACTAAATAAGGGTCTATACATTCGACTGTATCTATAAGCTTTTTAACTGATTTAAACTTAACATATACAACTTTTTCTTCATCATTAAGCATGAATTTACATTTAAGTCTAATATCATGGATATCATTTCTAAACATATACCCGTCATTAGATTGACTTAATTTTAATTTAGCACACCAGCATATATTTGTAATATTATCTGTTAATGGGAACCTATCTACCATGTGTAACATAGGAAATACATTATATATTTCATTTAATGCTAATGCGCTAGGATGTTTAATAACGTATCTTATATTATCGCTAGAAGATATAAGATGTTCAGCATCTATATCTTTTTCATATATTGGCTTTAATATATTAGCATACTGTTTAATACCATTATTATCAGGATTAGATGGATTATCAAATGGTTCAATCCAATCTCCCCATACATCATATGGACTTAATATATTCCATTTAACAGTTTTAACCTTATCAACATCAAGTGTTTCTACTAGCTGTCTATATTCCTTAGTTATCTCAATAGTTTTATCATAATAATTATAAGTAAAGTTTAGTGTAAATCCATTTAAGTCCTCTTCTTCACTTCCACTACTATTAAGAACTCCTAATTTAAATAATGCAGTTCTATTCTTTATATTTATATTACTAGATTCTGTATTAGTGGAGTTATTAAGAATAGTTTTCTTAACTATAACACTATAAGGAATTGGTATAAAAGTTGTACCATTAGATATAATTAAATTATTTTCATTTATAGTATAATCAGAAGCTTTTATTTTATTAGCAATTCTATCTATATATTCATTAAATATATCAGGACAGTCTATGTCTTGGACTGGACTCCATACTTTATTAGCAAAACTATATCTAAAACTTACCGTATCAATTGGTCCATAACTACTACTATAATTAGTACGTATTTTAATATCATTAGTACCAGTTACAACTTCTACACTAGGATGCACATATACTTCTCTGTCATCACGAACTAATACTATATCTCTAATTTTATAAGATTGATCAGCTTGTATATCATATGGACCTCTCATAGTTATTTCTAAATTACCAGTTTCATCATTAAAATATGCAACTGTATTAGACATGGATTTAACTTCTGGTTCACTTGTTCCAGGAGTAGGTCCCGGTGTTGGACTAGGTCCTGGAGTCGGTACTATACCTGGATCAGCTGATACTTTAACGTTTTCAACTACTATATTTTGTGATAACTTATTTGGTTCATTATACGATAAATCCATTCTAGTATTGTATAATCTATTCATTGGTATAGTTCTAATATTATCTATCACTACTTCCCAATATTTATTTCCAGATATAGACTTTTTAGTAATAACTGGTGGATTATGTAATAATTTACCAGCAACATACTCATTAGTTAGAGATGATAATGTTAATGATGAATCTGGTACATTCTTTTCATCTTTAATTAACATAGTTAATTTATTACCAGCATCATTAAATGTCATATCATTATAATTAGCTTTAATACCATTCGAATTTGATTTAAATGGTGTAATGTTATAGCTATAATTAACTTTATTACTATCATCACCAATTAAAGTTACACTAGCAGTTCCTATATTTTCTAAATTATTAAGTTTACTACTAGTTGATGGAGTAAATGTTATTTTACCTTTACCACTAATTGGACTATTTTCTAATGTTCCACGTAATACCATAGTCTTATTACTACTGTCAGTAAATGTAACATCAGCTTCTGTAGCTTTAAATGGTCTATTACTATCCATATTATTAATAGATGCTTCTAATATACCATTATTTAAAGATAGCCCAGTAATTTCAATATGTGGAGCAGTAGAAACATCAACTGATGATATATTTACTCCAGCATGCTTACTATGGTCAGATATTGACCATCTAACTGATACTACATTTGATGCAGCATTAATAGGTGTAGTAGGTGTAAATGTATATATAGTACTTCCAGCTGATGTTGGTAGTGTTAATCTTTGTAACACTCTAGTTGGGTTGGCTTTATCTGATACTTCGTATAATTCTAGTGTACCAGGTTCAGCTTCTTTAAGAGTTACTTTAAACCCATCATTAGTTTTTACAACTGATTCTATATTAGATACTTCATCTGGGAATTCTCTAGCATATATAGCAGCATTCTTTGTAGGACTTAATGATAGCATATCTTCTATAAAAACAGGTTCACTACCTTTTGGACATTCTATTCTTGCTATAGCTCCATATGGTATTTTAACCACATTATCTTCTCCAGTTTTAGCTTTAAAATCTTGTCCTAAATCTAATTCTACTATTTTATCATTAGAAGTAACTGAAGAAAATTCATACCCACATATATTAACTAATTTATTTATAGAGTTATCATATTTCATTATATGAACAACTATTGGTTCATTTACCATATCACGTGTAGTTTTTAATATTAATTTATTCATTTTAATCCTCCCACGTAGTGAAACTTAGAGGAGTTGCTATATTAGCTGGTCTAGTACCAGTACGTGCTATTGGTGTTTGGTACACAAAATCAGACCATACCTTTTTAATAGTAGGATTAAGAGCATCTTTTGGTTCCAAATAACGAACACGTATACAATCTCTAGAAGTAAGCTTTAAATTAGAACTAAAGTTATTAATTCCAATTATATATTTACGTCCAGGCTCGGCAACTGTAACTCTAAATTTAAATCTTTTTTCTTTATCTATTACAACAGATCTTTCATTCGGGTCAACCATACATATATCAAATATACCTCCAACCTTTTTAAAGTTAGGTTTAAGATCTAATGTTATATAATCGTCGCCTTCATAACAGTATTCTACTATAGGAGTTACACTACGAATTGCATTTAATACTGTGCCAATTCCTTGTCCTCCCCATTCTACTGGGACCCATTGTGGTAAATTTGGGATATTTTTATATCCATTAACACCTTGAATATCTAAAGGATATCCGTCCAACCCTGCATACGTCCAAGGTTCAGCAAGTGTTGATACATCTATATTAGTACAATCTTTAAATACATTATCATATATAGATATAGTATCAGAAGCTCCTATGAAGTCACCAGCGGCAGTTAATCCCGTACAGCCTTCAAATGCTGATGTAATATCATATAATTGAGGACATTTCTCAAATATACGTAATGTTTTAGCCGTACTAAGTAGAGTAGTAACATTTTTAGCAAACTTTTTAGCACTTCTAGCATTTACAGCCTTGACTGTATCTGGAAGTTTAGTGACTGCACTACCATAGAACATCTCATCTAAGTCCCCTTCAAGTATTTCAAACTCATAGCCTTCAAAGTTTACTAATTTATCAGGTTCTTCAGATATATCATTAAATATAGATTGATATGTATCTTTAAACTGTTTAACATTTAACCAAGTTAAATTCTTAGTATTACCATTAGTAGGTAGAGCCCATGGCCATGGAATAAATTGGCTATTATCTCTTGACGCTGGTGTATTACTTAAATGATTTGCAAAATTTGGGTAAGTATCAAAAGATTTAAGTTTCCAGTATCCAGGATCTTCTGTTATATTACTATTAAAGAATAAATCCTCAGCAGATATAAGTTTCTTATTATCTTTAACTAAATCAACTGATGGTTGTGTTACTAAATCATGAAGATTAGCAAATGCACCATCTATATTTTGTAGATTAGGCATTCCTTTAAGTAAATCATTTGATATACTACTTATTTTACTTCCATCATATAATCCTTGAGCGGAATTTATATTTTTACCAACTAAAGCACGAATACTACGATTAATATCAGGTAATTTAGGCCAATTATTAGTAAAAAAAGTAGCTTCAGTTTGTCCATCAGGTACAGTATTTGAGAATAAGCTGTCTATATTAGTAACAGCATCATCAAATTCAAATGTAACTAAATTCCATAATGTAGGAATAGTTTTCCATAACTCTGGAATCATTCTACGAGCTTCCTCTTTAGAACTAAATTTAAATGTAAGATTATCTTGTTTATCATCATCACGTACATGATAAAGTGTATCTGTATTAGTAAGTTTAGCAAGTTCTAATAAAACAAAATCAGAACGTCTAATACCTTCAACCCATTTAACTGAGTGTGATCTTACTAAAAGTTCAGGTGATGGTATATCTTGTTTAATAGCTGGTGGTTCTGTACTAATTTGATCTTCTAAACCAGAGAAAACAGGATTTAAATTATCATTTTTATCTATATAACGGTCAGAGCTTATTAAAGTACAAACTCCAGTAGTTATATCACGAGGGAATGATAACTTTATAAAATCAAATTCTGTACTAGATCTATTATCAACTATAGTACTAATATTTTGCATAGTTTCTAGTGTATACTTACTAGCATATGTAACGAAAGGAGTATCTCTTAACTGGTGTACATATTGAGGTGGAATATGTACTGAGAAACTGATCGTCTTATCATTTGTAGTAAGAGCATCTATTGATATATCAAAGCCATCTTTAGAATTCTTTGGAACTTTAAATGTAATAGTCTTATCTGTTAATAAATAAGACTTTATTTGATCTGGTTTAGCTTGTAATTCTTTAAGATCTTTAAGAACCTTTCTCACAGATGCATCTATACCAGTTAAATTTACAGTAGTATCTGTAAATACATTACGTTCATGTAAGATTTCTTTAATTAGCCTTTGAACATCATTTTCATTAATAACATAATGTTTATCAGCCATTTCTTCTCCTTTCTTTAATATTTAAATGCTAATTTATATATTTTTGTATCAGTTCCAGCTTCATCTACTAAATTCTTAAAGAATTTATCGTAAATAGCTGCTGAGAATCTATTTTCAAACATTATATAAGTACAAACTGTATTAGGAGATCCTTTAACTATATCCGCAGAAGTTGTACTATACAACATATTAATAGTATATGATTTCATAGTATCTTTAGTATTTATGATATTAAAACATATAGGTCTAGTTAAATCAGCTATTGTCATAAATTGAGCAACTAGTTTCTTAGTATTTTTATTATATTTAATAAAAATATTTCCACTATCAGAAATAAGACTATATTCATCATTAGCAAATCCTATTGTAAAATCATCACTATATTCCATAAATTTTGCAAATAAATCAGCTTCTTTATGATCTATTTTAGCTATCATTTTAGTTTGATAAAATTCTTCATCAGAGAATGTTATCATTTCATTTACACGAAATACATCTAAATCGATAGTTTTAGTAGGAGCTATAACAGCACCATCTAATGCAGCCCATTTTATATTATCAGTTCTTATTCTACTAGTTGTAGTTTGAATCATAGGTGTAAATTCAGGGCTCATTTCCCCCGTAATTTCTAAAATCCCACTATCAGTTTGAATATCAACTGGATTTTGATAAGCAAAATGAATAACTCTTAGATTTTGTCTTATATTTATATCATCTGAATAATAATTAAGAAGTTCTATATTATCTGCATCTATCATATTAATAGTACATTGTAATAATGCATGTTTTTCTATACCATTTTCAAGATATTTAATATTAGCTATAAGATCAATTACAGAATTATCATTTAACCAACCAGTTTCATAAAATGGATCTGATTTAAATGATATTTTAAACCCGTTAAGAGTCTGACTATCAGACCACTTTCCACATTCCATTTTACGTTTAAACTTAGTAAACTCTTCTCTAGTTAATATCTTTGTAAGCAACTGTTTATGAGAAGTATATATCTCATTAAGTTTATCCTGTACATCTTTTGATAGCTGTGTTAAAGACGGAGCTTCAGCTATCATATATGATGCTTTTTGACCAGTACCGTGTACAACTACTGTACTTTCACTAGCAAATGTAAATGATAACATTTGATTTTCTGTTAGAATAAACTGTCCTTCTCCAACTATAGATACACTAAAAGGTGTAACATCTTTATTTTGAATTACAAAGTATGACCCTTCTGGACAAGTGATAGACTGTCTCATTGCTTGTATATCTTTATGTATAGTAGGAATATCATAGTTCTCTAATTTTTCTACAGGAAACGCAGTATAAGAAAACTCTCCACCATGTTCGTCTGCATAGAAAAGATTAGTTCCAGCTTTAATTCTTCCTTCCCATTGGTTTGGTCCAGTTATCATAAAGGTATTATTTTCATCTGCTACATTTTCTGTAGTAAAGCTAAGATAAACCAAAGAATTCGGTATAATACTAGAGTTTTGTATTAGTATTATATGATCGACTGTTTTGTCAATTTCTACCTTTTTCCACGTCATTTTAACCTCCTTTTGGTAAAAATTATTGTTGTTTTATTGATTTTAACAGGTGATTGTTCGATAATGGGTTTAAAATTTTTCGGTAAAAAAAAGTTATAGTGGGCCCGAAGGCCCACATTTAACTTACTACACTTTAAGGTTTTCATTATTTCTATTTAATGGGTATAACCCATTTGGTGCTGCTAGCAATTCTTCTACTTCAGTAGCAATCATATACTGTTCAGCGATAGAGTAGTGTTGGAAGTCATTTGATATGAAATGTACATTTCTTGTAGAAGTAAATCTATCAAGATAGTCATTCATCTCTTGAAGTTGATCATTCCAATCAGATAAAGGGCTTGCACTTCCATTATCAGTTAAAAATTTACCAATTGGTGTATTATATACAGCTAAGAATTCAGGTATTCTCTTATTCATAACATATAGTACAGTAGCATAAATTCTATATTGTCTTGAACAGAATTTACTATAAGATAATACACGACGTGCATCATAGAACATCTTTCTTAAAAGTATATCATTTTTATGGAATTGTTCGAACTCTCTTGTAAGTTCTATTATTTCTGGTGTATTGTAAGTAGTCTCTAACCAGTTATGATAGTAATCCGAGAATTCGGAGAAATGCTTTTTAATAGCATCTCCTCTTTCTCTTTTAGATTTCCTAAACATCTTTAAGACTCCCTCATTTAACATTCTATCTAACATTGTTATCACATCCTATAAATTTCCCATAGTTGAATTGTATAATAGGAAAATATCATTTTGATTTTGGTCTCCAGTTATTTGACTATACAATTGTATAAATTGATCTGGAGAGCTGTGATATAATTGATATAAAACAGTAGCTGGATCATTTGTATTAGATGCAACTTGTTTTACATATAGTATTGAACTTAAATTCAATATGATTTGTCTAGGAAGATTAATTCCTCTAGCAGCAAATTCATTATTAACTAATTCTGCAAATTGTGTAAATGGTATTTTAAATACACCACCTTGCACTTGTTGATATATACCCAAATTTATAACAGATGGGCATGCAGTTATATACATTGCAGATTTCTTATAGATGTAGTTTCTCCACATAGACCATAAGATTTGCTCAGGTATTTGAATTCCTATGAAATTATATAAAGATTGAGCATATTCTGCAATATTATTAACAGTAGAAGCTACTCCTTGGTTATCTATTGTAACTTGTGGGAAATACCATCTACCGAAAATAGCTAATAATTTATTATATTCATATGGATTTTGATGCTTTATATATAATTCATGAACAGCATCATCAGATTCCATCAAGAATGGTGACTCATGTATAGCAGCGTCATAAGATATTCCAGGTTCAACTACACGATATGTTCCAGGATTCATTTGTTGAATCTTAGATATTGTTAGTTGTGGGTCTAAATATGATGCTACATATGTCATTATTTTATTTGATGTACCGTATCTAGGATATATTAGCTGACCTTGATTATTTGTTAGTAATGGAACAACTGAACCCATATCTAATAGACAAAGTCTTCCATTCTTAAATCCATAATTTCTTGGTTCTTTATATATAGATATATCTGATGGCACAAAGTAGTTACTCATTGCATCACATATTATTCTATAATCATCTAGATATCTAGGTACTCTACTACAATATATTGGAAATACTTGGTTATTATTGATACTTCCAGAAATAGCTAGATTTTGTATTACATCTGTAGAACCTAACCAATTTTTGAATTCTGGATTATCATCGAAGTTTTGTACATATTCTTGTACTATTACAAATGGGTCACTGTCTGGAGTTAGCGCAGACAATGCAAAGCAATTAAGTGCATCAGCAGGGATTTGACCAGATTGTACTAATCCTTTTAATGCATCTGATGTTGCTACTTCATTTATATTATCAAGTATTCCAGCATTATTATATGCTATTTTATATACCATAGTTGGATTTGTAGGGTCAACTACAACGACTCTCTTTTGACCTGTGTATATATTTGAACTAGGAAAAGCCTTTCTTAGTACATCTATTAAAAATTCTCTAGTTGCAGATTCTGTCATGATGTCAGTTTTGTATAAACTAACTATATTATAAATTGCATTACTCATATTCTATTTCCTCCTATTAATTAATATAATGTAGCACTATGTACTGATGGGTTAACTGATTTTAATGTAAATATTAATGGTAGATTTAACTCACCGTCAATTGGTAAACTTAATGCAGCTCTTACTGCTTTAATTGCAATACTTATAACACTTGGATGATATGCAAGTAAATTTATTGCTACCTTTGATGGTATGTTATTATTTATCATAAGTTTTATATAATTTTGTAATGCTGGAGAATCACTTTGTTCTCTAATAGCAATTCTAATTATATCAGGGTCAACTCCTTGAGTTGCTGCTGCTATTTGATTAGATAATGTGTTAATATCCATTCCATTAATTATTTGATAATCAGCAAATGTTCTATCAACTTTATTAAATAATTTTATATATTCAGAATAAGCATAAACAGACCCTGCTAATGATAAAGAGCTTCCCATTTCAGGGAACATTCTAAGTATTGAACTACAGAATGTTCTATATGATACTCCAAATACTGCAAGTTCTGGTATACTTCTAAGAACTGTTGATAGATTTGTATCCACGTCTAATCTTACATAATCAGTTGATTCAGTTATATTAACTAATCCACCTACTGTATAGAACTCAGAAATATATCTATAATTTCTATACAATGTATCTACTCCTATATGACTCAAATTAACTTTAATATTATTATTAGCAAATTGAGCTAATATACTATTATAATATTCACTAAATGATGCATGATATTGCTCAAATGTCAATATTGATGGATTCTTTCCACTAGATAATTCTAATTGTCCTTGAATATATCCTCTTTGAATCGCTATAGCTACTGGAGTTATAGGAGTATTATCATTCTCAGCTGGTGTTACAATTACACCAGGTTTTAAACTAGGAAAATATTCTAATATGAATAAAGGCAATCCTGTAGATAAACCTTGTAAAATGTTATTATTATTTAAGTTTGTTAACATACTCTATTTCCTCCTTATCTTGTTAATCCTAATGCAGCTGCTATCTTATCTTCTCCTTGACGTCCAAATATAGTATGTCCTGTATTTTGAACTGTGTTATTTACGAAACCTGCAGTATTACCTCCCCAAGTTCCAGTATTTCCACCCCATGTTGGAGTTGTAGTAGCTCCCCAGTTTCCTGTATTTCCTCCAAATGTTAAATTACTAACACCTGAACCAACAGAAGCTGCTGGGTTATAATTAAATGTTGAAGCTGTATTAAAATTTACACCAGTTGTAGTAGGAGTTGCAAAGCTTAAACCTAGACCTGAGTTATATGTTGGAGTAGTTCCCCAAGTTCCTGTTGTAGATGTATATGTTGGTAATGTTCCACCAGTTCCCCATCCAGCAGGTCTTGTAGTATTCCAAGTATTTCCATAATTTGTAGTTCCCCATGCTCCAGTACCAAATGCAGTTCCATAAGTACCAAAAGTATTTATTTGTTGAGAACTTCTACCAAATCTTTCTACTACTCCTGCACCTCCAGTACCACCACCAAACATACTAGCTAGATTTCTTACATCAATAACATTACGTCCACCTACATTTTCAATAGATGATAACATTCCTAACATAGTAGCAAACATTCCCATCATATCAACTTGATTATTTGGTTGACCAGTAGGTGCTGGTGTTCCATATACTGTAGTATTAGCAGTTGGAGCATATCTTGCAGAAATTACTGGTTGTTGGTATGTATTCACAACTGGTTGAGTAACACCTGTTCTAATAAAGTTATTATTTACAGGAGTAGCCATCACACTATCACGTCCAGCCCCATACCCACCTAATGCTGTTTGTATACCTGCTTGGAATGCACTTCCAGTACCATTATTTAAATAAATATTATTTGGAGCCATTGCACTACCATACACTCCTGTATTTGTTACAGTAGAACCAGTTCCTACATAATTATAATTTCCAACTGGACTTGCTGTAGTTGAATACAATGTTCCATATGGATTCACTCCTGTTACTGTTGTTGCCATTTGTCTAGAATCGTATCTGTCAAATACTGAATTCATACTATTACCTCCTAAATTATTTTGATTTACACTATAAACTGTTTGTGTTGCAACTGGTGTAGTAGTTGCATAAGTTGTTGCATTGTTATTATTTAAGTATATCATTTGTGTTTCAAAAAGACCACCTGGTCCAAATAATATTGGAACCATATTTAATTTACCATCTGGATGATTAGGGTCTTTTGGAATATTAGGCATTGGATTCTTTTGGAAATATAATATAGCTTGTAATAAGCTATTTCTTAAGTCTGGATACATAGTATCGGCTAAAGATATATATCCCTCAAATGCCAATGTTGCCAGCATTTCATAGAAATATAATGGTTCTATTAAACTATTAGGACCATTTATTATTGTATTTTGAACATATTTTATGATTTGTTGATTAATAAAGAAACCCGTTCCGTCTGTTACTTTACTAATTCTATCACAAAGTTGATCTATAACTCTACAATATATATTATAATCAATACCTTGATTTTGCTTTGTATATAAATCTTTTTGTTCTAATCCAGCTAAATCCATTATAATATTAATTGATGTTACAACATCTTGATTATTTGAATTTATACCATACATTATTACATCACTTATTGTAAGTAATTGTTCTCTTAATGTTCCTTTTGTATCTACTCCACCTGCAGTAAATACTGTATGATGAATTTCTTGTGCTGGAGCTGATACTTGTGGAGCATTTTGCACCATAGCTGACATTTTAGTCATTAATGCATTTAATAAATCATTATTAGGTTGTTGAACTTGTGTTGTTGCTTGTTTAAAACTTTCAACTCCTCTTTGAACCATTTGAGCTACAGGATCGTCCTGTGGTTTACTAGCTACAGCTGGTTGAGCAGTTGGTTGTGTATTAACAGACGAGACTGTATTCCCTCCTGTTAATTCATTATATTTTTTCTTAGCAGCTTCCATATCTGCCGCAGTTGGAATGTATACATTATTATTAGTTCCCATACTACCACCATTAAATGACGCAGCTATTGCAGCATTTAATGCTGGATTTGCAGAAGCTGGTGTAGCTGTTGCAGTTGGAGTTTTAGTATCTCCAAATATTACTTCCTTTGCAGCATTAATTGGTATATTATTTTGTGACATATAATTCCATTTTGCTGCAACTTCTTCAGTTGATAATCCATTGAAGAATGAATTATTATTACCCATATCATTTATACGTTTGATATCTTCTGGGTTAAATTTCATTTCTGTAACCGGTGTTGTTTGCATTCTATTTCCTCCTTGATTAATATATTTGTTCAACGAACTATCTAGACTAGTATCTTGATTTATAATTCGTTGATTAAAGCTAGCTTCTTCCATATTTATAAACGATTGTAATGATATTGCATCATTATTTTTACTTAATCGTTCTACCGTACTTATTATTCTTTTTTCGTTTGTAGTCATTTTTGTAAAATGGTCACCGTCAGATATTACCATAGAATTCGATGGAGTTGATCTACTATCAAATATTACAGCACCATGGGCGTTTGGGCTTTTAACATCTGTAATAGCGTCTACGATAAATGGCGTCTTATTTCCAGCATTCGTATTAGTAGGTTTCCAATATAGGGCGATATTGTTCCTATCTACTACTATTGCCTGACTAGGTGGAATATATTTCCAATCCTTTCCATGTGCGTATTCTCTATCTGTTTTTCCGTAAGTCTGAAGTTCCCATCGTCTCATTCTATTATTGTCTTCCATTTCCATTAGACGAACTTTTTCAAGCTTTTTATAGTATTCTTCATCAGATAAACCAACTCCACACTGTTCTGGTGTAGGCGGTGTATCACTTTCACAACCACTAAATAGGTTATAATATACTGGATAGTCGTTATCTAATTCATCAGTATTGAAGTCTATACTACTAAGCATTTATTTGTAATCTCACTAATGCTGAAGTTATTGCTTGAGCTAATTCGTCTAGTGATTGTACATTATTTGTATAAGGTTTTAATTGAGGAATCTTTTCTAAATATGTTCTTACCATAATAAAATTAACTCCTTGATTTACATTACCTGTGTATGCTGTACCAGCACTTTCTATTATATTCTTTGGACTTAATAATGGTTGTCCATTTGTAGGGTTTATTATAAATAAACTCTTAGCTGCATTTTCTATCAATGCATTTCCCCCGTATAATCCAAGTGTAAAGAAAGGTTTACCTGCTTGTATGTCTGCTACTACCGCATCAGCTAGTTCTAACTTAACTGGAGCTACATTTGTAGCATCTTGTCCATATGCTATTAGATTTAGAACCATTACATATTGCATTATAGCATTAGCGATGTCAGGGTTTATTTTTCCATTTGAAGATTGTACTACTTCTACTAACTTACCTGCTAGATATCCAAATGCAATACTAATTCTTAAATCACGAGTTATTGGACTATCTGGTCCAAATATAGCTTTATATTTTCCATATGCAACTTCTATAGCCATTCTATCAGCTGGTGATATAGGACTACCGATTTCCAATCCCATTAATGTGTTGAATGTTCTAACCACATCTAATTGAAGTAATTGTGGGATAGATTGTGTACAATAAGAAATCATTGGGAAAATGTTTGGTAAATTAGTTTGCACCATTGGGTTCACTATATTAACTAATGTGTTAATCATAGTTGATAACATTGCATCTACTGACATATTAGTAGTTCCCATATTTGATACTAGATTTCTATTAACGGCAACATTAGATGCAGATGTTGCTATACTTTGAGGACCCATTGCGAATTGTAACTTACTAGCTAATGGAACTAGTTTAGTTATAACTTTTTGTACAAGTGCAAATGTTTCATTCTTATTTAATAAATCTAATGCTAAATTATAAGCTGACATATTTCCACTATTCTTTAATATAGCTAACATATCAAACATTGGTCCTACAGCACCTGTGCTATCATTTAATAATGGTTTACTAATACTACATAAATCTGTAAGAGATTCAATTAATGCCTTAATATCAGCAACTGTGTCTCCACTACCTACAAAGTTAATATCATTGTAGTTAATACGAGTTGCATTTTCCAATAAACGGAAATCAATAGACGCTCTAATTGTAGCATCTGTATTATTTGGGTCTTTATAATTCAGAAGCTTAGAAAAAACGTCAACGACTATTCCTTTTATTGGGTCTGGTAATGCATTATACTTAGTTTGATCAAGCATTAATGACCCTAAGCTATAAGGATTATCAGTTCTTTCTAGAATAGTCTTAATAAAATCATACCTATTATTGGCGATATTTACATTCACCATCGAATTCACCAAATTATTCAATGGCCCATTTTCTTCGGCTAGATTTGCTAGCCCTTTTGCCGGAACGTTTTTGTACAACTTATCAAAGTTGTCAAATTGTGTTGCAACAACATTGTTCATACCTATGTCCTCCTTTAAAATAAAAAATAATTGTTATGTATTATAACACTACCTTATTATATGTAATTATTAAGAATATAATTCTTCTATCTTTTGTTCATCCTCTACCTCTTCTGCTACTTGAGAATAAGACTCTGTTCTACCAGCATTCTCGTCTGGATAGAACATCGTAATACTACGACCCCAGTCATCATCCATTATTCTAAACGCATTCATTGCCATTACAACATGTGGCAATGATGATGTCTTTAATAGATGACTATAAGGTCTTCCTACCTTTGCCGCATTTAAATGTGCTAGATATGCAGACTCCCACATATCGTCACGTTTTGATCTTATATATCTTGCATTATCGTCTCTGTCTTTCATAACTCTCATAGACAAGTATTTACTAGTTACAACAGTATCATTTCCAGACTCATTTAATATAGTTTCATTTATACCAAATGTATGACAGAATACAAGAGTTTCAACTTCTGTTCCAAGTTGTTTAGATGAAGATGTCCAGTCATCTTTAAAATTTTGTAATATATCTATATACTTATAGTATGGTTCACATTCAGCCATCATTCCCATAGCCATACCATTAAGCTGTATAGCTGATATAACTGGGATATTATAATCTATTGCTAAGTCTCTAAGTTCTTTACATTTTTGTCTTAAAACGTTTGAACCATCAGAACCACTCATTCCAAGTTGTGCATGACGTGTTGATGTAACATCCATTCTATCTACATAGTCAACTATAACTATAATTGGTTCAAATCCATTCCTTTTATAATTAGATATTTCATTAGCTACATCTATATGATTAGTCGTAGTAAAACCGTCTTTCTTACTATCTGTACCTTTAAGTCTTTCAATATAAATAATAGGTATATTAAGACCAACTTTCTTTGATGATGTTAACATTAATTCTGCTACTTCTACTTCAGACATTCTTTTTATTTCATCTTCTGATAATGACACTCCACACCAGGCTAGATGTCTACGAAATAGCTTTTCTCTAGTAAGCTCTAATGATACAAATAATATACAAGGAGTTAATTCTGTTTCAAATTGTTCTCTTTTATTATTTTTACTAGCATATAGAGCTATATTATGCATTATTAATGATTTTCCACGTCCAGTAATAGCTGCAAATAATGTTAAAGTATCTGGAGCAAATCCACCACCTACCATCATATCTATAGGTTTAGATACCTTTACACGTTCTGCCGCTTGTTCTTGTATTGAAGTTACAGTTTGCATTACAGTTTTATCTATAGTATCAGCTAATGGGTCAATAACTAATGTATTAGACTTCCCTATATCTAGATTTATATTGTCTGATATATCCCTTAACTGTTGTATTGTATTAATTATACGCGTAGATGCATCTGCACCTTCTTTTGATGTATAATCATATTCTATTCTATTAAGGTCATTATTTATATTATCTATATATGGTCTAATATTTTCTACCATAAGTTCAGCAGTTAATGATTTAAGAACATAAGATTTATAATCACTAGTATAAGACTCAGTATCATCTAATGTAGCTTTAAACATTGTACTATAAGGGACTGTACTTATATGAAATAATACTTCACGTTTACTATCAATACCATTATCAATAAGAGTATTAACAAACTTAGCAGTTTCTTGAAGGTCTGGGTCGTTTGTCAGACTTTCTGGTGGTATACTATCTAGAAATTTTTTAACAGATGTCAGATAAAATCTATCTTTAGGGTCTTGAAGTATTATATTTACCATAGCTGTATGTAGTGCCTGTTTCATATTTCATCTCCTTTCAATATATGAATATATTTCTTGTCTAAATCTTCATTAAATCTATTCTTATATATTTCTTTTAATAATTCTATAGCATGAATATTATCTTTATATTCATGTTTAACTTTATTAATTTCTATATTAGCATTCTTCTTAACTCTCTTAATATATTTAGCATTAGTTAAATCTTGAAACTTTCTAACTAATAAACGTTGATCTGATATATCAGAATTATAAGTTATATTATATACAATATCATTCTGGTCTTGGCTGACGTAGTTATTAGATATATCAATAATGTCAAGTTCAGACTTATCTCTTAAATCTATATTAACTATAGTCTGTTTAATTATATATGGATTTATAATATTAGTTACTTCATATTTAGTATCATTTATTTCCACTAATTTAAGACCATATGTATCTAATCCAGAATAATGTCCACGTTGATTTATAAATCTATTTGTATAATATACTCCATCATTATAAATATATGCATGTATATGTCCACCAATTGCAAGTGTTTTGCAATTATATTTTAAATCAGTTGATTTCATTACAATTGAACGAGATAAGTTGTATTTACTATCTATTTGCTTTAACTGTGGTATTGCAAAATCTACAGTACCATGAAATATAACTAGATCAACTTTTTGATCTCCTCTTACCTTATTAAGAGCATTATAGAATTCATTATAAGATGAAAAATAAGGCTCTGGAATGAATAATATATTCATTCCTTTATGTGTTTGTATTTGAATATCATCTATGTAAATAAAAGATTTATTATTTATATATAGATTTTTAACTACCTCACCATCATGTGAAATAGTACCTTTTAATACAATAAAAGATATATTTGATTTATTACAATAGTCTGATATTTTACTTATAAATTCTACTAATAATTGATATTCATTTGATTCAGCTTTGATATTTCTATCATCAACTAAATCCCCAGCTATACAAAATATATCTGGTTTATATGTTTCAATGGAAGTAATAAAATAATCTAGGTAATTATTTATCTTATCCATTTCTAATGTTTCAAAATGAACATCAGCTGTTATTAATATTTTTCCAATCATATTATCCTCCTAGTAACTACATATTTCTACTCTATTATATGTAATTATTCACAGGCTATTGTCGATGATTTTTGACCATGTTGGATAAAAACAATAGAATTTGTAGTATGAATAAGGGAGGGAAAATATGCATAAATTAATTAAATTTATATCAACTATCAATATAGATATTATCAATATAGATATCAATTTAGTACTAGAAGATATAGCATTTAGTATGACGTATACTAAATTTTTACTTAGGTATTACATAGGTGGATTTATTCACTTTGCTAGTGAATGTTATAAACATATTAAGAATCCAGCTAATAGTAAAATATTAGCAACTTTATTTCCAGGTATATTCAATAAGATATCAGAAATATCAGAACCTGATACAGTTGAAGAAAAACCACATGATTGTGAGCATTGTGAAAAGAATGAATGTTCTGAACATGTTGAACCTGCACCTGAACCTGTTATTATATCACGTCAAGAAGAAATAGAGCCAGAAAAAGTTGATAATATTAACCAAGAAGAAGAAACAAATGTTAAACCTGTATTTAATAGTGAACTAATACATAATGATATATTTATTAAGTATTCACAAGAGGAATTAAATCAAGCAAAGGTAATTAGTAATAATCCAGATGCTGAAAATGATTTAGAGAAGATAATGAAAGCAATTGCTATAACTGAAGAAATCGTTAGTACATTACAAGATAGAGAAATTCATTATGATAACTTAGGAAAACTTAATAAATTAATGCTTAAGATGAATAAATTATATGAAAGAGCTAAAGTTTTATCTAAAGAAGAAAGTTTAAAAAAGAAACGTGAAATGGCTGAAAGTTTGATGGATGATATATTAAATGATGATGTGGTAAATAAATAAAATACCCCAATATAAGGATTTATTTTCTTATATTGGGGTTAAACTTCTTTTTACCGCAAAAATCCAAGAATATGCGAAGGAATGAAGAGATAGCGTTTTAACGATTACATATACTAATGTAGATATAGAAAGAAATATCTAAATACTATAATAATAAAATTTTTAAAAAAGAAAAGGAGAAGATGTAAAATGAGAAAGAATTTAGAATTAATGGGTGGTAACGAAATAATGAAAGCTGATGTAACAATGCTAAACGGATTCGTTGATAAATGTGCTCCAATTTGGGGTCCTGTATTTAAAAACGAATTTGAAAGAAAAGACTTTAACTTACAAGAATATGCAAAGGAAATGGATAAATGCATGATTGATGTAAGAAGTATCATGACAAATAAAAAATTAGAAGGATATGATATTGAAACTGAAATAAATGATTTCATTTATAAAGAAGATCTTAATAAATATCAATCTGAAGATCTATTAAAAGGTTGCATGTATTTAATGTGTGTACAACAACTAATAATGGAATCTGTATTAAATAAAAGTAAAGATGACAATCTATATAATGAAATGTATATGTTTAATCTTGTAAAGGGATTTATACATTCAATGACAGATTTAGAAATGAATCAAACACTTGATTTATCATTTATAGAAATACCGACTGCATTAAAAATGACAATAGAATCTATACTATCTGAAGAAGATAGAAAATATGTAAAATTCTAAAATAAAATTAAGAATAACGTGTTCATGTAATGCGTTATTCTTTTTTTCTTTTTCCAAGAGTATACGAAGGAATAGATAATTACTAGTTTAATAATTACATATACTAATATAGATATATACCCAAACTATATATCATTTTACACCAAAGGAGGTGTATTAGTATATGGATTATATTCAATCATTAGTCCAAGATCGTTACAATGTAATGATGACTAGTATTGATAATTACGCTAAATCTTTATCTCATCTCGACAAAGATACCTACAATAAAGAATTACGTAATTACATTATTAGATGGAGAGATAATTTCTCTCATATATCTAATAATGAGTTGGCTGACCCTATAATGAGGCAAGTAGCAGACGTTAACCTTAATATAGTTAATAGTATGTTAAATGCCAATACAAGGGTGAGTTAACATCCATATAACACTTTTTGAGAGGTAGTGTATAAAGAACCTCTTTTTATCTATTCCTTCATTATTTTTGTTGGTAAAAATATAGAAAACCCCATATACATATATGTATATGGGGTTATTTTTATATATTCATAATTATTTCTGTGTGGTCAGTTGCAGCTTTCTGTTTTATTAAAGCTAATAGCTCTTTTCTATCAGATTCCGCATTCTGAAAGTTTTCTAGTTGTAAATCTACACTACTACTACCAAGATCTACTTTAAGATTACGTAAATCATTATTATATAAGTTTATTAATATATCATATTTACATAAATCTTCGAAGTAACTTTGTAATCCGAATGAAATTGTACTTAGATTTTTTGGATGGGTACATTCCAAAACTACGTTATATGTTTCATTTGGACTATAGTAGCTATTAAACATACCATAACCAATTGCTATCAATGTATGAGGTGCTTTGAATTTTATTCTAGCATTCGGATAGTTAATACTTTCACGATACTTCCAGCTAAATACTTTAATATCGTCTACCATACCTCTACTATACACATTTGGTAGTATATTTCTATTAGATGCTATTATACTAGCATTCTTAATCTCTACTCCTAGTTCTTTAAATCTATCCATTATTTGATCTGGTATTCTATAAGCTATATCAGCAAATTGATCATTTACAAGGATTGGGGTACTATTCCACATATTACAAATATTTGCAAAATTTATAGTAATGTGGCATCCACTGTAAAGATTAAATGTGTTTAAACTATTATTTAGAATACTATCACGTAATAATGTGTCTGGATACACTTTTCCAAGATATCCATTAAGACCAGTATCATTTTTTAGTTTATCTATAAGAACATTTATATTCATATGACCTCCTTATATTAAGAAGCCTTTCATATCCTTCATAACGCTCTCAAATGATACCTTTCCGTCATTTTCTTTTTTTCTTCTAACTGCAAATCTATATAGTTGTTCTGCTACAGTCTTAGCTTCAGGGTTTACTAATATTTCATCTCCCTTTTGTATGAAATCCATTTCAATAGATTCATTTGCTGGTATAAATCCAGTAGTACTTACTATTGGCATTTCAATAGCTTTAAAGTTTATAGGATCTATCATAGTAACCTTACTTCCTATAAGTGTACTTCCAGCATTTGATGGATTTCTTACATAGTCTATAGATATTATCTTAATAGTAGTAGCTTCTTCACATCCACCAGGACCTGGTTTAAACATTGCTCTAGTTCTTATACTAAAAGCAGGAAGAACTCCATTAAGAAGATTATTTACTATAGTCAAATTAGTAAGACTAGTTTTTATAGTAAAATATGTTTTATTTTCATCTTGTCTAAAACCTATAATACCATGTGGAGTATTGTCTCCGTCAACGTGTTCTACTCTTAAGAATGAGTTATATTTATTAAGATTATCATCAGATGAATTCATAGTTAATAGTGGGTGCTCATTTTCCAATCTGTTAATAACTAGTCGCTACTTAGTTACAGAAATATTTCAACTTCCTTTCTCTAGCTTTCACTAGACGATCATATTTATTATGAAAGGAACCATAATATGAGCTCTTATAGTTCGTTCAGATTAAATCAATCCTTAATAAAAAGAATATACGAAGGAAAGACGAGTTAACGTTTTAACGATTACATATACTATATTAGTATTATAAAGAAAGTATTATAGTTGCGTCGAATACTTTCTTAATCTATATAATACTAAGAGAGGTGAAACGTATGTTTTATCCTTATATTGGCGATAGAGTTTTAGATGAAAGAAACAGGGTAATCAGCTCAATTCTTTCTGATAAGTCTCACTCGCTAGACTATAGAATTAATAAGATAAAGACATTTTGTAATAATCAGATTAATACAAATAAGCTTAAACTTAATAATTCGACTAATGATTTAGATAGAGATGATACTAATTATTATATCGATTTCTATTCTAAAGAATTAGCATTTTGGGACTCTATAGCCGCATAGGTTATAAGTTTCAAGTTAATATACTAGATTTCTCACGGTCTAGTATATTTTCTTATATTAGTATATGTATACTCCTTCGTATACGTTTTTCTTGTTAATTTTTATTGAGGTCGTGACATTTCTTCCCGCTTGGGATCTACGATATTTCTATCTAATCGTTGAACCTATATAAATAGGTGCTGATTATCCATTGTTATTAGTACTTAGGACTCATTTCCGAGCTTTTATTTCACCATATACCATTTCATACCTTGTTTCTACCTTTCGGTTCCATGTAGGCGTATGAACTTTAGGACGTTCCAGCGTTGAGTCACGTTTCTATCACACATCACTGTATAATAGGGCAAATTTACCAGGTACCGCACCAAGTCTTAACTTATTTTGAAATGAGTAATCACATAAACCTTTATAGAATGGCTCTTTGGGATATAGCCTTCCGTTGGCTGTAGGTTTAGTATGATCTATTGCTTCTATTTCAAATATAAGGTAATATATACCTCTTTTAAGTTTATCAACTATATCTTCAGATAATCCCTTCATAAAGTATTGAGTAGCAACACTAGCATTAGTCGGGACACTACTACTCATAGATTCAAGACCAACTATATCTAATTTAGTATCATATTTAATTGGTTTTGTCTCTATAGCATCATAACCATATATTAGAGTTTCGTATTTATTATTTTGCATATCTAACTCCTTTATAGTATATTAAGACAGTACATACTCGGAGTCCCGAAGGACTCCGAGTATTATGCACAATTATCCAGCATAGTGAACATTGATACCTTTAATGAAGAATTTAGCTGAACTTTCTCTTGCGATAAAGTATTTAGCTGTGTATTCTATTTGAATGTTAGGTACGAATGGTCTTCTAGCTGATCTGAAGTTTCCATCTGCTTGAACTTTTGTAGGTGTTTCTACTAACATATGAGTTTCTAAGTTTGTTTCCTTATATTCAGGAATTACATACATCATATATTCTACATCTTCTGGAGCTTTCCATGTGATTGGAGTTCCAGCTACTGGAGTTGTTGCATATGGATCTGCAGACATATCATTTTTGTCTGTTCCTACTACTACAGAGTTTACAGGGTTATTTGTATCTGTTCCTAATGTTAAAACAGATGTTCTAGCTTGTTGAGCAACTCCTAAGAATTGTCCATTTGATTCTTCATTAACTGTTCCAACGATTGGAGTTACGAAGTTATCTAAAGCTAGTAATGAAGCTGTATGTCCAAGCATATTTGTTTGTACATCTATGTTAGAATTTGCTCTGATATCTAGTTTAGCTTTGATACCTCTTAAAGCATTTCCTAAAGCATATCTGATAGCTTGGTCTTTATTTACTTCACCTTTAATATCTAAATCAGTAGCCATTTCACAATAAAGAGTAGTACTGTTCTTAGTATAAGGAGTTACTTTATATTCTTCAGCAAGTCTTTCAGTCATATCAGTATATCCTTTGAACCATACATATTCTTTTTCATGAGCTGATTTTTCAGCTGTTAAGTTAGTAAGTTTAGTTAAGATGCTTCCACCTTGTCTTTCATCTATTATAGAGAAGTGTTCAGCTAAGTTTGGAATATCTTTTCTTACTACTGCTCCAGCAGAAAGAACAGTTCTTCTAGTTCTGATTTCTATATCAAGTCTAGTTTTGAATTGGTTAAATAAGTCATTTAATTTGAATTCAAATTTAATAGCTTCTATATTAGGCATTGAGTTGTCTGATTTAGAAACTGATACTGTTAAGTGTTGAGGTTGTCCATCCCATAATAAAGATATGAAATAGATTTTTCCTGGTGCATATTCCCAAGGTAATACTTTACCTTTGTCATACATTTCAGCAAAAGCGTCAGCTAATACTTTTCCACTTCTTAAATCATATAATTCTTGAGTAGCCCATTTAGGTTCTCCAGCAACTGCTATTCCAGTGATTCTGAAGTCAGATCTTACTTGTTCATCTGCTCCTAAGAAAGCTTTAAGATCTGTACCAGTTTTCCATTGAGCACCAGATTTAACAGCTCCTCCAGTTGTTAATGTGTTATTTTCAGGGTTGTATATTTCAGATTTTTGGAAATCAAGTATTTTATTGAAATCTTGAGCTAATACTGTAAGTTCTCTAGTTTGAGATCCAAAGAATGCATCCATATCAAATCCAGCCTTAGCAGGATCCATTACAGAGAATAAATCTTCTCTTTTAACTGCTTTATCTAGTTGTTTGATGTTATTTTCATCATATGGAACATACCATATTTCTTGAGAATGGATTACAACAGATGTGAATGGGTTAAGTAAAGATTTAACTTTAGCTACTTTTGGATATACAGTTGCAGCTGAGTTTACCCATTGAACTGGAGCTTCTAATTTTGGATATGGAATAGTTTGTTGATAAGAGTATCCACTTTCCATTGCAGGTGCGAATGGGTTAGCATTTATTTCTCTATCTATTAAGTTAGAGCAGATACCAAATAATACTTTTTCCATTGCATTTTCTACTTGTTTCTTTTCAAAGTTTAATGCGAATCTTACAGATCTATTATCTGCTTCAGATAATTTATCTAATTTATTTTCTACAGCAGTTTTCATATTTTGTAAAGGTTTCATGATAGCTTGAACTTCAGTTGGAAGTTGTCCAAATCTCTTATTAGAAACAGTACATTCCTTAACAAATTTTTCTATTCCATTGTTCAAGTTTTCCATGTATATATCTTCTGCTTGTTTTTGAGTAATATGTCCAGATGATAATCCGAAAGTTTTGTAAGCAGACATTAGAGCATTTAATTTTCCAACAGATTCTTGAGAAAATGTTCCAATTAATGACCAGTTGTCTCCTCCAAAACTTGTAGCTCCACTTTTAGAGAATGAACTCATTGACTCTAAAGCAGGGTTCATGCTTTTTAATAGCTCAGGGCTAAAGTAATTTATTTCATTCATGGTTTATAATCCTCCCTATTTAGTTTCTTCTTTCTTTTCAGTTGCAACAGATTTTGTAGCTTTATTGTATGCATCTATAACTTTACCGATATGTTTAGTTAATACTGCTAATGATTTGTTTATTTGAGTAGTTGCTTTTTTATTATAAGCTTTATATGCAGCAAATAACTTCATTAATCTGTTTAAATCAGCTTGAATAGCTTCTTTCTTAGTAGCATCATTTTCTGCAGCTTTTTGATTTTCTAAAGCAGCTATCATTTTCTTTTTAGCATTACCTAATTTTTCTCTAATATTTCCAAATTTAAGTCCATTTATAACTCTTATATGTTCTTTAGATTGAGTTCTAGCAGCTTTAACAGCTTCAGATATAGATGCTGTTGTAGTAGCTTCTTCACCTTTACTAGTATTATATTCATTTAATAATGTTTCGAATTGTTTGCTAAAATCTTCAGTTTTAACATTTATTCCAACGCTACTAAATAAACTATATACTTTACCAACTACATCTTTAGGTGTTATCATACCAGAGAATTTTGCTACTTCAGCGTATATTTTATTATTTTCAGTTACAAATTTTTCTAAAGGTTTATAGTCAGCAATACTAGCAGGTATTGCTATATCGCTTTCATTAGTAAGTTTTTCTAGATCTAATTTATCTAATTTTTCAGAGTATTTTTTCAACAGTTTACCATATTTTAATACTTTAACTGTATTTCCTGTTATATTATCAATTGTAGCCCAGAATAAGTTTACTATTCTTTTTATTATAGATTTAAATGCAGAATCTTTAGTAACTTTACCGTCTTTAACTGCTTTTTTAACAGCTTCCATGGATACTACACCTTCAAATTCATTAAATCTATCTAATGATAAACCTACAGATTCAAGCATTATAGTGTATTCTAAGTTAGCTAGTTCTGGTGTTATAGTTTCCATAGCAGCTGTATATTCTTCTACTATTTCTTGATGTAAAAGTTCTAATTCTTCTTCAGAATATGCTTCTAAAGCTGGAGTTTCATCTAATACTATTTCTTCAGTATTTTCAGGTTCATTCATTGGATTTACACTTTCCAATGATGGAGCTCCATATATAGCTTGAACTTTCTTTAATATTGCTTCATTCATGGATTTTATTCCTCCTTTATTTAATTTCATTTGGTTGTAATCCCATACTGTTTATAGCTTTATTTATTGAACCTACATGTTTACCGACATTTGTAAGTATACTATTAGTACTATTTATATAGTTTACCCATGCCTTTAATGTTTTATTTATTGGTTCATATTTTTTACTATTCTCATCATTAGTAATTTTATTCAGTGCAGGTTTTAGTTGAGCTTCTATATTCTCATATAATCTAATTACATTCTGCACTTCAGGACCTGTAAATGATGACTCTACTGATGACATTACATTTAATAATAACAGTTTATAAGAATTACTTATATATTTTTTAGTATCTGGATCTTTTATTCTCAATATATGAGATAATATTGGATCAGATCCATCCGTTTTCATAAGATTAAATGATTTTGATATAACATTAACGTATTTACTTAAATCAGATTTATGTATTTCACTACGTTGATAAAAATCTGACACAACGTCGCTTTTGATATCAGGTTTTTCAGTCATTTTTCTTAAATTATCACTAAACTCTTCCAATAGTGGTATTTGAGATTTAATTAATGAAAATACACTAAGATTATTATTTAATGTTTTTTGTAGACTTGGTTTAACTTCACTAATAGCTTTATCTAAAAGGTTTGATAACTCAGGTCTAGATTTAATTTTTGCCATATTAATATTAAATCTATCTTTATGTTGAAGTATATTTGATAACTGTATTATTCTATACAGAATAGTGTCTTCAATATGAAATACAACTGGACCTAAAGCTGCACTACCTAAACTTTTAGATTCATATGATGCTTCTGGCATTTTATCGAAATCTATATCACTCCAAAAAACTTTAGATTCATCCACTATTTCTGGATGTAATACTTCATATTCTTTCATATCATCATCTAATTTCTTTATAATCAATGGTGATTTCTTTTTAGAGAAGAAATACGAAATTCTTCTAAATACATTACCTATAGATATACAAGCTTTAAGTAATAGTTTTAAGATATATTTAAAACCTTTCTTAACACTTTCTTTAAAATCTTCTAATCCTATAGTTTCATATAATAATGCAGATGTCATAGCACATTCATTAGATATACTCATATATTCATCATATGATTTATCTGTTTCATCAAGAAAAGATAATTCACTTGAAATTTCATCACTAATTGACATATTTCGATCTGAATCGATTAATGCAAATATATTCATAGGGAATCATCTCCTTATGCAGCTTTTTCTTCAGCAGGTTTATCAGCCTTAGCAGCTTTTATATATTGTCCACAAAGTTTAACTAAAGCTCTAACATTTGCACTATTTAAATCTTTAAATTTATTTGCAGTTTTTATACATTCAGCCATGTCCATTTTAGACATATTAGCAATTAATTTATCTGCATCATCTTGATTTTTTTTCTTAGAATTCTTTATTTTTTCAGCAACTCTTTCGAATTCAGCAATTGCACCTTTTAATACATCAGCTATTTTATACATTCTCATAGCTTTTATTAATTTTACAGCACCTTGATGATAATCGAAATCAGCTAAATCTTCAACTGATTTAGATTTTTCATTTACTTCTTCTATACCTTTTTCGATATAAATTAGTTTTCCAGTGAATGGTTTATATATACTTTCACGTATTGCTGAATCTTCATAATAATCTTTAGCAGCTTTATTAGCTATATCTATTATAGATTGTAACGATCCTGAACTAGGGAAATCACTAACACTATAACCCTTTTGAGACATTGCACCAAGTATCATAGTTTGACCCATTATTCTAGCAAATTCTTTTAAATCATATTTACCTTTTTGAGCTTCTGATACAACTGACACTTTGTATTCTAAAGATTTTAATACTTTTTCTTGAGTTTTAGCTCCACCTAACATTTTCTTAAATAAAGCTATAATTTTATCAATTAAAGTTTTAAGTGCATCTACACCTTTTTCAGCTAAATCTTTTATTCCTTCTGTAGAAATACCGAATTCAGCTGATATGCTTTCTAAAGCAGCTTCTTCTGCTCCAGTAGTTTTTACAGATTTATATGCTAAAACACTATTTAATAATTCTAAGTCACTAACCATAGACTCAAAACTAGCTTTTTCAGCTTCATCATATGACTTTTCTATTTCATCTAAATCATTTAATTCTGATTCTATAGCTTCTAGCGCTGTTAATTCCACTTCAGGTTCAGTATTTACTGATTCATTAGCAACTGTTTCTTCTGCTATTAAACCTAGAGTAGCAAATAACTCTCTTTTTTCGTTAGTCATTATTTGACCTCCTTTTTATATTATTTTATCGGATCTTCTTCTTTCTCCGAATAATTTTTCTTAGTCTTCTTATTGATATCTGATTGCCTTTCTGCTTCGATTTTCTTAAGAGCTCTTCCAAGTTTAACCGCATCATCCATAAAGTTATGCGTTATATCATCATGAAGTTTGGCAGCTTTTTCAACATTAGTTACAATTGCTGTAAATAGTCCACCAGTTTCTAATATAACATTTAGTAAGAACTTCATATATTCTTCATGGTCGTCACGAATAAGTTGTATAACTTGGTTCATTTTTCTTCTTAAGTTTTCTGTTTCTTTGATATGTTTATCAAATTTCCATAATTCGGCATTATTTTCAGACACTGACACAAATAACTCTAAATTTTCAAGTAAATAATCATATGCAGTCTTATATTCTAGCTCAGATGTTCTTGGTTTACTTATAGCTTCTATATTTTGTGTCATATATTGTAGAGCAGCAGCTCTAACTCTTTTAATATCAGCATCTTCATAAATACTTTTAATACGTGCAAAGTCATTAAATACGTTATCATTTTTAGGGTCTGGATTAGTTATATCTTCTAATACAGTCTTGATAGCATTTACAACTTTAGACATATCAACATTAGCATTTACAAATTTTAAACCACTAGCATTAGCTATAACTTTATTAAAGTCATAACCCATATTCTTGAAATCATCATAGAATGATCCCTTAAATACGTCAACTGACATGACCAACCCACACATAAGAACTACTTTTCTTATTAATTCTAATATAACTTTTAAGTTTAAACTAAACATTAAAGTCTTATTATCAGTTTGATTTGTACTCTTTGTAAATATATTACCTACAAATTCATTCATTTCTTTAACTGTATGTGTTAAAGAATAACTAATTGATAACATTAGAACCATAACTTGAAGATTTGCACGTCCCCAGTCAGAAATTTTAATAGTTCCAGTTGAGTTTTTTGCTACACTTTCCAACTCTTTAAGAGATTTAATATAAGTAATGGCGTCTTTATAGGTTTTCTTTAGTACAGTAGAATTAGCTTTTTGTCTTCTAATTAATCTATTAAATGTACCGAAGATTAAATCTATAAGTTTTTGAGCCCATGCAACAATATTGGATTTAGCCTTACTAGCCATTTCTTTTACACGATCTTTAATACCTTCCATACTTGGTTCAAATGACCATACATCATCTATATCTAGATCTTCACTAGTGTATTCCCATCCTAAGATGGCACTATTCTTAACGTCACTTTCACGTATGTTTGCGGCGAAAGCATCAAGTGCGTCTAAACTACTCGCGTAAGTTTCTAATCCATAATCATCCATAATTATTTTCACTATATATTTCACCTCCTTAGTAGCAATTTTATATAAATAAACGTATATTAACCGTCTATTTTTACAAAAATTTTGTTTGCATCAGGATTTTTTGTTCCCTTCTGCTACATCTTTGACTACTTGTCTTAATTTATATAAAGATGAGTGAAATTGTACATATGCTTCTACTATATCTTCATATGTCTTATCAGGTAGTACTTTTATAAATTCATCTAATATAGTATAAATATATCTATATTCTTTCACAACATCACGCAGAACATCTCCAATTAAAGGATTATCATAAATACGATGTTCTATAGCTTCTATATTATTATCTATAATCTTTTTAAGCTCTAATAATCTCTCAGGGAAAATATTACGTATCTGTTTAGATATGTTATATTCTTGAAGCTTTACTACTGTACGGTCTACTACATTTTGAGATGGAGCATCTGGGTCTTGCCCACCGCCGTCGTCGCCAAACATATTGTCTCCAGCAGAATCAAATGATGCATCTCCGAAATCACTTCCGAAATCCATGTCTCCCATTTCTCCGGCCCCGAATGGGTCATCATCAAAGTTTGCTTCAGCTCCTCCATCATCACCTACTGGTTCATCCATACCTTCAGCTTCTCCAGCACCAAATGGATCATCCTCTTCCGCTTCAAATGATGGTTTATAATCTTCTAGAATAATTTGATCATCTGGATATATTTTAGCTAAATTTTCTAACCATTTATTGATCTGTAAAATTCTTGCATTTCCATTTTCATTTTCTTTTCTTCTATTATCATATTCAGATAAAACTGATTCATTGCTAATTTCCATAGTTTTAAACGAGTTGCTATTGTCAATATTATTTCCGTTACGTATTTTATCATATATCATCAATTTCCTCCTTTTCCTAGAATTACCGGACTAACTATTAATATCCATCGTCGGCTAATACTTTAGAACCATATTCACCATTTAAATTATAGAAACCTCCACTAGAAACCATTTTATCTATACGTTGTCTAGTAGTAAGAGTATCATCTTTATCGAATGTATTGTATTTAATACGTTCTTTTTTGATTACTTCTCTTTTATATTCTATAAGTTTTAACTTAGCGAATTTAACTAATTGTATTTGAGAGAGTATTCTATTAACTTCTTCTTTATCACCTTCATTACGAGCCATTTCGTATTGGTTTTCAAGTCTCTCAAGTTTAGCGTCAAGATTATATTCAACTCTTTCTACAGATTTTATTCTACTAGCTAAGTATTTACGCTTTTGTAGAGCTAAAATCCATGGTAAGAATATTATAGTACCAGTTATTGCAGTAAGGAAGAAACCTCTAATACCAATTAATCTAAGAGCACGAACTTTTTCTTCTCCATGGTCTAGTTCGTCACTTAATAATTTTTCTTGTAAACGAATGGCTTCTTCTTTTTCAAATTCTACTTTAGATTTTAAAATAGGAATATTCTTTAAAGCTTTCCAGATAAATCCAAAAGCCTTTTTAGGAGCTTTTGCTAGGAAAACTATCATATTATAAGCAAATGAACCAGATCTAAGTCCAAATATTTTAATAGTTTTAAATAAATCTCCAATTAATCCTTCATTTGATACCATTCCAGGAATAAAGTCAGAATCAAATATATCATACATATTAACTGGCTCTTCATAAGTATTAGTTAAAGGATTATATATACATACTTTATTTTGACCTACATAGTGAATATGTGAGTCTAGGTAAAGTAGTACAGATCCTTTATCTCTTATTGGTAAGTATAATACTGGATCATCTTTCGATTCATTTACTAATTCGTTTGCTGTTAGATTTTTAATTACAGTATTTCCTTCAAATTCTGTAACCATATTAAGAGAATTATATATATTTCCATTTTTTGTAGTTACTTCTATAGGTATATAATCATATTCTGTAATAGGAAGATCACTGTTGTCTACTATTTTCATAACAGACTCCATTGATAATTCTTCATGCTTAGAACTGAATTTCTCTAAAATAGGATCATCAGGAGATATTTCACGACTAAATGTTGTATCAACGTCGTAATATGCTTCTGTGATAACTTTATCGGTAGTCTGATTTGCACTAATGAAGTATTCTATATTAAGACGAATCGCATCTATAACTGTAATTTCTTTAGATTCATCATTATCTTTATATGTTAGTTTAGAAAGAGCTAACTTTTCTAAATCTTCATCAGTTTTACATTCTTGTAATGTAAACGTAGGCATAAGTTCACGTATCCATTCTACGTCACCTCTAGAACTAACCCCAAATGGAGATATCATTAATATACTACGATTAGTTATCACGATTGGTATATAACAATGCGACGGTTCAAAGGTTTCAAATAGAAATAACGGAATTATTATGTTATTAGCTGGTTCTACGAATAAGAATCTCTTACACATAGCTCCAGGACTACATATTTCTATAAGTTTTTTAAGCTTAGCATTTATAAGAACTAGCTCTTTATTAACCGAACTAAAGTCTAAATTTACTAATCCTATAGAAATATCTTCAGACCCATTATCAGTACTAGCGGTATAAGAACGTTTATTAACTATAAAAGATTTAACTATACTAGTCGCTCTTCTAGCTGCTATATACTCAGGTAAATTATACATAAAATTCCCTCCTTTCTTATAAGATAATTAACAGTCCGGTTGTTTTTACCCGAAAAACAAGGCGGTGTTAAACAATATATATTAAAATGTAAACCTAAAGGAGGGTTATGATGTTTATAACTAATTATGCTAAAAAGTATGAAGAATGTAATAACTATGGCTATTATAAAGATTTCTTTAATGAAAACTATGAAGCGGCTGAAGTTATTAGAAAATGTGAAGCTATGGCCAGAGAAAAATATGGTAAGTTTAAAAGTATCATATATAATAAGAACAAATATGAAATAATGGAAGATCTTAAAGAAGCTGGATTATTACAATGTTTAAGTCCAGACGTAATTGAAGAAATTAAAAAGTATACAGAACTTCCTAATGATTGTGCTCATGCTTTCAATAACATTGGATTATCATATAATTTATCTGCTAGTGCAAAATTTATACCAGAAGAATATTTCAATATTTATGGACTTCTTAAAATTAAAGAAAGAAGTAAAACTGATTTATTTGCCGATAGTCATTTCTTTATTCTAAATGGAGATAATGGAAAGGGACTGTTTGCTCATATTGATATCAGCAGACTTATTGGTATTGGTGTAGATATTAGAAAGTCTGACATATACAGAAGATATATGGGGTATTCTACAAATACAGACTCAGATACTTCTACAAAATATAGTAGTGACTTTGGACTAGGTATGTATGATGATTCTTATCCAGTTGCATGGTTTAATACAGACTTAGAGTATAATGCACTATTACTAAGAATAATTACACATAAAATGATACATGGTGATAGAGAAATATTCGCAGAAGCTATAGTAAATGCTATATTAGATAAGTTTATAAGATTACAATTAACTTTATATACTTATGTAGTATACTTATATGGTAATAGAGATGTAGTATCTAATAACTTAGAAACATTTGTTAAACTTGCATTCTTATTTAAACTTGTATATAATAGTGTAAATGGAATAGATACAGATGATATAGGTGATAGTATTAAAAAGCTTATGAGAGACTTTAGCTATTGTATTCAAAATAGAGGAGCATTTGATAGTGTTATAATGACTGCAGACTTATGGAGAAATAGATTAATTAAAGGATATCAAGACCTACCAAGCTTTAGTGATGATGCTATAAATGAAGTTCTTGAAATGTATCAAAAGAAAAGACATGCTGTTATAACTATAAATAAAATGAATAGACCTGTATATGCTAATAAGATTATAACAGGAATTAAATTAGTTTCATTGGAAAGTCTTCAAGACGATATATTATTAGAATATAATTTAAAGAAATCTTATAACGCATTTAAAAATGCACCAGCTAGATATGCTACAATTGGTATGGAATCTGTTAGTGATAAATCAGAATTCATGGTTACTAGAAGTAAATTACTAGCTAAATTAAAACCTAAAGATAGAGAAACTTATATAGATCTTGAAAATGATCTTATGAAAATAAAGTCTGATGCTATGAACTGTAAGACAACTGATGGAATGAAGGTTCTTATGAATAAAATAAATACTCTTGGTAGTATAATATCTGTAGAAATGGATACTAAAGATGAATTTCTAAGAGAAGCTTTAGGACTTTTAGATGCACAACGTATAATACTAGCAGATATGATGGCTAGTCGTAGTGTAATAAAAGAAAATTCTGGAATATTATATGGTATGGTAAAGCTATAAAATAACAGCGGGGGCGAAAGCTCCCGTTTATGTACGGAGGTATTATGGTTAGTTACGAAGAAATTATGCATAATAAACATGAGAAATTTGATAACTTCCTTAAGGATCTTGGTATAGAAAAAGATGTATTGGTAAACTTTGTTGATAGTACATATGATCAATTTATACGTAACACTAGAGAAGAAATAGCCAAGTATAGAAATGAAGGTATAGAACCACCTGAAAATTTGGTAATAGATAATAATATATCATTTCAGGAATATAATGAGAATAAGCAAAAGGTATTGGAAGCTATAAGTAATTTTATTGAAGCTGAAAATGAGAATGAAGGTAAAGAAGATGACTTTAGATTTCCATATTGTGAGATATTTAATGGTAACTTCCCTAAACTTGATAAAACTAAATTATCAGACCAGGCTAAAGTTGCACTTAAAGTAGATGGTCTGCCAGATTTTGCTTACGATATTTATTATAATGCCGAATATAAAAAAGCTATTCCTATATATTATGATTATAGTACAGTCAATCATCAATGGGTTGAATTTAGTTTTATGTTAGAGAAGATGGGGGATTTCTTAGGTATTAATATAAACCATAAAGCTCCTCTTATAACTCTTAATAGAATGTTACTTGGTATAGATATAGATAATCCTGTCATTAGTAGTGAAATTCAAATAGCAGCTGCTATTGAGTGTGAACAGAATCCTATTTATATGGTTAGAGAAGCTGGTCGTATAATGGATGAAGCTACAGGAGAAAGAATACCATATGAAATGACTATTGCAACATGGACGTTCTTATGGTTATATGCTCAAAGATTTAATATCTATCGGGAACAGTCAAGACAAACAGGTAAAACATTCGACCTTACTAAAGTATTAGGAATGGACTGGGGAGCTGGTCTTCGTAATGCTAAGATGTTAGTAGTACACTTTAACCAAGATGAAGCTGGTAAGAACAGACGGGGAATGATAGATGCTGCTAATATGCTACCAAGATTTCTTAAATTTCATACAATAAAGACAAAAAAAGTCAAGGGTAAGCAAATGCTAGTAGAAGAAGAAGATTTTTCTCCTTCTCTTAAAGCTAGAGAAGTAAAGAATGAAGAAAGAAATAACTTCTTAAAGATATTCGCAGTAGGTACAAGTGAAACTCAAGCAGAAAGAACCGGGCGGGGAGACTCACCTAGATTTGTATACGTAGACGAAATTAACTTTATACGTCATACAACTGCAATGCTTGGAGGTATATTATTTGCACATGGAACTGCTAGACTACTTGCTATACGTAGTAATCAAAGACACGGTATATACTTTACATCTACACCAGGTAAACTTAATACTACAAGTGGAAGACTTATGTATGAACTTGTATTTAAGGAAATGGCTCAATTTGATATAGAGTTCTTTGGATATACATATGAAGAACTATGTAAAGTAATGAATAATAGTAAGAAACATTTCTGGACTATGAGTTATGAGTACTTTGAACTTGGATTTAATGAAGCGTGGCTTGAAAAATCTATTAATGAAAGTAATGATAGAGAAGTATTTATGACAGATATGTTGAATCGTTGGCTTGAAGTTGATAGTGAAAGCTTATATGGTCAAAAACTTATGGGACGTGTTAGTAAACTTGCTAAAGAAACACCTCATAGAACTCTTATGTTTATGAAGAATCATAAGATGACATATTTCAGTCATGAAGATATTCCATTTGAAGATTACCTCAGAAAGTTCCATGCTATTAGTATTGGAGTTGATATAGCCTTCGGGGGTAATGACAGTTCCGTTGTATTTATTATGGACATGGAAACATTTCAGCCCATACTCAACTGGAACACTAACTCATTAGACGTAAATGATTTTAGTTTTGTTTGTATTAAATTCTTTAATTGGCTCAGAGAAGTTAATCCTAATATGATTATGGTTATAAACCCAGAAGTCGATGGCGTTGGTCAAATATATATGAATAACATGAGAAAGTCTGGACTAGAGCCGTATTTATTTAGAATAGATAAACACGTAGATAAAAACCTAGACGATAGTAGTTTTAGATTTACTAATAAAAAGCTTAGTGGAAATATACTATCTACATTTGGTACTAGACAGCGTAGTGCAGATACTAGAAAGTATATAACTACAGAATTATGGCGTCAACTTATAGATAAATACCCATATGCATTTGGAAATATTATTTCATATAGCGAGCTTGGTACATTAAGAGAAGAACGTGGTGGTAAGATAAACCATAAATATGGATGTCATGACGATAACCTTATGGCAACTGCTCTTGCTTATATGGTTGCAATTAAACCAGATTATAGATTATCATTAGAAAAGAATTGGAACTTTATAGTAGATTATAGTAAAGTAAAAGTATTATCTCTTACATCATTGGTAAATTCTCATTTAGAAGATACTAACTATTATAAAGAAGGTAAAATAGAATATGAAATTATTAATTATAGAGGAACTGATGATAAGATATATGATAAGATAATTGCATGGAAATGGGTTAATGGATCAAAAGTTTATTTAAATGATGAAGAAATTAATAACGAATGTATGAATGGACAGCTAGCTAATAAAGAAGATATATTTAATATGAGATTACCTAGTATGACTACAATATTAAATACGTTTAATAATAGTATTTCTAGTGATACTCAGATGATGGGAAGGGCTAGATCAGTTACTTCTTATAATAAATATAATAAAAAAGATAAGAGATTGTGGTAATTTTGGCTATTAACAACCTACCTGTCTTAGATAATTCTTAAAGTAGGAGGTTTAGTGTATGAAATTATGGCAAATGTTAGTTGACGGATTTGTATACTATTTGAACACAGACTATGGACTATTTGTTATTCTGATATTATTATCAGCTTTAATAATAGCCGGAGTTATATCTTATTTTGGAGTTAAAAGTCTTGGTTTAGTTAAAGCACAAGCTGCTGAAACTATAAAAGAATTCCAAGAAAAGAAAGGCAACGATGCTAAAGTTGAAGTTGTAACAGAAAAGATTATAGAAAGTGTTACAAACAGACTAGAAAATCCAAAGTTTATCTTTAGAGGTAAAAGATTATTTTTACTAATATTGAGAACAGAAGCTGCTACTAAATATGTAACTTATTTAGTAAAGAATATTTGGAAAAAAGCAACTGGTGTCGAACTAAAGTAAAAGGTAAATAAAAAGCATACCCCAATTATGACCAAAATCATAATTGGGGTATCACCTTTTATTTACGTTTCAAAATATATAGTTAATAAAATTGGAAATATGATAAAATTATCCTACCATAAATAGGAAAGTAAGATATAACTTATTTCAAAAACTGAGGGGTAGTTATATGATAGGATAATTTTAGCACAGAATCGATAGTAACCGTATGTATTATTTCATAGCTCAATAAAATTTGAATTAGCTCTCTACCAAAAAAAATATCGATTCTGTAATAAATCAAAAAATAAAAAAGTGTAAGTAAGTGGGAAACGTTGCCTGCTATTATCCAGTGACGGATGATAACATTTTAAGAAGACTTTAATAAATGCTTCGTGCATGGGCCCAATCTCCTGATTAACAAGTCTCCACCTACGTAATATTTGTTGTATATAATTATTATTTATTATTTCCATATGAATGAAATAAGTTTAAAGATTTATGTAAATATCCTAAGAATGTTGATTCTCTAGGTTTATCATCTACTACTACTTCTTTAACTGTAAAGTAATGTATTTTAGGAGAACCTACAAAATAATTAACTTTAAGCTTTTTATAGAATCTACTAGTTATAAATCTATCTCTAATAACTTTTTGGAATTCTATAGTTTCATTTAAATCTTTATTCTTTTTGTCTTTAATAAGTTTATCATGCACTTTATCTGGTTCATGTTTATCTCTATGGAATATTATTATATCTTTAACGTTAACAGGTTCAAATATAACCTTTTCAGTTCTCAATAGCCACTCTACTACAGAGTCTCTAGAATCCATTTGATTATATATCCAATTTGATTGATAGAATCTATCAAATATTAATACATGATGATGGTGTATTAAATCAGATTGATTATTAAATTCATCAAACATATTCATCATTGTATTTATTCTATCGTAGCAGAATAACCAGTTAAGTAAATACCTGTCAAAATTAGTTTTATTATGCTTTCTTAATAATTTAGCTATAAGATTACCAATTTGACTAGTGTATGTAGGAAAACTTATTAAATGTGCAGTTTGACTACTATTATCAGATTTAACTTCTGACATAGTTTTATCTATATCTAGATAAAGAAACCTTGAGTAGGTTTCCTTACCTGATACATCATTACCTTCTATAACTACTGAATCTACATGAACATTTGGTTTTAGTTTAGGTAGATTTACAAATTTGTTATTCATTATTTGATACACAAGGGTTCTATTAATTTTATCAGTACTTTGTGTATTGCTTTTCATTTCTCTATTATACATATTTACTATAAGTTTCTTTACATAGTTTTCGACAGATAAAAATGCATCTAGACTATAAGGTCTATTATTAACTGTAAACATAGTCCACCACTTATAGATAGTTAGAGTTATATTATTCATTCCAATCACCTCTTAATTCATAGTTTCAGTTGTTACACTCCCATCAGGTAATAAATTATAATTTATCATACCTTCTTCGCAGTATACGGTAGCTTTATTTCCAACTATTGAGCATTTAAATACATTAAACTTTAATATTTTAAATTTCTCATCATCTTTTATACCGAATACATTTTCTTCATTGTCATAATAAAATGTTTTCATCTTCTCACTTCCTCTGTTAGAAGTTTAGCAACATCTTCACGTTTCTCAAACTCAATACATCCATTAGGATGTACCATAATATGATGTGTCCAAGGGTCCATAGCTTTCGATAATGTATATCTACAGTCTTGCCCATCATTCATTATAATACAATCCTTTACAGATGTTACTAAAACTACTTCATCTTCAGTATTATCATTCCAAACACCTATTATTTGGTTTTTATCTTCTAAATATACTAACTTTCTTTTATTCATCACTATCTTCACCTAATTTCGTTTCCATTCCATCTTGCACCATAGCCTTACTATCATCTTTATCAGTAATAGGATTGAACATATTAGAAGCTTTATTCATTTCATTAATACGCATAAATAATCCTATAGAAGTTTTATGTTTAGTAAGGTCATCGCTATTTATATTATTTACTTCTAGTTCATATCTAGTCTTCTTTTCTAAGTTTTCTAGACATAATGTAGTAAACTTGTCTCTAAGTTCACATAATTTACTATCTTCTCCAGCATAATGTGTTAATGCATATGCTTCCATAAGATTAAATGGTCTATCCCATCCATCCATAGTTAGAGTTTGTCTTTTATAGCTACTCATATATTTATTTTCTTTCTCAGCATCAGTACTATCTTTAAATATATGAGGATATTCTGCAGACGGGTACATTCCACTACCTTTCTTAAATACTCCTATATTTTCACAATCTATAACAAGAGTTGCAAATCTATCAAACTCTGCATTAATATTTACAAGTTCAGTAATTGTACTACCTTCTGTTCCAGTTCTACTTTTCCACATACGTCCTTGTGTACTAAATGCATTAGTAGATGGGTCTAGATTAAGTCTAGAAATAACGTGTCCTTTAGAAGCACTTCCTCTATCAACAGAGTCTACAACCTTTTCAAGAACAAATGCAGAAGATAATTTAGCTTTTACAGCATTAGGAACTTTAATCTTCTTATCAATAGGAGCAGATTTAAAATCTCTTTCCGCTACATATTGACCAATCTTTGGAGCATTATCCCCTAAGTGAGCTACCCATATAATAATTATATTACCATCACAATAATTAGTAGCAGATTTAGTAAATTCTGTAAGCTCTCTGTTTGTAGTAAGACCTACAGTATTATTAATTACATCTCCACCAGTCTCAATGTCATTATTTGCAGATTTAATAGATGTTACAGTATCAACTATAAGAGTAACAAAAGGCATCATTTTAAGAGTTTGGCCTGGATTTTGAGGGTCTGGGAATGATACTGGTTTATATTTCATTTCTTTATATTCAGCATCAACCTCTTTCATTATAGAAGCTAAATCATCTGGACTAGTTGTAGATATTACAGTGAATCTGTCTGATATAGTTTCTTGATCTAATTTTGTAAGCTTTTTAAGTCTTTGATCTGTATAAACTGCATTATCAGCGTCTATTACTACTAATCTATGTAGTGGATACCCTAAATGTAACCCAAACGATAATGCATCCATAGTAAACGTAGACTTACCAGCACCTGGTTTACTTGCTATACAGTTATGCGTACCAATTGCAAATCCTCTATTCTTGCTTATTAAAGTACCATCTGTTTTTCTAACATTTTCACCCATCATAATGTCAAATGTTGCAAATCCAGTAGGGACATAACGATTTAAAGTCTTGTCTATTTTCTTATTTAACCAACTCATTTTATTTTCCTCCAATTTTATTAATTATATTATTTTATAGGTACATCAACCAAGTCATTATCTAATCCATATGCTTTAAGGACTTCACTCATATATCTTAGTGATTTTTTATTTTCTGGACTATCTGTTAAATCCTTTAATGAAACGTCTCCTGTTCGTATTATAGACTGTTTCATTTCACGTTTAGCAACTAAGTCATGAGACGCTGGTCCTAACATTTCTTTAATAATATTAGGAGAACCATTTCCTATTAGTGTAGCTATTTCACTATCAGATAAACTTCCTGATTTAGACGCACCTGTTACTTGTCCTGTTATATTACGTAGTGTACTTTCTTGTGCAGCTTTACCTTCTTTAAGAGCTATTTGTTGATTTGCTCTTACATATAATGGAAGTATAAGAAGTTTTTTATTAGAAAGTACTCCTTTACCATTTCTCATATTAACATGTGGTAAATGCACATATTCTTGGTTTATTATTTGTTCACTTTCTCTAACTCTACGTAGTACATGACGATTTGGTTGTGCATAGAAGTTCAATATATTGATAAGATATTCTACTAACTGGTCTCTATCTTCACAAGTTGTTAATAGTTCTTCTATTCTAGCACCTTCACTTTCATCAAGCATTTTAAACACACGTATAGTTTCAGATACTGCAAACTCTATATCTTCGTCTTTAACTTTATCATACTTCATATTATACCTCCGTTAAATCAAACCCATTTAAAGTATCGTAGTCTGTGTTGATACTTTCAAGTGCAGATATATCAACTGATAATTGACCACTTGATAAATATAATACTAATAAAAGATATTGATATAACCATTTACGAAGTTGTACTTTATTATATAATCTAGCTTCTTCTCTAGGTTTATCAGCCATCATATTATATATTATATTATCTAATGCATCAAATATATAAGTTATATGTCTAGCAATACTCATAGATCTTACAAATCCTAGCCTAAAGTTTTTCATAGTAAGTTTATCACTATTACGTTTCATCCATTCATCTAGTATATTACTACAAACTCTAGATGTATTTATATATTGGTCTCCTAACCTACTTATAAGCAAAGTTCTATACTTCATATTCTTAGGATTATTATTACCAAGACCAATCATATCTAATATACGACTAGAAGGAGATTGTAAATTATTCATAGCTATTTCTCTAATAGCTTCAAATAAACCAGCACCAGCTACGTTATTCTTACCATCTGCAGATTTAGCATATGCTATTTGTATTCTAACATCTGGGTCATTGAAGTTTTTATGGTATGCAGTAGCTATACTATTAATCATATTATTATATCTAGGAGTAAAATCTTTTAACATCTCACGGAATAATTTATCAGATGGGTTTTTAGTTATACGTTTTTCCCAGTTTTGAATAAATGATTCTGTTTTCTTTCCTATTACTATTAGTAAGTTTCTACCAAGCTTATTATAATCAAGTCTTGCATCAAATTCATCTATAGTATATTGCATTATTAGTTTATTAAATTTTCTAGGAAAGTATTTAAACATATATAAACTATAGCATAATATACCAAGAAAATTTATAAATATAGGATTTCTAGTTTCAAAATAACTAAATAGTAGTCCAAGTTTTAAAGGATCTGCTAATCTAGCCATTAGTCTATATTCAGAACTTTTAGATATCTCTTTCCAATCATTTGGAGATATATTATAAAATGCTGCAAACTTATTACGAGTACTTTCTCCTAGAATCGGGTAATTATTTATTAATCCATCTGTAAGAACTGACATATTCTTTTTAATATAAAGACCGATTAAATCAGAAATATTATCATGTGTTTCTTTAGTAGTACGCTCTTTATATATATTATATATTACATCTTTCATATTTTCACCTCACATATTTATTGTGTAAAATTACATATAACATCATAAAACGTCATATAAGCTCATTATACACGTTTTAAGGCTATTCAAAGATAAAAGTCATAAGATTAATAGTAAACATTTATAAAACGCGTAATAACAGCATTATAGAGCGTTTAAATACATTTATAATGGTATATATTATTTTATACATAAATTTAACCAAAAATAAAAAATAATGGATGGTAATAACCCATTATAAGTTAATACCATCCAAAATTTTACTTATCTTATTTTCTTCTTAATGCATGGAATATAGCCATTTCCATTTTTTGTCTCCAAGTAGCTTGCACAGATTCTGCCGCAGGAGCTTCTTCAACTGGTTCTTCTGGAACTTCAGGTTCAGTTCCTTGATCTCCGGCATCATCAGCTGGTGAACCCATATCATCAGATGATACATCATCACCCATTGTATCTTCTCCACCAGATCCTTCACCTACTTGATCATATCTGTTAATAGTAACTTTATCAGCATCAAAATTTTCATCTTGAGAAGCTAATTCTGTTACAGTAGAAGCTAAAGTATCTTTACCTTCTTTTGGTTGTTCAACACCATCTGGCATTTCTTCTGTAGAAAATTCTTGATTTCCGTCAGCAGTATTTACAGATTTCATTGTAGATACATTGTCAAATGATGTAGAACTGTCTTCAGATTGATTAGATAAGTTTGATTTAGCAGCTTCTAAATCTTCGCTATCTCCACCAAGAACACCTTTTAATTCAACTGAATCTAGTAAAGCTAGTTCTTCAGCAACTTCAGAATAATCTTCTCCACCTTCAGCAGGAGCTTCTACTGGAGCTTCGTCAGCACCGTCAGTTTCTTCAGCTGTTTCTTCACTTTCTTCAGTAGGTTCTTCTGGAGTTTCAGGTGTTTCATCAGTTTCTTCAGGAGCTTCTTCTTTAACTTCTTCAGCTTCTTCCTCAGTTTCTTCAGATTCTTCAACTTCTTCTTCTTTTTCATCTTCAGTTTCAGTATCTAAGTCTTCTTTAGCTATTTCTCCATCTTCTTCATCTTCAATTTCTTCATCAGCAGCGTCTTCTTCTTCAACTTCATCAGTTTCATCAGAATACTCATCAGTAGATTCATAGTCACCACTACCAGAAGCATCTTCTACTCCACCATCTGCGTCTAATATAGTGCTAGTATCTCCTTGGATATCTCCTATACTAACAGATTTCTTTTCACCTGGAGTATCATTAGTTTCAGTAGAACCATGATCTCCTTGAGCTTCATCTAAAGATTTAAATTCATCATTTCCATTATCACCTGGAACTTGAACATACATTTTATCAGCAGAAGTTACTTCTGTTTCATTTTCAGCATCAGAGAATACTGATTGATTATCATTATGTTCAGCATATTCTTGACCATTTTGTTCAGCCATCATATGTTCTACTTCTTTATTACCAGCAAATCCAGTATCATCGATAGTAGTTTGGTTTGGTTTTGAATTTTCTTTAATCTTTTCAATTACTTCAGGAGCTCTTTCTTCATCATTAGCAACTGGTGCTATTCCTCCCATCTTTTCAGCTTTAGGGTTTTCAGGAATATCCATTATGTCATTTCCTTCACCTGAAAGATTTTCGTCTGGTGCTCCTTCTTTTTCTATAGCTTCGATTTCTCTTGCTATTTCATCTGCAACATTTTCTTCAGGAAGAGTTTCGTCAGCTCTTCTTTCTTGGTTAACTCCTTCATGGTCGTCTTCCAATTTGTCAATAAATGTAGCAGTTTCTTGTGGGTCCACAGCAGTAGGTATTTGTTCGAAATGGTCAGAAGCAGTTTCTTCCATTGATACTTTACCTTTAAAAGCGAATCCCAATGCTTCAAATATGTTATCCATGGTTTCCTCCTATATTTAAGTTTAGTTCATTTTATTGAACACTTCATTGAATTTTGTATTAAGGTCTCTAAAAGTTTGGTAATGTCCAGAATTAGGTAGATTTAATAATATACCTATAAAAATAGTAACTGGAATATAATCAGTAATAGTACCTTCAGATATTTTACCAACTAATTCAAGCACTAATTTATGTGGATCATCTAGACTAAATTCACGAGAATCTTCTGTATCTTTAAGTAAAGATTTACATACAGATGCAATATAATTATTAAATGTAAGTAACGATTTACTAGATATAATATCTTCAACAGTTTTATTAAGAGCATCATAATATGATTTCTCTAACTCTTTAAGTTCAGCTAAATCAAACTCGTCGATTTGTTGAGGATTTAATTCCCCTATAACTGTTGTATTTATAACAGGTTTAACATTTGATAATTCTTCTGTAAGCTCTTCAAATGAGTCTCTTTCCATACCAATTGCAGGGTTTGCTATGGTCTTAGATAATCTCTCAATTTCTTTATCCTGCTCAGTTTGTTGTGGTTTATTAACTCCATCATATAGAACTTCAGCTGCATCTAAAAGATCCTTTAAATAGTCTTCTGGTTTATCTCTAAGAACATCTCTAAATCCAGCAATATTTGCATCAGCTAACATTTTAATAAAAATAGCAGCTGCTGCTTTTTCAGGTTTACCGTATTCAGTTAATGCGTATTCGAATTTATCACCAGGGTCCGCACTAACAATCTCATCAACAGATTCATTAGAAGTTTCTTCATCAAAATTGATATCGAATTCATCATCTAATAAATCATCCATTGCGTCTTCATCATATTTAGACTTGTCACCCTTTAATGCTGCTGCAGTTTGTTCTTTAGCAGATTGTAGAAGTTCTTTAAGTTCTTCTTTTGTTGCACGTATTTTTTCAGAAACTTTTCCACTTCCATTAAATTTTACCATTTCTTGTACATATGCTGCTAATGACTCTTTAGTCTTAACAGGTAAATCATATTTAAGATCCATATTATCTTTATACTCTTGTATTTCAGATTTTATAGTGTTAGTAAAGTGTTTAACTAGAGTGTTTTTAAGTTTCGTTAAATAACTTTCTTTACTTGTATTTTTAGTATTTTCCATGCCTTTTCACCTCACTTTTAATGAATTTAATACAGGATAATTGTTAATATATGAATTTCAAAACAATAAAAACCAAGAAAATACCAGGGAAAAAGTAAGTTAATAAAAAATTTTGCGGTACATCAGTCCACCCTCTCTCAAAACGAGAGAGGGCTTTCTAATGAATATAATATAAAGGAATGCGTAAATGATATAATAATGGTTATAGGCGATACATTACTATATCTTCCGATAGGTGTGCTATAACACCCATAGCATAGTCCAAAGCCAATAATAAAATTTTCTAAAGGAATAAGAAAGAATTAAATAAACTTATCTTTCTGTGATAAATATGTTATTCTTAAAGTATTGCATAAACTTAAAATTAATAACTGGAGTTATTTAACTGTTATAATTTATGCTTTGGACTATCTTATGGATGGCCGAGTATACTGGAATATACTCGGCAGTTTAACAAACACCAATACAATTTTCAAAGGAGCGGTGAACGGCAACGTGCGAAGTTCACCTTAAGTGACTTATGACATAATGTCACAAGATGTGTTAGAATGCATTCATGCATTCGAGAATTTAAAAATTTTAGAAATTTATAGTAAACACGTCTAACGTGTTCCTATCTTAGTAAAATCCTCTATAGCTCATACCATCTTTAGATACTTCGCTATCAGGAGTTGTACCTGTTAATTTAGATACATTTGTCTTTTGGTTTATGATGATTGCTTCTGCATTAGCATTTTCTACATATGGAACCAACTTAGCAAGGTTAGTGTCTTTAACATCTTTACCAAGTTGTTTCAATTGTTGTTTCATATGATTGAAACTCATCATCATGATTCTATCTAGAACTAATTGTTCTGTTTTCATTACATTGAAATCTATATTAGAATTATTGAAGTTTTCTAATAATGTTTTATCAAGTGCTGATATTTGTTGTAATTGTTCAGGTGTTAACCCGTTTGATACATTTGCAATACATCTATATAATGGTAAACCTGTCATTACAGATTTAACATTTCCTAATTCTTTGTCTGCCATAAGCATTACTTTTACAGTATTTAATGCTCCTTCAGCAAATGTAACGATTTCTTCTGCAAGTTTAAGTAAGTCTTCAGTTCCCATTTTTGGAAGTGATAACATTGGTAATGCAGAATATCTTTTCTTACCATTTTTATCTAATCCATTTTCAAAGATATAATCTTTAATTTTTGCATCAATAGAGAAATAAATTGATTTTCCATCAACTGATTTAAAATCTCTTTGGATTTTAACTTCTTTAGCTTGTTTTGTATTGTCAATTTCAGCTGATGCTTCTTTGACTCTGTACACTTTTGGTTCCATACCATCGGAACCGTCATCATTTGTAGTTCCGTACATCACAGGATATTTATTTTCAAAATAATCCCCTTCCTTTAATCTTTTTTCGATCAGGTTCATTGCACCTGTCAAGTTAGTAGTTTCTAAAACTGCCATTCTTAATACCTCCTAAAAAATTTTTTATATTAAATTATAACGTCAGACAAAATAAAATAGGTGCTTAGAGAAATGATAGGAACTAAGCACCATAATACAATTTTTCGATAATACACAATTAATTACTTAACTTTGATAATCTAATACTATAATAATTTTATTTTGGAGAAGGATTGTGTATTATCGCTTTATTTAAAATATATATAAATGTTATATATTTCGCTTTATTATATGTAATTATCTAAAAGCTAAGATTGCTGTTTAAACTCAACGTTATCTTTATCTCCGTCAATTAATCTTACACCTTTAATAGTTACACTAGTTTCTGCACTAGACAGAATGTTTAATTCTTTATAAGTGAATCTATAGACACGCATATTACCTTTAGCGTCTGTAGTTATTATATTAGAGAGAGGAGTAAACTTCTGAACTGGTAATCCCTGACAGTTGATAGTAATCTCCTCATATACAGTGTTGTCTAATTTTTTACCAGGAAGTGCTTCAGAATTCTTAAATACTACTTCTTGGTTTCTACTCATAGGGAAAGTTTGTTTAATATGTTTACCAGATGGCGTTACATATATCTTATTATCTCTATACGAAGACGACCCTATAACTTTAACACTAACATTAGCAACTGATTCTGTTATTCTATAATCAGTCTTCCCTAATTTAACTATTACTCTAGGGTATACTTTTTCACTTCCTTCTCTAACTACTAGTACAGAAAGATTTGTAGTTAATTTAGCATTATCTACATTCGGATTATTATCCGAATTTAATAGATAGAATGTATCCCCGTCTACACAAGTGTAATACTTTGTAGAATACAAGTTTATTTCTTGGTCTATAAATTTTATAAGATCTGTAAAACTTGTAAATGGTACTATAAATCTTCCCATTGGTTTATCATTCTCTATTTTACTCATACATAGCTGATAAGTATTAAAAGATTTCTTAAAAGCGTATTGTATGAGCTGAGAAGGTGTAGGATTCGGCATATTAAAGTTAATAGAAGCTTTAGATTGATAATGTATTTCACCTGGTTTATATAATTGTAATTTTACAGTTATAGGTGACATACTACTTTCACTTTTAGTATTAACCGCATCCTGAACCTTCACTTTCATTTCATTATCTTGTAATATTCCTACATAAGCTCCAGATTCAATAGGTTTTTCTTGGAATCTAGACTTAGAAACAGGAATAACTTGAATATATGTTGCCAATGCTTTTGGGAAATTTGGAATTACATCTCCCTTTAATTTATAGAGTTTTGTAGCAAGTCTCATTGGCATAGTAATCTCTAGTCTTCTTATTGGGAAGTCTAGGTTTTTGTAGTCATTTAACTCTGTAAAACGGACAGTGCATCCGTTTTCATGCATAAATTGTAACCCTCCTATATCTACACTGATGGTATGCATATTAGGAATTTTTATTTTAACACTATTTCCTTGCTTAGGATTTATAATAGATGTTAATAAAGATGTAGCTTTCTTTATGATACTCTTATCAGCACCTTCCTTTTCTCCAATATCAGTTGTAGTGGATTTAAAATCATACGGTTTGAACTCATATGGCATATACTTCACCTCCAATTTTACAGAGTTATGTTTTTATTATGTTTAGTTTTTATAATTTTTAATCCACATATTAGCTGCTTCTGCACTAGTTTTCCAATCTGAAGCTGGAGTTTTGCTACCAAATCTATCTATTCTTGTGTTCACATTTGGTGCAGAGAATGGTACAGTGAACGTTTGAACACTTGGTGTAATTGGTGCAGATGGTTGTGGAGCTGATACTTGTTTATTCACCATATTAGCCACATATGCTTGAAATTCTGGACTTAATAAACTAGCATTATTACGTACAGCTGGTAAGTCAGTTAATTCAACTTTTCTACCAGCAATTGTAACAGTTTCACCAGATAATAACTTACTCATTATTGTGAATTGTTGTTCAACTGTTAATCTTTGTAATTCATATTCATAAGCATTTATATTTGAATTATCTTCTTTAGCTACTTGACTATTATTTGGAGTCCCAATGATATTATTTATAACATCTCTTACACTACTATGTAGAATATTAGGACTTATACGATATGTATTACCTAATATAAAAGCTAGGACTTTTTCACTAATTTGATTCATATCTGCTTTCATAATAGTTAAATCTGATAGTTGAACTTGTTTACCACACATAACTATAAAAGCACCATCTAAAATTCTATTTGCTATCGCTAGTTGATCATCTTCTGATAATGATTTTATAGCATTATCAAATTCCTCACGAATTTCATTAGCTTGATCGGCTAATGTTTTCTTTACTGGTTCAGTATTCAATGGTTTAATATTTGCTATATCATTTATGGAATTAACTGGTGGATATGCATCATATTCTATACCTTCTTTATGATTTACTATATGCATAGGTATAACACCATGTGAATAAGGTTCAGTTAAATTATCTGAACCATTGTTAGCTGTAACAGGTTCTTTTTTAGACTCTTCTTCCTTAATATCATTTCTAGATGGCATATGTTTCATAGCCATAGCTTTAACCGGAGATATATATTTCATTAATAAATTAGCAAATTCTGGATCTTTAGTTATAGCTTCTACTAGATCTTCTCTAGTAATTGGATGTTCGTTTTGAACTGTTTCGGCTTTCTTTAGCATCTCATCTGTAGTTTTAATCCATTTTTCATCTTCTTCAGCTCTAACTCTTTCTTCTTCAGCTTGCTTTCTCATTTGTTCCTCAAACTTTTTCATTTCAGCTAGTTCATTTTCTGTTTCTTTTTCTTTATTCTTTTTAGCTTTTCTTTTACCAAGATAAACTCCAACTCCAATTCCTAATGCTACTACTCCTGCTCCTATTAGTAATCCTTTATTTGTGATATTCATATTCTATTTCCTCCTTTAATTTATAGATATTACTTATCTATATTGATAATAATTCCCTGGTAAAATGACGTCATTTACTTGAACTGTATCGTTTCCAGGATAATAAGTTCCATTTGCCATTGCTGCAGCTCTTCTTGCTTTAGCTAATTCAATATCTTTTTTAGCCATCATTGCTGCAACATCCTTATTTTTAATAAAACGTTTACCGTTCTTGTATTCAAAGATGTCATCACCTTCTTTAGTAACCATCTTATCAGCAACATACTTAGCAGTAGCTGCTACCCCAATTGCCATTAATACCGAAGCACCCACAACATAACGAGTTTTGATATCAAACTCATTTCCAAATAATGTAATTTTCATTTACATCATTCCTCCTTTTTATTTTTATTTAAACGTTTAAATAAAAGATTTGATTCTTTTATTCTACCTTATTATATGTAATTATCGAAAATGTAAGTTTAACGGTAAATAAAAAGAATAACCCATATCAAATAAAAATGATATGGGTTTATTTTTCCAAGAATAGACGAGGGAATGTCTAGTTAGCGTTTTAACGATTACATATACTAATGTAGATATATACTAATACTATAGTGTGATATAGTATTAAATATATGTATATCTAAGGTGGTGACATTATAGTTGATTCATAATGTAGATTTCTACCATAGTATGATAAATAATTTTAAAGAACAAGATTTAAAAACTTGTAATTATGATTATTATCAACATAGTATTAACTTACGTTGTTATTTATCTGAATTGTATAATAAGATAAACTCTGAATTTGACATAGCAGTTGATGATATAGAATCATTATATTTCATTAACAGTAAGCTAAGTGAAGTTAAGAGAAATCTTTGCAATTACAGAAATAATGTAATTAATACTTAGTGGTAGCACACCAAACACTTTCGAGGATAGTGTATAAAGAATCCTCATTCCCTCTTCTATATTTTTTTGTTAATTAATTTAACGGTAAATAAATGGCTGTCCCCACTAGCTTATGCTATTACTAGTGGGGATGAAATCTATCTAATAATGTTTGATAATATTATGGCGGTAGAAGAAGGATTCGAACCTTCGGTACATTACTGCACACTGTCTTAGCAGGACAGCCTTTTAAACCACTCAAGCATTCTACCATGGAGTGCCCACGGATGGTTGGTGCGTGGGCTTCGAATAAAGAAATTTAAAAGACTTATAATCTTAATCTCTTTAGAACTTGAAAGAATACAATTTTCGGTGTATCGAGTAATATGTTTAATAATTTATGAACACATATAAAATAGTTATATAAATAACACATTCTCGGAAATAGAATAATTTATGTAACTTATATTCTCATATAAGTTTTGAGAGTAATAATAACGAGATGAAAAACTCTTATTAGCTTTAATTATTTAGGTTTAATAATTATTAATATTAGACAGAACATCATCAATACAATTTTCAGGTGAAATTTACTTAATACCCCTCAGTTATTATTATTCTCAAACCTCATACGAGGTAGCAATACAATTTTCCGATTTCGAATAATTATTTAGATATTTTTTGATATAATGTTTATCAAAATATGTTTTTAGGAGAATTTTAATGAAAAAACATTTTACAGAATAAAAGTTTCCTCTTAAAATTCGTATGGTTTATATAAAAACACTAAAGACTAGTGTAATTATCTAGAGATGGTTCAGATTCCAATAATCTGAACATCAATACAATTTTCTTAGTAAAACATTTATACTTCTTCAGATTCCAAATTATGAATCTCGAAAAGTGATAATAGCAAATTCTATTACACCTATTTTTGTTAAAATGTTTTATTGATTACATGAAAAATAATTTTATATGAATTCTTTACCAAGAAAGAATTATGCACTTAATCGAGTAAGCCATTTGACTAAGTCTTCACACGCTATTGCTATCCAAGCATTACGGCCAATCTATCGCGAATCAGGCACAGCTATTCCACAGTATCCTCCATAGACTTACAATCCCTCAACCTTAGTCAAATTTTTACGACTTATCTCAATTTGATGGTTCGTGCACCACTGAGATCAAATCTTTTGGCTCATGGCACTTCTTGCATCTCACCTGGTGGCTCTTCAAGCGCGAGCAGCTACTTCACAGAACCGATCAACTTCATAGCAGCAGCTGGGTATGAACCAAGTCACTCACCAGCACTGTCAACGCGGACATGTCTGCTATCAAGATTCTTGTTGCCGCTTTCAACGATTTTTCAAATCGAGCGTACTCATTCCAAGAATCACATTTTTCGTTGTTAAATTTAATTTTCATAAATCACAAAAAATTTAAACAAAGAGAGTTAATTAATAATAAATTATTAATTAATCACAAACACTCGGGTAATAACAATTTAAAATCAGTGGGATGGAATTTATGTAAATAAATTCCCCAGGCTCCCAGGATTTTAAATTGCATAATTAAAAAAACTATTAATTATTTATTTACTCCATTTAGATTACGTAAATAAATAATTTATTAATAGGTTTTATAATAATATTTATAATAATTATATTTACGTAGTCTAATACGAAGTAAATATAATTATTAATAGGTTTATAATTAAAATAAGGTAATTATTTTAAAATTAAT